TACAGCAGATGAGCAGTTTTTAACTGGATTGCACTTGCTCAAATCCTCCAGCTGTAACCTTGTTTTGGCTAATGATACTAAGACTCGCGTCAACATGATCATTACTCCTGAGCAGGCTCGCTACTGTGTTACCACTAATCGCAAGGAAGCTCTTGAGAATTTGGCTAAGATGACAATCCATAGAGCAGATGCTAAGTTTACTCGCTCTACTGTGGTTCCCGGCTACCTAGTTCCATGGGATATGGACAACATTCCCCATTCTTTGAAGGCGGTTGTTGATCACTGCATTGCCAAGGGAGCATACAAACCTTTCAATGGATCTACCGTTGGTCACTTCGCATTCAAGGTCAGTGACTCTAAGTTCATTACGTCTATGCGTAAGACAGACTTCAACAACCTAAGCAAGGTTGGAGTGGTTTTGTGTGAAGCTGATGGCGATAATTCGGTGATTGCCCATGGAGCCAAGCCATCTGTTGGTGGACAGTCTCAAAGGATTGTATTCAAGGATCATCCTGAAACAGACTGCATTGTTCACTTCCATTGCCCGCCTAAGCCAGAAGCTAAGCTGTCAGTTAGGGAACAGAAGTATTTCGAGTGTGGTAGTCATGAGTGTGGAAAGAACACTAGCATTGGTCTTAGGGAAGAGGTTCCGGGTGTCAAATGCGTCTTTCTAGACCAGCATGGACCAAACATCGTTTTCAATCATAGCATCGATCCTAAGAAGGTAATTGACTTCATTGAGAGAAATTTTGATCTGTCCAAGTCTACTGACCAAGTAAATCGTAATGTGGTGGAAGTCAAATGACTTTTGTACATTATAATGGAAATATAGTTAACAGCCAAGACATTACCTTAGTTTCTTATGAAGATTTACCTACTAAAGGTAGAGTTGTGGTTAAAAGAATTGGGCATGTAGACGAGGTTGTTAGTGGGGTAGAGGCGTTAAATTTGGTCATGAGGCTGTGCCCAGAGGCTTTGGAAGGTAAGCGAATGAAGTACCTTCGTCATCGATGGGCGGTCCACAATTTGGTCGGTCACCCCTTGATGCAGCTGCTATCGTGGTTACATTTGCCCTCCCTTGGCATCAAAATTCACAATGCCACCATTCCCATGCCAATAGAGTGATTGAACGAAAGTTATATAGTCAAATATGACTTTCTGTCTTATCTATGTGGTTAAAATACTATCAACAACAAAGTCTATGTTGGACAAACTTGGCGTTCACTTGCCGTTAGATGGCACGCCCACTTGCTGCCTAGTACATATAATCACTGCATAAAACTAAGAAGAGCACTTAAAAAGTATGGTAGTGAAAATTTTTGGATTGAGCTACTAACCATTTGTCATACTCAAGAGAAGTCTGATTATTGGGAAACTTACTTTATACATAAGTTTGATAGCATAAAACATGGTTACAATACATTAGAAGGTGGAGGATTTTCTCGAAAAGGAACCAAACATTCTTCTAAAACTAAAAAGCATATGTCCGTTAGTCGTAGGGGTGGCGGTAATGCTAATTCTGTTTTAACACTATGGCAAGTTAATCAAATTAGAACAGAATATAATGATTTCAAAAACCCTAAGACTGGCTCAAAATATGGAGCGATAACAATGTTATCTAAAAAATATGATGTAGGAATTTCCACTATATTTGAGATCGTAAAAGATCAGGCTTGGCAATGAGTACTAAGCTAGAAATTGAGCGTAAATTCTTAGTAAAATTTCCAAAGTCGTGGTCAGCATTAGCCGAACTTTTTGATGGAATCGTGGATGTCAAACGAATCAGTCAAACCTATCTAACTCCCAAAGGGGATGAGCCAGCCGCTCGTGTTAGGAAGACAGTTGAGGGTTTGAGTGGAGATACCGATACGGTTTTCCATTTCAATCAGAAGAAGCCGACTGGCGATACCGGAGTTCATGAAGAGACGGAGCACGAGATTTCCGAAAAAGAATATGAGAAATTCTTGAAGAAATCAAATCCATCCAAGTGTACCATAAGTAAGACCAGATTCGTTTTCAATTACCATGATCAGATATTTGAGTTAGATTTGTTCAAAGAACATCTAAGAGGCTTGGCTATTCTTGAGATTGAATTGAAGGACAAGGATGACACTGTGGAGTTACCTCCGTTCCTCAAAGTCATGAAGGAAGTAACAAAAGATAAAAGATTTACCAATTTCAGTTTGGCGGATAAAGTCCTCAAGGAATGATAAAATATCTCAGAATTGAAGATATGCATCCTAAAATTAGGGCTTTCTTTGAAAGAGCGGGGAAGCTTAAATTGGATGACGAAGAAACTCCTGAAATGGTTTTCCTCACACCTAATGGTGATATTCATGGTCATAGCATAGCTATAAGTGCGGCAGAACTCAAATGGCTCGAAGATGAACCGAGAGTTTACGCCAAATTATGGGAAAATTGTCCTCCTGACAAATGGTTATATTGGGGCGTGGATAAGTGGGTTACAGAAGAAGAAATGCTTAAAATTATCAAGCTAAAAGCATTCATTTAAGCTATCAATATCGCGATATAATACATACACTAAGTCGTAGATCCCATATTGGAATTGGGCACAGTCTGCAAAACTGTTGGTTGCGAGTTCGAATCTCGCCTACGACTCCAATGAGTAAGATGAATTTGGCATATATTCCAGGTTCGATTTGCAATAAACCAATCTATAGACGACCTGCTCAGTTAGCAAAAACGACAGTAATCTTTTGTTCACATGAATGCAAAGGAAAGTCGCAACAGAAGCTTAATAAATGTACTATGTGTGACAATATGATTTTGTCACGTCAACATAAAAAGACATGTAGTCGAAAATGTGCCAATAAACAAAAAATTGGTTTGAGATATAAACAGCTTGGTAGACCAGTAAAAGATAAGGTAAAAGATTTAGAAGCTCTTAGAAATAGGCTAATTTCATTACATGGTAATGAATGTAAAAGATGCGGATACAATAAGTATCCAATATTACACATTCATCATATAATAGAAAAATCAAAAGGTGGTCCGGACGATATCAATAATCTAGAATTAATATGCCCCTTATGTCATGCGGAAGAGCATTACTTAAGGAGAATAGGGAATGGTGCAGGAGTGGCTTAACTGGCAACCCTGGAAAGGTTGTGGCGTCGCAAGACGTCCGAGGGTTCGAATCCCTCCCATTCCTCCAAGTGGAAATGTGCTAGAGTGGTTTATAAGGCTTGTCTACTAAACAAGAGAACCGAAAGGTTCCGTGGGTTCGAATCCCACCATTTCCTCCAATATTAAGAGTTAACAATGTGTGATAAGTGCATTAAAAGAGCAGTTGGTCGTGAGATTCTTGATGTCCAACTTAAGGTTGAAAAGCTTTTCAAGAAAGTGGATGAAGATGAATCATTAAAGTAGGTTACTTAGTTGTATGGCGGATCTTGTAAAGAAATACGACAAAATTTTGGTTAAAGAGAAGAAGAGAGTAGAAGCAATTAGGGAAGTATGGCAGAGTGGTTTATCGCGTTCGCCTTGAAAGCGAAAGGGGGTTAATAGCCTTCCGTGGGTTCGAATCCTACTACTTCCTCCAGTTATTTTATTAGGTATTCAATGAAGAAGATTGCTACATTAGTTGGTTGCGCCATTGGTGATGCCCTTGGTAACCCATTTGAAACAAAGCCTGCTGACAATCCAAAGCTAGTTGCTTGGGATGGGCAGTTCCAAGCTGGTGGTACGTTTTGGGTTGGTGAACCAGGTCAATACACCGACGATACCCTAATGAGTATTGCATTGGCAACTAGCCTAGTAGAACACAATGGCTTCAATGCTGAGGACGTTGCTCAGAGATATTTGGCTTGGATGGAGTCTGGTAATACCCGAGGTATTGGTGGGACTACTGCGGCTGCTCTTCATAATATCAAGAACGGAATGTCTTACTTGGAAAGTGGATTATCACTTAACAATGATGGCACTCCTGTTGGTGGCAATGGTACTGCAATGAGAGCTTCACCAATTGGTTTGGCTTATCGTCATGATTTAAGCAAGCTATTGTCGGTTGCAGTGGAAGATGCTTCCATTACTCACAATTCGGATGAACCTAAAATGGGATCCATTGCAGTTGCATTGGGAACTGCTTTATTGGCTATGGGAGATGTTCCAGCAGTCAAACATTCATCTCTTGGAGTTCTTCCGGGAGTGATTAATGTCCTTTCGGTTAACGATTGTATTGTTGTTGCCAAATTGAAATTGGCATATGAACTTTGGAAAGATGAGGTTCCGGCAGAAGAGGCACTTGCCGAAATCGGGACCAGGGGTTATGTTCCTGAGACGGTAGCCGCCGCTTTCTATTGTCTCGCCGCCACAGATAATTTTAAAGATTGTGTTGTGATGGCAGTCAAGGGTGGAGGCGATACGGACACAACGGCTGCTATAGTGGGCGCTATGGCTGGCACGCTGTATGGTTTAGAGGGCATTCCAGAAGAGTATAAGAGCGTTGAAAACTTCGAATTATTGCAGGATTTGACTGACGAACTTATCAATATCGAGATATAATACATACAATACGGAAGGTTGGCAGAGAGGCTTATCGTGTCAGTTTGCTAAATTGAAGAGGGTGTAAAAGCCCTCCGTGGGTTCGAATCCCTCACCTTCCGCCAATGATAGATAAGGTTTTGTGTTGGCTAGGCTATCATAAGTTGATCTTCAACAATAAGATACAACGAGCTGGTACCTATGAAAGTGTTTGTTCTCGTTGTGCTTTTAAAGAGATAGTCTATTGTGTTGGCTGACACGTAAGATGGAAATGTGGGTGAGTGGATTATACCGCTTGTCTCTAAAACAAGAGACCGCCTAACGGTGGTCCGAAGGTTCGAATCCTTCCTTTTCCGCCACTTGGGAATATTATCGCCTTGTTGAGCTATACAATGCTTTGGAATCAACAAAAAGGATAAGATACAGGGGTATCGTCTAATGGTAAGACTGAGGCTTCCAACACCTCCTACGTGGGTTCGATTCCTACTGCCCCTGCCACTGTAGAATGTAAGGCGCTCCCAATCTTTAAGATTCGGGGCGCCTTGACTTTTTATTTGGCATGATTATATTGATTCAAAATTGAGGAAGCTATCAAATGAATACGACTAAAGGCATGCACCAACTCAGTGAAATGTTCAAAGGTAAAGACTGGTTCCATGATGTTGGAGTAGACCCGTATGGAAGACTGGTAGTGTACGTCAAGTACGCCTGTGAAGAAACCATTCGTCATATTCCAGATACAGCCGATGGTATTCAAGTATTGGTTCACTTTGCTGGCAGCGTGACCGCTCGTAAAGAAGACTTCGTTGCTTCACCTTCGTCCAGGTTGGTGATTCAGAATCCAGACTATATGATAGTCAAACGCGAAGTTCCCAAGGTAGTGGACATTTCTCAGGAAGCTGAGTACATTGGTCAAGAGGAAGACGAACTGGAAGAGTTGCCCTCTAGCTTCTTGGTCAGCGATATTGGCGTCCTTGCCAGAGAGTTAGATCGCTTGGAACGAATTTGCGGCAGCAATATTCTGCAAGACATTTTTTATGAGATTCATGATGGCAAGAATGCTGTCACCAATCTGTCAGCAAGATATACTGATGTTCGTGATTCTTTGAAAGAGTTGTACGAAGAATACGGTTTCGATGTCATCTATGAAGAAATGGACGGTTGAGCTATGAAAAATCTATTAGTGATCATGTGCGCCGTGACTATAGGATGTAGCGCAGAGAGTTATACTATCAGACCTAATGCTTCTTATGAGGATATGTCATTTGTCATATCAGAATCTGGGTATCCAATCATTGCGGTACGAGATGATGTAATAGCTCATGTTAAACATTTTTGCGCAGTCCGAGATAAGCAGTACGCGTTTATTGATTGGCAAGAAAGTTTTGAAGAGCAGCATGACACTGACACTGTTAATGCCAAATTTATTTGTGTGAAATCGCTATGGGCTCCGAAAAGAAACTAATTAGAAAAGCCTTTCGAGACGCCTGCTACAAGCGTGACGGCTTCCGTTGCGCCATGTGTAACATGAAGTCTTCTAAGGAGAAATCGGAGCAGGAGCTTGACGCTCATCATGTGACCAGAAAGATTATGCCTAACGGTGGATACGTCAAAGAAAACGGTATCTCCTTGTGTGAGGAGTGCCATAAAAAAGCTGAAGAGTTTCACTCAACTGGAGTGGCTCACCCCGGATATGCACCGGACGATCTATACAGAAAGATCAATTCCAATTATGAGAAAGCAGTAGAAGCGAGTAAGAAATTAAGTCAATAAATACCTTGTTTTAGGCGTTATATAGTAGATAGATATTAATAAAATGGAATATCTTATGTAACCAACTTGAGGAGGTAATTGAATTCTGAATTTCCCAAAACCGCTTACTGATTGATTTTCATAAAATGGAGTTGCAATGACTGCACAAGACTTAGAAGTTTTAACTGTTTCCGAAACAAACTCTAACGACCAGGATGACGAATACAGCATCCCCCTAGATATCTCTGACATCATTTCAATTTGCAGAGAGTTCAATAAGCTTGGCTGGCAAATACAGAATCAAGTCGAAAATATCCTAGAAGTCGGCGTCGAAGAATCCATTAGAAGCGGTAATGTAAAAAGAGAATCATTGCCCCATATCAAGTCCTTTTTGGAAAGTATTTGCAAGAACGCTTATTTTGGGGATGCCATTGTGCAAGCCAAAGAATGTATCTTTTTAATAAACTCATATTGTGAAAAAGATATAATATTTTCAGTTAAAAACTAAAATATTGTGAGCATGCAATATATTATATGCATGCTAACACCTGCACAACAAAGACGTGAACAAGATAAAAAAGATAAAGCCACTACTCTACTGGAAACGAATAGTAGAGAGTAGAGAGTGGTGAGCTTGAATGTCGAGTTTGTCACAAAATTTTACCCTTGAAAGATAATTTTACTCCTTGCCTTAAAAAGTTTGAACAAGCAGGATATCTTTCTTTCAACAAAGAATGTCAAGGCTGTCGAAGCAAAAGACATTTTAATGATAGACATTTTGTTAAAACATCTTTAAGGGATGTGTTGGCAGATCGTTTATATGTTTCTACGATCAGGGCATCTAATAAAAATCTATCATTAGATATTGATTTACAGTTCTTGCTCCAGCTTTGGGAACAGCAAAATGGATTATGTTATTATACAAAGAAACCTCTATCATTGGAAATTAATAATACTAATAAAGTATCTATTGATCGTTTAGATTCTTCAAGAGGGTATACACGAGATAATGTAGTTCTATGTCGTAACTCCATCAATTATCTTAAAGGAGAGTTGCCCATTAACGATTTTAAATCTATCATAGAAGAGATTTACGACAACTTTATTAATGTTAATTATGAAAGTATTTGAAGACAATCCGAAAAACATTTATGCTATCAAGCACAGACTTGGTGAGCTAAAGAAACACAAATCGGATTCTTGTTTTCATTACTATGTTGGAGGCTTCATTGTCAAAATCTTTACCCATAAGATTCAAGAAGCTGGCACCATTGACATTATGTCTAACTGGATTATTAATCCAGATGGAACTCATAGTGTTGATAAGTCATTGGACGATTGCATCACGAAACACAAAGATGTGGACGTTCAGCTTTATGAAAATAAGAAGGGTCCCGGACATACTGTCTATGAGGCTTTCATTAATATGGATTTTGATTCTCGTTTTTGTAACTATGAGCCCATTAAACATGGCGATAAGTGGGGCTCAAGAACGGGCGATAGCATGCCCATTATCAACTTGTGCGAATTAATTAAGTATTTACATCGTTTATCTAATCTAGCAGTTTTCTTTTGAGGAATATCATGAACGCAGAAGACAAAAAGGCATTGGCAGAGATTATAAAGAATTATCCTATTCGGGATGTCTTAGACACACTAACCGAAGTAATCAATGATCAGATAGATGAGCTAGTTGATTTAAATGCTGGGGAGTCTGGCATGGTAAAAGAAATGAGCATTGTCGCCCATCACTTGGAACTTTTGTGAGATAAACTAGGGCTATCATACTGCATATTAGTATGGTAGCCATTCTTCTTACAATTCTCATCAGTTACATCGTTGCCAGTCTGACGGGTCATCTCATCCATTGGGCGCTACATCAGTCTTGGACCGGATTCTTAAATCAAGCCCATATGTCACATCATTTGAAGATGTATCCTCCTGAGGACTTCACTTCAGATGTTTATAGACATGCTGGTTCTAGCAGTAGCCCAAGGTACTTTGCCTTGGTTGCCCTACCAGTTATCATAGCTCCAATTGTTTTAGGCATTCTAGGATTCTTACCATTACACTTAGTGATAATCGTATTGGCTATGGAAGGACTAATAGGATTATTGAGCGATCGTATTCATGATGCCTTCCATATTAACAATCATTGGATGACCCGCGTGCCTGGGCTGCGTGTTATATTCGCTAGGTGGACCAAGCTCCATTACATCCACCATGTGGATATGAGCAAGAACTACGGCATCTTCGCCTTCCACTGGGACCGTTTATTCAAAACATTTCAAGACACTAAATAAGAAAGTTGTATATCAGCATGAGGAAAGTTTATTGCCAAAAGAAGAATGGCGAGCTGATTACCACCAATACTTACTATGCCTGGGAAGGTTTCCGATTGAAAGGATATCAAACTCTTTTCTTTGAAGGTGAGTTTGAATCCGAAGAATTAGACAACATTCCCTTAACCAAAGACGATATCGTTTGTGGTTACATCCCTATTGTAAGGAAAGTATTTGATAGGCTAGCTATCACCCTTCTGTGGAAGGCATATTAGGTATGGAACTCTGGCAGAGATTCACCAGCAAGACTATGATGTTAAGCCTGTCTTCATTAAGCCGCGCTACATTCAGAAGCAATTTGTTGGTCATGTGGTGTCCCAGTTCCGAGATTTAATCAAAACCTCATCTCAGAAAATGGATATGGAGATTCAAATCTCCGAGCCCGTTGAATTCGTAACAGAGTATCGAGGATTCGTCCTACGAGGCGATTTAGTGGGCTTAAAACACTATAAGGGCGACTTTGGCTTGGTGCCTGACGTGGCGGTCATCAAACAGGCTATCGCCGCTTATAAGGGCGCCCCAGTCGCCTATTCCATTGATTTTGGTGTTGATGACAAGGGACGTTCTTTATTAGTGGAAGTGAATGATGCTTTTGCATTAGGCAATTATGGTTTGAACAGTTTGATTTATACTGACATAATTGAGGCAAGATGGGACGAAATAATGGGCGCCACTTGACACGAGCCCTCTAAATGGTTACATTGAGTACTAAGATAGATTTATTCATGATTGATTTTGATCCGTATAAAACGCTAGAAGTTAGTTCTAGGGCTAGTCAATTAGTTATTAAAGCCGCCTACCAAGCTCTGATGAAGAAACATCATCCAGACCATGGCGGCACCAAAGAACAAGCCCAAGAATTGAACGAAGCTTACGAATTGCTCTCGGATACCGTCAAGCGTAAGCAATATGACAAGACCAAGAACCCTAAAGGTGGAACTGTCATTGGGAACTATAAGGTTCTAGAAGACATTGCTGAGGGTGGTTTCGGTGTTACCTACAAGGGAGAGCATGTTATCACCAAGGATCCAGTATGCATCAAGCACTGTTCCATGGTATCAGCCGCTCATGACAAGATTCTCATCCAAGAGATGAAATCCATCTGGGATTTGCGTCACTACGCGCTTCCAGTAATGCGTGACCTTCAGAGACTAGATGATGGTAGCTTGGCACTCATTATGAGCTACATCAAGGGTCCTACCTTGGAACAGATTGTAGAGAAGGCTGGAAAGATTGAGCCAGAGAGCACAGCATGGATCGTTGAGCGAATCCTTAATGCTCTACTTTACCTTCATCACCATGGTGTTATTCATGGAGATATCAAGCCACAGAACGTTATCATTCAACCTGATACCCACTCAGTAGTTTTGGTAGACTTCGGTTTAGCAATGGTTAAGCCAGGAAGTTCGGACAAGTCACTAGGATACACACCAGTATTTGCCTCCCCCGAGCAAATTGATGGCAAGGCTTTATTACCAGCGAGCGATTACTATAGCCTCGGAATGCTAATGGTATATGCCCTCAATGGTGGTAAGCGTATGGATAAAAAAGAGGTACCATCTAACGTGCCTGATCCCATGTGCGATTTCATTCAGAAGATTACAAAGAAGGATATCTTACAAAGACCGCAACGCGATCTCTTCGATGAGTTCGTTGAAGTTCGCCACAAGTCTTTCGGTCGTTCCCGTTCAGGAATGAAGAATATCCCAGGGTTTAATAGTTAACAGGAGAATTATCATGTCAGAATCATCAAATTATAGTCCCGGCGATTGGAAAGGTTATGACTTCGACGCAGCTCGTAAGTCCTACGATAAGCATGTAGGGCGCAGCTATAGCGACGCAAAGGCAGACAACAAGAGGACAGCGGACTTAGTTCCAGCCTCTATTAAGACTGAGAGTGAAGCTCCTCTAGTAATTTTAGTTGACGTAACTGGTTCAATGGGAGATTGGCCAGCCGTTATGTTTTCCAAGCTTCCTTATATGGATAATGAGTGTAAGGAGTATTTGGGAGAGAACTTTGAGCTAAGCTTTGGTGCAGTTGGTGATGCTAACTCTGATCAATATCCAATTCAAGTTCGTCCTTTTGCTAAAGGTCGTGATATGGAGAAGCAACTCAAGGAGCTAGTCATCGAAGGCAACGGTGGTGGTCAGTGCCATGAGAGCTATGAGCTAACAGCCTTATACTATGCTCGTAATGCTGAAATGCCTAATGCAAAACGTCCTATTATGATTATCATTGGTGATGAAGGTTATTATGATCACGTCATCAAGAAACATGCCGCTCTAGCTCAAGTCAAGTTAGAAGGCAATGATATTTCTACCAAAGACATCTTCAAGGAGTTGAAGGAAAAGTTTTCGGTCTATTTGATCCGCAAACCTTATGACTCTGGTGATGATAAGTATATTCAGAAGAAGTGGGAAGACTTGGTGGGCAAAGAGCACATCGCCATCCTTCCTTCGGCTGATCGAGTGGTAGACGTCATCTTCGGCATCTTGGCGCAAGAGAAGAACAAGGTTCATTACTTCAAGGAAGAAATTGAAGAACGTCAACGTGAAGACCAAGTAGATACAGTTTACAAGGCTCTTAAGACCATCCACGCTATTCCTGCTAAGGTTACTGACAGTGGTGGCAAATCAGTATTACATACTCATATGAAAGGTAGCAAAACTAAGCGATTACTGCCATGAAAAATAAAGTTCCAGAACTATCAGTTACATTATGGCCAAGCTTTCCACACTTTAAACGTTTTGCTCATGATAGCCGAGTGGATGGTATTCGACTCAATAGTGCTATGATGAGCAATCCTGAGCTGGATAAAGAGCTAGAGATTGTTAAAGGCATGACTAGCTCTAATCCCCTCTTCTTTGACGTTAAAGGACGTCAATTGAGGGTAACTGAGGTAATCCCTAATAAAGATTACTTAGATATCAGACTCAATCATCCTATCAGTGTTAAGACGCCTAGCGTAGTCTTGTTCAAGGCTGGGGCTGACGTAGCCTTATTGGATCGCCTAGAAGAGGATGGTCAAAGGCTTATCTTCGAGGGTGGACCACGATACAATGTAATTGCTGGAGAGTCACTACACATTAGAGATAAGAGCCTAGAAGTTCGAGGAAACATCTTTACTCCCCAAGAGATTCAGAAGATTGAGAAGGTTCGTGCAGCGGGCTTCAACAAATACTATCTGTCTTATGTGGAGCAGCAAAGTGATGTGGATCAGTTTTTGGAACTGGTTGGTCGTGATGCTGAGGTCTGGTTGAAGATTGAAAGCCTTGCTGGCATGAAGTATGCCATCAACACATTTAAGAAGAAAGACAACCTGGTTTTGGTGGCAGCTCGTGGAGATTTGTTCGTTGAGCTTGACAAACCACACCATATGATTCATGCTTTGCGTGCAATTATTAAAGCAGACCCCGAGGCTTGTGTTGGGTCTCGCATCTTGCTTTCAGTCATTGATAGCCCAGTTCCATCGTGTGCCGACCTAATTGAGATTGCTTGGCTAAATGATATTGGCTTCCGTCGCATGCTACTATGTGACGAGCTTTGTCTTAAAGAAAACCTATTAGCCACGGCAGTAGCCGTTTTTGATGGTGTCAAGCGAGAGTTGTGAGGATAATATGTGCGAAGATTTATCAGACGGATTATTTACAGTCAAATGTGATTGTGGTGTTGAGTTCCCCGCCGAGAATGGCAAATGTTCTTGTGGCAATAAAGGGGGAGAGTTGAGATTGGATGTTGATCAATTTCTTAACCGAGTCTATTCTTTACAAAAAAGGAAAAAAGATGAGGGTGAAGGATTAGATCTTGTCTTTGATGTATTCTGGCAGTTGTATGATCGCTTTGATATTATGAATGATATCCTGGCAAAATTAGATGTTACTCAAATAGATACAACTCTCATGGTTGGGTTTATAACTCAAACTTTTAAATATGATAAGCAAGTTACAAATCATGCGGGGCTTTGTGATCGAATAGAAGCACGTCTTAGAGAGCTGGGCGAATCTGAAGAAAGAATTGCTCGTCTAGTTACCGGACGGCGTACAGCTGGTAATTACTGGGACAATATGAAAGCTTTTGGGGCTCCCGGCTGGTTAAGCGGACCAAAGCCGTGAATGCTGGCTCACTACTAATTCTATTGGCGGTAATGTTTTGGGGCGTTAGCACCTTCATCCAAAGGATGTCAGCTGAGAAGTTATCTCCATTCCTAATGCAGATAGTGGCGGCAGTAGCTTACGTCTTCTTTATCCCCTTTGCTTATAAGTTGGCTGGACCAAGCCCCAAATGGAACACCAATAGTATTATACTTACCTCTATTGCTACTCTCATCTCTATTGGTGGCAACGTACTGTTGTATAGTGGTTTGAAGGGAAATCAAAACTCTGGTGCCTCCGCCATGTTGATTTCGTTGTATCCAGTCATCACAATGATGCTGTCTATGTTTATTTTGAATGAGCAAATGACCGTCACCAAAATACTTGGTGTAGTGGCAATGATTGGTGGAGCTATCCTCCTGAGTCTAAAATAATTACTTTTTCTTTTTCTTAGACTTCTTTTTCTTTAGCTTGCCGCCCATTTTACGATATACGTCATAGACAACTGCCCAAGGCTCATCATACTTTTTCCAGTACTTCTTGACGGACTTCTTGGCTCTGTCCCAGGTTTTCTCGCTAGCAACAACGCCTGGAGGATTATGAGGCAAGTACTTATCATTAGTACCATTTTGTTTGATAAGCCAGCGCTCACCTGGGTCTAACCAAGTTAAATCTTCAGACTTCACATCTAGAGGGGCATTGTCCTCATAATGACGTGCGGCAATTTTAGCTAGGTAATCATCTGCCAGATCGGCTACTTTATCAAAACTCATATCATTATACTTGGTTAGTAATATGTCCCTAGAATATCATTATAAGCCGGAAGATTTAACTTATAGAATTGAGTTTGTTACCAAAAAGAATAAAAACATTTCCAATATCTTTATTGAGATATATGGCAAACCATTTAAAGAATTTTTATTAGACTTGACTGGTAATTATCATTTGCCCCTTCTTAGTAAACAAATCATTCAAAAAAAGATTATGTGGGGAGTTACAGATAATCAGTGGTTCCAGATGAAGTTCGTGATTATTGCGATAGAGTGGTTAAAAACATGGCATTCCTGTAGAGGTCAACATGATACAATATACTATTGGGGCGGATGAGGTAGGGTATGGTCCATTAGCTGGACCCGTGGTAGTTTGTGCAATTCGTGCTCCTGCCGATTGGAAAATCGATGGACTCAATGATAGCAAGAAGTTGTCAGCTAAGAAAAGGGAATCCGTCTGTGACAAGCTGAACGATTTGATTGCCAATGCATCCATTAGGTTCGCTCTTGCTGAAAGAAGCAACGTTCAGATTGATAAGGTAGGAGTAGCTGTTGCCTTAAAGGATTGCTACGTAGAATGCTTCAAGCGGTTGTACGACGAAGAGTCAACGATCATTGTGGATGGAATTTTAAAGTTTGACAACTTGGGCGTGGATGATTATCGTATCCAGAGCGTCATCAAGGCGGATAGCAAGTATCCAACGGTGATGGCTGCTAGCATTTTTGCCAAGGTGTATCGAGATAAGAAGATGCAATTATTGCATAAACAATATCCCGAATACGGTTGGGATTCAAATGCCGGTTATGGTTCAAAGGATCACTTGGCTGCCATTGAGAAGTTCGGACCTTCTCCTTTGCATCGCATGTCCTATGCTCCAATGAAGAATATGAAAATTGAAGATACCAGATAGTTAAATCTATTCTAATTTTAGATCAATGATTTCACAAACAATGCGAAGATATTTTTCAGCATTTTGTTGTTTGAAATATTTGAGGGCAGAAACATCTAATATCACTAATTCAATACCACGTTCCAAACAAGCTTGAAATTTTCTGTTATCATTATTTTGGATCGATGATAATTTTTTTGAACCAAAAATAGGTTCGTAGTGAAAAAATTCCATTTAGCTCAAAAGCAATCTTCAATGAAGGAATATAGATATCGAGTTCAGAATTTATGATTTCTTTATGATTGTAAAGTATGTTCAGTAGCGGATACTTATTAGTTAATTGTTTTTCAAGCCATGCTTCTAGTTTGGAACGCCTATTACCTTTTGTTTTATGTGTGTTATTATAGGTGCCAGCACAGCTCTTACTACAAAAATTATTTCCACTTTTTGATTGTTTTTTAGTGCTCAATCTAATGGCAAATGTTTTTTCGCAATTAGCACAGGTTGCCAGTATTCTTACCTCTCTTGATGCATTAAAACATTTTGGGCTGCAGAAGCGACATTTATTTTTACCCAATTTTAGATCACTTCGAATTTGTTTGGTTTCTTTATAAAAAGAATTTTGGCAAAATTCACATTCCAGTGGCAATGTCTTATCTTGGAATTCATTAATTTTGGACACGTCAAATAGCGGTTTAATACAGATATATAATTGTATGCATAGAATTTCAAATTTCGAAAATGCAATCTGCTACTCAAATAATAGTACATATGTTTACGGTAGTTTAGTTCAATGGTAGAACGTCCGTTTCATACGCGGAATACAAGAGTTCGATTCTCTTAATTACCACCACTTATTTCTGAGCTACTTGAGGTTCGTTTGGATAACTCAAGTGAACGGTGAAGTTACTGTAATCTAATTCTTCACCATTTCTTTTGGTAGGATAGATTTCCCAATACTTTTCTAAGAAGGCTTTGATTTGAGTTGTTAATGGTTGATATTTTGGCAGCAGATTATTTTTCTCTGCTGGAGCAATGTTCAAATTGGAAACTGTAATGGTTCTATCATTGTTGGTAACATCAAATGATAGATTGATGCCATCAGTAGTAGCCATTTGTGGAAATGGGATGATGCCATATTGTCTTTGACCTGCAGCGTTTCTTAGGTTGGTCCAGATATCAGATTCAATCTCAGAACGGTAATCTTCGGCATTACGGTTGGCATACTTTTCGAATTTCTTAGCTAAAACAAGTAGATGGCGTTGAGATTTTTTCATACCTGATATATGATTTTAGCGGCATATAAAATACCAATGCGCGATTAACTCAGTGGTAGAGTGCTAGCTTTACAAGCTGGAAGTCGTAGGTTCGAGCCCTACATCGCGTACCAGATACCATGGGCGGTTAGTTAAATGGTATAACACCTCGTTTACACCGAGGATTCAGGGGTTCGATTCCCTTACTGCCTACCAAACTATCTCTGGTTAGCTTGGTGGTAAAGCATCTGCTTGACTTGCAGAATATGAAAGTTCGATTCTTTCACTGGAGACAAGCGCGTCTGTGCTCTTTTGTATGACAGTTAGCGCAAAGTATTTCTAAATTCGTAAGCACATTATTCGAGTGATTCATGTCTTTGTGATGAATTTCTAATAGATCTACGTCATCAATTTTGCAGTTAGGATTTGCACAAATTAAAGGTCTACCACTTCTAAATACAATGAGTCGATGATCTTTCGTCACCACGTCATTGTATAATGGACCACCGAAAGATTGAGCTAATACTTTGTGTTCCATGCAACAAAAGAAAAGTTCTGTTTTTGAATTTTTAATAGCCGTTTTATTTCTATAAAGTGCCTTTTTACAAAAAGCACAAAAAGTATTAGGCTTGGGTTTATTTTTATTAGCAGTATGAAATCCAACACAAACTAGTGAGCAAAATTTGCCATTACCTCTTTTATGAGTATATGAGTCAACACTAAAATCTTTTTGGCACCATTCACATTTTTTAGTCACTTGTTCCATGGTAGGTTATATATCATTCATAAACTTAATCGCCTACTATTTAAAAATAAAGGAAAGTATTATGAAGAAATTTATCTCAATTTTAGTTGTTGGTATGATTTTAGTTGGTGTGTTGGCTCCTTCTCAACCAGCTGAAGCTCAGGTTTTATTGAGTCGTAAGTGTTGTGATGCTGGCGGAAATGTCCGTTGTGTTCTAGAGAACTGGACACCAGTTGGCAATACATGTTTTTGCTATGGTCAAGGTTGGGGCGTTACCTGCTAAGGTAATCCCATGTTTGGTCAAATGAGAAAGCGCTCACGACCAGGACCGCCTTGTCCGTGCGGAGGTAAATGTGACTGTCATCGACCAACGGATGATCGCTGGTTAGTTCCACTTATCCTTTTAGGATTAGCAGCACTGGTACTTGTAATTGTAGTTTGTGGTCAAGCTAAAGCGCCTGTCCGCCATATCATGGTGGACGGCAAACAATGCACAGTACATTGGGTAACTGATCACTGCACATCTACTGGTGCCTGTAGTGGGCACGATGAGGCTATTTGTCCATGATTAACAAGAAAGAAATATTCAAATTTCTACTCTCTTCATTTGAGGAAGAGACTAAGTTTCTTTCCTTCACTGAAACAAAACACCCATATTATCAAGCAATGTTACATTGGGGGGAAAGCAGAGCCTGATGTAATTGTAGGCTTTTTGTTAGAGGCAGATAAGATTGATCCTAGTTGGACTATTCATCATCTCTTGTTTGATTTAGTTCCCACAAAAGAACATCCCCACGTTCCAGAGGAATCGCGGGGAGTTCACGAAGACATTGCAAACATTTGGCTTGCCTGGGGCAAGCTCAAAGGTTATAGTTGAGACCAGGTAGTTCCAGACCAAGCCCAGGTTTGAGATGTAACTGCGCCAGTAGAAATTGAACTGTCACCTGAGTTAAAGCCACCAAACATCATAACTCTGTTTGTATGACCGTCCCAGCACATTTGACCCCAAGTAACTCCAGCTGGGGAGTTTTGAGGACCACATAGTGTCCAGTTGGTTCCGTCAAAGATCCAGGTTTCTGCCAAACGACCTGCGGTGTTTTGTCCGCCGAACATAACCCATACGTTACGAGTTTGGTCATAACACATTTGAGCGCCAGTTCTTACAGAAGGAACTGTTGCTGGGTTTAGTTGGGTCCAGTTGGTACCATCATATTTCCAGGTATCGTTTAGAAGAGAGTTGGTTCCTTGACCACCAAACATAATGGTGTAAGAAGGTCCACCGTCCATACAGTGTCCGATTCTAGCAGGAGGAGATGCAGCTGTGGTTATTTGGGACCATTGCTTAGATGCACCGTTCCAAGACCATGTTTCATTTAGGAACGTACCACCGCCACCACCACCGAATCCGCCGAACATAATAGCAGAAGTAGCACCAGTATTAAACTGACAAGCTTCAGCATAAGTACGTGCGAATGGTGCGGTACCTGTTGCCTTAGCCCAAACGGTTCCGTTCCAAGTCCAAGTATCATTTAAGGAACCGCCAGTTTCAGAACCTGCCTGACCACCATACATCATGATGTTAGTTCCATCATAAGTCATCGCAAAATTTTGGCGGCTAGGTAATGGACCAGCAGAGTCAATACCGTTAGCAGCAGTAGTAACGGCAGTCCAGTCGGTACCGTTCCAGGTCCAAGTTGCATTTACATAGTTAGAAAATGCTGGGTACGATCCTGAATCAAGAAGCACAACCTTATTGGTTGCTCCTGGCAAACGTGCCATACCAGCGAAAGCACAAGCAAATGGTGAGTGAGCAGTCATATTATCCTCTTTTTAAGTAGAGCCAAAACTTAATTTAACTTAATTCTATGACAGATAAGTGATAGAATTTTTAACAATAGTCGGGATTGACAATAGGGCATAACGTGATATAATAATGAATACGCGGGCATGGCATAATGGTTGTGCTCTAGCCTTCCAAGCTAGCTATACCGGTTCGATTCCGGTTGCCCGCTCCATACCATGCGGATGTAATTCAGTGGTAGAATGTCTGCTTGCCAAGCAGAATGTCACGGGTTCGAGCCCCGTCATCCGCTCCACAGACGAATGCTGATGTGATTACATGGTAAATTTCTAAGGGAAACTTTAGAATAGATGGTTCAAACCCATCAACCTTTCTCGTAAGAGATTGGAAAAAGATCTCATCAATTTTAGTCGTCTATTAAGCGGTTATGGTCCAATGGTAGAATCCTAGATTGCCATTCTAGGGACACGAGTTCGATTCTCGTTAACCGCTCCAAGTAAGTGCAAAGCTGTTAAAATGCGGGTGTGGCTCAGTGGCGACGGCATCTGCCTTCCAAGCAGACATCATCATGGGTTCGAGTCCCATCACCCGCTCCATTATTTAGAATATTCCTAGAAACTTTTTTCTAGTCTTAGAAGGACGCTTAGCTGCTTTGGCACGCTTAACTTCTCTCTTCCATTCTGGCATCTCTTCACCAAATACTTGAGAGACCGTACCAGACTGACGAACGATCATGTAGCCGCCAGGAGTCATGGTAAATGGTGCTTTGAGTTTTCCTAGATAATCAAATGGCAAGTTAACTGTCGTTGCTTCTGGATTGAACCAAGAAGGAAAGATGAAGTTAGATACTGAAACCTTTGCACCATTAACAGTAATGGCATAAGAATCGCCTTCTACTGGATCGCATAATTCTTGAGCATATTCGCTACCTTGAGCGATGGCTGGACCATCGACCCATGCATTGGCAAAGCGATCACCAACCATTTCACAAATTTCATGACTCAATACAGAAGCAACGCTGACATTTTGTGGATTGTTTGTATCATACAATACCACCCCAGCATTACTTAAAACTGGTTGAGCAAAGATGTATCCATCAACCTTATCATTGTCTTCGGAGTGATAACCAAGAGCGCCAGCTTGTGTAGAGTTATCAAGCACGCTAATTACCCAAGCATAGCCTGGGACTTTAGTTTTATCGGCATAGAAAGTAACAGTAGCTGCCTTCATATTATAAGCAGGTAGTACATGCAGACTAAGCTGAATTTGAATGGCTTGGCACATGGTATTTACATCAATATTATTTACCATTGTAGATTGATTAATAACAGCAATAAGCATATTGTTCCTCTCTAATTCTATTATCAGTATGATCTATTATTCACATTAAGTTTATAAATTAAAAAGAGGCAGGAATCGTTATATGAGTCGAGGCGGCTCAAGATATTTGGATTATATTAAAAATTTGCCGCCCTTGACTTACAATTTTTAAGATTTACTTTGCGCAAAGGTATTACTATGAACAACACTGATCTGATCAAAGAGTTACGAGCACTTACTCAAGCTGGCATGAAGGACTGCAAAGATGCCCTCGAAGAAGCCGCATGGGACTTGCAAAAGGCAGTGGATATCGTAAAGATCAAAGGTCTTAATGTAGTCTCCCGCACCAGCAATAATGTTGCTACGGAAGGTATTGTTCGCATTGGTCATGTTGGAGATAATCGAACCAAGAGTATGGTCGAGGTCAATTGCCAGACTGATTTTGTTGCTAATAGTCCTGACTTTAATAAGTTTGTGGATCTAGTATCTTTCCAACTTGGATCCGATGTAGCTCAGTCTAATCCATTCTATCATGATTGCGACGTCTTGGAAAATGCACGAAAGGACTTAATCTCTAAAACTAAAGAGAACATTGTCATTCGTCGTTGGTGGGTTGAGCAAGTGATGCCAGAGGCTGGCAGAGTGTGTCACTACATACACTCCAATAATAAGATTGGTGTCTTGCTTTCCATGGTAGCTCCCTCGGTAGAGGCGGCTAATACTGAAGATTTCAAAACTCTTGGAGAGGAATTAGCAATGCAAGTGGCAGCCATGAGTTCAGTTGCAGTTTCTGTTGACTCTTTACCAGCCGAGGTAGTTGAAAGACAAAGGGGAATCTTTGAAGCGCAACTGAAGGAAATGAACAAACCTCAGGCTGCTTGGGCAAAGATTTTAGAAGGAAAGTTCAAGAAGTGGCATACTGAAGTCTGTTTGTTAGAGCAGGAGTCAGTGGTTCAGCCTAAGACTTCAGTTCAACAGGTCGTGAAAAATATGAGCGCCAAACTGGGCGGAGACATTCAAGTAGTTGGATTTATCCGTTGCCAAGTTGGTGCATAACAATAAAGGTATACTATGAAGAAGAATATGAATGTTACAACCGATCAATTGATGGACAAACTAACTAAGGCGGTTAGCTTTAGGTTTCGCGACGACAAGACGTCTCCAGGAGTTACAGTCTCTGCTCTCAAGAAGGGCTATTATTGCTCTGTGGTTCGTTATACTGGTGCATTCGCCAAGGATAAGTTGGTAGTTTGCAAGGCTCAGGGAAGCGATCTTCCTTCGGCATTAAAGGAACTTGCTAACAAGTTTGTTGCCATGACCGTGCAACCAAAAGATCCAGTTCAAGAGTTAGGCGACTTGGTTAGCCAATGAATTCAAAAAATGCTGAAGTCCCCACCACTTTTGAAGAGGCGATGGTGGCTCTAACCAAGATATTATCTCCTGAGGAACAAATTGAGTTGACCAAGGGTACTAGAGAAGATCTGTATAGATATCATCATGGTTTGGGTAGGTGGATGCGTAACAACTGGGGACTTTGGAGTGGTGGACCCTTAGCCGCCCAAATGACTTCCTTAGGGTTTACTCATGCAGATGATATGTCTGGTTCACTCATTAAAGAGTTTTGGTTGCGCATGAATAATCTGCCTTCCGAATTAGAGCGGGATATCAAGGAATACAAAGAATTTTGGGAAAAATCAAAACGAGAGCGAGAAAGCATAACATGAAACGTGAAGATGTATTAAAAGATATGAAGCACATGATTGGAAATAAAGATCCGATTGAGTTCTTTGCAAAGATGGTTGATGCATTTGATTTGTTATTTGATCGTCTTGATGAAGTAGAGATAGAGCTTCGTAAGGTTAAAACCAACACAGCTCTCGCTATTAATTGGGAGCCGCGTGTTGCATCTGATATGCTTGCAAAGCAAGTGGACGTTTTAAGGCAAGATAAGGATACTTATTTTGATGAGCTTACCAAACTAAAGAAAGCTTTCGCTGAAGACGTAGTTACTCAGGATTACCATACGTTCTGCAATTTTTGGTTGGATACACTTGGGTGGCATCCCTTCTTGGATTATGCTGAATGAAAGCTGTCGATGTTTTTCTCAAGCTAGTTGACGCCTCTTATTGGTGGCTCAGCAGACAAATGCCAAGTAAAGTTCGTGATGGAACAGTGGAAACTAAGCCGGGAGACATGATTAAAAAATTGTCTCCAGAAGAAGAGTTTTTGGAAAATTGCAAGCGTTACTGCTCTTCTAGACAACCGGTTGTATTAAAGAAGTGACTGGTAATAAGTTTACATTATGTTGATTGGGATATCGTCTAACGGCAGGACAAAGGTCTCTGAATCCTTTTATCTAGGTTCGAATCCTAGTATCCCAGCCATCCGGGTTCGTCTAATGGCAGGATAGGTTATTCCGAATGATCTGATTTGGGTTCGATCCCCAACCCCGGAACCATGAAATTACGATTAGATTTTGGTGAAAAATTAGACCTTTCTAAGTTTAGAAAGCAGGCAGCGTTCTATATAAGTACGCTTCCTCAGGTCAATTACTATCTAGTCTTACCGCACTACAAGGTCATAGCAGAAGTAGTTAGACCGGAAGGAAGCCAAACCGGGCGCACTGTCACACTTAGTCTAACTGAATTGACGCGTGACAAAGAGGGCGAAATCATCGCAGAGAAAACTATTGTACCACTTATTGATAACAGGTTTCAAGAGATAGAAGAAATCAAAAAAATATTTGTTATTGATCATTACGAAGCCACATTTGACTCTAACTCTCCTAATGAGATTGTTGATAAAATTTGTCACATTCTAAAAGTTGTTCACAAGATTAATCGATTGAAAGTATTTTTATGAAGTCTGTTGGTAAATTGGTGTATTCTCCGCGCACCCACTTGTCTTCCTCTGAAAAGTGGCTAGTATTGATGTGCGATGATGAGATTTCCAAATACTACAGGCACCTGTTTACCAAGGATTACCCTTACCTAAACGGTGAGCGAATTGGTAAATTAACCCGTCCTGTATGGGGCACTCACGTCTCCGTAATACGAGGCGAGTTCATCCCCAACATAAAACTGTGGGGTTTAGATGCTAATAAACTTGTTGAATTCGAATATGATGGTGGTGTTATAGACAACAAGGAATACTATTGGCTCAAAGCTAAATGTCCGTATCTTTCTGAACTCAGAGAGAAATATGGACTATCTAGAGAGCCACGCTTTGGATTCCACTTAACTATCGGAAGGACCACCGAGGATGCTCGCTGACATTCAATTTACGCTTAGCCTTATTCGACACGGACAATCTGAGATTAACATCAAGCCAGATATTATGGGGCAACGGGCAGATGTCCAGTTAACCGATGTAGGTAGGCGGCAAGCAAGAGCATTACATAATAAGTTTGTGCTGGATGGAAATTATTTCGATAAAATATATTCTTCTGATTACACTCGCGCACTCAATACTGCACAGATTGTTCGCGGAGAGTCGTCCCAAGAAATTATTTTGGCTGAGCCGCTGCGAGAATATGACGCGGGCGATTGGACTAATGCCAGCAGAAAAGAAACACTTAATGACCAAATGAAGTTAAGAATGGGCTACCTTCATCATGGATTCTTGCCACCCAGTGGTGAATCAATGACTCAGGTAGAGCGTCGAGCTTCTAGATGGTTGGAAGAAACAATTTTATACAATAAAGAAATGGCAGAGCTTTCTGCCTGGAAAAAAGAGAACGAACACCCTCCACTCAACATTGCTTGCTTCAGTCATGGCATGACTATAAAGTGCCTATTACATTATGTAATGGGTTTTGAAAGAAATTTTACTTGGAAGGTAACTATAGACAATACTTCAGTATCAAAGCTTTCTTTTGGAAAAGAAGGTTGGAGACTGATTAGTATTAATGACTGTTCTCACTTACTAGTAAAGAGTTAATATGGGCGCACAAGAAAGAAAACGACAAAAAAGAATTAAAGAACATGTTATTGATCGTGATGGGATGATTTGTTGCTACTGTGATAAAGTATTAACAGACGAAACTGTTACCATGGAACATATTGTTCCAGACAGTAAGAAGGGTACATTCAATAGTACAAATCTAACCGTATCATGCTCTTATTGTAATAATAAGAGGGGAAATAAACCTTTCTTTGATTATTGTAAGCAATTTAATTTCTCGGAAGATAAGATTGAAAAATATAAAAAATTATATTACAACAATCTTAGAATCAAAGTATTGAATATAGCCAAAGAGGAATGTCTTAAAACCGACATTGCGGTCCCCAATACCATCATTCAGCAGGCGTGCCAAGTTCTAAAAATTAGACCCATGACATTTGCCGATTATATGAGTATTTATCAGTTTGATATTAATTTTACTGAAATGTGTGAGCGTCGTCGCATCAAATTTTGTTTCGAGCAATTGATTAGAATAATAGAATCTGATTGTGGCTGATATATTTTGTGTAGGAGATTACACATGAGCGTTCATCCAATTAGAGATCAAATTGTTGTTACTGTTGTCACTGCTAAGAAGCAAGAGGGACTTATTATTAGACCAGATACTATCGAAGAGAAGCTAGTTACTGGTAAGGTAGTTAGAGTTGGCTCTGGTCGTGTTACACAACAGGGCGCGATTATACCATTAGATGTTGTTGTTGGCGATGAAGTAAAGTTTAACAAGAATATGGCTACTGAAGTTTCTCATGGCGGAGAAACTGTCTTCGTCTTAAGAGAAGACAACGTTACCTGCGTTCTCAGAGACTGAAAAAATTAAACTCAAACAATTTTTAGCCGCCCATTGTAATGATGAGGCGGCTTTTGTATTTCCTGTCAATTACCACCAGCACGAGGCTGGTGGCTTGTAAGTAGCATTGCTGCTCCTACATTGGCATTGCTGCCGTTAGGCTGATTGACATCAGCCCGATCCGAAAGCTTATAGCTTTCAAGATGCTTGTTGCAAATATTTCTACTTGCATTCAAGTCTGAATTGAGCCTAAATCCACATTGCTTGCACTCGAAAGAGTGCTGCTTGCGATTGCTTCGACATATACAACCGCACTCACTACATCTTTGGCTGGTATAACGAGCATCGATGTATTCGATACTGATACCTTTCATCATTGCCTTATAGGTCAAGAATTGACCAAGCTGGAAGTATGACCAGCTATTGATGAGAGTGCGTTGTGGTTTATGTAGGCGCCTATTGCGAATACCAGTAAGGTCTTCCAAAACAATAGTGTCGCCAGCGTTTAGGCTCTGTATAATCTGTTTCGATATTCTATCAATGTAAAATAAAACCAGACATTTTTCAGGTAAATATGGGTGGCGGCATTTTAAAAGAAGATAGTTGGGAGCGTGACGCCCGCGCCTATGAATTTAATCAATGGGTAGCTAATGGTGGGGCTCACCAAGCCTTTTTAAATAAAAAAATGTAATACCAGTAAAGATTGCCCCAATGACGCCAAATACACTGTACTCTATAGTGAAGAGCGTCTGTTTAGTGAAGAATGCTGCTGCGAAGAACACAAAGCTTACCGAGAACTGGCAATCAATGCCCGATTAGTTCCATTTATTTCTAATACATTAAAAACATTTATATGAAATCATATCCATCAATTACAAAAGAAGTTAGACACGGAGTTTACATTTATGCTTTTGACAAGCTAGATGGGTCAAACATCCGTGCCGAGTGGAACGCCAAAAGGGGCTTCTATAAGTTCGGAACCAAGAACCAATTAATCGATGAAACCAATAAACCATTTGGGTGCGCGATTAATTTGTTGAGGGACAAATATGCGGCTGATCTGGAAATGGTATTCAAAGAGCAAAGGTGGCGTGACGTCATTTGCTTCTTTGAGTTGTGGGGACCAAGTTCGTTTGCAGGCAACCATAACTTCCAAGAGAACTTGACTGTAACGCTGATCGACGTGAACCCCTATAAACAGGGCATCCTGGAGCCCAAAGAATTTATTAAATACTTTGGACACCTAGACACCCCAAAGGTACTATATGAGGGGAAAGTTAATACAGAATTGTTTGATGAGGTCAAGCAATCCACCTTGCCCGGCATGACTTTTGAGGGTGTAGTTTGTAAGGGTGCGTCCGACAGTAAAGCTCGTATGCCCGTAATGTTTAAGATAAAATCGCAAGCATGGTTACAAAAATTAAAAACATATTGCAATGGCAATGAAAAACTGTATGCAATGCTGGAATAATTAGACATTAGGGCATAGGAGATACTATGCAATCAGGTGAACTAATTGTGACAGGCGCAGGTGAAGCAATAATTCAATTGCGCAACTTCCCAGGAGAAGTCAAAGTTAAATTCATAAATGACCTTGAGCTGGTACCCTGCAACCCTCAGCATGTAGACACTTTGGAATATGAGGTACAAACCACTGCAACTGGTGTAGTCTTAGTTGTTACTTGGAATGTAACTGGTGTTCGTGAAGTTAAATGGCATGTTGCCTACTAAAAGGATAAGCACATGCATTCAGGCGCTTTAACTGTAACTGGAGAAAATTCAACAAGAATTCTCCTATCTGGCAGACCAAGAGAGGTAAGTGTTCGTTTCAGACATGAAAAAGAACCTCATCCTTGCAATCCACATCACCACGATCATTTAGATTGGGAAATTATTCATGTGGATGAAGACCAACATGAACACAGAAAAGTTATTCATCACCATCATGATCGCCAATTCTTCTTATATATAGAATGGGAAGTATTTGGTGTGAGAGAGATTGACTGGTTTGTAATCTATTAAGTTAAATGAAAGTTTTAGTATATGGTTGGTATAACCAATCAAACATTGGTGATGATTTGTTTGTTGAAGCATTTCAACAACTATTTCCCAACTGTCAGTTTGTTTTTTGTGACGCCATTACTACTAAAAAATTAGAAAATATTGATGCCGTCTTCTTTGGAGGCGGCTCTTTTCTTTACAGCCCGCCAAATATTCCTGCCGAAGTATTGCAGCTATTGAAATCTAAAAAAATATTTTACATTGGTGTTGGTGTCGAGATTGACATTCATCCAACTCATCTTGACCTAATGAGGGCGGCAAAACTAATAGCTACACGTTCTCCTGATCAAGTTGATAGGTTAAAGGAAATAAATCCTAATACTAGATGGATTCCTGATTTAGTTTATTCCCTTCAATCCAAAGTGGTTAAATTGTCAAAATTTAATAAATCAGTTTTGATAATGCCTAATATTGCTGTGGTACCGAAAAATTCTGAACCGCACTGGAAACATGCGGCTTGGACCTACTTCAAGTCGGAATTTAGTCAGTTTTTAGATTATCTTGTTACTGAAGGTTATCGCATTAACTTTTTGTCTATGTGTCAAGGTAACAAAGATAATGATGATTGGGCAATAGCTGAGCTTCTTAGTTCAATGGATAAGGGCGACAAGACCTTTATCTTAAATGGTTTACCAGTAGGTATCAGGTCAGTCACCGCTCTTGTTTCCAAATATGAAACAGTTATTACACAAAGATTTCACGGTATCATACTATCTGAAATGACCAGAACTCCATACCTAGCTATTCACCATCATGATAAGCTCAGGTTTGTACAGCCAAACGATGGAGTTTTCATAAACTACTATAATAGTTCCAAGAGAAAATTGATTGACTCTTTCGAGCAATCAATGAAAATGAAATTTCAAAATAGTTTTCCAACAGAATCCACTATATTTGAGGCATTAAGTAAAGATGTGTTAAGTCTTACCTAATGGCTGGTGGATATGGCGAGATTTGTTGGAGTTAGGCACAACCGCATATGTGTGGTGTCAGACAAAAGTTTTAGCAATGAGGGCTTGGAGATAATTGAAATCCCGCCCGAGCTTTCACATGTCTCACCTACAGAACTCATTACTTCTTGCGTCGTTTGCAACGGCAAAATTAAATACAAGCATATCAAAAAGTCAGCTAAAGATTTGAAAGTGGCTTTGGTTGGAAATTGGAAAATGCAATGTGGAATTGCCACTTACTCCCAAAATTTATGGCCAGAAGTCGTAAAGCATGTGGGAGATTTTAAATTATTCATCGAAGATAATTCGGTTATTGGAAATCTAAATGAGATTGGTGGGCAAATAATTCCAGATGACAAAGTTAAAGTTTGCTGGAAGCGCGGACAACCAACATCTGATTTGGCTAAAGCTATTAAGGAATATGATCCGGATATCGTGTGGATTCAGCATGAGTTTGGATTATTTCCTGATGCTCGCCATTGGCTATCTTTGATGAGTCAGCTATCAGATTATAGGGTCATCGTTACTATGCACTCAGTCTTTCATCACAAAGACAAAACGATTTGTGAAGCTGCTATACCAGAGATCGTGGTGCACTTACAGGGCGGTTATGAAGTTTTAAAGAATGAAAAGAAAGTTCCTGGCAAAGTATATGTAATACCTCATGGTTGTTTCCCTTGTACTAGCAAAGAACGACTTTGGAACATGTATAAGTCAGAGCGAACTTTTATGCAGTTTGGATTTGGATTTAGATATAAAGGATGGGAAAATTCAATTCGGGCGACTGCAGAACTTAAGAAAAAGTTTCCAGATGTCTTCTTCACTGGATTATTTTCCGAGTCAGCACAAAGCAAGACAGAGCATGATGTTTATTACCATGAGCTAACTGACCTAATAGAACAGCTTGATATCCAAGAAAATGTGGCGCTGATTCGTGGTTTTCAGTCAGATGAAACTTTAGATAGCTATATGAGAACGAATCAGGCAACTTTATTTCCTTATGTATCTCATCCTGCCCATGAAGTATATGGCGCATCCGGCGCAGCAAGAATTGCAATGTCAAAGGCATTGCCTGTAGTTACATCTTCAGTCAATCACTTCTCAGATTTGCCCACGATTAAGGCTGATACCTCTGAAGATATTGCTAAAGCACTAGAACAACTGTTTACTAACCCTGCCGCTCGTGAAGCTCAAGTTAAGAAACAAATTGATTACCTAAATGAAAATACTTGGGAAAATATCGCTTCACGTTACATTTTATTGTTCGAAATGGGTTGCTAACTGAAATTAATGATAAAAAGTGATAATTTCTATGAAAGATATGATATATACGGTGTTGAAGGTTAACTAACACAGGAGATATTATGTCTAACCCAAATTACACACTAGAAATCATTTCACACCACCCAAAGTTCGATAAGAAGAGCCTCCGTCAATATTACGTAGATGGCATCAATACTGTTGGAGCTTGGGGAGATGAACCATTTGAAATTGTATTCAAAAATCATTCTTGGCAGAAAGTTCAAGTAAAATTATCTATTGATGGAACTGACATTCTTACTGGAGATAAGGCTGATACAAAAGTCTCCGATGATATGTGGGTTGTAAATGGATATGGCACCTTAAATATAAAAGCTTGGCCAGAAACCAGTAATGGCGGTGCGCAATTAATATTTACTAGTGCGAACAATAGTGTAGCCGTTCATACTCATGGCGATCTATCTAGCAGAGGAATTATCGCTGCAGCCGTTTTTACAGAAGGTCATGTGGAACCAGTTAGATTGAGCCCTCCTGTTATTGTTACTGAAGAGCATCACCATCATCACTATCCTAAGCATTATAGTAATCCATTTTATTATCCTGTCATTTGGTACAATACCATCGGCGGCAATACTGGTGGACTTGGTTCAGGCAATGCAACTTTCAATTCTTCCAATGTATTAAGAAACAGTCAATCTTTTGATTCAGTTGTTTCCAATAGTATAAATATTGGTGATGCTAGTGGAATTTATACATGCGATGCTTCTCCTCCTAAAGAACTAGAGAGTTTAGCTGCAGTTGGTGCAGGAGAACATGTTGATCAAAAGATTACTTATGTAACAGGTTTGATTAAGCCAACTCTATCTGAAACTGTTAGAGTCCGTTACATGTGGTGGGACGATTTGGTTGCCAAGTTGAAGGAACGCAATGTTCCAGCCCCTCATGCTTCCGGTTTTCCTGGCGACAAGAAACAACACATTATGAGCTTGGGTAATACTCCAAGAATTGGTTCTTTTAGTCGAGCTTTCCCACGAGAGCAGGCTGAACCAATGTACAGTAGGATTTGAGCAACGCGACATGACGTTCAAAGTGAAGCGGGCAGTCTGGAATGGTCCAAGGCTGCTCGTTTTATTTAAAAATAACGGTTGGTTTGACATCACGCAGTGCATGGTTATATTTCAATTTGAGTGAATCATTATTTATATCCCAGTGAGGGATTTTAATTTTTCACATAGTTCTCCGGTGAGGAGGTTTAACAGACCGAAATTATAGGAGTATACTATGAAAAAAGCAAATATTGTATTGGACGAACAATCAACCGGGTTAACTATCATCGAAAGAATGGATTTTGAGCGCATAGACGCGTTTTTTGATGTACTACATGATACTTTCCATCCCAATGAGTCACCTGATGAGTTTGATGTCAGGTTTATATCTTTCTGGAAATTATTTTTGGTTTCTGTTGGGTGGACAGAGAATGAGTTTTGGGACGAATGGGATAAGAGACCACATACCTGCAAGGATTGTGGGGCTCATATGGATGAGGACGGAAATCATGTAGATGATGTCTCCAATCCACAAACTCCACCAGAGTCAAAACCCAATTAATTAGTCAATTTTGATGAAGGTTAGTTCTTTCATCAAAATCTATAAAGTTTCCAGAGAGGAAATACAAAAACTTATGCTCCGGTGAGGAGGTAACTTCTATCGGAATAGTTATGCCTTTAAAATCTAAATATCATGTTTTTTGTAATGATCAATTTGGTTCTTGGACAGTAATCGAAATAAATAAGCCAAAATCTCGCACCTTAGTTAGATGTATTTGTGGTTTTGAAAAATCAATTAGAACAGCCGACTTGGTAACAGGTCGCTCCCGCTCTTGTGGAAAAAGAGTATGTTTTGCAGATTATTCATGTCTTTTGGGAATGAGATTTGGATTTTTGTCAGTATTGAAAATCACTGATGAAAGATCGAATAATGGCTCAATTATATGGGAATGCAAATGTATTTGTGGAACAATTTGTTATATTCCTTCGAAAAACTTAATCGCTGGTGCATCAAAAAGTTGCGGATGCAAGCGTGCTCAAAATAAAAACTCAACAATTGGTTTATTATCAGAAGATGATAGAGCAACCAAAAGAATTTTGAATTCATATAAAAGAAATGCTAAGCGCAGAAATATTGAGTGGAAATTATCGTATGATGAATTCTCATCTCTAATATCTAAAGATTGCCATTATTGTGGCGTATCTCCCAATAAAACTGTAGTTATTAAAAGAACCGATAACACAATCATATTTAATTATAATGGCATAGATAGGTTGGATAGCAATAGCGATTATACCATACAGAATTGTGTAACTTGTTGCTGGGTCTGTAATCGTGCCAAATTAGATATGTCATATTCGGCGTGGGTAAAATGGATAGACCAACTTATTAAATTTCAAACCAATTGTGCTACTAATATCGTGATATATGTTTGAATGCAAGTTCTCATTGAGAGGACGAATGCATGCTCTAAAGAAGAGCGAGGTTAATATGGAAAAATTTGATTTTTGTGTATTCATTGGGCGTTTTTCTCCCCTTCAGAAAGCTCACAAATTTATTTTGGACAAAGCTCTTACCATAGCAGAAAAGGTGATTGTGGTGGTGGGAAGTTGTGGTTCGCCCCGCACCATAAGAAATCCGTGGTCTGGCGATGAGCGTCAAGAAATGATTAGGCGGTGTCTCTCTTCGGAAGAAAAAGATAGAGTGATATTTATTTCAATGAAGGATTATACTTACAATGATAATTTGTGGATATCAACACTTCAACAAAAAGTGAGTGAAGCCACGGATTATTCCGAAAAAGTATCCCTAATAGGATACGAAAGTGATGAATCATCATATTATTTGAAACTTTTTCCCCAATATAAATATATTCAATGCGGGACAGAATATAATTTTCATGCCACCCAAGTTAGAGATTTATATTTTTCACATAACGCATCTTACAAAACAATGGTACCAAATGGTGTTGCTGAATATTTAGAAAATTTTAAGCAAACCAAAGAATTCGTGAACATAAAGCAAGAAAAGTATTTTATAGACAATTACAAAGAACAATGGCGAGGAGCCCCATTTCCACCCATATTTGTAACTGTTGATACAATAGTTGTGAAGTCTGGTCACGTATTGATTGTGACTAGAAGGTCTAATCCTGGTAAGGGTTTGCTGGCTCTGCCTGGTGGTTTCGTCAATCAAAAAGAGAAATTGCAAGACGCCGCCCTCAGAGAATTAAAAGAGGAAACCGGTATCAAAATTAATACTCCAGATTTAAAAAAATCGATAGCCGACTTTAAAGTATTTGATGACCCCTTGCGTTCTGCTCGCGGTCGTACTATTACTAATGCATACCTAATTGATTTGGGGATAGGTCCACTCCCTCAAGTAAAAGGAGCTGACGATGCAGAGAGAGCGTTTTGGTTACCTTTGGGCGAATTTCATTCGATGGAGAATGAATTTTTCGAGGACCACTACCATATAATAAAGTATTTTGTTTCCAAGTTCTGAGCCAAGTTCTCACTGAGAGAACGAATGGCAAACATACGGAGAGTATAATGAAAACCAATCGTTTTAGTTACTTGTTTGATACAGACAGCTACAAAGTTTCCCACTACTTGCAGTATCCTCCTGGTACCACAAGTATGTTCTCCTACATCGAAAGCCGAGGCGGAGAATACAGTGAAACTGTTTTCTTTGGATTGCAATACTACTTGAAGGAATATTTGACTCATCGAGTTACAGTAGAAGAGGTTGAGAAAGCCAAGGTACTCTTTGCGGCACATGGCGAGCCATTCAACTATGACGGCTGGATGTACATTGCCAAAGATTTGAAAGGCAAGCTCCCCATTCGTATTCGCGCCGTACCAGAAGGAACTGTGGTTCCAACCCATAATATTCTTGTCAGTATTGAATCTACTGATCCGAAAGTGTTTTGGATTGTTTCTTGGATTGAAACCATGTTGCTTAGGGTTTGGTATCCTATCACGGTAGCTAGCCGCAGTCGTACAATTCGTGGTATTATTTTGCGTGCATTGCAAGCATCTTCGGATGATCCGCAAGCAGAAATCAGCTTTAAGCTTCATGACTTTGGCTCGCGTGGAGTTAGTAGCCAAGAGTCTGCTATGATTGGTGGCGCAGCCCACTTGGTCAATTTTATGGGAAGTGATACGGTTGTGGGAGTGTTATGTGCCAATGAGTACTACAATATTCCAATGGCTGGATTCAGCATTCCGGCAGCAGAACATAGCTCCATTACTTCTTGGGGCAAAGAAAATGAAGTTGAAGCATATCGTAATATGCTAAAGCAATTCGCTAAGCCGGGCGCCTTGGTTGCCTGTGTATCGGACTCTTACGACTTGTGGAATGCTTGTTCTCACTTGTGGGGTGATCAGTTGAAGCAGGAAGTGATTGATTCTGGTGCAGTGGTCATCATTCGCCCCGACTCTGGTCATCCTCCTACGGTAGTGCTAAAGACCGTTAAACTATTGGAAGAAAAGTTTGGAACGACCATTAACAAGAGGGGCTATAAGGTCTTGAAAAATGTCCGTATCATTCAGGGCGACGGCATCAATGAAAGGTCTATCCAGCTGATCCTAGACACTTTGATGGACAATGGTTACAGTGCCACGAACATTGCTTTTGGTATGGGTGGCGCTTTGCTACAACAACTCAACCGTGATACTGAAAAATTTGCTATGAAGTGCAGCCATATTTTCATCGGAGACAAATCGGTGGATGTATTCAAAGATCCAGTGACTGACAAGGGCAAGGCAAGCAAAGCAGGACGTTTGGATTTGTGCTTCAATGAACGCGGCGGTTATGAAACCGTTCCTTTGTTTGAAGATGAGGTTTCTCATAAACGCACTGTTATGAAGACGGTATATGAGAATGGTGAGATTTTGGTGGACGATAATTTCGAAGAAATTAGAAAGAGAGTTCGTCATGAAGGTGCTTAAAAAACAAGATATTAGCAATTGGACATACAAACATACTTGTGTTACTTGATCGATTTTGAAGGATATAATCATCGTTACCTAGAGAAATCCTGGGATCAGGTGGTTAATGATCCTGACCGCCCAGTAGGACAAGCATTTGCTTTGTGTATGATTTTGGAAGGATATTTATGATTAAAGTCATCAACTACCACTACAAGTCCCAACCTGGTGATTTGGTGGTCAATGCAACTTCTCGATCAAAAGATTGGAGCCAGTCCTTAAGCCCATTCTTTTGTGGACCATGTGAGTTGTATAATGGTTATGTTTCCCAAAATATGGAAAATGCTTGGCAATATAGCAAGGTCTATGAATATTATCTAGAAGATAATGGAACTGTGGGCAAAAGATATTTCGATTGGGCATAGAGCGGTTGGAACAAAATCAGAGCCGATCGTTATCCAATGGGCAAAGAAGCAAAACCTTTGTATTCTTATTGGGACGGTGAAAAATTTTCTTATGTAGAAGCAAGAAAGAAAATATACATCCCGCTATATGCTCGTGCAGTACAGCGAACGTTTGCTTTTGAAAAATTAAAAGATCTAGCTAAAGCTAACGAAAAAGTATTTCTTTTAGATTTTGATGCGCATAATTTGGAACCTGGTACGTTTGATTACTGGGAACTAGTTAACAATCCAAATCTAAAAGTGGGACATGCATATGTGTTGGCAATGCTATTAGAAGGAATAATACATGAGTAACGTACTATTAGGAACAGCTGTTGCAGATGCACTTGGCGTTCCGTTTGAAACTAAGCTAATAAACAACCCAGCCTTATTGGAATGGGATGGCAAAAGTTTCTTGGGTAGTGAACACCATAAGCTACAACCAGGACAATACTCAGATGATACTCAAATGAGTTTGATGGTTGCCGAATCTCTAATTGAGAATCGTGGTTTCAATCCAGACGATTTGTCTGCTAGGTACGTAGATTGGATGACTTCTGGTCGAGCTAGAGGTTGGGGCAAAACTACCTTGATGGCAATTCAGAATTTGACTTCTGGCAAACATTGGAGTGAATCTGGTATTGTTGGCTCTCTTGGCAATGGTACCGCTATGCGCTCCGCACCATTTGGAGTCTATTTCCGCAATGACCTCAAATCATTAGTCGATATCTGTAAAGTTGATAGTGCTATCACCCACGTATCACCAGATGCTGAGGCTGGTTCGATTGCTATTGCAGTGGCAGCTTATTACGCTGTCAATGATGATTCTGACAATTTGTTAGAAAAGATTTGGGCTCACTTGCCAGATAGTAAGGTAAAGAATACTGTCTATAGTTTAGATGCTTTGATTAGCTCTGACCACATTAGCCCACGGCAAGCTCTCAAGGTACTTGGTACCAAGGCTAACGTTCAAGAAACAGTTCCAGCAGCACTATATTGCTTCTTGAAGTTTGATAACTACTATGATGCAGTGGTAACTGCTATCAAGGCTGGTGGAGATACTGACACGACTGCCGCTATTGTCGGCGCCTTATTTGGCGCAAAATATGGCATGAAAGCCATTGATCCTGCTTTCTATGCGGTAGAAGACTTCGATAAGCTTATTGCTTTAGACAGTCAATTATTCAACAGATCTGATTCTTCATTCTTTCCAAGAGGGTAACATGTCCAAGAAATTACATTGTTTCGGTCATGATTGGGAACAAAATCATGAGACATGGTACACTACAATTGACAGATTTGTCGTTAATACTTGGAAATTTGGATCTATTCATCAGGCTAAAATTCTGGTAGATTACGACTTAAAAATTGACGGAAAAACTCATGATGCTCCATTATCAAGACCGTACGTTGGCATTTGTTTACGTCCTGGTAAAACACGTGACGTAGCAATGAAGACTTGTCTTGATTGGATTGATGAGTTTAAAAAGAAAGGTCCGCCCACAGTTGAGGAGTCTTTTGAGTACTGCGCCAAATACTGGTCAGACATTTATCCGACTAGAGTTTCCTATCTTGATCATTGGTTCTTTACTATTGGTAATGGATATGATTGGTTAGATGGTAGCCTTATGAATACAAGCCCAGATAGTTATCTTGATTCTTTAGCTCGTCGCGAAGAAAATAAAGAAGTATTTGAGGCAGCCGCAGAGGTCAAGAAACTTCTCAAAAAATATGGATATGAAGAGATTCTAAACGAATACGACGATTATAGCGATCCACAATCCAAATATTGGACATCTGGTGTTTATAGCTTTTATCCTGTCTCCAAAGATTATTCCGATATTTGCAAGGTACCGGATGATGTGAAGCCAGATTGGTTAGCTTTAGCTTATGAAGCTGCCTTATTGTTGCGAGATAAAAGTGGCGTTCCTCAGGTCAAATCACGATATAGTAGCGGAGAAGATGATCACGCTCGCCAGGAAGAAAACAGGAAAATTGGCGTCCAAGTGGTTTCTGATTTAGAAAGAAGATTTCCTCATGTCCTCAAAAAAGGTCAGTAAGTTTCCACCCAAAAGACCAGATAATTCACACCTCGTCAAGTTCAATCCCAAGAGAGAGTGGTCTGACTTTCAGAAGAATATCTTCAAAGATATTGCCAAAGCATCAGATCATACTGTGGTAATTGCCCGCGCAGGTTCTGGTAAAACATCCACTATCGTAGAGGGATTCAAGTACATTCCGAGAGGTAAAAAGACTCTCATGGTTGCTTTCAACAAAAGCATCGCTGAAGAGCTAAAGCAACGAGCACCATCCTACGTAGACACTCTAACCCTTCACAGTTTGGGCTTTCGCGCCATCAAACAGAATTTTGGCAATGTCATCCTAGAGAACGATAAATGCAGAGCATTGGTCGCCACTTTGATTGGTGACGACTATGATTTGTGGGAGCTTAATCAAAGTATTTGCAAATGCGTTTCTTTATGCAAAGGCTTTTTATTTGACACTCCAACCAAAATCGATGAGTTGATGGACCGATTTGATATCGATCCTCTAGATTTAGAACGACCCAAATTTATTGAGTACGTCATCAAAACACTAGGATTGTGCAAGTCTCAAAAGCAAGTTGTGGACTTTGATGATATGATTTGGTTTCCATTCGTGTATCGTCTCAATGTTGGCAAATGGGATGTAGTATTCGTTGATGAGGCTCAGGATTTGAATGCTGCCCAAATTGCTATGGTAATGTCGGCAATCAAGCCAGGTGGTAGAATCATTGCGGTAGGTGACCCTGCTCAAAGCATTTATCAGTTTCGCGGAGCCGACAGTGAAGCTATTCCTAATTTCATTAATAAGTTGAAAGCTAAGACGTTGCCGCTTTCAGTCACATACCGCTGCCCTAAAAAGGTGGTGAAACTGGCACAAGAGATAGTTCCCGATATTCAGGCTCACGACAATGCTCCAGATGGATTTGTTGTTGAAATGCCTGTGGAAGATTTGCAAAAATCAGTTAAGGCAGGAGATTTCGTTCTATCAAGAACTAATGCCCCATTGGTAAAACACTGCATGGCTTTGCTCAAAGCGGGTGTCCCAGCTAATATTCAGGGTCGAGATGTTGGTGCTAACCTATTGTACTTCATCAAAAAATCTAAGGCAAAAACCATTAATGATTTCATTGCTTATGTTGTTGAATGGAAAGAGCAAGAAATTAGAAGATTATTGTCGGAGAAGAGAGATACGACAGTATGTATCGATAAAGCGGAATGTTTATTGAACCTATGCGAAGGAACTTTGACGATTAAAGATCTCAAAGAGACTATCGAGAAACTGTTTAATGATGTTGATGATGCTGCTAAAGTTATGTTTTCTACGACTCATAAAGCCAAAGGTTTGGAACGCGATCGTGTCTTTATTTTGACCAGCACCTATCGAAAAAGCGGAATGGGCGGAGAAGAAGATAACCTTTGGTATGTTGCCGTAACTCGTAGTAAATCTGAGCTATATTTGGTGAAGAAACTAGCCAAGATCTAATATCGTCATAATGTAGCATTATGTTGATATGGTATGCTTCAAAATGCTTGGCAGAGACGTTGATTCGTCTCCAATACAATATAGAACTTGGGTAGTGAATGATACGCCGGATTTCACTGGTGCGCTATATACTGGCGATAAATCAGGTCCTAGTCCGTTAGTGGATGTTACTGCTTATGAAATTCTTGATCCTAGTGTTGTAGCTAATTTCAATTTACCTAATGCAGAAGACTGGTCTACTACCAGAAGAGTGCTTCCATGCTACACCTGTGATTCACAAACCGCTGTTATTGATGGTTATGTCTATTTATTTGGTGGACAGAACAGTTCCAAGATTCTTCGTGCCCCCGTTAATAATCCGGGTGTTTGGGCTGATACTGGCGCTAAATTGCCAATACCGCTTGCTGGCTCGCAATTAGCTATTGTAAACAACTCTGTCTATTTGTTTGGTGGAACTACAGATGCTACCTTTGGAACACCAACCAATGCAGTTCTGTCGGCTCCAACCTCTAATCCATTAAACTGGACCAATGATGGTTATATTCTGCCAAAAAATCTTCATCATTCCCAATTGGGCATTATTGATGGTTACATGTATTTATTTGGCGGCTATGATGGATATGGTCCAAGCAAAGCCATTCTAAGCGCCCCAACTAGCAGCCCACTATCGTGGAGTGATACCGGACAGACTTTACCAGATCCTTTATATGGTTCACAGCTAGCTATTGTAGATGGATATGCGATATTATTTGGCGGATTAACGACCAATAATACTACTACCAAGAATATTTATTCAGCACCGATTAATACACCAACTACTTGGTCTTTTACTAGCTTTTTACCATTTCCATGTTTTTATGGTCAGTTTGCCACAGTAGGTAATCAAGGATTTTTATTTACTCCAACTGATGGTTATGTTTCTCCAACAAGAATCTTAAGATGTCAATTGTCTAATCCATTTTCATGGATAGATACAAAGACATCTATTCCTGGAGAAGTTTCTCAATCGCAACTTGCGATTATTTACGATCGATTATTCTTATTTGGTGGCAATGGAAGTACTATTGTTTTTGCCAACAATTCTCTTTTGAAATACAAATTGGACGATGTGATTGCTGTCAGTTACGGCTCAGTTACACGAACCCAAGTCAATGCGACTCCTAACAAACTGGATTTGTTCGTAGTTCTCGGATTCCCTCCTTGGAAAACTGATTACGGCGCCTAATTTTTCAGATTGGCGGGGCTTGACTTCCTTATTTTAGTGATTAAGATATTTGTATGGAACCACTGGATTCATCAGAGGCAGCTGCAAAGCGAGCTAATCAAGAAGACCCTATTGTAATGTACCTAATCGTACGAGAGTCATTAGGCATGGGTATAGGTAAAACGGCAGCACAGTGTGCGCATGCTTCCCAAATGCTTCAGTTAAAGTACGACACTTTTCGTTCGGAAAATGAAGCAAACAATTTGTGTGGTTGGGAGCCAGAGCATGACCCTTCGTTAGTTACGTCTTTTAAAGCGTGGCTTGATGAATCTTTTCGTAAAGTTGTTTTAAAAGCTGATGATAAAGAATGGGACAAGATCAAAGCTGAATTTCCAAACAAGTTTGTTCTTGTGGTGGATGCTGGTTTGACTGAAATTGCTCCTATGAGTGAAACAGTTATTGGACTTTGGCCAATGAAGAAAAGCCAAGTTCCCAAAGTTATTAAAAAACTACAGGTATTAAAATGAGACATTTTACTGTTAAAGAAGTTAAGCCAAAGATTTTTCATCTGAATTTCAAAGACCCATATCAATGCGCCATGCATTTCTTGCGATATCAAGAGTATTATGAGTCGCCCAATCCTAAATTTCGCAATCACGCTTTTAGTTTGGTAGATTTTATGGAGTGGTATTCTGAAACTTTTGGCAATGGCTCTTTTACTTATCCACTAGATTGGGCGGGGTTCAATGTCCCAAGCAATGTCATTACCATGGTTCATAGCTTGGGAATTCCAGATAAAAACAAGTATGATCAAGTCATGTTAGATGTACATGCCGCTTGCAGCCAAAAAGCTGGAGGCGATTTTTACCTTATTGGTTCTACTGGCAATAAAACAAAGAATCTATTTACCATGAAGCATGAAGTGGCTCATGGTATGTTTTATTTGATTCCGAAATATAAAAAGGAAATGGCTACTCTTGTCAGTGAACTTAAGCCTAATTTTCGAAACTCTATGTTTAAAGTCTTGAAACGCATCGGATATACTTCCCATGTCTACGTGGATGAATGTCAGGCTTATTTATCTACTGGAGTGCCTGCTGGATTCAATATCAAACTTAAAAATGAAAACAAACCATTTATCGAACTTTACAATAAATACTACAATGCATAAACTTTTATTTGTCATTCTATTTGTTTTAGTGGGCTGTAATGACATGCCCAATATCAATGAAAAACCAATCAAACGTGATCCCGTTATCACAGCCCCAACCACTGTACAAGAATCGTCTGATATCCAGTGGAACGCTCACTTCTCACCCAATGGTGGCTGCACCACTCATGTAGTGGAGGAACTTGGTAAAGCGCAACAATCTGTTTATGTTCAAGCGTATTCATTTACTTCGGTACCAATTGCTCAAGCTTTGATGGCTGCCCATCAACGAGGTGTGCATGTCGAAGTGATTCTTGATAAGAGCGACAGGACCGGCAAAGGAAGCGTTTTGCCAATGTTGGTGGGTCATGGTATAACTACCTACATTGATGACAAGCACGCTATTGCTCACAACAAGATTATGATTATTGACAAGAAGACTGTTTTCACTGGATCTTTCAACTTTACCAATGCTGCCGAGCATAGCAACGCAGAGAATAGTATCGAATTAACTAATGCCAAAATTGCAGAAACATATCAGCAAAATTGGGATCATCACAAAGAACACTCAACTAGGCAATCACTATGAAAAATAAGAAAACTGCAGAAACAGACTTGTTAATTGTCAAGATGCTTAATAGTTTGGGGGACGAAAAAATACTAAATTATTTGCTTCTTTCTTTTCAAGAAGATTTAAAAACATTAGATAATTCCATTAGGGATGAGCAAGTTTTTGCTAAAGAAAACCCTCCGCATAGTACATATGGTTTCGCTGGTACAGAGGCTCGCCAACGAGTGAAGTATCTAAAAAGAATTAGAAAAGAACGCGTACTACTTAACAAGAAGTTCAATTTGTGTATCAAGATGAAAACCCGTATAGATAAGATGTGGTGAAATTATGAGCAATGATAATCTAGGCGACAGAATGAAATCCTATGAGGATGCTTATAGGACACATTTGCCCATTAGAATGCCCGTTATTCTTCGTATTGACGGCAAAGCATTTCATACTTACACCAAGGGCTGTAAGCGACCTCTAGATCAAGGTTTGATCGATTGTATGAACGAAACCGCAAAGTATCTTTGCGAGCATGTTCAAGGCTGTCAAATTGCCTATGTGCAATCTGATGAGATTTCATTGCTGCTAAACAATTATACAGACGTTGACACCCAATCATGGTTTGATAATAACCTACAGAAGATGGTTAGTATTTCTGCATCAATGGCATCGGTTACGTTTACAATGAACTCTTGGCAAATTTGGGCGCCCAAAACTTCCGCTGAAGTTGATGCTGGTGCCGATCCTATGAGTGAGTGTGATTTCAACAGACCAGCTTATTTCGATAGCCGCGCCTTCATTGTTCCGAAAGAAGAAGTGGTGAACTATTTTCTATGGCGCCAACAGGATGCCACCCGAAACTCAGTTCAAATGCTAGCTTGTACTCTATACTCTCACAAACAATTAGAGGGTAAAGGTAATTCTGAGCTACAAGAACTATGTTTCCAAAAGGGTATCAACTGGAATGACTGTCCAACCTCTCAAAAACGTGGTCGCTGTATTGTCAAGACCAAAGTGATGAAACAGGGCACTAACCCCAAAACTGGTGAAGTATTCAATGCAGAGCGTACTGAGTGGGTAGTAGATAACGAAATCCCTATCTTTTCACAGGATAGAAGCTATATTGAAAAGCATGTCTACGTAAGCAAAAGATTTAATGACATGGTGAAAGCTGTGGGAGATCTGGAAACGACTGTACTTGCTACAAGGATTCCACCAAAATGAAAATAGATCAGGATGTTGGTCGTTTTAAAAACATCGTTCGAAATAAGGTAAAGCACAACCTTGGCAAATATGTAAGCTCCGATCAGTTAATCGGACAGCAGGGAAATAAGCGCGTTTCAATTCCAATTGATAGTATTGACCTGCCCCATTTTACCCACAGTCATGGTGGTGGTACAGGTCAAGGAGAAGGTGAAGACGGTGATCCAATTGACGGTCAAGGCAAGCCTGGTCAAGGAAAAGGTAAGGCTGGTAATGATGAGGGTCAGCATGGCTATCAAGCCGAATTTACTGCCGATGAACTAGCTCAACTTTTGAGCGAAGAACTATCTCTTCCAAATGTTGATGAGAAGGGCAAAGGTAAAATTGCCTCCAGTAAAAACAAATATACTGGAATTAGAACGGTAGGTTCTGAAGGACTCAAACACTTCAAAAGAACCTACAAAGAGATGCTGAAGCGAAATATCGCTTCTGGCACTTATGAACCAGGAAAACCTGGGATGTTTCCTATCAAGGCTGATAGGAGATATCGTGCCGCTATTCCTATTGAAGAACCAAATATCAATACTGTCGTTATCTATATGATGGATGTATCTGGTTCAATGGGAGCCGAACAAAAGCACATAGTTAAATCTGAAGTATTTTGGATTGATCTATGGCTGAAATATCAGTACAAGGATATTGAATCCCGATTCATTATCCATGATACAGTAGCATCAGAAGTAGATCGTGAGCAGTTTTTCACTATCTCTGAATCAGGTGGTACTAGTATTTCTTCTGCGTATAAATTCTGTGCCACTATGATGGAAAATGAATATCCATTTGCTGAATATAATGTATATCCATTCCACTTTAGTGACGGAGACAATTGGGGAGATTCAGATGATGCAGTTGCGGTCTCTTTATTAGAGTCGAAAATCATCCCTAACTCCAATTTATTTTGTTATGGTCAGGTTAATTCGGGAACTGGTAATTTCCTCAAAGTATTAGAATCCTCCTTTCTTGGGACTTCTCAAAAGGATAAGGTGATTTTAAGTGAAATTAACAACCGAAATGAAATCTTGCCATCCATTAAAAAATTCCTGGGAACAGGAAAATAAGGACATGTCATGATTAAAGTTATTATGTTAGCGAGTTACTTGCTGACAGCCATGGTTTCATGGGTGCCACTCAAAGAACACTCGTATTATGAAAAAGAAGATTCTACTTTGCTAAGGTATTGTGAAATTGCGCTTGCTATGGCGACGGTCGCCCTAGACGAATCTCGTACTCCTGTGTTTAGCGGAGATGATGGAAAGGTAAAAACTGCCTTACTGTTAGCCTCCATTGCCTCTACTGAAACTGGATACGAGAAAAATGCTGTTACCTGTAAACGAAATGGTGATAATGGTATCGCCTTTGGTCCATGGCAAACACATACCAGCAAGGCTCAAACTTGCAATAATTTATCAGATGCAGCAGGGTTTGCTTTGAACTTTGTTGAAAGAAGCTTCAATTGGTGTACAAGTCTAAATCCAAGAATTAATCCTTTGGATAAGCTTTCTGGTTATACAGATGGTCGTTGCCGTGAAAGTTGGCAATCTAGGCAAAAGATTACTTGTGCCTTGAAATGGCATTCAAGTAATCCACTCCCGCCTGTTGAAATAGATGAGGGTGAAGAATGAGACTGTACTATCTTTTACCATTGATTTTGGGGTGCCAATCAGTAGCCTCTTCATCTAATTTATCAGAAGAAGATGCCGGAACCGATGTTGCTCCTCCACATCAAAACATTACAATAGTGGGAGATTCTACTGCTGGCTATGCCAGCTGGAAACTTAATGACGTCAGGCAGCCTAATGAGACAATTACAGTTCATTACAAGGGTGGTACGCCAATTACCTATTGGAATGATGGTCATTTCACAGAAGCACTGAATCAATCTCCTAGAACTGATGTGGTAATCATCTTTTTGGGAACGGTTAATTTCAATTTTCCATGGTTACCAAGTGTACAGCGAATATTAAACGAAGTTACCGCCCGTCACCTCAAGTGTATTTGGGTGGGACCAACCGCCGTACATGGCGAAAAACATGTCATCAACACTTTATTAAAAAATAAAGTCACTCCAACTTGTGCTTACATTGATACAGAGAGCTTGAACATACCACTGGGTGATGGAGTTCATCCCACACCGGACGGCACAGTCAAATGGCTAAAGGAAATCTGGAAAGTCAAAAGTACGTTATGAATAACATCCCTAGCAGTATTATCGAAAAAATTGGTAAGAATCTGTACAATGAGCCAAATCATCCGATTGCCATTGTTAAAGAGAAGGTATTTGAGTACTTTTCGGATTTAGCCAAAATCGATATTGACAATCCATATGTACCTATCGAATATAATTTCGATAGATTACGTGTTCCCGAAGATCACCCATCTAGAAGCCCATCTGATACATTCTATTTAGATGAAAAGACTGTATTAAGAACACACATGACTTGCTATTTGTATCCACTTGGTCATACTAACAGTGGTCAAAGTAGACTTCGATATATTACCTGTGGTGATGTATATCGAAAAGACGCCATTGATGCGACCCATTATCCAGCTTTCCATCAGATGGATGCCTTCTACATCGTAGATCCTGGCACTGATGTTAAGAAGGATTTGCGTAAAAGATTAACAGGACTGGTAAAACACCTATTCGGTGATAAGTGTGTCTTCCGATTTTTAGAGGATTCAGAGCACAAAAACATCTACTTCCCTTTTACAGTTGATTCTTTGGAAGTAGAGGTCAAGTTCAAGATGGAAGATGGGTCAACTAAAGACCTAGAAATCCTTGGCGCGGGTACCGTTCACCCCGATATCATGAAAGACCTTGGTTTACCAGGTACTCAAGCCTGGGCATTTGGTCTTGGGTTAGAGCGATTGGCAATGGTTATGTTCGATATCCCTGATATTCGACTATTCTGGAGCACTGACCCGCGTTTCTTAGATCAATTCAAGGCTGGCAAGATTACCAAATTCAAGCCCTATTCTAAGTATGAGATGTGCTATAAGGATGTGTCATTCTATCTTAGCCCTAAATTCACATACAATGACTTCTGTAGCATTGCCCGTGAAGAAGATAAGCTCAACTACATTGAGTCCATTGAACTAATCGATCAGTTTAAAAAGAAGGATAAAACCTCGCATTGCTACAGAGTGACTTATCGTTCTATTGATACAACTCTAAAAAACTCAGAAGTAGAAAAAATACAAAGAGCCATTAGAAAAAGGCTCGTTTCAGAACTAGAAGTGGAGATGAGATAATGGGTGTTGATTTTTATACATGTGCAAATTGTAGTCGTAACTTTCCTGATTGTGGAAACTACTATTTCTGCGAAGAATGTTCCAATCAATTTTGTTCAAACAAATGTGCTGACCCACAACCCTTAGACGAAGAAGAGGGTGAGGACGAAAATAATGATGAGAACGATGATGATTACGATAACACAAGATATAGCTGTTGTATTTGTCGTAAAGAAGAGGCAAATGACTATATTTTATTAGAGGCTCTTCTTAGACACTTTAAGATATCACGTGCTGATGCTTTAAAAATATGGCAGGACGAAAAAGATTGCGATGCCTCCACCGAGCTTGATTAAAGGGCGCGCAGTGGTTATATTAAAAATAGGCTAGAGATGGAGACTGGATTATAGTCCGTAATTATGGTAATATTGCCCCATACTTGTATGAGGTTTTGTAATATACCAGATTGTAATAAAAAAGTTGTAGCGCGAGATTTATGTGATTTGCATTATAGGCGCTGGAAACGTCACGGAACTACTGATAAGCCAACTAGAATTGCTCACAATCAAAGGCAGTGGAAACCAGGTGAAAAAACTAAATTGATTAATTTGTATCTTGATAAGAAAAATACTATAAATCAAATCAAAAACAAGTTCAAAATCTGTTCTGAACAGCTGTACATTGTATTAAAAGAGCACAATATTCCTTTAAGAGGAACCAAAAGGTTTGATAAATCTGGTAGAGATGGCTCAATAAAATCTGGTGGTTACCGAAAAGTATATAGAGATGGTAAATATATTCTTGAACACAGATACGTTATGGAAAAATATTTGGGCAGATCTCTTTTAAAAAGTGAGAATGTTCATCATAAAAATGGCAACAGGGATGATAACAGGCTAGAAAATCTTGAACTTTGGAGCACAAAACAGCCCTGCGGTAAAAGAATAGAAGATTTACTAAAATATGCTGAGGAGATAATTGAATTATATGGCAACCGAAAATAAAGAAACGTTTCAATCCAGAATTAGACCTTACTTTAGCCCTTCGGATCAGCTTGACGTCAAACTCGCATATACTCTAGCCAAATTCGGGCATCGTGCCCAGACTAGAAAAGAACTTACGGACGGAAAACCTACTCGATATTTCGAGCACGTTCGCCGAGTTGCCATTGTCCTAATGGATGAAATGAAAATCATGGATAAAGACATGATTATTGCAGCTTTACTTCACGACTCTATCGAGGATTGTCAGGACCTGTCGCCAGAACTATTAGAGCATTGCTTTGGAACCGAAGTAGTATCCTTAGTCAAGGTCCTGAGCAAGGTCCCTAAAGAGGGATATCTTGACCGTCTAAACAACTGTAAAAATTGGAAGGCACTTGCCCTCAAGGCTTGCGACCGCCTAGACAACCTACGTTCTTTAATGATTCCTGGAACGACTCCCGAATTCCAGAAAAAGCAAGTTAAAGAAACCAAGGAAAAGTATTTTCCATTGTTTGATCAGATGATGCAAATTTGTCCTCCGATGTATTTGTCAAATATCACTGTAGTAAGAGATGAAATAAGGCACCTGATTACTCGATATAGTACCATTATCGAGCTACAGGAGCCGACCGTAGGATAAAGGAAATTACATGACTTGTATTGTTGGGTTAGTAGACAAAGGCAACGTGTATATTGGTGGTGATAGTGCTGGAGTTAATGCAAGCGAGCTATCTATTACTCTTAGAGCGGACGAAAAGGTATTTATCAACGGTCCTTTCATTATGGGCTTTACAACCTCATTTCGTATGGGACAACTGTTGAGATACAAACTTAGCCCGCCGAAACAGACGGTGCACATGGATGATATGAAATACATGGTCACTGACTTCATCGATACTGCCATTAAGTGTTTCGTTGAAAATGGGTATGGCACAGAATCCTCTGGCGGTTCCTTTTTAGTGGGGTATAAGGGTACACTCTATACTGTAGATAGTGATTTCCAAGTTGGCAAACCAATCAATCAATATGCCGCAGTTGGATGTGGCTCTAATTTAGCTCTTGGTTCATTGTATACTACTGTAGGCAAGGACCCCAAGTACAGAATGAAGGTTGCTTTGGAGGCTGCCGCTCATTTTAGTGCAGGTGTTGCAGCCCCATTCGTGTACATGAAGCAGCCCAAGGAAAAGTAACCGGCAAGATCCGTGCCAACTTGACATGGACGCTGCGAATGCCTATATTTGATGGGCGAGGGAAGGTGTATCCGAAGCCCTGATTTTTACCTGGATTGCACTTACCCGCCTCTAAAAGGTGATAGAAAATGACGAAGGATCGTATCAAAGAGCTAGAAAACAAGATTTTCCAAGCCCGCACTGATTATTACAACCATCAACCCTCTGTTTCGGATAAGGTATACGATGCCTGGGTAGATGAATTGCGAACTTTAGACCCTACCAGCAAGGCTGTCACTGCAATTGGTGCTCCTATCGTCCCTTCTGAATGGAAGAAAGCCAAGCATCAAATCCCCATGGGCTCATTGGATAAAGTCAATACACCTGCCGAGCTGTCCAAATGGGTTGAAGATACTTACCCTGATGGCAAACTTTTCGTTACTGAGAAGCTTGACGGTCTATCCATCGAGCTGATTTACGAAAAGGGTAGCCTCGTACAAGCCATTACTCGTGGTGATGGCGAGACTGGTGAAGACATTACAGTCAACGTTGTTAAGATGGGTGGTGTTCGGTCTCATCTGAAAGACAAGTTTACTGGTTCCTTGCGTGGCGAAATTATCATGACCAGGAGCAACCACAAGCAATACTTTGCTGACAAGGCTAATCCTCGTAATGCAGCCTCTGGTACCAGCAAGCGCTTGGATGGCGTAGGTGTTGATAAGCTCAACATCATGTTCTATCAGGTGCTAGGCGATGTAGACTTTGGTAATGAGCAGTTGCAATTCGTATGGCTCGTCAATCAAGACCTCGATACCCCCAACTGGTGGGTAATGAAGAATGCTGATATGGTCAATAAGCATTGGCGAGAGTATCAAGATGACAAGCGTGACAAGTTGGATTACGATATCGACGGCTTGGTAATTCGTGTTGACAACATGGAGAAGCAACTTGCACTTGGTGACAAGGATATGCGACCCAAGGGAGCTATTGCTTTCAAGTTTGATAACGAAGCTCGCGAGTCAGTCATTCGTGATATCATTTGGCAAGTAGGTAACAGCGGACGTATTACTCCGGTTGCTGTGGTTGATCCTGTGCAACTAGTGGGCGCGACAGTCACCCGAGCTAGCATCTACAATATGTCATACATTGAAGAGTTGAAGTTGGATATCGGCGCAACTGTTTTGGTTGCCCGAGCCAATGATGTTATCCCTCGCATTGAAGAGTTGGTCAAGGGTACTGGCAAAGTTGCCAAGGCGCCTCACTTCTGCCCTGAATGTGGCGGTCTGACCAAGATGGATGGTGAGAATTTGATGTGTGGCAACACTAAACGTTGCCGTGCACAGGTCATTGGTCGTATCAAGAACTGGGTCAAAGAGCTTAATCTACTTGAGTGGGGCGATTCTTTGGTTGAGAAACTAGTGGATGCCAAGAAGGTTACTACAGTTGCTGACCTATACACCTTGAAGCTAACAGATATCTCTGAGCTAGATCGCTTGGGGGACAAGACCGCGCAGAAGTGTTTGGACATTCTATGGGCTAACAAAGAGATTGGTCTGGAAGTTTTGCTTGGAGCCCTTAGTATTCCGATGATTGGTCAAAGCACAATCAAGGCAATCATGAACGCGGGCTGTGATACACTAGAGAAGTTTGGGCAACTCAATGCCGAAGCCTTTGAACAAGTGCCGGGTGTTGGTCCGACCAAGGCAAAGTTCTTGGCAGATGGTTTGCGACACAATCAGAAATTGATTTTGGACTTACTTAACAATGGAGTAGAGGTCAAAGCCAAAATAATTGGTAATATGACTGGCAAGTCAGTCTGTTTCACTGGCGCTATGAAGAACAAGCGCCCACTCTTGGAGAAGATGGCGGCTGAGGCTGGTGCTGATGTTAAGAGTTCTGTGGGCAAAGGACTTACCTACTTGGTAATTGCTGACCCTAGCAGCACAAGTTCAAAGGCGCAAGCTGCACGTAAGCTGGGCACTAACTTGATTTCGGAAGAAGAGTTTTTGGATTTGGTCAAGTAACAAATAAGTAACTTTCTTGTAGTGATCTGCCGTTTTCAGCATAGAGTGTAAGCATGAAGGACAAATATCTTTGGTACACAGACACTCATCTTGATAAGGTAGCGCCTTGGACGCTGATTAAATTTATTAGACACATTAAGAAAGAAAAGCCCAAAGGAATTTTTCTTACCGGAGATATCTCGAATGGCATCCTAACATGTTGGCATTTGAAGTTATTAGCCCGGTTTATCAAGTGTCCAATCTATTTTGTACTTGGCAATCACGATTATCACTTCACTAGTATCTCTAAACAGCATAAAAAGATCCGAGCGCTGTGCAAAAAGTATCCTAATCTAGTTTGGTTAACCGGCTCTGACGTTATTTCATTGACACCAGAGGTCGCAATCATTGGGACTGAGGGATGGTATGATGCCCAAATGGGCAACCCAAACTATCTTAGAGTCTCTTTTGATTGGTTTTTGACTGAAGATTTTAGGAAACTGCCCGATTTTAATGCTTGCATCGACCGTTTTCGCAGCCTTGCAGACCAAAGCTGTGAAATTTTAGCGGACAAGTTAGAGAAAGCTCTAGAGCAAGACTACAAAACCATCTACATTCTCACTCACTTTCCTCCTTGGAAGGAAGCAACTCGTGATGAAGGAACGTTGCTGGAACCATATTTCTTGCCTTATAATGTCAATTTGAGGCTGGGAAAGGCTATTGAGAAGGTTATGAGTGAGCGTAAGAAGAGAAATGTTACAGTTTTGGCAGGACACACTCATACAGATTGCTGGATTCACGTCTCTCGTAACATTGAATGCAAGGTTAATAACGCCAAGTACTATGATTCAGTAAGGAATGAAGAACATATCTTTATTTAACCTGCTACTTACAATACATAAACCTAGACAAAGGACAACTTAATGTGTTATTTATGTATGATGGGAATGGATTTAATAGATCTTGACTCTGGTTCAATGCATCAGAACGTTCAAAAATGTCAAGATGACAATGATTCTTGGGCATTTGGAGAGTCATTTGATTTTGATTTTATTAAAGACTTGGAACCAAAGAAGAATTCTGAAGGTTGTGTTTGTAAAAAATGCAAAGAGCTTTACCCATATGCTGAGCCTAATCAAAAAGATGGCTCTATGATTTGTTATTCTTGTAGAAAATACGGCTAAGACTGCCGGTATATGTCGTCAGAGGATGTTTCCATGACGATAAGTGATCCAAAATTTTTAATTAATGCTGGTGTTTATGATAGGTGTGTTACCTTTGCCAAGGCTTCGGTCAATACGAGCGCTGACAAATATGCTAGACGCAATCAGTTTGATGTAGAAAAGATTGTCAAAGATATTCGAAACGGCAAGATTGGTGAAGAGGGTGTCTACGAAAAGCTAGTAGCTACGCTTCCCAACTTATCTAAACCCGATCATAACATTTATGATAAGAGAGATAAGTCATGGTCACCTGATTTGAGTGATACTGGCTCGTCTATTCGTGTTGCTGTCAAGTCCCAAGACATTGAATCTGCCCTCAGCTTCGGTGAGTCTTGGGTTTTTCAATTTGGTAATGGCGGAAAATATGATTGTGATACTGGAGTCTTTAAAGAAGTTGATCCAAATCACTATGTAGCGTTTGTTTCTTTGAATGTACCAAAAAGATTTGGTACAATCAGAGCTATTGTTAAAGTGCAATGGTTGCACGATAAGAAGCTTTTCAAAGAAATGAAGAAGCAGTCCTTGCGCGGAAACAAAGTCGCCGTATATTGCGACGACCTATTAAAGCATCCTAACGAATTATGGCAACTATAACTCCCTTCCGATATCCTGGTTCCAAAAATAAGCTACTGCCGATACTGATGGAACATATGGATAAGATGATGGAAGGTCAGAGTTCTTTTGCAGATGTGTTTGTGGGTGGGGGTTCGGTACTTCTAGAGGTTGCTCGTAAGTATCCTAAGGTTCAATTGTATGCCAATGACAAAGATTATTGGATGTATTGCTTCTGGAAGGTCGTGGCTGACACAGATACCAATAAATTGGACCAGCTGCTGAAGCTCATGGAGGCTGTCCCGACGCTAGAACTATTTTATAAATTACGTGAAGAGGATACACGGGACGAAATTAAGTGTGCCTACAAGGCTATCTTCTTCAATCGAACCACCTTTTCAGGTATCTTTTATAGCGGACCCATCGGTGGTAAAGATCAAAAATCGAAATATACAGTTGACTGTCGCTATAACTACAAGAAACTAAAGGCAAAAATACTGCACTGCCACAAATTATTAGCAGGGCGCACTACGGTTGACAATCAAGATGTGGCGACTTATCCTGTGCTGACTCAGATGAGCATGCCAGTCTACTTAGACCCGCCATATTTCGTCAAAGGAAACATCCTTTATCATGAGACTATGAAGCCCCAGGAGCATGAAAATCTGGCAAAGATTCTAGAAAACAGAACCAATTGGGTTCTTTCTTACGATGACTGTTATGAGACGCGGCAGATGTATAAGTCAAAGCAAGTTATTGACCTAGCCGCCCGCTATTGCATCAATGGTAAGAAAGAAAATTGGAAACATAAGAATGAACTAATCATTCTTTCTACTATGGGGAGCTAAGATGAAGTATTTTTTGTTTAGCTTGATTATGATTTTGTCTGGATGTGCGGAATACGTTATCGATCCATCCAATCCAAACATCGCATATCAATATGGTTGTACTACTATTTGCGATGATTATGGTTGCCGCGAATTATGTAATGTACAATATTATGAAACTCCTGATGGAGTTGTTTATTGGGACACGCATTTCAGTGCTTGGATTGGACCACACGGTTATTGGTGGCATGGTAGTTATTATCGTGGAGGCTTTCCAAGATATCACGAATACTATCATCGTGGTTGGTATGGTCGTAGTGGTGGAGGATATCGAGGAAACTTTCATGGAGGGCATCATAGATGAATTTAGCAGAATCAACTCAGTCAAATTTGGTAAAGCTTTGTGAGAATCCTAAAATTTCTCAGCTGTTAGAAGAGGTTAAGAGTTGGGGGAAGGCAGCAGTCTTCGGTGGTGCGGTTAGAGATTGGTCTTTTGGTAATCAACCTCGTGACATTGATGTAGTAGTTGACTGTCCATCTCAGGCTTTAGATGCTTTGATTAAATACAAAGCCAAAAAGAATCGTTTTGGCGGCTACAAGTTAACTCTTGACAAGGTTGAATTTGATATTTGGAATCTGGATTCTACTTGGGCATTTGGAAATGATCCCAAATTCTCTAAAAAATTAGAGACCATTCCACAGACAGTCTTCTTGAATGTAGATGCTGTTGCTTATTGCCTAGATGATAAAGCAATTTTGGACAAAGGCTTTACTAAAGCAATGGAATCAAGGGTTCTTGATATTGTTTACGAGCCCAATCCATACCCGTATCTTTGTGTTTCTAAATCTTTGGTTGCATTGAAGAAGTATGATATGAAAGCCTCTCCACGATTGAGGAGTTTTATTCGCGATCAAGAGGGCAGAGGATACACGGCGAAGTCTTTTAATGTGTATCAAAAGGTTCAATATGGTGACACTGTATTGGATTATACTGACTGCATGAATCGAGTGTAATAAATGTTGGATTTCATAATTGTTGTTGGTGCCATTTTTGGTCTAGCTTTCTTTATTAAAGAATCAGACGGTCCCTGGGGTTTGATGGCAAGAGCCCGTAATGAACTCTTTAAAAACCCTCATGTGGGTACATTCTTTTATAAATTACTGGATTGTTATTTCTGCCTTGGTTTCCATTGTGGTTGGTTCGTCTATTTATTGCACGAAAAAATATGGAGCCTCAATTTATTAATTTGCTGGGGTCTTGCTGGCGGCATGATCAGCCTTATAATGGACTTGATTTTGACGAGGCTCACGGCGCCACTGGCGTCAGAGCCCGAGCCTCCACTTGAGGCACCTCAACCACGTAAACGAACCAAGGTTAAAAATGGCTAAGCCTGTTATCAGAGAAGATGAACTTCAAGTTTCCATCAAAGACGTTTTTAAGCGTTATACTCTAAATTTTACTGACATCATCAATAACAATAACAAGTATTACAACTTGGAGTTGATTGAATCCAATGATGGTAAGTACTATATCTATACGCAGTATGGGCGTGTTGGTGTTTCTGGCGCCAAAGAGTATCGTGTCTGCGAAGATAAGGCTGATGCCGAAAAAGAAGCCGAGAAGATTATCAAGTCCAAAACCAAAAAGGGCTATGTTGAAGTCAAGTTGGTTAAGGCTGACGTTGGCTCTGATATGGGTAAATCTAAAGTAGACTCTACCGTTTCTGTGGAAGCTCTCAAACGATTGGGCGCAACTGTCACTGAGAAAGACGAATCGGCTAGTAAACTTCATGCGCAAGTGCAGGACTTAGTTCGTACTTGGTTCGGCGTTACACAAGAGTTCGTTGAATTGAACCTTGATACCAACAAGTGTCCATTGGGTCAATTGTCGTTAACCCAAATTGATTTCGCCAAACAAATTCTGGATGAAGCTCGTAAGCAAATCCACGTCAAGAAGCCTGACGTCAAGGAGTTGAATAAGCTTACCAGCCAATACTACTCTAACATTCCTCACGTCCTCCCTCGTAAGATTGATGCTGACGTATTACGTTTGGACGACGACGATAAGCTCAATAAAGCTTTCGACATTCTCGACGTCTTTGCTGACGCAAAGAACGTTCAAGCAGTTATCTCCAAGAAGAGCGCAGTAGATTCGCAGTATGCGACTTTGAAAGCTGATTTGGAGTACGTTGATCCTTCCGATCCGGTGTTCAAGTGGATTGATAACATGCTACATGGTACCCGTGCAAGCAATCATGGTGGCTTGGGCAAACTAAAGACTCATAAAGTTTTCCGTGTTGCTCGTCACGATGAAGACAAGCATTGGATGGAAGCTTCCGAGAAGATTGCTAAGGAATGTGGCAAATACACTCCTTCTGAAGTATATGCTAAGTGGGTAAAAGAACGTATTGACATTACCAAAGAAATGGATGCCCTTTATAAGAAGGCAAACGTTCTTCCTGCATGGCACGGTACTCGTCGTGCAAACATGATTGGTATCACAACCAAAGGTCTTTTGATTCGTCCTTCTGGCGTTATCCATGCTGGGTCTGCATTTGGGGATGGAATCTACTGGGCAACCAATTCTACCAAGAGTATGAATTATTGTGATGTTAGAGGTAGCTACTGGGCTCAAGGAACAAATAAAACAGCATATCTCTTTTTAGCAGATGTGGCTTTTGGAAATCAAAAGATCACGCAACAGTCTCACTTCTATACCAAGAAGAATATTAACCCAGCACATAGTGTTTGGGCTAAAACAGGCGGGTCACTATATAATGAAGAATTGATTACATATACGCCAAGTGGACCAGAACAACAACATTGTATCCGCTATATTATAGAATTTGAAACGCAAGCCAAATGATTACGGTAGATATCGTATTTTCTTTGACATCTTGTTATTGGTGAGGTATTTTCGTAAATCCAAGTTAATATCTTAGTTGCATTGGTTCCCGAGTATCGCAAGGAGTAGTTGGGGTTCTTTCGTTTCTTACTTCGCTTTATCGTTTTGATATGTCCATCTTCGGCGATATCAAGCGTATTAGATAGATAATGACGCAATTTTTGAACGAAATCTAAACAATTAGAAGAATAGGAAAACTCGATACCACATGATTGATTTTTTCTGCGGTCGTCAATTCTGACACACCCATCGGTGCTCAACAGTCCCGAAACGAAGAACTGATACATATCTTGTGGTAAGTTAGGAAAAATCAATTTACTACTCTTGGGACTTTGTAGATGAAACTTATTGATTAGTTCTTGGCATAAATGTTTGGAGTTGATGACAAGGTTATAAGCTTTGGCTTTCTTTCTCTTAGTAATAGGAAAGTTGGTCCCTAATAAATGTCTGGCACTTTCTAAGATATCCATATCATTGCTAACAATCGTTGTAGCATATTTGTATCTTTTAGGATTGTAATGAACGCATCCATCACCGAATATCAACCCTAACACATAGCATTGAAGCGCGTCTAACTCGTCAAAATAGTTTCGTTCTTCTAACATCGCTTTTCGTCTCTGCGTTTCATATGCTGTTAGAATTGGAACATCAAATTGGTCAAGAATGAATTTCAGTTGCTTCTGCTGCAACTTCGTTTCTTTTTGCAATTTTTTGAGTGATACGCCAGCTTTGTAGTCTGCCACAATTTTTTGTTTTTCTTGCTCGGTGATAATTCGTTTTGGTCGCGACATATAATGCTCCGTGATCATGTATGGTGATGGTATATCTATATCACCAAATTAGTAGATTTTGAGGAAATATGTTTAACAATCAAGAGTTTGTGTATTTTTTAGAACAACCCGATTATGGGCAGCCCAACAAAGAAATAAAACCGTTTCAATCATTGAGATGAAATAAATGCAACAATTATGGAATAAAACCAGGTGTATTCCTAGCATAGATGAAAATGTTTTCAAATATGTCTTCGAAAAGGATAATGCTGTGGCGGAATCTGTCCTCTACAAATATCCAACTTTTGAAGCCAGAACAGTGGTTTGCTGTTCCACTCAAAGCGGTTGTCCAATTGGATGCCGATTCTGTGGTGCTGGTGACAGTTTCGTCCGCTCTTTAACAGCGGATGAGATTGTTTCGCAAACGGAACACCTGTTTGCCGATAAAGGCATTGACCCTACCAAGGTCCAGCGTATGCAAATCATGTTCATGAGCATGGGCGAGCCCATGCTCAATCTTAAGGAGCTGAATCCGGCAATTCGCAAGCTGCATTCATTGTATCCACAAGCCGCACTGCTGATTTCAACTTCAGCTCCGCGTGTCGATTACCAACCAGTCATTGACATTTCCAAGGAAGTGGATAAGGTTGGTTTGCAGTTTTCCGTTCATGAAAGCACGGATGAAGCTCGCAATCAACTCATTCCGTTCCAAAAGAAATTAACTTTGGGAGAGATTGCTCGCCAAGGAACTCTGTGGGCAATGGAAGTTGGTCGCCAACCCTTCTTCAACTACTGCGCTCATGAGAAAAACTCTTCGGCTGAAGATGCTGATAGACTCATGAAACTTTTTGATCCAAGCATTTGGCAAGCTACCATTTCAGTTATCTGCGAACGAGAGGAAACGGTTGCTGCTGCAAATGCACGTCAACGTGAATTAGCTGCTAATTTCCAGAGTCTATTATTGGAACGTGGTTTCTCTACGCGCATGTTTGATCCTGCTGGACAAGATGATGTCGGGAGTGGGTGCGGACAATTATGGATGACTCAATCTTGGATGAGAGATAATCCTCAGTTTGCAAGACCCTCAATAGGTCGAGGATTACCAGTTATACATACTCCTAAATGACAGATAGACACATGATTGAAATTGTTACAGGTGACTTGCTAAATTCTAAAGAAAAATATATTGCACATCAATGCAATTGTTTGACACAGAATTCTGCTGGAACAGCCAAAGCTATTTTTGATAAGTTTCCTCATGCTAACACTTATGTCGCAAGGACTGAACCAGATGCTCTTGGAACAATAAAAATATTGGGTGATGGTCAAGAGCAGCGATATGTCATCAACATGTTTGCTCAATACTATCCTGGCAAGCCCAAGTATCCCAAATCGACTTTGGATGGCATATTAGTTCGAGACAAATGTTTCCATAGGTGTTTGTTGCGAATTGCAGAGATTCCTGATTTGGAAAGCATCGCATTCCCATGGAAAATTGGATGCAATCTTGGTGGTGGTATTTGGGAACACTATTTAGGCACGCTAACTAACTTCGCAAATTATCTTGAAGATAAGAATGTTCGTGTTGTAATTTATCGCAGAGAAGGTGATGAATGAGTAATGTATCTTGGGAAGATCCTCCATATGGCGACAGAGACGCATATCAAAAATTATGCGAAACATCAACTCCATCAGATTTTTATTTCTTAGTTAAAGGCGAGAGTTCGTTTGTTGAATCTCCAGGTGATACTCCGGAAAATTTTGTTATGGTTTTCATAACACCAAAATTGTATTTTCACAAAGAAAATAATATGTGGGATCAGTCTAACGATCTTTCTGAGTGTATGGAAAGTGTTTGGGACAATGATGGCGATAGATCTGTCGAAGAAATTAGGCAGGATATGTTGGCACGCGGGTTTGAAGAAAACGAAGCTTTTACAAAACTGATTAACAGGGAATACGATGGCTATTAAATTTTATAAGACCAATGAACCATATGGATTTCTGAATAACTTCAAGAAAGCCAGAATGTTTATAGTTGGTCCGGGTGGCGGGCGCTGGTGTGACAATGTTGAAACGGCTTATCAAGCTGCCAAAACTGTTATCCTAGAAGACGAAGAAATGATTTGGGCAGCTAAGACTCCTCGCGAAGCTCGTGATCTTGGACAGAAAATAAAACTTCGTGGTGATTGGAACCATGTCAAAGATGATGTTATGTATCAGTGTGTTCTAGCTAAATTTCTACAACATGCAGACTTGCGCGCCGAACTAATGGCTACTGGCAATGAAGAGCTTATTGAAGATTCGCCCGTGGACTGGTACTGGGGATGTGGCAAAGATGGTACAGGCAAAAATATGCTTGGCAAGACTTTGATGAGGGTCCGTAAAGAATTACAGGGAGAGTAATGATTTATTTCTTGCTTTACCTTTTGATTGGATTATTTGTGGGACATGCTTTAACAAAATTCTTGCGTGTCTATTACGATTTTTGGTTTATGTTTTGGGCAGCCATAATTTGGCCAATATTTGCGGTTATAGCCATAATCGGATTCTCAGTTGATTGGCTAAATAAACACTTGTGATTATTTTTATAATTACTACCCCTTGCTTTTAATTTCAAAGAATTTACTATACAAAATACAGGAGATCTGAAAAATGCAAACGTTGGAAGATATTGTTGATGATGTGCTCGAAGGTTTGGTACAGGATGAGGTTTTGTTCACTGCGCTGGATGTCAGCAATAAAGTGAAACTGGCGATGCCAAATGCGCGTCACCGTGAAGTTAGAGACATGGTTCGTTCCAAATTTACTAGCCACATTGAGCCACATGGTTGGGCGCGAAGTCCCATTACTGTGACCTTGGCTGATGGTTCGCAGGTTGAAGCGTTATTGTATCATCCATTGTCTGCCTCTTGGGATTTGGATACGGCATATGATGACCAAAAACGAACTCAAGTTTCGGCTAGAATTACAGTTCCAGTTCCTGCAAGTGTTGCTTCTGATGGAACTGTAAGTGTTAACCCTCCAGTTAGCATGACTGCTCCAACGGTTACTCCACCGGCTGTTATGCCAGCTAAGGACCTTTGGGATCAAATGTTTAACTCTCAACCGTCTCTCTTTCCACGAAAATGAGAGCCACATTCAAAGGAGAGATTGACTCCTTTAAAGTTAATGGTGGCGACGTTACTATTGAATTCAAAACCAATGATGGCAGCGTAGAAACCAAAAACATTGCAGCTAAATCAGCTGCAATTGAGGGAACCCTTACAGTCAAAAAATTGGCTGCTCAAGGCGTTAGGATGGGTTCGAAAATCAAAATAGAAGTTACTTTTGCTGAATCTTTTGAAGGCGAAGAGTAATTATTTTTTGACCGGAGGAATGTAAGTGTCTTCTTGCGGCGGAATATTCGATGGAACGAAAACAGGAGAAACTGTTTTTAGATCTTTTGGTTCTTCTGGTATCCCGCTTGGTCCAGTGATTAGCGGATTTTCCGTCATGTACTGTTCTAGTCTGCTAGCTAGCTCTTTAAGCAACTTTAGGCTTTTAACTTGAACTTGCTGCAACATTGATCCGGTCTGAGTATCTATTTCATTCTTCTGCATATGATGTTGGATTAGAAAATCTAGATTGTCTATGATTGAACGATGCGGGCGCTGCTTGACATATTGCACTAACTTGTCGGCGGCGACATATGGATCTTTTACATCCAACTGTTTGGAGATATCGATCAAATCGTACCAAACTTGAAAGAAAGATTTCAAAAGGTTTTTGGGGAAATCTTTCTCTTTTAATGTCCTTAGATCTCCCTCCATCTCGTTAAGCATAACTCTAAACTTCATGTGCAAGTCATGATAGAATTGCTCTAGCTTTTCTCTTTGAAGACGAAACTGTTCGTTTCTGTCTAAAGTAGAAGTATCAGCTAATTTCTTGATTCGGGCGAGCAGGATTTTACTGGACATAGTAGTAATATGAAAATATTGACTTTACAACAATTGTGGTCACATTGTCTATTCTGTCCCGTCTGTCAAGATATTACGAGATCCATCTATATTTCAGTTGGTCCCGATGAAGCTACAGAGCTACAATCCTTCAAAAAGGATAATCATATCCTGCACTTACATTGCCAACTTAATTTGGGTAATAGAAAGTTTTTCAACAAATATCAAATTAATTGTTTGGATAACAGTTTTACATTTGATATATCGGAACCTGAGCTGTCGGAGCGCAGTGTTACTCGCGCATCTTCAGCTTATTTTTATTTCATAATCAATAGCGATTGCCGCAAATGCAATTCGTCTTATTCGAATAGCGGCGATTTAGAATTTGATTTCTTAAACCATAAAATTACTAATGTTGGAATCGAGCGAGATAGCGTTTATCTTTTAAATCAAAAAGATAAATTTCACATTACCACAATGTATCTCGATAAAGAGATGATTATTTCTCAGTGCTATCAAGATGATGATGGTGGCATTATAGATGATAATAAACCATTTACTCTTCCAATAATTTCTTTTGATTATTCAAAGCCACGTAAAGTAGTTAATAAAATCAAAACATTGTTAGTATTTAGTTGAGGTTCATATGTCTACCTTTAAAGAAGCCAATCAAGTTCGTTTGCAACTTAAAATGCAACTTTCAGTACACTCTTGGTATAGTTCCAGCACAGTCATTTCTGATGATGATGGTTATGCTGTGGTAGTGCTAGTTAAACGGCTAGATAATAAAACAAGAAAAATTATACCGCCCGTTATTGATGGAATTAGTGTAAGAACAGAACAAGAATGAATCCTAACATTCCAGAAAAATGCAATGGCTGTGGAAAGCCTATATTGTTAGAAAATTTGTATGTGGATGACGGCTGCCCATGCAATACTCCGCGTGGCGTCAATTTTAAGCAAGCACAGTGTTCAACCTGCAATACTGACAATTGTGTCAAACCTGGACACCGTTTGATGGCATTGTTTGGTGGTATTGTTGCGTATGTTAAGAATGATATGAAAAGGTAACGAAAATGAAAATAGTATGTATTTCCGACACACATGAGCAAGAAGAGAAAATTCTTTTGCCGCCAGGCGATGTGCTTGTTCATGCTGGTGACATTACCTATCGTGGTGATATTGGCAAGCTATCCAAATTTTTGCGCTGGATGAGTGCCCAAAACTTCCAAAGTAAGATTATCATCTCTGGTAATCATGATTGGTGTTTCCAAAACAATAGCCGAAATATTGCGCTCAGATTGTGCGAAGAAAATGAAATCACCTATCTTCAAGACAGTGGTGTCAAGATTGGTGGCATTAACTTTTGGGGAAGCCCTTGGCAGCCTTGGTTTCATAACTGGGCTTTCAATGCCATGAGGGGCAAGGATATTGCTCATCATTGGGCAAAGATTCCCGAGGATACCAATGTCCTGATTACACATGGTCCAGTTATGAATGTATTGGATGCAGCTCCACGTGGTGTTGCTGACGTAGAGCACGTGGGCTGTGAAGAGTTAGCAAAGCGTATTACAGAGTTGCCTAATCTAAAGGCTCATATCTGTGGACATATTCACTATGGATATGGCAAAATGCAACTTGCTAATGTGCAATTTGTTAATGCATCATGCTGTACCGAAGCATATGCTCCAACTAACCCTCCGATTACAATTGAGGTGTAATGTGTTTTTAACAAAATTTCAAATGGAAAGACTTACTACTGCAAGATTGTTGGCTTATAAGAATAAGCTGATTACTAAGTCCCACCCTTCGTGGCAGGAAGCTTATAAAAATATCAAAGAAGTATTGACTACTAGAGAGCATGTAGAATGAAAGTCAAGCCGAAAGAAGTCTTACTTAATCTTCCAATTGTATTAATGTTCGATGACGGTACCAAAATTGCCGAATTTGCATCGAACATTAATACATTAATACATTGATTCATGGCAAAGTAAGAGTCAAAGTAGAAGAATTGGGCACGCTGGGCGGACAATTTGTCGGCATGTTCTATCTACAACGTAATGGCGAATTTACAGAATTGAGTGAGCAGTTTATGCAAATGATTGAGCAAGAGCAACTAGGTATGCCTCCTCCTGAAGAAGGTGCAGACGATGAGGAAGATAACCTAGATGAAGAGTTATCTTCCAAATATGATCCCTTCTATGGTGATGAGCTTCCATGTGAATGCGATCATCCATATTATCGCCACTTTGATAGTTATGATGAAATGGCTCCAGTGGGCTGCAAATACTGTGGCGTAGATGAATGTCCAGGATTTAGAGCGAAAAAATGATTGGAGTGAAAATTAGAAGACGCTCACAATTTCCTAAATGTATTCGACACTTCAAAGAAGTTAGGGGAATTTGTATTGGTGAATGTGTAGAAAAATGTGAAATTAATAAGCATCATGCGGCACATGCACATTGCAATCATAATGATTATCCTGGTTGGATATGTTTGCGCCGTAAAACGCAATTAAGAGAAAAATTTACACTGCTACATGAGGTTGCACATATTATTAGCTGTACTTCTAATAATATTCCATATCATGGTAAAAAATGGAGAGAAGTTGTTGTGGCAATTGGTGGCACATACCAATCATATAAGTCTTACTGCAAACGATACATATACAAAGATTATTCACCAAGAAAACGAACTCCTAAATGATAATAGCATTTACTGGACATCGACCTGACAAACTCGGCGGATATAAGATTCCCAATCCAACTTATATTCGTGTTTGTAAGAAAATTGATGCCAAGCTCCGTGAACTAAAACCTGATAGAGTCATCTCTGGAATGGCTTTAGGTATAGATCAATGGGCAGCTTTCATTGCTATTAAATTAAATATTCCCTTTACCGCAGCCGTGCCTTTTGAAAACCAAGATAATGCTTGGCCATTTCATTCACAATACATTTACAGAATGTTATTGAGATTCGCAATTGAAAAAGTTGTTGTTTCTCCTGGCGGATATTCTGCGGCAAAAATGCAGATTCGCAATCAATGGATGGTGGACCATTGCGATATCTTAATCGCAATTTGGGACGGAACAGCAGGTGGTACTGCTAATTGTATCAATTATGCGAAATCTATTGGTAAGCAAATCATCTTTATCGACCCTAATGGAGAATAAATGAGTGTCTATAAGCCTAATGAATTCCGTGTTTACTCTAAGCAAGATGTGGATAAATTAAGGGGTTCCTTTCAAATCGAGTATACAATAGCAAAATTAGGTTGTGAAAGATTGTGGACTCTGTTTAATGTAGATCCATATGTAAAAGCTTTGGGAGCTTTAACTGGTAACCAGGCAGTTCAACAAGTAAAAGCTGGGCTCCATGCGATTTATCTTTCGGGCTGGCAAGTAGCGGCAGATGCTAATCTAGCTGGTCAAATGTATCCTGACCAATCTTTGTATCCTGCTAATAGCGTTCCAAGTGTTGTCAAAAAGATTAACTCAGCACTTCTTAGGGCTGATCAGATAGAGAGCGCGGAGGGATGTCCTCAAAGATATTGGCTTGCTCCTATCGTAGCTGATGCCGAGGCAGGCTTTGGTGGACCTCTTAATTCTTTTGAATTAATGAAGGGTATGATTGAGGCGGGAGCTGCTGGCGTACATTTCGAGGATCAATTATCTTCTGAAAAGAAGTGCGGTCATATGGGCGGCAAGGTATTAGTCCCCATGAATCAATTTATAAAATCATTAGTCGCTGCTCGCCTAGCTGCCGATATCTGCGGTACCAGAACTATTATCATTGCCCGTACAGATGCCGATTCAGCCAAATTAATTACTACAGATGCTGACGAAAGAGATCGTCCCTTCATTGTATCTTCTGAGCGTACCGACGAAGGTTTTTTCAAAATTAAGAATGGTGTAGAGTATTGTATTGCCCGAGGCTTGGCTTATGCGCCTTATGCGGATATGTTGTGGATGGAAACTTCTACGCCCGATATTGGTCAAGCTAAAGAGTTTGCAGATGAAATTCATAAAAATTTCCCAAACATGCCCTTGGCTTATAATTGCTCTCCTTCTTTCAATTGGAAAAAGAATTTATCAGAATCTCAAATTGCTTCTTTCCAAGATGAACTAGGAGCATTAGGATATAAATTCCAATTCGTCACTTTGGCAGGATTTCATGCTCTAAATCATTCAATGTTTACTTTAGCGCAGGCATATAAGACAAGTGGCATGAGTGCCTACTCATCTTTGCAAGAAGCTGAATTCGAAAATGTCGCAGCGGGATATACAGCAGTAAAACACCAACGCGAGGTTGGTGCAAATTATTTTGACCAAATTTCCACTGTAATTTCTTCAGGCAGCTCTTCTACTTTAGCACTTCCTGACAGTACTGAAAAAGATCAGTTTTAATATCATCAACGTGCCTATCAATACTTCTGTATGATGGCATGAAAAATACAAAAATATGTGGCGTCTGCAAAGAGGAAAAATCTGTTTCTGATTTTTTATTGTTTTAAGGATAATAGAAATAAGGGCGGTAAAGGTATTTATACTAAATATCTTTGTAAAAAATGCGACAAGAAAAATGGATTGAAGCAAAAAGAAAAGTCTCGTCGCAGGAAGAGACAGTTTTTATGGGAATATAAAAAATCTCATCCGTGTGTAGACTGCGGTGAAAGTAATCCAATTTGTCTACAATTCGATCACGTGAGTGATATTAAGTTTATGAATGTAGGAATTTTGGCGAATGGTGGACATTCTCTTCTACTACTTAAAAAAGAAATTGAAAAGTGCGTAATAAGGTGTGCCAGTTGTCATATGAAGAAGACTGCGAAAGACCAAAATTGGTATGAAGCAGAGCTTCGAATTGAAGGCTGTTCCATTGATGAATGGAATCAAAAATTTTCTAAAGCAGTTCTAAAATGAGAATAGAGATAGTTAATTTAGATAAATATAAAGACACCATATTAACAGATGAAGCAATCTTTTTTGTGGTTGATTTGGTAAATAGGTTTGCGCCAAGAGTCAATGAGATATTATTTTCTCGCCAGGCAAGACAAGCCCTGTTGGATAGACATGATTTGCTCCCATACTTCTTACCAAATACCGCACACATCCGTGGTTCGGATTGGACTGTAGCTTCATTGCCTGCTGACTTATTAGATAGGCGAGTAGAGATTACGGGACCAACCGAACGCAAAATGATCATCAATGCCCTTAATTCGGGCGCTAATGTGTTCATGGCTGACCTAGAAGACTCTAACTCTCCTACATGGGAAAACATGATGCAAGGTCAGGTTAACTTGATGGATGCCGTCCGTCGCACCATAACCTTCACATCAGACGCAGGTAAAGACTACAAACTCAATGAAAAAACTGCTGTCTTGATGGTCAGACCGCGTGGTTGGCATTTAGTCGAAAAGAACTTTATGTTAGACAATATGCCCATTCCAGCAGCTCTATTGGATTTTGGTTTATACTTTTTCCACAATGTTAAAGAATTGATGGAAAGAGGAACTGCTCCTTATTTTTACCTTCCTAAAATGGAAAGTTATTTGGAAGCTCGTCTATGGAATGATATTTTTGTTTATTCTCAAAAGAAATTCAAAATTCCAAAAGGCACAATTAAAGCAACTTGTTTAATTGAAAACATCTATGCCGCATTTGAAATGAATGAATTTCTATGGGAATTAAAAGATCATTCAGCTGGCTTGAATTGCGGGCGTTGGGATTATCTTTTCAGCTTTATTAAAAAGTTTGCGAATAAACCGGAATTTATTCTACCCGATCGCGCTCAATTGACAATGGACAAAGGATTTCTTAATGCGTATGTCCAGCTCCTAATTCAGACTTGCCATAAGAGAAATGTCCATGCTATGGGCGGTATGGCTGCACAGATTCCAATTAAGGACGATCCAAAAGCCAATGAAGCTGCTATGGCTAAAGTAAAGGCTGACAAGCTACGCGAGGTCAAAGCTGGTCATGATGGAACGTGGGTAGCCCATCCTGGATTGGTTCCAGTAGCTCGTCAAATTTTTGACGAATACATGCCTCACTCTAATCAAATTGGCAACATTCACTATTCAACAGTGACTGAACAAGATTTACTGGCTGTACCAGAAGGGACTTGTACTGAAGCTGGTTTACGTTATAACATTCGCGTCGGCATCCGTTATTTGGCAGCATGGTTGTCCGGACAAGGCTGTGTCCCAATTTATAACTTAATGGAGGACGCTGCAACGGCAGAAATATCCCGCTCCCAGGTTTGGCAGTGGTTGCGACATAAGGTGGCAATAGTAACTGCCGATGAAGATAAACAAACACTAACTAAAGATTGGTTTCTAGAAATGGTTGATGAGGAAATGATAACTCTTCAAAAAGAAACTAAGGATTTTGATAATGGATATAAAGCGCGTGATCTGTTTGTTTCATTATCTACAGCTGAACGATTCGAAGAATTTTTAACAACGGCAGCTTACCATTTCTTAAAATAATCACGCTTGACACTCTAACTATAGTGGTTATATTAATATTTTGGTATAGTCTTACTGGTCGTGTGGCGGAATAGGCAGACGCGGCAGTCTCAAAAACTGTTGGGAGCAATCCCGTGTGGGTTCGATTCCCACCATGACCACCATTAATTTTAAAATTGTCAGTCTTGACAATCATGTGCTGCCGACTTATCTTAGTGGGTGACATTCTCCGAGAAATCTGGGAATAAGACGATATATAAAGGCATCACGCTCAGGTGACGGAATTGGCATACGTACTACTCTCAGAAAGTAGGTTTTATGGGTTCGACTCCCATCTTGAGCACCAAAATGCTATCATGGCGGAACGGCAGACGCGGCAGGCTTAGAACCTGTTGGGAGTAATCCCGTGGGGGTTCAAGTCCCTCTGATAGCACCACTTATGCTACTGTGGTGGAACGGCAGACACACAACGCTAAGAACGTTGCGCTCGTAAGGGCATGGGGGTTCAAGTCCCTCCAGTAGTACCAGATTCTAAATGAGTAAGAACAATCAAAAATATTCCAAAGAACTATTAGAGCCAATTGTTAAAAAAGTGTTTCTCTTACTAGCAGGTAATGAGAGAGCTTGGTTTAAAGATAAGTGGTGGCAGCAGTTCTCATTTGAAATCCAGATTTAAACTTTATAACATAGATACCTCACATTTTACAGGTTTAGCTACTAACCAAGGCAAACCTCATAAAGGTGGATTTCCAAAATTATCGGCTGAAACTATTCTTGTTTTTGATAGACTGGGCGGTCGCAGAGATCATGGTTGGAAAATAAAACGAGCACTAGTAGAGTCTGGCGTTCCAGAACAGTGTGAATGTGGTTTGAAATCAGAATGGAACGGTAAGAAATTAGTTCTTCAAGTTGATCATAAAAATGGTAATGGGCTTGATAATCGCAGAGAAAATCTTAGATTCCTTTGCCCTAACTGTCATTCACAAACAGATAATTTTTGTTCTAAAAATATGAAGGCTAAATAAATGTTATTCGGTGAAGAATGTGATTGTCATTGTCATGACGGCGACTTTGATGTTGCTCACATCATGCCTTGCTGCTATGAGTGCCCTACTTGTCACACAAATATTGATGTCGTGAATTATGAAACTCACGAGAAGAGATGTGGTGAAGAATATAAAGAATTACTCAGCAGCGTACTTGGAAAGAAGTGAATTGATTTCATCCAAAGCAGCTTTCTTGGATTTCTTATCTTTACCGCCGACATCAATCTTTGGATACTTAGCTTTTACTTTTCTTGCTACTAAAGCTTGAAGACCCTTCAAAGAACCTTTGTACCACTCTGGAACAGAGCTGTATTGATGAACACGAGACAAAGCATTACGTGCTTGATCGGCATTATTAATTGGGAAATGGTCTTTCTTGTCCTTGGCTTGTTCAGCTGGAACACAAACGTTGCCTCTATTACGAACTTCAGCCTTAGGATCTAGCTTCTTTTTCTCTTTCTTTGCAGCAGTTTTCTGCAAAGACTCCGAAGATAGCTCATCAAATTGAGTGGCTAAAGTTAATAATTGCTCGATTGTGTAGGACATTAAAAACCCCTTGAACTAGGATATATAGAAATATACTAATAATTAAGCAAGAATATTACCAGATTATGGTGTCGTGAGGGAGCTGGTGACCCCGGTTGGCTGTGAACCAATCTTCGACGGGATCGAAACCCGTACGACACCCCAAGTAAGTTTATGGTGTGCGTTTCCATTTGGTAATGGTCGGGTGTTGTGACCACTCGATAAGCGGGTTCGAATCCCGTCGCTCACCCCAGTAAGTTATGCTCCGTTCATCTAGTGGCTAGGATACTTGGTTTTCACCCAGGAAAAAGGGGATCGATACCCCTACGGAGTACCAACGGTCTGTTCGTCTAGCGGTTAGGACCCAGCCCTTTCAAGGCTGTCACACGAGTTCGATTCTCGTACAGATCACCAATGAAAAAAGTATTAATTTTGTTAGCAGTTGCTTTTGTTATCGGATGTGCTTATAAAGTAGACATGAGTTCGGTTCCTAAGGGTGCAAAATTCTGTGGAAATGATGGTGAGTGTTCTCGTGGTGAGTATTGTGGATTTTACGGAGTTGATTCTCCTGCGGTTTGCAAACCAAAGCCACAAGAAATTAGATGGCATTAATCGGCTAATAAGCTGATATAATAGATACGATGGTCCCTTCGTCTAGCGGCTAGGACGGCAGATTCTCAATCTGTTAACACGGGTTCGATTCCCGTAGGGATCACCAAGAAACTTTGGTTTCTTTATGTGCTCATAGCTCAACTGGACAGAGCGATCGGCTTCTACCCGATAGGTTGAGGGTTCAAATCCTTCTGGGCATGCCAAGTAAGTTTTGTTTTATGTCTCTGTAGTCTAATGGAAAGGCAGCTGCCTTCTAAGCAGTTTTATGTTGGTTCGAGTCCAATCAGAGATACCAAATACGCCCGTCGTAGCGGATCTACGTAAGAGTCTACGTAAGAGTCTACGAAACTCTTTATCTCGGTTCAACTCCGAGCGGGCGTGCCAGAATTTGATACGAAATGTATCAATAGTTTCGTATCCTTTGTATGAAGATTTGTACGAAGTGTAAAACAGATTATCCTACCCCATTAGAAGATCATTTCAATAAAAGAGCTGGCTCGAAAGACGGACTTCAGCATCGTTGCAAGAAATGTATAGCTGTTCTTCACAAAGAACATTACGAGTTACGTACAGATTATTACCTTGCGAAAGCAAAGAAACGCAATTATAAAATTAGAGTAAGTAATTTGCAGTTCATGATTGATTACTTGAAAGAAAATCCATGTATTGATTGTGGAGAAACAGATCCGATAGTTTTAGAATTTGACCATCGTAGCGACAAGACTTATAATGTGAGCGAGATGCGAACGCTCAGCTTGGAGACAATAAAACAAGAAATTCAAAAATGTGACGTAAGGTGTGCCAACTGTCACAAAAAGAAAACAGCAAAGCAATTCAACTACTATAAAGGCATACGTTTGTAATTATGCGCCTGTAGCTCAACTGGATAGAGCGTCGGTCTACGGAACCGAAGGTTTTGCGGGTTCGAATCCCTCCAGGCGTACCAGGGCAGTCGTCGCTGTCATGCCGTTTCTTTTAAGGAAAGACGGGGCATGGATCCCATTCGCAAGATGAGCGAATGAAGCATTTACATGCAGGAACCAGATATTCGGAATTTCATCATCGAGAAACGTTCGAGTCAAAGACCGCTCTTATTTTGAGATTGATCCCTTGACATAAGAGATGTATGTCCCTATAGTGAAAAGGATATCACGATCGTCTTCGAAACGATCAGTACAGGTTCGATTCCTGTTGGGGATACCAGAAGCTCCGAAAGGAGCTATTTTTATTTGTGGATTATAAATGGATCGAGAATATCAAAAAGCTAAAAAGATAGATCGTTCTAATTGGAAATCTGGTCCATGGGATAATGAACCAGACTATGCTGAATGGACTACTGCTGTCGGATACCCTGCATGGTGTTCTCGTTTAAAAAGTGGAGCATGGTTTGGCGTTATAGAGGCTCCCTTACCTATTAAAGATTGTATCGGATTTTTTGGTCATGCCATGCGAGATAAATCAGATTTATTTGAGCATGATTTTGGAATGATTTGCCCGACTGATCAAGAAGGTATTGGTGGATACACTACCAGCATGGAACACTGGGAAAGTCCAGGACTACCTACCAAAACTTCGTATCGAGGACCATACAAAACTTTAGAAGATTTAAAATCTATTTGTGAAGTCATTGCTAAGAACATTTCCGAAACACATCGTGAAGGTACGTACGTAAATTACTTTAATCTATAAAAAGACATGAAACTATTTGAAGATTTAGAGGCGCGTGGGCTGGTGAAACAGGCAACCAACACGGAAAAGATCCGTGAACTTCTCAATGAAAAGAAAGTTACTTTTTACATTGGATTTGATCCCACTGCAAACAGTTTGCATGTAGGGCACTTATTACAGATGATTACTGCTAAACGCTTGGCGAATGCTGGTCACATACCAATCATGTTAATTGGTGGGGCTACCGCACAGATTGGTGATCCGAGTGGAAAGAGTAGCATGCGCCCCATGTTAGAAGAACATGTGGTAGAAGCGAACATCAAAAGCATTACTCCGCAGATTAAAAAGATTGTGGGCGTAGATGACTGGCAGATCATCAACAACAAAAGATTCTTCCAGCACTTTACTTTCCTGAGCTTCATTCGAGAGTTTGGTCCGTTATTCTCAGTAAACAACATGCTGCGAGCCGATTGCTTCAAAAGCAGATTGGAGACTGGACTTTCATTTTTAGAATTCAATTACATGCTCATGCAGGCGGTTGACTTCTTCCGTCTATTCGTTTGGAGAGATTGTATCCTTCAAATCGGTGGCGATGATCAGTGGTCCAACATTTTGGCTGGTATTGACTTGATTCATAAAAAAGAAGGCAAGGAATCTTTCGGACTGACAATCCCCTTGCTAACTACTTCGGATGGAACCAAGATGGGGAAAACCGAAAAGGGAGCAGTGTGGCTATCGGAAGAAGGGCAGACGAGCATCTTCGACTTTTTTCAGTTCTGGCGTAACATTCCAGACGCAGAGGTTATGAAGTGCTTTAAGCAGCTGACCTTCTTGTCGCTGCAGGAAATTGCTACGATACCCTTTACTACTGTAGAGGAAATCAATGCGGCAAAGAAAAGATTGGCTTGCGAATTAACTACCATCGTACATGGTAAAGATGCAACCGATATCACGCTTGAGGTGGTAGAGTCTCTCTTTGAAAAGAAAGATCCGTCTATCATGGAAGCCGCGCCTATCGATGACAATACTAATGTTTTAGACTTGATTGTTAAATGTGAATTTGCTAAGTCTCGTACTGATGCAAGAAATCTAATTAACAATAAAGGTATTACTATTAATACTCAAGTTTTAGATAATCCAACACTTATTATTTCTAAATCACAATTTGGCAAAGAGATTATAGTGAAAAAGGGTAAAAAGAGTTTTAAGAGATTTATGATTGAGGAATAATATGTCAAGACCAGAATTTGTTACAGAAGAAGACATTGCTCGTTGGCAAGATGTTTTAGATAACGATGATCGCTTGCCCAAGCCATTACTTGCCTCAGCCATTATAAAAGAAGTTTGTTTTGCTGGGCTATGGCTAGCGGAAGAGCTAGAAAATTCAAATTGTCCCGAAGACATAATTGTAAGAATTCAGTTTACTCATGGGCGACTTTCTTTCGGGCGCGATCCATGGAAAGCGGCGCAAACACTTTTGGATGGTTATAGAAAAGGTGAGTTGAGCTTTGAGTCTGATGAGGATGAGAAGCTGAATTAAGTTTCTGAAAATTTCCAGCTCCTACCGTATTTTAGTTTTTTTAGAGCGGTTGACACATGCGGCTAACGTGAGCAAATTGGTAAGTACATTCCACTAATTGGAGAAAACATAATGCCGACACCAGCCCCGCAACAAATGACTACTTCAGATTTTAATCTGGAAAAATTAAATACTAAAGACTTGGCATCTCATATTAAAGCTGCCATTGATGTAGGTAGTAACATCGCAATCTTCGGTCGAAGAGGAACTGGTAAAACTGAAATCTCTAAACAAGAGATTAAGAAAGCAGGACTGCACGAAGTCTATATTAACTTGTCCGTTTTGGAAAGAGTAGACTTAGGTGGTTATCCAGATATCATGGGCAAGGTTATTTCTGAAGAAGATAATCGCAAAAGATTCGTCGATTTCTTGCTCCCTCATTTCTACAAGCCAATGTTCGATGGTGATGTAGATGTAGTTGCTCTGTTAGACGAAGTGGACAAGGCTGACCCAAGCCTATGGGCACCTTTGCTAGAGTTCACTCAATTCAAGTCCATCAACGGTCGTAAGCTTCCTAAGCTGAGAGCAAGTATCTTGACTGGTAACTTGATCTCTGAAGGTGGCTCTCGTCCCAGCTTACCCCTATTAGATAGAGCAGAAAAATATTTGGTTGAAGCCGATGCAACCTCTTGGTTGGATTGGGCTGGTAAGTCAAATCATATTCACCCATCTGTTACTGCTTACATCAACGACCATCCTAAGGATTTGTTCGGTGCAGTAGATCCAGAAGATCGTTATGCCGATCCTTCTCCTCGTGGTTGGCAGAGAGCTTCCCAGCTTTTGTATGCTGGTGAGAAGCTTGGTTGGACCACCACCATGTTGAACAAGAAGGTTTGTGGTTGCGTTGGTAAAGATGCTGGTCTCAAGTACTCTAACTACTATGAATACTACCAAGAACTTCTTCCTATGATCGAAGCCATTTATCATGGCAAGGATGTTTCATCCAAGTACAATGTGATGGAACCAGGCAAGCAATTAGTTGCTTGTATGATTACTTGCGCCCGTTTGGCAACTCACCTAGATGGTGCCAACGAGAACGAGCCGCCGCCAGCAGTTAGACACGTAGGTCGTTTCTTGCAAAAGGCTTCGTATGAAAACGTATTGGTGGCTGTTAGAAGCCAAATTCAAATCGATCGCTTGGTCAAGTTCAATCTTGATGAGCACCCAGAATGGGAGCAGGTTCTTAATAGGATCAATAAGTCAGTAGATGAATGAAAATACCTATTCCTCTTTAGATATATAGGTATTGGAGATATAATGAAATTTTCCAGAATCATAGGCAAAGTTGATCCAAAGTTAGTACAACAGGCAGAAGACAAACTATCACAAGTTTTCCTTGAGCTTGGTACTAGATACAATAACGAGCATGTAGGTACTGGTATGGGTGGTGACCCGCTCATCTTCAGCCTGATGTATCCAGTAGAGCATGTATGTACTATGAACATGCCTACTGCCGCAACTGATGGCAAGCGATACTACTGGAATCCAAAATTCGTTATTAAACAATCTAGAATTGGTTTGCGTATTGTTTGTGGTCACGAAGCGTGGCACGCCATCTATATGCATCCACAAAGAAGAGGATCTAGAATTCCTAAGCTGTGGAACATCGCTGTTGACTTCATCGTCAATGGAACCGTGATGGACGATTTCAAAGCCAGAAAAATGGATCCAAAGGAAATGTTCACCAAGCATCTTGGCAAGTACATGACCTTGCAACAATATGCTGACATGTTCAAAGATCCTTTCTCCAAAATCAAAGGGTTCGAAGAACTAGAGCCAATGGGTCAAAGTGGGTCCTCAGACGTTGCACTTCCTGCACCTAACGAAGATAGAGAGTTAACTCCTAAAGAGTTAAAGGAATTGGAGCGTCGCGAGAAGAGTGTTAAATTCTTTTATGCCGATCCAGATCTATCTGATGATATGAAGCGACCCGAAGCTATTTACGATTACTTGTATAGCCTTCTCCCAAAGTGTCCAAAGTGTGGGCGTGTTGGTATTTATCAAATGCCAAACAAGAAAAAGGGTAAAGACAAGAATAAGGGCAAGGGCGATAAGTCCGAAGACCAAGATAAGCAAGAGGGTCAAGACCAACAGCCGGGTCAAGATGGTGACAAAGACCAATCGCATGATCATGGAGACGGTCAGCCATGTAATTGCCCATCACACCAACATGGAGACGGTCAAGGTCAGCCGAGTGATGGTGATGCCCAAGGTCAGGGTCAAGGACAAGGCGGACAGGGACAGAACGATCCAAATGGTCAAGGACAAGGTAGTGGTGATTGTGACCACGGATGCGATGAGTGTGGTGGCGGCTTCGATGTTTTCGGATTTGGAAGCACACTAGACGATCATATGGACACTGAAGAGTCCGAAGAGAAGCTTGCCAAAAGAATCTCTGATGCTATGGAATCTGCCAAGAAGATGGCTGGTTATGTACCAGCTGCCTTGGAAGACGAGCTTGGTAAATTAACGGCGCCAAAGGTGACCTGGCAGGATATTATCCGCACCAGATTGCTTAAGGCTAGAGCTGGTAACGGTCGTAACGACTGGACCCGTTTCAGAAGCCGCCCAATGTTCACGGGCTTGTTAGTGCCTAAGAGAAAGAACTACTACGCTCACTTTGGCTGTTTGCTGGACACCAGCGGCTCTATGAGCAAGGATGACATGGCTTTTGGTCTGTCCCAGCTTGCCTCCCTAGACGAGCGTTCTGAGGGCACTATCGTGCCAGCAGATGCCGATATCTATTGGGACAAGGCAACCAAGGTCAAGAAAGCCAACTTTGAGGAACTATCTAAGGTTAAAATCTTTGGGCGTGGTGGAACCAAGTATGCAGCCTTCTTTGATGACTACGAGAAAAACATTGGTACTTGTGACTTCCTAATTGTCATTACTGACGGATTCTTGCTAGATACTGACCTTGCCGAGATGAAGCATCCTGGCAAAGACGTTATCTGGTTGATTACCAGCGGCAGTTCTTTCAAGCCTCCATTCGGCAGAGCTTTTGATCTTCGTTCGAGTTAATCATGAGACGCGTAGATAAACCATGGGGATATGAGCTTATTTGGGCAGAAACTAAAGATTATGTGGGGAAAGTTCTGCACATCAATCAAGGTCATAAATTATCTCGCCAATATCATAATATCAAGGAAGAAACTTTCTTAGTACAAAGTGGTGAAATGGATCTAGAAATTGGTCCAGATGATCAAAGAACTGTTCTTCATATGAAGGCGGGCGATTCTTTTCATTGCCCACCAAATACTATTCATCGTATGGTTGCTGCAACTGATGTTGATGTAGTAGAGGTTTCTACTCCACATTTGGATGATGTGGTCAGACTAGACGATGATTATGGGCGCCAAAATGCCCCGGATCACATAATTCTAAAATTTGACCTCCCTTGACGCCCTAATTTTCCGACTTATGTTGTAGCCTGTAACCGACTACTAACGCGGCATTCTGTGTATGAGTGCTCGTAATTTATTCAAAGTGGCGGAAAAACTAGAGAAAAAGTATCTTGCATCTGAAGCACAAATGCAAGAAGGCTTTGGTACAGGTTTAGATGACGTGTCTAAGGTTACCAATTCATTCAGATTATTAACTGAGTTAGTTACCATGATTCAGAGATTCAAGGATAGATTGAAGACATACCCTGTTGCTGAAGTGCCAGCCACTAATATACTTACAGGTTATAATGCAATCCGTACTATGATGCAAAGAGCCTGGAATCCATCAATTCAAGGATACGACTTAGATAACACTAAAATTGTTAATATAAAAAGATTCTTAAGTTCTGTATTGGAAGATGTGGGACAGGTTATTCCGGTCCTAAAGAGCATTGCTCCAGATCAATCGGGCAAACTAGATCAGTATCTAAATTCTTTAAATTCAAATATTTCACAAATCAAAGCAGGGTGATGTGGATACAATGAGCTACATAATTCTTGGAGTTATTCTTGCAGTAGCTCTTTATTATAATTTACGTAAAGACGATTAACAATTTAGGAAAGTAAAATGGATATCGTAACAAAAGTTGCCCTAGCTGGTGGCTTGTTTGCAGTATTTACTTTTGTTCACTTCTTTGTGGACTGGGTTTTGCAAACGCACGCTGAAGCTATGGCGAAACATAACAACCCTTGGGTTCGAGCACGCCACTGCCTCATCTATACGATTGGCTTCGTTCCTATGATGGTGTTGCTTCATTTTCAGGCTTGGGAGTGGGTTGTTGGATTAAACATTCTGTTCTGGTCTCACTTTGTCGAAGATACTTATATTCCAGTGTATCTTTGGGCAAGATACATTCGCAGACCACCTGAGATGGTGATGCCAACGAAACAGACCGGACTAGATGGTTATGTTACCATTTTGCCGCCCGATCCTAAAAAAGGATTTGTAGAATTCATTTCGACGCCACTTGGTAAGATTCTTATGATTGCAATCGATCAAATCATTCACTTGGCATTTTTGTTCCCTTTAGTATGTATGGCATTGAATTAACATGAACTGGGAAGAATTTAGAGATCTCATCGTTGATAATCTATCAGAAGATCTTTTAGATAAAAAGTATAGGGCTATACGTGGCAGGTCAGAGCATTTGCCGCATTCATTTGGTCACTGCTATGTTGCAAGTGAAGCTGCCTATTATTTGCTTGGTGGCAAAGAAGAGGGATGGAAAGCTCATTATGTCAAGCATATGGGATGCTCTCATTGGTTTTTAAAACACAAGTCTGGGTTCATTTTAGACTTGACCGCTGACCAATTCAAATTTCCTATCGATTATAGTAAGGGTCGTGGTACTGGGTTTCTAACCAAAGAACCAAGTAAAAGAGCCAAGTTATTGATGAAAAGGATTGCCATTTCTCCTACTTGGAAAATGTTTAAACTAATGACCCTGTAAAGACATATACTATCTTGATATAGATTGTATATGGTCAAGTCTTTTAATCAAATTAATCCAAGGTTTAGACAATTGACAGATCTTCTATTCTTTTCTGATAGAATGGATTTAGATCTAAATAATTATAGGGCTATGTTAAGAGAAAAGCCCGAGAATTTTGCATATGCTTGGGACCGTTTCTTGAAGTGTTCCGAAATTTTCTGGGAAAACGGCGAAGAGTTTTGGTTCAATAGACTATCTTTCCTACTATCTTTGAATGATAGGGCGCTAACCAAACGTCTAGATGAGTATCTAGAAACGAGAGCTTTTAATGCTTTCCGCGACAAACCAGAGGTTAATGTCAAGTATGACATTGAATACCTTCAGTTTGTGGAGTATTGTAAAGTCAAGCATGCTCGACACGAGAGCCTTGCTACCATTAAAAATTCTTTAATGGAGATGCCGTCTCATATTAATGTAGACAAGCTTGTCTCTATTGTTCGTGACTTCACTCCATTTATCTTCAAAGACCTTGATGAATATGCCGGGGCAGTGGCTCAAAAAATTACCAAGTCAGCTCGTAGCTTCGAGTTATTGCTGGCACTAGAAGAGCGTGGGCTACATTTTGATAGACAGCCCATTGTTTGCCTTGTAAAAGAAATTGTGACGGTTCGCAAACAAAACGATAAGAACCGTCGCGCCTTTTTTGCTATTCTTAATGATCCTAAGATGATGGTGCTATTGAAGAATGACTATGATTCAGTATTCAAAGATAGACTTCGCGATCTATTAAGAACTTGTGATCATTGCCTTTTAGAAGAAAATCATCTTCGTAATTTCAAAAATGTAATTACATTGGATCCTTCGTTTGCTGATGAGTTGGCGATCATGTATGCTAATAAACTATACATGCGTACTACTGGTCATAAGAAAGCCAATGCAGATAGATTGATTAGACTTATGAAGATGATTCCGCAGGTAGTTCCTAAAAAGATTTTAGCTTACTTATCCTCTAAGAATAATATGACGGATATCAAATATATTTTAGTTTCTTTCCCCGAATTGAAAAAATTAGCCGCCTTCGTTTGATGGCGAGCCTTGACATACAATTTTTAAGAATTACTTTGCCTGAGGTAAAATGATCCACATTACTGATAAAGCTATTAGCAAAATCAAAGAAATCTCTGAAGCCGAAGGTGTTGGACACCTTACTGTCAGACTCAAGGTAGTTGGTGGTGGTTGCGCAGGATTTACGCAAGATATGCACTTTGATGATATTGGCGCAAAAGAATTAGATGAAGTTATAGAGATGGACGGCGTTACCATCCTAGTAGACCCTATGTCTATGCAGTATATGGATGAAACCACTCTAGATTTTGTAGAGAGTCAGTTTGGTACAGGATTCAAGTTTTTGAACCCCAACGTCAAAAGTAGCTGCGGCTGTGGGAGTTCTGTAAGTTTTTAAGGTGTAAGATGAGTAAGCATCCTGTAATTGATATTATCGTAAAAAAGAGTCCACATCTAGGCTGGATGGCAGACCGCACAGTATTGTTGGTTCGCCACGGCTCTAATGCCTATGGTACCAACACAGCTAGCAGTGACGAGGACTTCAAGGGTGTTGCCATTCCTACTAAGGAATACTTCTTCGGCTCAAAACGCTTCGAACAGGCAGAGCTAAAAGCTCCTGACCCTGACGCGGTAATCTATGATATCCGTAAATTCTTTAGCCTGGCTGCTGACTGTAACCCAAACCCCTTAAAATTATTGAAATCTCTAATGCTGAAGGCATTGGACACTGTTGTGTTCGAGCTAAGGTTAGAGGCGGCGGGTGTGCTGGGTTTAGTTATGACATGGATTTTGATGATCAAGTCACTGATTCTGATGAGGTAATTGAAGTTACTGATTATTATGGGACTGTTAAGATTATTATTTGATGTGATATCTTATCAGTATTTAGATGACTCTACTATTGATTGGATTGATAGTATGATAGGTGGCGTCTTCAAGTTTATTAATCCAAAAGCGACTGGGTCGTGTGGGCGCGGAAACAGCGTTTCATTTTAAGAGTAATTTACCATAGTTCTTTTTTAGTTTTTTGTCTATGACAAAGGGCACAAAGAACTTGGCATTTACTAATTTCATTTTTTATTTTTTGTTGCGAATTGCCTAACATCAAGCTGACTGATTTTTCTTTATCAGCAATGTGATCAAATTCCATTTGCCATGACTGGTACTGAATATTGCAAACGGCACATGGTTGATTTTTGGCAAGTTTGATAATTTCTCGATTCCTATCATAACAAGGATATAGTTTCTTCTTTTCTATTTCTTGTAATCTTTGGTAGGTTCTATTTTTATGACAGAGGACGCAAACCAATTCACATTTGGTAATTTCTTCTTTAATCTTCTCCAAAGAAAAAGTTTCGTGAACCATTTTTGATACAGCCATGATCTTATCTGATAAGTGGTCAAAGTCCATACAGAATGGTTCATACTTTTTGCCACAATCTTTGCAAGGATAATCTTTTAGTTTATCCACTTCTTGAGCAAGGTATTTTCTTTTAGAAAGATTGTTTTGGTAAATTCTGTCTTTGTTTCGCAAGTAATGACTTTGCTGATATTTCTTTTGGCACGTTTTACATTTATTGCTATGACCATCAGGCACACAACTCTTTTTGTGAAAATCACCTAGCTTTTTGTTTTCTTTGCACGTATTACACTGTTTCATGATTGCAACCCTAGCGATATATAGCATGGGTTAGAATTGATAGAATAATGCAAAATCATCCCGTTTTAGATACTATTGTGAAAAATTCTCCACATTTATCGTGGATTACTAAAGGCACCTGCCTCTTAGTGAGGCATGGTAGCCATGCATATGGAACTAATGTCGCTACCTCTGATGAGGATTTTAAAGGTGTTTGTATTCCTACCAAAGAATATTTTTTTGGTTATACCAAAAGATTTGAACAAGCAGAGTTAAAAGCACCAGATCCGGATGCAGTAATTTACGATATACGAAAATTTTTTAACTTGGCAGCAGATAGCAATCCAAATATTGTAGAGGTTCTACATACAGATCCTAGCGACCACTTCGTCGTTGATTCCATTGGTGAAGTTATTCTGGAACATAAAGATGACTTCCTATCAAAGAAAATCAAGCATACCTTCCTTGGCTACTCTGTTTCACAGCTAAAGAGAATTAAGACCCACAAACGATGGATTATGACTCCTCCGGTCGATGAGCCGACACGAACTGGCTTTGGATTACCGGAAACCACTCTAATTGATGCGGGTCAGCTTGCAGCTGCTAGCGCGGAGATCCAGAAGGAGTTAGACCGATTCCAGTTCGATTTTATGGAAGGACTCGAAGAATCTCAGAAGATTGGTATCCGAACTACAGTCACCGAAATGTTAGCAGAGCTGAAGATTACTGCCGATCAGCACTGGATGAGTGCGGCTCGTAAGATTGGTCTCGATGACAATTTCATTGAACTCATGCAGCGCGAGCGTATGTATACCAACGCTAAGCGTGAGTGGGATCAGTATCAAAACTGGAAGAAGACTCGTAACCCAACCCGCTCTGCCTTAGAAGAGAAATATGGCTATGACACCAAGCATGCCTATCATTTGGTTCGATTGATTCGTATGTGTCGTGAGGTTCTGACCACTGGAAAAGTAGTCGTCAAACGTCCCGACCGCGAGGAACTACTATCCATTCGTAATGGTGCTTGGAGTTATGATCAGTTAATTGAATTTGCTGAGAGAGAAGATAAAGAACTCAACTCATTATACAACAGCACTAATGTTCTACCTAAGACTCCTGACAAAGAGAAGCTAGATAAGCTGTGCATTGAACTGGTAGAGAAATCTCTATCGAAGTACTCTTGGTATAACGTACAAAAAATGATTAATCGATTAGTAGGGTAACATGTTGGAACATATTATTGAAATAGTTTTCGGAGTCGGCGCTGCCATCTTAATGTGGGATGTTTTCATCTCAGACTCTCTTTCGGATAGATGGAAATCTTTTCGCAAACGCAAGAGTGACATTTCTGATTCTGATAAGATTGCCAGAGTCAAACTCACATCAGATAGCGCTAAGGACATTGAAAAGTTCATAACCGACAATGCCCACAACCTATCTGATGAGATGGTCCAAAAGTTAGTAGAGCGTATTGAGTTTCTTCATGCTGACAAAGCAATCTTTGAAGATAATTTGAAGACTCGTATCGATGCCATTCCAAATATGGTGGCAGCTCAGGAAGAAGCCCCTAAGAAGGCAAAAAGATAATAAAGTTGCATTAATAAGATGGAAGTAGAGAAGTACCAAGTCTTTGTTTCAGCCCTAGCTGCTGAACAAATTACTAAGCAACTTGTTGCCCGAGGAACTCCTAATGCATGTGTAAGGTTAGGTGTTAAGGGTGGAGGCTGCTCTGGCTTCTCATATGTTTTACAATATGAGGATGCTTCTAAATCTAAAGATTTAGTTTTTGAAGTAGAAGGCATTCACTTAATAGTGGATCGCAAAAGCATTCTGTATTTGGATGGCTGTACATTAGATTGGGAACAATCTCTAATGAATCAGGGATTTAAGTTCTTGAATCCTAATGTTAAAAGCCAGTGTGGATGTGGACACTCTTTTAGCGTATAAGGAATGATATGATTCATGGGATCTATTTGAAGAGCAGACCGAAAGCAGCGTGGCACTTGGTATCATTGGCTATCTCTCAGGAAGCTGCCAATCATGATTTGACCGAGTTTCTCAAACAAGCAAAAAAGGAAGGCAATGACCAAGCAGAAGTTGCTGTTCAAGTGTATGATTCTCCATTCTTCATTCCAGAAATATTGCACGATATAAAAGAGCAAAAAGTACTATATAATTAAATTATGACTGATTTAGAAGAACGAACTCAATTAGAAATTGAATTTGCTGAGAAATTAGATTTTGTAATCCATCAATTAATATATTATAATTTCTCAGACGAAGATATAGTTGTTTTTACTGAAACGGTAAAAACTTTTATGGCTTATGTTGATCTAAAACAATTTATTATTGATGTTCTATATGATAAGGTCTGCGAGGCATCGAAGATCATTAAGCCCCACGATATGTCTCGTTTTCTATCTTACAGAAAATTAATCAGAGTTATTTTAGATTTGGGCGACAATGAATTGATTGAACAGCTTGAGACTCATTTAGCCAAACACAATCATCCAGATCACTTTTTTGTATTTTTGGAAGAAAAAATTGCTAGAGGTATCAATACAGATAGCTCTGAGACAATTTTTATTGAACTTATCTATTTGAACCGAGAGGCTCAGATAAAAGTCATAAATAAGTTTCTTCGGCTTATTGATAAGGATCCAAGTTACTTTCTTAAAAAATTATTGGTTACTAAACTAGACAGGTCCTGGAATTTCTCAGTTAAGCGCTATATTTCTGAAGTTATAGCAAATGAGCCCGAGACTCTAGAAAATCATATAATTCCAACCCTTATACAACATTACGATAATGGACTAGAACATTATTTATCTATTATTGTTGAGATTATTTCAATAACCGATAAGTTTACTCGTTCCCTCATAGATGATAATAAGTGGAAATGTCAGGCAGCTTTGTGGTCACAGATTATTAATGGACTTACCTTCAATACAAAATTAGTAAAACACTTTTGTCTTTATTTAAAGGATCATTATCCAGATAAAGTGGAAGAATTTGAAGATTCCTTTTTAGATAATGCCGACCCAGATCATATTGTAAAATATGCGATAGAAGTTTCCTTTAGTAAAAAGAGGAAGATTTTACGAAAATTAATTGAACTTAAGAGTGAAAAATGGTTGGTAGAATTCATTAAAAATTTTCCAGAGTACAAATCTTTATTGCCTTTGCTGTAATGTGTGATTGGGGCTGAGATATATAGTCATATGATATCTCAGAGAAAAGCATGACCAATTCACTCAACTTGCCGGAAATAGACCAAGAGCAGGCGTTCAATCTTAGTAAGTTTTCTATCAGGGCACAACAAAATTTATTCCTCTTCGGAAGAAGGGGCGTTGGTAAAACTCATATAGTAATTCAGGCAGCACAAGAGTGCAAGATGAAAGTCAATTACATTAACTTAAGTGTAATTGAACGACCCGACTTAGCCGGATACCCTAATATAAATGCTCCTGGTGAAGTTATTACATTCAAATCACCATCCTTTTTGCCGCGATTAGAGAAGGGAAAAGAACCCGATAGTGTTATTCTTTTCGATGAAGTAGATAAGGCGCCATCAGAAGTTACGGCACCATTACTTGAAATTTTGCAATTCAAATCTATTAACGGGATTCCTATCAACGCTGCCTCTTGCATTCTAACTGGAAATCTTTCCAATGAAGGAGCATACTCCAATCAGATTAGCAGTGCGTTATTGGATAGAGGATCCAAGTATATCCTATCTTTTAATTTTGAAAGGTGGGTAGATTGGGCGAAAGCCAATCAGGTTCATGATTTGATTTTGGGGTTCTTAAGAAGTGATCCCTCTTTTGCTTGTGGAAGCATTGAAGACTCTTGCTATGCCAGCCCTTCTCCAAGAGGTTGGATTCAAGCCTCTGATGCTTTGATTAAGGCTAAAGACCTAAAGATTGTTGATATAGAGACCGTCACTCAAATCATTTCCGGCTTTGTTGGAAATGAGGCGGGGCTAAGATTCAAAATTTGGTATGAGCATTATCGTAAATTTGAACCATTTATTCATTCCCTAATTGAATCTGGAACGATGAAGTTTGACTTCCAGTCATTAGCTCCAAGTGAGAAGGTTGTTTTCGTAGTTTCTGCTTGCTATTTTGCCAAGCAAAAAGTTTTTTCAGAAGCTGCAAAATCTAAGAATAGGTTTGTATATCTAGAACACTTATGTAAATTTCTTACAGACTATAGTGTGGAGCACGAGGTTCAAGTCATGGGATTTTATAATTCCTTTGATTTTGATATGATAACCAAGCATAAATTATATTCTTGTAAAGCTTTCTTCGAACACTTCAATAAGCTTAATGAAAACGTTACGCTAAAGAAGTGATGCCCCGTCCTTGACACCCAATTTGTAAGATTTACTTTACCCACACATAATAAGCGAGGCATCCATGAGCGATGTAGTATACGTTGACGAGAATAATTTTGAAACTGAAGTCCTAAAGTCGGAAATGCCCGTATTAGTTGATTTTAGTGCGACATGGTGCGGACCATGCCAAAGGCAAATGCCTATTGTAGAAAAGTTTGCAACTGAGAACCTGAATAAGGTTAAAGTCTGTAAGATTGATGTTGATGAATCTCCAGCCATTGCATCTAAGTTTGGCATTAAGGGAGTTCCTACAATGTTAGTCTTCCAACATGGTGAGAAGAAGGCTTCTCAAGTTGGATTAACTACATTAGATACTTTGAGGAAGATAGCTTTTGGTGCGTAAGTAATTATCGTACTACTTGTAATTCTAAGCCAGCTATATGCTGGCTTTTTTATTGGGTGACATTATGTTATTTGAAACTTTGATATTGCTAATATTGGCAGGGACCACTACAATTTTTATTGGCATCCCTTTATTTAAAATGATACGTGATCTCCGCCCCAAAAGAAAAGATGCCCTAACAGAGGCTAAGCAAAGAGTAGAGCAAGCTCGCCTAGCGCTTGAAGCAGCTCGCTTGAACAAGGAAGCTGAGAAGACCAGCAAAGAAGCTGATAAAATTTATGAAGCATTGTATGAAGAAGCTTTAGAAGTATTTAGGCGAAGCGGCAGAGCACCTTGAAAAAGGTATCATCTGCGCTTCTTTTCACACAGGATAAGTCGATGAAAGTTCTGACTAGAAAGCACTGTATCTTTATGGCTAAGTTGGCTATATGGGGTCATTTTGATAAAGAGAAAACACTTAATTGGATTAAGTCAGATTATCCAAATCACGGTGATGTTTTAGTAGATGACATAGTAAATGCGGTTTATGCTTTGCCCGAAGATGAGTTGTTAGCTCAGTTTAAATGCATGGATGATTCTATTAGTGCAGCCAAAGATGGTAACGGAATAAATAAAGATGATAAAGGCATAGATGATGCAGATCGTGTCGTTATAGCCGCAATGAAAGTTATTTCCAAGGATATAAAGCTATGATTAGAGTAGAAATGTTGGTGGGATTGCCTGCTTCAGGAAAGTCCACGTATGCAAAGCAATTAGTTTCCAAAGATCCAAACAACTGGGTTCGCGTCAACAATGACGACCTTCGTGCTATGATGAATGGATCTGTCTGGTCAGCGGACTATGAAAAGATGATTACGGATGCTCGTAACTATTTGATCCGAGACGCTCTCAAGCGTGGTAAGAACGTTGTTATCGACAACCTAAATCTTAATCGTCGTCACTTCGATGATGTTTGCAAGATCGCTAAGTCGGTCAACTCTGACATTCAAGTGTTCGAGAAGGCTTTTTACATTGAATTGGATGAAGCAATCGCTCGCGATTCAAAGCGTGAAGGTAAGGCTAAGGTCGGGGAAGAAGTAATTCGCAAATGGTGGAAGGACTCGGGCGGAAAGCAGTTCAAGTTCTATCACCCACGTGTAGAAATCTTTACTGAACACAGAGGCAACAATGTTGCAGTGGAAGCTCCTGCTCATGTACTGGGCGCTCCAGAAGCGATCATCTGTGACTTGGATGGTACGCTAGCTTTGATTCATGGTCGAAGCCCATACGATGCCTCTGACTGTGATATTAAGGATCTTCCAAATGTTCCAGTTATCGAGACCATTAAAGCTCACCATGCAGCAGGTCGAAAGATCATTTTCTGCTCCGGGCGTGAAGATAAATATCGACCAGAGACAATTCGCTTTATTGAAAAGCACTGCACATATGAGTATGATAAGTGGGCAAGCAATCCAGATGTATTGGGTGCAGAAATGGTCACAGCACCAATCCCATACCAACTCTTCATGCGCAAGACTGATGATTTCCGTAAGGACGCCATCATCAAGGAAGAGATTTACCAAGGTCAAATCGAAGGTAAGTATAATGTGCTTTGCGTATTAGACGATCGAAATTCTGTTGTCCAGTTCTGGCGTGAAAAGGGCTTGACTTGCTTCCAAGTGGCGCCCGGTAATTTTTGAGGGGTATTATGTCTAAAAAACTTAAATGTGGTCAGACCTATGATAAACACAAATCTCTATTAAAAGACGAGAGTAAAGGAATTTATATTTATACTCGACTTCATGGAACTAGACACTCTCACTCGATCAATGTGGAAGTGCCATACAACGAAGTCTTCATTAAGGAGATAAAACTCCTTGATGGGTCTTGGATGAAAAAAGATAAAGTATGGCGTACACCCAATGATTTTGATACAAAAGAAAAGGTTTGTGGACTAGTAGATAGATTGTTTGGAACTTCTTTAAAAGACAAATTGTTAGCTCATAAAAAAGCTACCGATGCTGGTATCTCACGTGCCAATGAAAAAGACGCAGAAGAATTTAAAAATTTCTTTGCCAAATTTCATACAAAAGTGAAAATAGAATCAAATAATGGTTCTGAAAGCGCCTCACAATTATCGGTGACTAATGAAAAGACTGATAATACTAAAAGTTGAATGGCTGAAGAAATCAGAGGGACAAGCTAGGCATCAAGAAGTATTTGATGACGCTATTAAGCAATTCAAAGAACAGCTAAACTCCTTCTTTGAAACCAAGACTGTCAAGATTCTAAAAGAATATCCAGAGAGCAAAGAAGTTCTTATTGAGTTCCCAGAAATAGTCTGGGAGAAACTCAATAAGGGACTGATTGATGCCGAAGTGGTGTCTATCATTGATTCTCATGTGGAGGGCGTCTAAATTATAAAATTAACGGCTTGACACCCAATTTCCAATGATTATGCTACAGGTGTACCATGAAACTGCCCAGAACTCTACACATTGAAGGATCCCGTCTCGCCGAGGGACAGACCGATCCCGACGCAATACAATTTAGTAAATTGTGTGGGGAGTTCCTGGTTATCGAGGAGAAGGTAGATGGCAGCGGTGTCTCCATCAGCCTAGACACCCACTGGGACCTCCAGATTGACCATCGTGGCAGCCCCGCCACCGGCAAGGAGTACCGATTACTCCACGAATGGGCAGAAAACCATTGGGAAGACCTATTAGACCTATTGGGCGAGCGTTATGTGCTATTTGGTGAATGGATGTACCATAAACATACCATTTTCTATGATAAGCTTCCGGCATACTTCCTAGAGTCAGACGTCTATGATAAAGATAAGGGAATTTGGTTATCTACCAGCGCTCGTAATAGCTTGCTGTCCAAACACAAGTATATTCAACGAGTTCCAGTAATATCTGCCTTTAAGCCATCCGCTATGTGGCAAATCACGGGCTTGGTTGGACGGTCTAAGTATCAGTCAGCATTTTGGCAAAACAAGTTGCAAGATAAGTGTAATATGTATGGGTTTCCTTTCATCAAGGTATTATCGGAGACTGATGAGTCTGGAATGATGGAAGGTTTATACATTAAACATGAAGATGATTTTCAAGTACTTAATAGATACAAATATGTTAGGTATGATTTTCTTCAGAAGATTTTGAATTCAGGTAGTCATTTAATAGATAGGGTTCCTGTCTATAACAATTTGGAGGAAGCGAAATATTAACATGATGGTATTTGGCGTTTGCTTATTAATCGCGATATATCTTCTATGGGTGCTTTTGATTAAGGGAGCGCTTTGGAAGTTAACATTAGGTGTCTTTGGTTGGTTGGGGATGTACTGGTTTCTCAGTTCTGTTCCCATGTTGCATCATTGCCCTTTAACATTTTCAGGACAATCATTTAGTTGGGCGTCTATTATTCCAACGGTTGTAGTGCTGTTGGCATTGGCTCACACAAGGGAATAACATGAATAAGTATTTTACGGATAATGGTTTTTTGTCAGAAGAAGGTAAAAAACTTGTTGAAGATTTTAATTTTGGTTTAGCTGTCACTTTTATGCAGGAGGCTGTAAAAAGTATGTCAGAGAACGAGCTTCGTACACTTGGCGCTAATCTAGGTAAGATAATTGGAGATCTCATTTCTGATACACTTTTGGCTAGAGTTCTTTTGAAGAACGAACTAGACGCTATGACAGATGAGCACTTCACTGCTTACATGAAAGCCAAATACGGTAAGAATTGGATGCTCATAAGCATTACTGATGAAGAGTTCGGTAGAGTTAAGAAAATGGATTCGATGTCTGATGCGGCAATCGACCAAGCTTTGAAAGAAGGAGCCGAAGCTCGTGAACAATATCTGAAGAATACTCCTTCATTTCATATTGACCCAGGTTTAAGATTTAAGTAATAGGTGTGTTATGTTGTTGGTGCAAAAGTTTTTAGAAAACAAGACGTTTGGTGATTTAGTAAAAGAGCACGGCGTTTATGCGTCCTTTTCCAAGTCTGGACACAAGTTTTCTTTGAACTATGATCAGATTGAAGCTAAGGAATCTGATCCATTAGCACAAGAATGCCGTGGATTAGTCTTATCTTGTGAAGATGGACGCCCAGTTTTTGGCGAAATGAAAGATGGAAAAATCATCAGAGATAACATGATCCCAGGCAAGACCACTGTTCTTGCTTATCCAATGAAGCGCTTCTTCAATCATGGTCAAGGTTCCGCAGCTAATATCGATTGGTCTGATCCAAAGTTGGCTGTTTTGGAAAAGTTAGATGGAACCTTATGCATCGTCTATTGGGATCCATTCAAGGACCCTACGGGTGTGAATGGGTGGTGCGTAGCTACTCGTTCAGTGCCAGAAGCTGACTTGATAATGGATAACGGACTGTTCACTTTCCGAACTTTGTTCGAGAAGGCATTAGAAGAGACTTGCAAGTTTACCTTCAACGATCTTTCTTCTTATTTGGACAAGTCATATACTTATTGCTTTGAGTTAACTACCCTATACAATCGTATCGTGGTCGCTTACCCAAACAACAGAATAACTTTGTTGGCTGCTCGCAATATGAAGACTATGCAAGAAGAAAATCCGGCAGGTCTTGGACTGGTGTCCGTTATTGGAGTTCCAGTTGTTCAGGCACATACGTACACGTCTGTGAACGAACTTGTTGATTGGGTTTCTTCATTGAATCCAATGGAGCACGAAGGTGTAGTGGTTCGAGACTCGAAGTTCAACCGAATTAAGGTCAAGAACGCAGCCTACGTTGCAGCGTCCAAAAATAGGGAGTCTTTAGCTACTTCTCCCCGAAATTGTTTGGAGCTTATCTTGTTGGGTAAAGATGATGATGCAGCATCTTTTTTGCCACAAGAAATACAAGCAAATCTTGTTTCTTTGAAAGAGAAATTTGTGATATGGCTGAAAACCCAAGAAGATTTAGTCCAAGTGATCTCAAATGAAGCAAAATCCATTGCGCCCGACAAGAAGACGTTTGCTTTGACGGTGCAAAAATATCAGCCAGCTTTACCATCGGCACTGTTTGCTATTTATGATGATAAAGCAGGTTCGATAAAAAACTTCATTGAGAAAAATCGTAAAGACGGAACGTGGTCAAATAGTTTTCTTGATAAGATTTTATCAGTTATTTGACGTGTTTCCATCTGCGACCAGAGAGTATTTGAGAGAGATTTTTGTAAGTGATATTGAATTGTAGTGCCAATTTTTTCTTGGTTTCTACCGATTTATTACTCATAGCAAATAGCTCTCTCATTTCTCTTACTTGATCCTCTGTAAACTGCGCCCTTGAATTTTTAGAACCAATGCTAGTGGTATGTCCTTTCTTACTTTTACTTATATTTTCTTTACTAATTTGTTGCCTAATTATGGGTTTGGTTCGTTCGACCATTGGGACGTGCTTCCAGCTTCTACCTTGTAAAACCTGGTAGATACAGGCTTGAGATACTCGATACTGTTCAGCAGTCCTAATAACAAATAGTGGATCATCAGTTATAGAATAGTTTTGTCTGATTGATAAGACTATCTCTTCGTTAAGAGAGGCAAATTTGTTGAGGCTTCCTTTGCGTTCCTCACTATAACGCTTTTTAGTTTCTGGGCTATGTTTTCTTCCTTTACTGCCGCTTTCACCGCCTCGACTATCGTTATAACCAAAATCGTGATCCCAAGAGCGAAAATATTCAATCCAAAAAACTTCTGCCTCGAAAGCATCTAAAGAATTATCAAATTCTTCTAAAATTGTGAAAATAAAATTGTCGGAACCACACTTCTTCATAGCGTTGTAAAGATGTTTGTTTAGCATCGGTCTATATCCAAATTTGAAGTGCTCTCTACGCCTTCTCTTTGAATTGGACGTATAACCAACATACAATTTATTATCGAGTTTATTTTGCAGAACATAGATAAAATAGGGCATAATTTCATATCAGATTATGCCTACAATAAAGTACGAGACTAAAATGAACTGAGCATTTTGATTTAAACCATGCGTACAATTATTTTCATATCAGGATTTATGGTTCCCAAATGGCTTGCCAAAAGCAGGTTTGTGTGGAACGATTCTCTGTGGAAATATTATCGTCGTATTTATCTTCCTAGCAAAACTCCATTGTCTGACTCTATGGTTGATAGGGAGTTAGATAAGCTTTGTCATTTAGTTAATTTGTTTCCAGATGCTATTCTGGCGGGGCACTCGCTTGGTGCCTGGTGGGCAGCTAATCTAGCTTGCAGCCCCAATGCAAATATTAGTAAGCTAGTCTTTTGGACACCACTAGGTGACACTACCGACTATCCTATTTTCAACGCGACAAAGCGACATTATCCTCCACGTAAAACGCCCAATCCTAACCTTATTGGTCCCCACAAAGCCCTAACTTTTGAGGGCAAGTATGATTTTATCGTTCCACCTAAAGACCACTCACACTGTTTAAACCAACATTTTAAAGGAATGTCTTATCATTTGAAAGGCGGACATTTTTATCAATCTAATCATAAAGCTGGCTTACTCTTTATGAAAGACTGGATTGGATTAGAATAATAGCCCCTGATATATAAATAGGTATGAGTAAATACTTATTTGAAAGGGACTATAGTGCTGATTCTTTAAGATGGGCGCAGAAATGTGAAAAGATTACTGCCCATAACAATTTAGATGAAGTATTGGACAAGGTTCAAGAAGAAATCATAAGAAACAATGATTCAGCCCTGGCTTATTTTTTTGCATTTGAATATGGCTTCAAACCTCATCGAATGCAGAAAGTAATCTTAGATAATAAGAATGCCAAGTATGCTCTATTGTTTGCCCAAAACATTCGCAATTGTGATGTCAAAGCATTGCGGCATGTTGTAGTTGAGTCTAAAAAGACAAAGTATATTTGTAGATTTGCTTGTTTTGTGAAGAATGCGGATCGTAAACCACTCGAATCTATCATTCTTAAATCTAAGAATGTCAAATATGCTCACATGTTTCTAAAGCATGTTAGGGGATCTAGCGTCAACAAATTTAAAGATATTATAATCTCGTCCAAGAAACCAAGATATTTATTTGAACTCGCCAAGCATTTGACTAATCCAAAAGATATTGAACAGATAGAAAATCTTATTATTGAATCAGGTTCATTCACTTACATGAAGTTATTTGCTGAAAAGATCAAGCTAGCTAATGTAGAAAAAATAGAGCAAGTAGTTTTGGATTCTGATAATATAAATGAGATCAAAAAATTTGCAAAATATGTTAGGCGTTCTAAGATGAAGAAGTTCTTTTTAGTTCTTTAACTTGTTAGCGTCGCAATGATATAATGAGCAAAACTGTTCCAAATCTAACGAAGTAATGTGGTCGGCACTCACCAGTACATTTGGATACATAACTGAATTCATACCAGCTATTCCGTGGGTGTGCTGTAGACCGAGTGCATGCCCCAGTTCATGTATAATTACCGTTTGAAATTCATCGTCGTCATCCTTTAATCTGTCAGACACTAATGCGATGTATGGGATAACTCCGTGTTTGTTGCAATACCCAACTGTAGAATTCTCATTGGCGCCGTCTAAAACGATAATTTCTGGAAAGTCAGAGGTTTCTTTAAGCACTACAATGCCATTTATTAAATCCATCTTTTCAGATGTAGGCAAAGTAACAACATTAATTTCAGCAATATGATGAGTTGCTTGAGTCCATGCGATTGCTGCATTAGTAATCATAGCCACTTCATCTTGATTAAAATTTCTTTCTATGTATAAAGTCTTATGAACCACATTAGGATAGGTTGGATCGTAAATTTCTACTACGAAATTAAAAAGTATACCTAGACTTAAAATACTTACAATATGGGTGAAAATTAGAAGAAGATTTTGAATTTTCATGCTATCCTGTATACTATATCCGCTATTATTGGCAGTAAGGAATGAATCATGGATTCTCCAAAATATAATCGAACGCCGCATTTTCCGTGGTCACCTGGGTGTACCAACGATGACAAAATAGCTGCGTCTGTAGACAGCCTTCTCAATGTACAAATTGTAATTACCGAGAAAATAGATGGCAGCAACACTTCCCTAGAATCTGGTGGCTGTTTTGCCAGAACTCACTCAGGACCTCCTAGCCACACCTCTTTTGATGGATTGAAGGCGCTTCATGCTTCTCTTAAATACAGCATTCCTGAAGGTATACAACTGTTTGGGGAATGGTGCTTTGCTTTACACTCTATTGCTTATCAAGAGCTTCCTGGCTATTTCCTTTTGTTTAATGTGCGTGATTTGGAACCATATGATGAGGAAAAGCCTCTATGGCAAAGCTGGGAAGAAGTTGAGCTTTGGGCAGAGGAGCTTGGTGTTCCTACCGTCCCAGTCTTATTCAAAGGAATAGTCCATTCGGAAAAGGAATTGAAAGAATTAGTCGAATCTTTTATGATTCAACCTTCCTTATGCGGTGGTATAAGGGAGGGCGTAGTGGTCAGGGTCGCAAGTCATTTTAGTGATGAGGATTTCTCCAAATCGGTTATGAAGTGTGTTAGAGCTAATCATGTACAAACTTCAGATCATTGGAAAGACCAGGAAATCATTAAGAATAAACTCAAGCCATCTTGACTACCGGACGCCTCGTGCTTATTATGTGAATATTGAGATATTGAGGCGAGGGGGAACAAGGATAATAAAATGGGAATGCGTAGATTTCATTTTGAAAGACTGGAAGATGCGTCTGGAGTAAGTGGTTGTGGAGTTGTTGCTGAGGGTTGTGTATTCTCCGATGGCAAAGTTGCCTTGGAATGGTTTGGAGCGCATTCAAGCACCAACCTATACAACAGTCTCGCAGACGTTCAATTTATTCATGGACATGAGGGTAGAACCAAAATTGTGTTCGATGATCCTGACCCATCAAAGAAAGAAGAATTAAAGAGGAATGGGAATTAAGAGAACTATTATAGTTGGAGACATCCACGGCTGTGTGGATGAGTTTGATGAGCTAATTAAGAAGCTTAACTATGACAAAGAGTCAGATAGGCTCATTTTGTTAGGTGACTTGATTGATCGTGGTCCTGATTCTGTTGGCATGGTTAAACGTGCTAGAGAAATGAATTTGGAATGTGTTATGGGCAACCATGAATACAACTTCATGAAGTGGTACAAAAGCTTTGGCTCTCAGAACGCAGTTTATGATCGACACCCTCACTACACACAATTCTCAGATGAGGATGTGAATTATATTGCTCGTATGTCTTCTTACATTGTATTGGAAGAATTTAATACTATTGTGGTTCATGCTGGACTAAGAGCAGGCATCAAATTACAAGATCAAAAGAAAGATGATCTGTACTACATTAGGTACATGGATCATGATAACAAATTTATTAGCTTGAAGAAAATTAGCAAGCTTGGAATAGAAGCAACGGGCGCGCACTTTTGGACTGAGTTCTGGGATGGTCCAGAATCAGTAGTGTATGGGCACAACGTACATTCATATGAAGATCCGCTTATTGAAGAGGTGGTACCGGGTGTGATGTGTTATGGTTTGGATACTGGCGGCTGCTTTGGCGGCAGGCTAACAGCCTTAATCTTAGAGACTAAGGAAATTGTTCAGGTTCAAGCAAAGCGGACATACTACAAGTCAGACTTCGAAATAAAATGAAATATTCAGACGCCCAACTAATCAGTCTAGCAAAAGCAAATCCTAAAGAGTTAGTACGAATTTTAACCAGCCCCAATGCCGACATGAGATTGTTGGCTTCTGGGGCTGAAATTTTAGGAGGCGAAGTAACTGATGAAATGTTGGTCGTCCCTGTATTTAGACAGCTTCTCAAACATGTGAACGCCATTGTTAGAGAAGGTGCTGCTATTGGAGTTTCTACTTTTTATTTGGATAGAAAGCCGCCTCAAGATATATTGGATAGATTAAAGGCATTGGCTACCAATGATCCTTCACCAACTCTAAGAGAGTATGCTAAGGGTGTGGTAGCAGATTTTGAGATAATCAAATGAAAGAAATTAAGAAAGATCTTTTCGAGTGTATCGCTGATGATGGTGTAGATGCTATTTGTGTCACTACCAATGGAAACTATACTGTTGGCGGATTAGCTTGCATGGGTGGTGGATGTGCTGGTGTAGCTGCAAGACGTTGGCCAGAAGTTCCTAAAAGATTAGGAAAGCTACTTAAGCAGTATCATAATAACATTCCTTTTGTTATTGGCGCTGTTGATGCTCAAGGAAATCATTTAGATATGACACCAAAGATGATTAAGGATCATAAATATAAGTGTTTAATCTTTAGCTTCCCAACTATTAATAATTTGGGAAAGGAATCCAATATTCAATTAATTAAACAATCTGCAACGATTATGGCGGACTACGCCGAACAATTTGATCTTAAGCAAATAATCCTGCCGAGACCTGGCGTAGGGATCGGGGGATTGACTTGGGCGGAAGTGAAGCCAGTTATTGCTCCAATCTTGGGCGATAGATTTACCATTGTTTCGTTTGATCATGAGGAATGATATGAATAAAAGAAAAGCAATATGGTTTATTAGCGAAGCAGCATTATTTGCTATGTGGGTAGTATTTGGTTGGGGCTTATCTGGAAGCTGGATAATCGGAATTGTGGCAGCAGTAGTTCTAACTGCAGTTCAGTATGCTACTGATAAAGCCTTTAATGTTGTTCATTATTAAGAGCGAATTATGCCGACCGAGAAAATCAAACAACGAATAGAACATCTAGAATTAGATTTAGCCAAACATAATGCGGTGAAAGATAAGTTTCCTGACACTACTGTTAATTGGATGGGAGAATTTTCTTCCAAAACAGTTAATCAAAACTACACTGATTTTGAATTCGAAACTTGGAATAAAATGTTGTATGTGAGCCCTTATTTTAATTTAGAATTCACTCACAATAATAAATCAGAAACAGTAAAGATTTTCTCTACGCCACGCCGTAATAAACTAGTTTATGTTGATCATACTTTTGAGGCGGGAAATTACAGGAGAATTATTAGATTTTCCAAAATGATGGCTAATTTCAAACAGCGTAATTTTAGTGAGAAGATGTTTAATACGTGTAGAACAGAAATTATGAATTTTATCAAAGAGCACCCTGGCATATCTTTAGATAAAAAGTATATGGAACCCAGATTACAAAAACTTTTGTTATTTGTATAAAGGAAGATATGAAATTACTTAGATGCAAATACTGTCGTGGCGAAGTGGAAATAGTTGGCAATGATCGTGCCATTAATAAAAAAGTAAAGTGTAATCAGTGTGGCTTTACCAATGCTGATGCTACTGATAAAAAAGAGCCTGAAGTCGTAATAATTAAGAAACGTCCTGCGCAATAACCCGGTCTCTATTATCTCGATACCATTGAATGACACGAAGTAGTCCGTCTTTAAAGTCTGTCTTTGCTGCCCAGCCAAGCATTTCTTTAGCGCGGGAAACATCTAACATTCTCTTAGGCTGCCCATCTGACACCTCATTCGTGAAGACGATTTCTCCTTGAAATCCAGTCAGATGCCCGACCAAATGAGCCAGATCTTTAATAGAAATATCCTTGCCAACTCCAAGATTAATTGGTAAATCGGTATCGAGTCCGTCGTTTACGGCTTTTAAAATGGCTTCAGAGCAGTCGCCAGCGTACAAGAATTCTCTGGTAGCTTCACCAGTTCCCCAGCATTTAACAACTCCGCTATCATTGCGGATCGCCTCTTCAAATTTACGAATAAGTGCCGGAATAACATGACTGTAAGTTGGATCGAATGTGTCATACTCTCCATACATATTTACAGGAATAAGGTGAGCGCCTTTCATGCCGTATTGTTGGCGATAAGTTTGCCCTAACATCATTAGCGTTCTTTTGGCTTGACCATATGGGAAGTTTGTTTCCTCTGCTGCACCATTCCAAATGTTTTCCTCTTTGAATGGGGCTGGACAAAATTTTGGATAAGCACATACTGAACCCAAAGTATAAACTGTCTCTATTTTTAAAATACGGGCAACTTCATAAACATTGAGACCCATTTGAGTATTATCTCTTAAAAAGTCAGCTGGATTGATGCGGTTACCAAGGATACCCGCACATTTGGCAGCCATATGTAAAATTACATCTGGACCAGACTGCACTACAGCATGATTAAGTGCGTAGAAGTCTAGTACATTTACTTCTTTGCTTGAAGGTGCCCAAACCTCATGCTGCTCTTTTAATTTTGGTACTACGTGCTTTCCAAGAAAACCAGTGCCACCCGTGACCAAGATTTTCATTTGTTGTCCTTTAAGATCTTTTCTTGACGAGCCAGTTCCATATCAGAAGCAATCATCTCATCGACGAGCTGTTCAAAGGTATACTTTGGCTGCCATCCTAATTTAGTTTTTAATTTGGTAGGATCCCCGCACAAAGCATCAACTTCGGCTGGTCTCAAATATCTTGCGTCAAATTCTACATATTTAGAATAATCCAAATCAAGCTTGTTGAAGACCATTTCAGCAAACTCGCGCACTGAATGCATCTCGCCACTGGCTACCACATAATCATCTGGCTCTGGCGCTGTGATAATTTTAAACATTGCATCAGCCACATCGGCGGCGTGAGACCAGTCTCGCTTAGCTTCCAAATTTCCTAAATAGAGCTTGTCTTGTAAACCAAGCTTGATTCTGGTCGCTGCCATAGTAATTTTACGGGTAACGAAGGTCTCTCCGCGCCTGCCAGATTCATGATTGAAAGAAATAGCATTACAGGCATGCATTCCATAAGATTCGCGGTAATTGGTGGTTGCCCAAAAGCCTGCCACTTTGGCGACTCCGTATGGAGAGCGAGGATGAAATGGTGTGGTCTCGCTTTGGGGTGGAGGAGTGGAACCAAACATTTCAGAGCTTGATGCCGTTAAAAATTTGGTTTGAGGGCTGTGCTTATGAATAGCTTCAAGCGCTCTTATTACGCCAGTTCCGGTAACATCCATCGTATACTCTGGAATATCAAAGCTAACACGCACGTGACTTTGAGCTGCAAGATTAAAAAATAAATCAGGCTTCACCTCAGCAACTAAACTAGATAAAGAAGAGAAGTCAGACAAATCACCATAAACCAATTTTAGTTTACTATCAGCATGTGGATCTTCATATACATGATTTAATCTTTCTGTATTAAATGAAGAGCTGCGTCTTTTAAGACCGTATATCTGATATCCCTTTTCTAAGAGTAATTCACATAAATATGATCCAGTTTGTCCAGTAATTCCAGTAATGCAAGCCGTAGGTGCCATTTAATATTCCTTTATCTTGATTATATCAAATCATCAAAATACTTGATCGTTTCAACTATTCCATTATCTAGAGACCAGAAATTATTCCACCCTCTGGCTTTTAATTTTTCGGCACTTAATTGAGTGTACAGTAATTCTCCAACAATAGGCGCTGTATGAACAATTTTAGAGGATGTCGGAATATATTGAACTATCTTTTGAGCAACATCATTCACACTGTATTGTAAATTAGAGCTGACATTAAAAGTACCATTCAGTTCTTGCTCTAATGCTAACATATTCGCCTGAACTACATCTTGCACATAAACAAAGTCTCTGGTCTGCTTTCCATCTCCAAAGATGGTCAAATCTTCGTCCGCAAGCGCTCTTTGGATGAAAATAGCGATGACGCCAGCTTCACCCTTGCTATCTTGACGGGGACCAAAAACATTGCTGTATCTTAATACCGTATATTGTAGACCATATAGTTTTTGAAAAATTTCCAAATACTTCTCTACTGTTTGTTTTGCTAAGCCATAAGGCGACTCCGGATATGCCAGGGATTGTTCGGTAAATGGTAAAATTTCATGGGGCGAATAGATGGCTCCGCCCGTGGAAGAAAAGATGACTCGTTTTACATTAGCGCGCGCGCAATTTTCAAGGATGTTGAGGCTGCCAACTACATTGGCTAGAGCGTCTTCAGCCGGTTCTTTGATGGAATGTCTTAGATTAATTTGTGCAGCTAAATGAAAAACATAATCAAATTTGAATTTATCGAAAATATAATTTAGAGGATTGATGACGTTTTGCTGGTAAAAGGTAGCTCTAGGATTAAGATTCTTGATATTTCCAGTAACAAGATTGTCTATAATTACTACCTGATGACCCTTATCAATGAGAGAGTCAACAATATGACTACCAATGAATCCCGCTCCACCAGTAACTAAACAAATACTCATTTAATGCCTCAATTTCAATAGCTTGCTATCTATGTATATATCCACATTTTCGATGTAAAGGACATAACATGAAAGTTACCATAGGCAACCTAATTGACCAATTGACCATTGTAAATATTAGAATTTGGATGGCAGAAGATATTAAACGTGATCCAAATGCTACTGATAAACAAATTGCTGATGCAACTCGCCTTACTAATGTAGCAAATCAACAAAGAAATGATTTAATACAGGAGATTGATGAATGTCTAAATGATATGGTAAAGAATGGAACCGTTCAAAAGCTATATGGTCAGGGAAAAAATAAGATGTATGGCAAGGAAAAATAATGAAAGAATTGTTTTCTTTGGGCGAGCTATATGTTTCTGACTTCTTAAAAGCAGAGGATTCTCCTCGTGCTGATAAGGTAGAAATGAAACTTTTGCTCGATGATAACGGGGCTGTTCGCCTAGAAAAACAGGCTCCTAAAGAGGCAATGTATGGCAGATATTGGTATCGCTCTGGCATCAATGCTACCATGACCAATGAACTTAAAGGCATTGTCGAGTCCATTACTGGCGTAATAAGTTTGCAAAATAATGATCTTTGGATAGATATTGCCTGTAATGATGGTACGCTTCTTAGTTTTATTCTGCCAAATGTTGTCAAAGTGGGAATTGATCCAGCCGATGATACCTACAAGGCAGAGTCAGAAAAACGTGCCGATCTAATTATTCAAGACTATTTTAGTGCTGACGTTTTTAAACAATCAAAATTTGGTGATAAAAAAGCCAAGGTAATCACCTCTATTGCTATGTTCTATGATTTAGAACATCCGGATGCTTTTATTGAAGATATTTATGACGTATTGGATTGCGATGGTCTTTGGGTAATGCAACTAAGCTATACTCCTCTTATGTTGCAGCAGCTCGCTTTCGACAACATTTGCCACGAACATATTTACTATTACTCGTTATTTAATTTAAAATCTTTACTAGAAAAGCATGGTTTTAAAATAATGGACTGTCAATTGAATGATATAAACGGCGGTTCATTTCGTGTTTACATTATGAAGCAAGGCTCCAATCCTAAACATTTTGCGACACAGCCATATCGTGATGTTTGTGAATTTAGAGTTAATTCACTTCTTGCGTTTGAAGATACTTTGCACCTAGACTCTATTTTAACTTGGAAGCATTTTTATGATAGAATTAATGCGCTCCGCGAACAAACGGTTGATTTTGTCAAATCTGAAAAAGCCAAAGGTAAAACTATATGGGCGTATGGTGCCTCGACTAAGGGCAATACACTGCTCCAATATTTTGGATTAGATCATACTGTAATTGATGGTGTGGCAGAACGTAGTCCATACAAATTTGGCTTGCATACTGTCGGAACCAATATTCCGATTTATTCGGAAGAAGATATGCGAAAAAATAAACCAGACTATTTACTGGTATTACCGTGGCATTTTATTAATGAATTTGTGGCGCGCGAAATAGATTTTTTGAGGGCAGGTGGTAAATTCATTGTACCATGTCCTCAGTTTGAAATTATTGGAATATAAGGAAAAACACATGGGCGGATCACAGGCATGGCAAGAGAGTTTTGTTTGGAATATGTTAAGCTTTAAGCGAGATGGAACCTATTTGGATATTGGCAGCAATGATGCTAAGAATCTAAATAATTCTTGGCTTCTAGAACACCTATATAATTGGAAAGGTATTTGTGTAGAAATAGGTCCACAATATGCAGAACAATATAAGGAAAGAACATGTCACTTTGTAAATGAGGATGCAACTAAAGTTAATTATAAAGAAGTATTTCAATCTTTAGGATATCCGTCTAGAATAGATTATCTTTCATTAGATTGTGATGATAGCAGTGTAGATGCACTTAAACAATTACCGCTAGCTGATTACAGATTCACTACTATTACTATAGAGCATGATGCTTATAGAATTGGTGACGCTGCTAGAATTGCGGAGCGCGCTATTTTGGACAGCTATGGCTATGTACGAGTATTTCCTGACGTATGTGCGCCACTTGGTTGTGGTATGGGTCCCAATCTTCCATTTGAAGATTGGTGGATAGATCCTGCCGCTTTTGATATGAACAAAATAAACAGCATATCTGCAGCAAATCAATATCCTGATGAAATAGTTGAGATGTTGAAAAAGAGGGCTGACACTTATCTTTTACCAGAATTTAGATAATCGTTAACAGATTTTAATATATAGTCCTGTTCATCCGATTTTAATTCTGGATAACTTGGAAGAAGAAAACACTCTTTGTTAAGAAGAACGGCATTAGTCGAATCTTCTTGTTGTATGCAATCCATGTCACTAATATATTTGTGTGCATGCATAGGGTAAAACATTGGTCTAATTTCAATGCTGCGTTGTTTGAAAAATGACTCAGCCACTTCATAGCTTGTTTGCCCCGGCACTCTAACGCCAAAATGCCAATTAGCATTTTTTGTATTATCTGCATTCTTTTGAATAAAAATGTCTGAGCGGTCTTGAAATTCGGTGCGATATCTATCAAATATCTTGTGTTTCAGGTCTAAGATAGTTGGTAAAATTTCAAGCTGTCCATACAAAATAGCCGCTTGAATATTGGTCATGCGGTAGTTATAACCCAACTCATCGTGAATGAATCGTTTAGCAGATTGTCCTTGACCTTGCACACACTTTGCAAAAAGACATACATCTTCATCGTTAGTAATGAAGGCGCCACCTTCACCACTAGTTATGTTTTTATTTCCAAAAAAAGAAATGCTAGAAGCATAAGAGGCAGTGCCGGTAAAGACATTTTCATAAGTTCCTAAAAATCCTTCACAATTATCTTCAACAAATAATGTATTAGGATATTTTCTTTTTAATTTAGGCACATTAATAATATTTCCAATATTATGTACTATTAGGACTGCAGCATTTGGATGAGCGATAATGGATTTATCTAGTTCATCTAGATTGTAATTCCAAGTGTTGAGGTCGGCATCCACAGTGAAGATTTTGTAATCTCTATCAAATAAAAAGGCATTCCAAGCTGCCACATAGACGTTGTTTGGAACTATAATTTCATTCTTATTTTGTTTGGTTGCTAAACACTTAGCCACTAGATGGCAGGCACTAGTGCCATTATTTAATAAAATAACATAAGGCGCATTAAGCAGCTCCTGTAACGCTTCTTGTGCTAGTTGTATGTATTTTCCTTGCGAAGAAATCCAGGTAGAATCCAGGGCTTCATGTGCATATGCTAAAGAAGATTTTGGCAAGTATGGCTTATAAATTGGAATCATGTCTTTAATTTCTTAGCAGGTATACCTACATAAGTTCCACTTTCTGCAATATCTTTTACCACACATGCGCCCGCACCAATAGTTACATCGCTACAGATCGCAATATCTTCAACGGTTGAAGAGTTGGTGCCTAGATACACTCTGTTACCAGTCTTCACATGACCACTAACGTGAACACCTGGGGCGGTAGTAAAAAAATCTCCAGTAACAGTATCGTGACCAATAGTTGTGGCTAAATTGAGCTGTGAGAATGCCCCCAATTGTATATCACATGTTAATAGACAGTTGGCACAAATAACTGAACCAGAGCCAATACTAATATTGGGATCCATTAAAATAGCTCGGGGATGAATAAGTGTTTTGAAGACACTATCTCCATGGTGGTCAATAATTTTTTTTACAATAATTTCGCGGATACGCGGATTACCAACAGCAACTACAGCTAAATGTTTGTTGGGATCAAAATAATTCTCGTCCTCTACTTTTACTCCACAATAGTCTTTGCCTGCCTGCACATCGATAAAAGCGTCTACCTCACAGCCGCACTGATTAGCGAGCCAAAAGACTTCTCTAGCAAAACCGCCTGCACCAAATATACAAATAGTCTTAACCATAAGAATTCCTTAAATTCTACTTAAGGTATCCGCCAAGGTGCGCTCTAGCCCTGCCTTCTTTTGTTCTACGGTAAGGTTGTCACAAATGAAGCTGTTAACTGGACCATGAGCCATTATTGAGCTTACGATAGTAGATCCACAAAATTCAACCCTAGGAACTGGCTTATTGCCCCAGCAATTTGCAGCAACTGTGATGCCGCTACTTACTCCGATGAACAAATCACATTGAGCATGTAACAGTGCAGTTTGTCTAACTGTAAATTGTGATCCAGAAACAACGCCTATGTCATCTGCAAACTTTGTATGATCAACTTTGCTAGCAAAAATGAAGTTGCATTTGCCAAATTTGCTTCGACATTGGTGAATTATATTTCTAGTTGAATCTTCAAATAATTGAAAATTGCCAGCCGATCTTAACTCGGTTTCCAGCATAACTGTTTTTGCGTGAGGCAAACTGGCATAAAAATCTTTAGCCATTTCTCTTTCTTCATCAGAAAATCCTAAATATGAATGCCATTCCCACGAAGGATCGGCTCCACAAACCATTCTAGGTATGTTTGAATAGTTTACACTATCTAATTTTGGATTAGGTAACACTGCCCATGGGGCTGGATAATAGCCTGCATCTAAGTCTTTTGTTTGCTCGAAATCTGTCATTTTTTCTGGAAGAAGATGCCCGTCCCTATCGATTATATCTCTAAACCAAATTGGAGGTTGTTGTCTAATTTCAGAAATTGCATCATTGAATTTAAGCATGTCTACATAAGTAGCTTTTTCAGGAGCTAAATTGGCAAACCATACGATATCTTTATCTGGCCACAACACATCTTTATATTTTAAAACAGCTGTACAGAGTCCAATATCACCATGCTGTTCACCACAAAAAATACCAATTTTTCCCTTGCTCATTTATGCCTCACCATATCAATATAACCTTATTAGTATGATGAAGAAGATAGTAAGCTACTCGCTGTACAATAACCGTCCGAAAGATTGCATCAACGCAATTATTAACTGCCTTTTAATTCCACAAATTTATCCCGGCTGGGTTGCCAGATTTTACATTGATGATACTGTACCACCAAGCATAGAACAACTTCTTAGAACATTTGAACATGTTGAAGTTGTAGTTATGCCGCATCATCGTGGAAGTGAGGCTATGCTATGGAGATTCTTGCCAGCTTCTGAATACGACACAGTTATGATCTCTAGAGATGCAGACTCTTGGGTTTCTGTCAGAGAGAAAGTGTGTGTTGATCAGTGGCTCGAAGGTGATAGAAGTTTCCATATCATCAGAGATCATTGCTATCACAGCCAAAAAATAATGGGCGGCATGTGGGGCGTTCGAAATTATATGCTTCCAGAGATGAAAGATTTGGTGGAAGAATTCTGCAAAACCGGCACATATGATCAGGGATTTTTAGCTGAAAAGATCTATCCAAATGTTACGCATAATTTACTAGTTCATTTTGGAAATCCTCAATATAATAATCAGGGACAACTATTAGTTAATGGTTATTTTGGTGAGGACGGTCATCGTGCCCCCATACCTTCCTATCAAGAGTGGGATGAACCAGTTCCAGGTCTTTCTTTTAGAGAGGCTAATTCAATGAATGCTTTCCATTGTGCTCACTGCAGACAAACCCATCCAGTTCTTATTGGAGGAATTACAGAACACATTCCGCCGCGAGCCCTAGAAGTAGTAAGAAACTACGCTCGCGAAAAGGGAATTGTTTTGGATGCCCCAGGGATTTAAAGGAGATATTTATGCAAATACCAGACGGGCAACTCAGCAATGTTGAAAGAGACTATCTATTTAATTTGGTCGTTTCTTTAAAGCCAAATTTAGTTATAGAAAGTGGAACTTGGCAGGGTGGCGGAAGCACTTTATTTTTAGTAAAAGCTCTATTTGAAAATAAAGCAGGGCAACTTCACACCTATGAAACTTATACTCCATACTGGGAGTGTGCAAATAATTTTTATGAGCAGTCAGTATACAAACCATACATTTCATTATTTAACGAAGATTTTATCAATGCTACTAAGAGATACAACTTTGAAGATAATAGTGTTGTAATATTTTTAGATGGGGAGATGAAACATGGGATGCAAAGCTGCCATTTCCTGCAGAACTGTATCCAGATATTTCTGAAAACTTACAATCATTTAAAATCTTAGAGGCAAAAGTAAAGCCTGGAACTAATGTTCTATTGCATGATTGGACCGTTGATGGCGGGCGCGGAACATTTGTCAAGCAATATCTGGAAAAGAAAAGCTTTGACGGCTGGGAAATTGTTGATGTTATTAATGCTACTACCGGATTAGCCCATTTATTGAAGAAATAAATATCAATAGAAATAATTTAAGAACAGATCCATTCTTAATTTGTGTCCAGCAGCGAAAGTTGGATTTTCTGCATTGTTCCATTGTGAGCCCGCCATATAGTGATAAAATCCATCGGCAACCCAACCTGCACTTAAACCGTGTGATCTGCAAATTGCTAAATCATTCGAAAAATATTCTGCAATTGGTTGCCCTGTCAGTATAGCAATCATGTACGAAATTTGATGATTGTTCAAAAATTTTACTGCTGATTCATGGGACTTGATAAAATCTTTAGTTTTTCCACCACAATCTAATCCAGGAGCTAATCCAAAATCTAATTCATGAGGGTTTGCAAGACGCTTCATATTAACCATTGTTAAAGCTGGATAAAAATAATTAACTCCTTTGCCATCCATAATTCTAAATTCACTAGTACTTGCTACAATGTTCTCTCCAATAATGTCAGAAACTACAACATCACAAATTGGAAATACGTCCGTATGAAGGAGAACAATTATTTCGCAGCCATTTTGTGGGGCGTACTCATGGACTGCCCAATTCAATGTTGCAGCATATCCCTCCGAAGGATTTTGTACTCTATGAATATGTTGAGGTACCCTTACACATTTTATATTGTTATATGAACAAATCATATTAATATTTTGTTCTGATTGAACATCCATGGCATCATTAAATAAAATAAACTCAAAATCTTCCTTCATATATTTTTTGAATTGCCTGTGTGCAATATCAATTGGAAATTTTTCATTTACGGCAAAAGAAAATAAAGAGATTTTCATATTAGTTCCATTAATTAGGTTTTATTTTTAATACTGTCAAGTATTTTTTTCCATTCAGAATATGCGTATTCTTTTTTTGCAATATTAGCAAATGACATATCATTACTAATTTCACGTGCGTTGACTGTTCTTAATAAATGATCTAGATGGGCAGGCGAATCATAATACTGAATATATTTCAAAAAACCTTTTGGATCATAATAGTCTGAAGTGTCTAACCACTTTTCTAAAATGGCAGGATTGCGAAGACTGTTGGGATTATTAATATCATCTGGCTCTTGTTTTTTGTTTATTTTATAGAATGTTAATTCTTCTAATGCTTTACCTTGATGGTAAATCTCTTTACAATATTGTTTAGATGGAAAAAATTGTGGAACGTTTGCAGTATACTGTTCATGCATTGATGACGTGGAATTTGCATATGGGATATGAATTACTCCCTTATAACTATATAAATTTTCCCAAGTATATCTCCAATTAGAATCTCTTATTGAAGAAAGAGGAATAGCTAAATCGCCAGAGACTGATATTTCAGTTCTATTAGCTATTATATATTTATCTTTTGTTCCTGTATATTTTAGATTCGTGTAAGTTCCCCAATGAGGAATAAATGTTCCCTTAATACCAGTATGATATTCTGTATACCACTGATCGCCTCTATTACTACATACCCAATATAATGTTCCATCAGCAGTTTTTCTAGCCATAAAATCTTCTAATCTTTTTACTAGATGTGGGTTATCAAAAGTATTGGGATGCTGATATCTAATGCAGTTGATTACAATAATGGGCTTGTTCCATCTTTCATAAAGCATTGCAAATTCTGCTGGATAACAAGCAATAAAAGCGTCGTATTTTTTGAACTCTTCTTTATAAGTTTCATAAAAAATATCACAAACTTCTTCTGAGCAAACACCAGAACATGTGAGAGCACTGGTGCCTAGCCTAATTGTATTTTTTGGTTTATTCAAAACCCAGTTGTGCCCAGATAGCGTCCAGTCATCCGTCTCATGCCCAAAATCTTTAAAGATATGAGCAAGGTCGGCAATTACTGAAACGTGTTGATCTATATTAAAAAATCTCATACTTCCTTTATCATGATGTGCAGAACGTTTTCTTTTTCATCAATTTCATCCCAAAAAATTCTATCAACTTTAGGGTTGCTCATAATGAATTTTTCTAACTTGTCTTTATTATATTTATTATGATACAAATCTTCCTCGACCCAATAATCTATTTTATCATCTGCATTATCTGGTTTAATAAACCAACCAATTAAAACTTCCTTTTTAGCAGCTCTGATGAATTCATTAATAGTTTTTTCATAATAGGAAAGGTGTTCTATAACTCCACGACAATATACACATTCATAAGAGCTGTCTTTCAGTGGCAAGTTTACTTCAAGCTCAGCCTCTACCATCTTGATACCAAGATTTTTGTTCTTGTCAACTAAGTATGTACAGCTATCTAATCCAGTATAATCCACATCATACTGATCATTTTTATATCCAAAATATTCTGTCGCAAGTCCACAACCACAATCAATAATTGATTTGTAACCTGTGGCAGCAACATATTTTCTACAAAATAGTTTTGTTGGTTGATCAAAATCTCCAATCCAACCCTCAAAGTCAGACATTCTATTTACTACATTTTTATTCCACCAAGTTGTCATACTGCCGCCTTCTCTTGTTCTTTTTGCTCTAGGTGTAGTTCACAATCAGTTTTCTTTTGGAAATGTATTCCTATTTGAGCTTTTCTTTCTAGATAGTACATTTTCATTTTGAAATTTTCTGGAAGGAAAGGTATTACTGTATTATATAGTGTATAAGGTGAAAACCAATATTTATGATCAGGATGAACCATCTCTAATGCATATTCATCATCACAAAATATTTGAGCAACACTCATATTAGGTACAGTAATTAAATATTCTTTAGATTTAACTGAAAATATGTCTTTAAGAAAAGAATTAACATTTGGAACGTGTTCTATTACTTCTGGAACTAAAACTATATCATATTCCTCTTTTACATCCTCATATGATGTAAAATAGGTTCCAGGACATGCCTCTAAAAGTTTTTTGGTAGTTTCAACATCAATATCTAATCCGTGCAAGACGGTAGTGGGAGCGGGTGACTCGTCGCTATTTTGATATATTTTTGATAGATAAATATGAAGATTAGATTCGGGATCATACACCATCGAATCGGCGCAACCTATATGTAGAACCCTCTTTCCAAGACATGTTTTTGCGAAGAATTCAAATCTCCACTCTCTAATATTAGAAATATTTATTTTTTGATTATAGAAGTTGCTGGTTTTCTCGTATATCGTCATAATTTTGTCCATTGGGAAGGCAACAAATCTCTCGTATCATGTGGCAAATTCGGTCCAAACCATCTTTGAGGTGCAATTACAATTTTAGAGGGATTCTTATTTAAGTAAGCTCCCCACCAAGAAAAACTGCTATTAGCTATAATTGTGTGTTCACAGCTCAACATCAATGCCAAATCTTCTACTGGTGACTTGCCTTCTGAAAATGTAATGTTATCACCTTGAAAATTTGCTTTACACCAAGCCATATCATCAGAAAATATAATATAATTCTTAGTTGCTGTCATTTGCATAGCTTTTGAGTAATAATCCATACCCAACTGAACATACTCCTGTTTAAGATTTAAGTAATCACCACGCCTAATATGTACTGCAGTATGATCCCATTGAATAGGTCCACCTACTTTAGGAGTTAGTAAATTTTGTATTATATCTTGAGACCTAATAAAATACTTTTCGGATTGAAAAAATCCTTCCAAATTTAAGTTGGGTCGATAAGGAATCGGGGTGTACACGAAACCCGATTCTTTATATGTCTCTAAATTAGGAATGTTGTTGGAAAAACAACGAGTTAAGCTAAAATAGGAAGAATATTCCCATTCTGGGAACATATATTCTTCATTATTTTCAACAGCCAACGATATTGTTGTAGCTATTTGAAATAATTGGTTTCCCAACCTTCCCATATTTCCTAAGTTTTTGAACGAAATCATCCGCGTATATCCTGGTGATTTTTATCTAAGAGCAAGATTTTAGGATGAAAGTTATTGGAACCCCACTGTCTTCGATAATACTCTATATTTGATTGAGGGTAGTGATAACTTGGAGACAATACTATATCTGGTTCATTGTCCAAGAAATACCTATTGATAGCCGTTTCATCATGCCAAACTGGAGTTATTCCATTGGCTAAGTCTTTGTCAATCATCTCACTACACCAGCGGGATAAGTTTAGATAACTGTCGCGTTGTCCACCACTGAAACCACCACCGAAGTAGTATTTGTAACGTTTAGGATATTCAACTGGCACGTAAAGAGATGATTGTGGATTATGCTCATATGGACCTTGAGAGCTAAAGTATCCGCAGTGTCTTACTCCAACCAAGTTGCCAAGAATTTCGGTAGATATGTTGTCAACAAACAAACAGTCTACGTCCACGTAGTATAAGAAATCTTGTTTGCTAAATTGGCTAGCGTAATTTGTAAAATGCTTGAATCTATCCATGCTGGCATGTGGGAAAGGCTTATGATCAATATGTATTTGTACTACATTTCTATTGGTTTCAATTTGATTATTAGTATCACTAAATACATAGTAAGTAACTTGGAATCTATCATTTAAGAAATACTTATCTGCCGAAGAGATGAGTCCTTGAATAAATTTTTGATACTTATTGGTTGCAATAAGCAACAATCCAACCGCAATCTTTGGTGGTGGTGGTCTCTCTGTTTTGGCGTACTTCGGCATGTTCCTAATGTACGAATCCAGACTTTGTTGCAATTGACGACTGACTTTATGATCGTTAATTGGATTATCAAGATTGTAAACGTATAGAATATCAGACAAGAATTGAGAATGATCTCCAGACATTTCTAGCATTGGGAACATGATAGCAAAGTCCCAAGTCATTTGGAAGAAATTGCCATTCTGCTGCAAGTCTTCTTTGTTGATCTTCTTGAATAGCCATGCATAGAAAGTTCTTAAGTGAGAAGCTCCCCAAGTTGTATGTCTGAATGCTCCAGTATTTACGATGTGAGGCGGATAAGGTGCAGCCACACCAGTGCTACCATCCGTACTATTCTTATATTGTCCGTAAGTCATCCAAATGTCGCGGCTAGAATAAATCTGTTTTAGACGATTCAACACATTGTCATCTGGAAACCAATCATCACCATCTAGTGTAAGAATGATTTCATCGTCATCACAGCTATGAATCATATTATACAAATTTGCTAGTGCGCCGATACGGTTCACATTTTTAATTAGTGTAACCTTGTCGGCGCGAGGTGAAGCATTAACTGCCTCACTTACTTTAGTAAAAGTATCATCACTGGAACAGTCGTCAGTAAATATAATTCTAAATTGATCATAGTTTTGACTTAATGCAGAATTAATATTTTGAACACACCATTTACTATTATTATAACTTGGAATTACAATTACGAATTTCTTAATTGGACTATCCCAATTTGGAACTCCATTCGATGCTGGTGTGGGTGGTGGAATTGTTGATGTACTTGGGGCGGCGCCGTTATCCCAAATCCAATTTGCACCATCTCTCTTCCAAATTCCAACAATTGCGCCCGCCTGACTAATCTGTCTGTTATGTGGCAAAGTGTCATTAATATTTGGAATTTGAGCGAGTCTTGGCGCATGATTATTGCCGCTAAAAGCAGGATGAGAAAACATTATCGGAGGAGGCGCCATTGGAGGAGGAGTATAAGTACTTTGTACCGCTGGCTTAGCAAATTGAATTGGGCTGCTATTTTTAACTGCAAACCAAATTCTTCTTCTTAAAATACTAGTATCTCCAGTATTTTGAACTTGCCAATCATATGTAAAATTACCAGCATTGAACTTAGCATTATCGACACGTTTGAAGTTCATACTGCATTCGGTTAACACTCTTTCAATTGCTGCCGCTGTTGGTCTTGAACTAACACCATTAACTGACAAATCAAAAATGTTTTTATTTTCAGAAGAAATAATACATTTATTTGGATCATCTGAGTCACAGACAGCTGTTTCCAATATCAAGTGAGTTGTAGATGCACATACTGCCCTCAAATGAGCTTCATAGTCTCTTACGTGACAAAGCAATCCCAAATCTAAAATAACATCAAATTTCTTATTAGGAAAAGGCCAATCTCTATCCAAATCGGCTTTGATTGTTTTTAATCCGGGGAATTTCTTTCCAGCTGTTTGTAAATGTTCTTGTCTAGCATCTAATGCTAAAACATCTGCTCCCAAGCGATACAAGGCTCCAATAATATCGCCTTGACCACAACCTAAATCTAATACTTTTTTGAAGTACCAAAACTTATGTCCGCCATAAAATTCAAGGATTCCCTTAATACGCTTCTGATTCCACTCTAGGTATTTTCCGTCAAACAAAACTGACCTCTTCCATTCTTAATCAGACTACCACTATATATTATGAATTATTGGCGGATTTGGGCAACGGAATGTAATATGGTTTTTGCCCAGCAGCATAATCCCTACAGTTTTGCCTAAATTTGACAAGATTTTTTCCGCGACAAGAATCTTTAAATTCTCTATACTCACCCGTATCTAATTCACCTTGACCAAAGTGAACTCCCATATCTTTTAAATAACCAAGATCCCAGCCAACTAAACGGGCTCGAAAAAAGAAGTCGGCATCTTCCTCACCATATAGCCCATATTCAGTATTAAAGAATCCAATGCGATCGTGCAAATCACGATGAAAAACCGTACAAGCAGTTCCTAAATTTCCAGCTGGTTTGACCTGAAAAGTCTTACCGCCCCTAGTTACCAAAGGGTATGCAACATTTTCCATGTTGAGACCTAATGCCAATCTAGGATTCACTTCCATAATTTCAATACATTCTTTTAACCAACCAGGATTCAGCTCCACATCATTATCCAGCGTGGAAAGCCATGGGTCTTTGTATTGGGCGGCGATTTCTAAACCTTTGTTTCTACCAGGACCGATACCAAGATTTTTATCGTTAATATGAATGTCTAAGCCTTGACAATGCGTAGAATCAGACAGATAATTAAGGTAGGAGCGCTTCAATTTTATAAGCCACTCTGCCGTACCATCTGTAGATGCATTATCTACAATAATTAGTCGGTACGGGGAGTTTGTATTTTTGACTAAGCTATCCAACATTCTTTTTGTCAAATCTAATCTGTTGTAGGTTACAAACATTATGGATGTGGTCATTAATTTCTCCGACAATTCTTCTAACAGGAATATATCGCTCACGCCCCTTTTTGGTATATAGGAATCGCAAAGGTAGTAAATTATGATAGATCTTGATGGTGGCTGGATATTGTATGGAATTATGTGGCTCCTAATCCTGGGTCTACTATATTTTCGGCATAAAGTACTAGATGAACAGGAAACTAAGAATTAAGCTATTAGAGAAGGTAGCGCAGGCAACTCCGCCTACGACGCAGCCTGCTCAACCTGCGGCTACTGTTCCTGCTTTGCCACCACCTCCAGCTGTACCTGGCATGTTATTGGTTAATAGGAAAAGGGAATATAATGGTCCCACTGTTAATCTATTTGGGACATTGACCAAAATGCTCAATGATGCTATGCACTTCGCTAGCCAAGGCAAAGATAACTTTCAAAAAATAATAGACCGAGTTCTCGATCGTACTAGCACTGGTGACCAAAAGAATGTCAGCACTGTTGCTCAAATGTTTTATGATACTTTTTTGAATAAGGGCTCTTTGTATGGAAGGAAAGTTACCCCTAATGAAATTCATACTTGGGCAGACGCTATGTTGGGCAATGGTCAATTTAGAGCATTAACTGGGCTTAATCCAAATATTTCCTCAAAATTGGGATATAATTTGCAAGATAGATTGATGCAAACCCTAAATAGTATTAAAAGTAATAACCCGACAGTATTGCGTTAAGTTATATTCATTATCATGTCAAATCTAAAACTGAAAGACAGAATCGATTCCTATCGGGAATCGTCAGACACCAAGCTTCTAGCTCGTCTACCCATTGTCATTTGTGTCAATGGAAGGGCGTTCTCTAAGCTGACTTCGCTATTGGATAAGCCATACTGTCCCAAGTTTTCAGAATGCATCATGTCAACCATGTTGAAACTTTGCACCGAGGTTGAAGGCGCCCTTTTTGCTTACCAACACAATGATGAAATTGTAATCATCGCCCGCAATGATCAAAGTCAGGAAACGACTCCATGGTATGACAATCGCGTCCAAAAGATTGCCTCGGTTACTGCTGCCATCGCTACTCTGCACTTCAATAAGTGTGCCAGCGCTATAGACTTGAATCTAATGGGAGATGCAATCTTCACCTCTCAAGTATTTGCCGTACCGAATATTATGGAAGCCATCAATACTTTAGTACATAAGCAGCAGAATAATTTTCATACTTCTATTCAATCTGCTTGCTTCTATGAACTATTAAAGAAGTACGATAAAAATACCATCAAAGACATGTTGAGTGGAATGAGTGTTGATGAAAAGATTGATTTATTGAATCAGGAAGCCAACATTGATTTTAATAACTGCCCCATGGCTTTTAGGAGAGGTGCTGCTTGTTATAAGGCGCCTAAGATAATGGAAGATGGTACCATGAAGAATAAATGGATGGTCAGTCCGGACCTGCCTATTTTCACCAAGGACCAATCCTTTTTATCGAATATTTTTAAACATGGATCCGATATTTTCCGAGCCCCACAATAATTTTTTAATTTGGGGCGGTTGACACATGGGAATAAAGTGTTATAATATGTACACGTAAGCTGGTTTCGTCCTAATGGTAAGACCCTGCCCTTGTAACGCAGAGACCCGAGTTCGATTCTCGGCACCAGCTCCAAGTCCCAGGTTAAAGTTTTCGGTGAATATACTGGGTACGAAACAAGCTGAAACCGAATAAGCTGTAGTAGTTCAGTGGTAGAATACTACTTTGGTAAAGTAGTGGTCGTGGGTTCGATCCCCACCTACAGCTCCAATAAAGTTCGAATCCTAAAATTAGCTGATATATTCATTCATATGAGACAAGGGCTGACCACCAGTGAAGCTGGTAAATTAGGCGGAATTGAAGCTGCAAAAACAGCAGCTATGCGAAAACAAAATCGCATCGATGATTGGAATGCCAATCCAAAATTATGCAAGTTTTGCAATGCACCTATCTCTTATGAGAAAAGATATAATGATTTTTGCAACCAATCATGTGGTGCCGCTTTCAACAATAAAGGTGTTAGAAGGCACGGTCAAGAAGCTTCTAATTGTTTAGCTTGTGGTAAAAAGGCAGCTAGAGCTAATCGTAAATTTTGTAGCAATTCTTGTCAAAAAGATTTTGAGTGGAAGTCTAGTAAAGAAGAATTATTATCTTCTGATAATAGAAATGTATCGGTACGCAGGTTAAAAAATTTTCTCTTAGAAACAAGAGGCGTTCGATGTGAAATTTGCTTTATCACAGAATGGATGAACAAACCCGTTCCTTTAGTTATGGATCATATTGATGGTAACCCACATGATAGCAGCATATGTAATCTACGATTAATCTGCCATAATTGTGACGCTCAAACACCTACTTTTGCAGGTCGTAATAAAGGTAATGGTAGATTTGAAAGGGCTAAACGCTATAAGATTGAAAAAGAAGTTATAGCCGCTATAAAAGCTGATGTAGTTTAAATAGCAGAACATCTCACTCGTAACGAGATAGCATCGGGGCAGTACCGATCATCAGCTCCAACCCGCACAATGCGGGTTTTATTTAAGGGCATGCACGGGTTTCGACGTGGTAAAGAATTGACAAAATGATTCAGACAGAGGCGATTACACCTACCAAAGTAATCAACGTAATAAATGCAAACGATAATGCATATGCTATGGCTGCCTGAGTAAGGCCCATACGTTCTGAGATAAGACTGCTTGAGTAATCAAAAGAACGTCAACCCACAAAGCTGGTTATCATATAGGGCTACGATGTATGATAATAAGATTAACAGTAGATAGCTCGATGGAGCGATTATCTGTCTTTGTTGCCAATGACTAAGTATCTCGATTGATCTCATGGAAGAGTATCAGAGTTTTCGTAGACAGAAATTTCCTAAATGTCCTGGCTCGCCTCAACTATCTTATTGGTTGCAGGATAAAAAATATGGGTTAGGCTTAGAAGAGAAAGAAGCTGCACAGAAGGTTTCTGATTTCTTTGTTGACTTAATAGAATGGCTTAAAACTAAAAATGGGGATGACATAGATTCGACGGGATAACGAATTATCAGAATGACGCAAACAGAGGATGATTGCCCCTCCAAAAGTAATCGACGTATAAATGCAAACGATAATGCATTTGAATCATTTGCGCTAGCCGCATGATGATATGTCCCAGATGAGATAGCTTTGGTAATCAAAGGACATTCAACCCACTAAAGATAGAGTCCACATTCGGCTACGGATTGTGGATTTGAAATAAACAGTAAATAACCCGCTAGAGCGACAATCTAGCAACGTTGTCAATGACGTTGATATTGACTAAGTTTGTGAACGAGTTTTGATAAGGGCATATCGCGGACTAGGGGGCAGTACCCTACATCTCCACCAAATTACTGAACACCTCCACACATCGTGTTATATGTGATTACATGAAAATAATTGAACTAAAATGTGGGAGCTGTGGTAATATTTTTACAACTGCTCATAAAAGCAGGTTTTCGACATTGAATAATTTGAGAAAATTATTCACTCCATATAGCAAAAGCCTATATGGAATAGTGGTACTGAAACGCTTATGAGGCAATCAAATGCTTGAAGAAAAGCTTTTTGAACCTCGGAACCCAACGACTTTAGTCGTTGGTTATTCAGCAATGTTCGCTCTGTATTAACGCAGAAACAATGGGATGCAGTAAAATCTCAAGTATATGGCAAAGCGTGGCATACTTGTGAAATTTGTGGTGAAGTCGGTCCAAAGCATCCGGTAGAATGTCATGAAATTTGGAATTATGACGACAAGAATTTAATTCAAAAATTGGAAGGTATGATTGCCTTGTGTCCCGACTGTCACATGGTTAAACATATAGGTCTCGCCCAAACCCGAGGTAAAGGCGAAGCGGCTCTTCAGCATTTGATGAAAGTCAATAAAATGAAGCGCCCAGAAGCTGATGTTTATGTTAAAGGCTCTTTTTGGACTTGGGTTATGCGCAGCCGTAAACAATGGACTTTGGATATATCTTGCCTGGAAGAGTATGGGATTGACGTCAATAAAATTAAAAAATGAAGATCCTCGTAAAACTGGATTAAAAAATGGATTACGACAATTGACTATTGCACAATTGCAAAGAGTGATTACTTATCCAGAAGAGATGGTACTAGATACCTATAATTATGAGGATGGGAAGTTTTGTCCCCTAGCAGTAGCCTTAGAGCTGGACAAAACCATGGTAGACCCTTCTCATGACAAAGTTTTTACCGAACTAACCAAACAAGGTTACAAGGTTTACAATACCCGAGGTATAGAGGGACAATTCTATACTACAAATCGTAAAGAAGATTTGCTAGAAGCTGCCATTGAAGTTCTTAAAGAAAAACAAGAGGAAACTGAGTGAGTAACGCACAAACAACTAATCAAAGAATTCGTATTAACAATCAAATCCGCATCCCACAAATTCGTGTGGTTTTAAGCGATGGAACCAATGCTGGCGTCATGGCAACACGTGATGCACTTAAGATGGCTCAAGATCAAGTCCTAGATTTGGTAGAAATTAATCCAAGAGCTGTTCCGCCTGTCTGTAAGATTATGGATTACGGTAAGTATAAGTACGAAGAAAAAAAGAAAATGGCTGAAGCCAAGAAAAATCAAAGGCTTCAGGAATTGAAAGAACTCACTTTCCGTCCCAATACTGATGAGAATGACTTGAACCACAAGCTTCAGCAAGCCAAAGAATTTTTGGCAGAGGGACATAAAGTTAAGTTTACTATTCGCTTCCGTGGTCGTGAGATTACCCATCCTCAAGTAGGCAGGGATAAGATGGACTGGATTTTGCAGCAGTTAGCTGGCTTGATTGCCCCTGCGCCCTCAACTTCCTTGGAAGGTAAATTTATGAGTATGATAGTTATGCCTACTAAACAAAAGGCATAATTGGTATCTCCCCGTAGTTCAGCGGACAGAACGTCAGTTTCCTAAACTGAATGCCGCAGGTTCGAATCCTGCCGGGGAGACCACAAATCTGCCAATAATTGATCATTCTTATTATGAAGAACGGAACAATTTGCTCCAAACATGGTTGCGAAAAAAACTGAATACAAGAATGCCAATGGCACCTCTCAATTCACTTCTGAATAACCAACGACTAAAGTCGTTGGGTTCTGAGGTTTCAAAAGTCTTGCTTCAGACATTGAATTGCCTCATAGGCGCTTCAGTAGCACCATTTCCAAACAACTCTGTCTGTTTGGAAGTGATCAAGGCAGATGACTTTGCGATATTGAAAGCCGCATTAACATCCGCATGATCGCTGTGTTTGCAATGACAACAGCTAAACCTCTTACCATTTCGTTTTCCAAGTTCGCCACATTTACTACAGTTTTGGCTGGTGTATGCTGGACGAATATGCAATACTGGAATACCTGCAAGTAGAGCTTTGTAGGCGATCATTGTGCCTAATTGATAGTAGCTCCAAGAGTTCAGAATATAACGGAATGATTTACTATTCTTTTTACTATTGAGAATACCTGTTAGTTGTTCTAACTTGATACCACAATTGTTGTCTTTAGCAAACTGAACAATCTGTTTGCTAATCTTATGATTAAGATACTTTACTTTTCTGGTTTCTTTACCTTTTGTTTCTTTCAACTTCTTATATAATTTTTGCTTATGCAAACTACTTCTTAATGCCTTATACTTCTTATGTATATGAGGTGCTTGCTTACCAAGCTTAATAACTTTACCACTAATAGGTTCGGCAGCTACCGCACAATGAGATGTTGCATTCAGATCAACTCCAATAAAATTTTCCAATTGTTGCATAGGCTGATCTTGTTGCTCGAATGCAACATAAGCATAAGTAGCATCTAATTCAATCTGCTTGACCTTTACGATCTGATATTTACTCTCATTGTTTAGCGTTAATTTTAGAGGTACTACTCTTATTTTAGAGCTTTCTACCTTGATCGACTGTGCCGGTGCTACTAACTTGATCTTCGTTGGATTGATGCGCTTGCACTTCTTGTTCTTGCCATACTTGCGGAGAATTTGATTGCTAATTGCTGAAGGCAGACCAATATTAGAGACATTAACTGATGATAATTTCATGCGATTTTTGATCGCATAGTTAGCTACCAACGCCGCCTTCCGCAAATGTTCTGTTAGATCGGCATTATGTTTGATTTTGATAACTAATATACTCATCGTGCCTTCTGTTCCAAGATATATTTTTCAACTGTGGCAGCAGAGATATGTCCCACGCTTTCGCAATAATAACTTCTTGTCCAAAGAGTTGGCAATCTAGTTTTCAATAATGGAAACTCTTCTCTCAATATATGAGATGATTTGCCTTTCAATTGCTGAACTACATAGTGCGGAGAATGAACTGGAGAGCATTTAATGAAGATATGAACATGATCAGGCATAATTTCCATAGTTTCAATCTGACAATCAATTGAAGAACTAATCTCAATAAGAAGTTCTTTTAGCCTAACTTCAATCTGATCTACTAAGACTTTACGACGATACTTTGGACACCAAATAATATGGTATCCAATGTTATAGATTGCCTTATTGCTATGTGTCCATCGTGCGCTCATACATTACCTTCTGACATGTATATATCAGAAGCTGTATATATTCAAATAAAAATAATATCTATCTGACAAATAACTGCTAACGCATTCATCCAACCACTGAAGTGGTTGGCTTTCTGCTTTGGAGATCGTAAAGAGTGTAAGAGAGAATATTACCAAGCTAATAAAGCATCAATCTTACGCTTGAAAAAAGAGTATAGACAGGATAACCTACCTCTCTTGAGAGAAAGAGATAAACAATTTTATTCTTCTCATAAAGAAGAAAAATTAGAATATCGACGCAGTTACTACGAAGAAAATAAAGAGCAGATCAAGAAAAATTCTGTTGAACGCCAGTATACTAAAAAGTATAGAGAAAAGAACCCAGAAAAAGTTAAACTTTATAATCAAGAGTATGGTAAAAATTATAGGGCAAACAATAAAGAGAAAATCAGAAAGAAAGATCGTAAATACGAAACTGACCGCAGGCAAAATGATCCATCTTACAGATTGAGAAAGAATATCTCCAGATCAATCAATTTTTATCTATCTAAAGTCGGATTGAATAAAATGAATAGCTGTATGGATTATATTTCTTTTTCTATTCAAGAGCTTATTACTCATATTGAAAAACAATTTGAACCTTGGATGAGTTGGAACAACCAAGGAAAGTATCAGGTAGAAATTTGGAAAGATGATGACATTTCTACTTGGACTTGGCAGTTAGATCATATCATTCCACAGAGTTCTTTTGATTTTTCTAAACCTGAAGAAATTAAGAAGTGCTGGGAATTATCTAACCTTCGACCTTACTCCGCAAAACTCAATGTTATAGAAGGAGATAGGAAGGTTGTTGGATGGCAAAAAATGGTATAATTCTCGCAGGCGGAACTGGCTCTCGTCTAGCCCCACTCACTAGTGTAGTTAATAAACATCTATTAGATCTTAATGGAAAGTTCATTATAGATTATCCTATTGATACCCTGAAACAATTGGGTTGTCAAGACGTTACCGTTATTTTGGGTGGCAATCACTTCTCCCAAGTAGTGGGTTATCTTGGCGATGGTAGTCGTTATGGAATGAATTTTAATTACGTTTACCAGCCTGAGCCCAAGGGAATCGCTCACGCAATCAGCTTGTGCGAAAGATTCGTTAGAGATGATGTTGATTTTTCCGTCATCTTGGGAGACAATGTGTTTGAGAAGGCTCCACGTTGGAATAATCCTAACTGGAAAACTCATCCGCGTGCCCAAATTATGCTGGCAAATCATCCCTCTTTAACGCGCTTTGGTGTTGCCTCCATAGATGATAATAATAAAATTGTCAAAATTGAAGAAAAGCCTAAGTCATTAGACCCGCAATTTACTAACATGGCAATCTCTGGATGTTATTTGTTTACTCCAGTTTTCTTTGAGTACTTCAAAGAACTAAAGCCTAGTGCACGTGGTGAATATGAAATTACAGATATTATTAGAAAATATCTAGAGGCTGATAATCTTCATTACAGTATGGTTAATGGTTTATGGAGCGATGCTGGAACTCATGAATCTATAAGCTATGTCAATCATTTTTTCTATCAAAAGGAACACGGAATCACTCAGATGTGATATAATAGTTGTTGATTGTTATTTCCTATTTGAGGTATCATGAAAGTATTGACGATTGGTAATGGATTTGTAGCCGAACATCTACCACATGAAATTTTGGGCGGCAATGAAAGAGTTGTTGCTAATAGTATTGGGCAGATGCAAAGTATTATTGAGCAATACAAACCAGATGTGATAGTTAATTGCATTGGCAAGACTGGTCGTCCTAATGTGGACTGGTGCGAAACCCACAAAGAAGAAACTGCATCTGCGAACGTAGTTCTACCAATCGTGTTGGCTGAAGTTTGTGCCAAGCATTCTGTTCGTCTTGTGCAGATTGGTTCCGGCTGCATTTACTTTGGCGAGTCTCCTAATTTTCATTATGTGCAAGCTGATGGTAAGCCTATGCCAGATGTTAGCTGGAATATGCCACACACCGTGACATTGCCAGCTAAAAAAATAGATGATGGCTGGATGGAAACGGACTTTGCTAATCCAAAGTCATTTTACTCAAAGAGTAAGTATGCTTGCGATTTAATGATTGGTAGCATGAGCCATGTAACCACTTTGCGCATTCGCATGCCAATCTCCACCCGAAACACCTCACGCAACTTGATTAACAAATTGCGAGGCTATAAACAAGTGATTGATATTCCTAACTCAGTTACTTTTATGGATGACTTGGCTCGATGTGTAGATTGGGCGATTCAAAATGAAAAAACTGGAATATTCCACGTGACCAATCCAGAGCCTTTAACGGCAGCTCAAGTTATGAGAGAGTATCAAAAATATGTGCCATCGCATTCTTTCGAAATAATTAGCGAACAGCAACTAGATGGATTAACAACTGCTAAGCGTTCTAACTGTATTATTAACAGTGATAAATTGGCAGCAGCAGGATTCACTATGACACCAGCTAAACAAGCTCTAGCAGATTGTATGGCTAAATACGTTAAGAATTTATAATTGGAGATTTTATGTCTAACAAGAATATTACTATTGATTTGAAGGCTCGTACTGACAAAGACGGAATGATTTTTTATGTCGGTAAGGTCAAGGCTCCGGTTTTGATTGATTGTGAGAAGGGCGCTGTCTTTTTGGTGTTCATTTCTGACAAAGGTGATGAACAACTTCAAATCGCTTTGATGGATAACAAAGACGTCGAGGATTAACATGCCAATGCACTTTGAAGAGCTATGGGAAAGATGCGAAAAGCTGCATCAAGAAACCCAAGGCGAAGCGTCACTTATGGACGAGCTAATGATGAAGGTCAATCTTTACAAAGTGATTGATCAAAAGACAGAAGTTCCCGAAGACGAACGCCAAAAGCTAAAATCTCGCGCAATGGGCGAGATTTTATTGACGTTAACCGGATTGTCTTTAAAAGACAACATTAACGTATTCGAAGCTTTGAGCATCGCTTTACAATACCGTAGCGTTGAACACTACAGCCAAAAGTATTCAACTACTTAACTTAGACTGCTTTGACAGTGTAAGCGAATGGTAGTAGAGGTGGTTTTGCGTTAAGTAGCTTCTGTACAGTTTGGGTAACTGCGTCAAGAGCTGCTTGGCTTGGTTGATTGAAGCTCACTTCTAATACATTGCCCTTAGCTTGAATGTCCTTGACAGCAGGCTTTGCTGTTGGTGGTAACGCATTCATAACCACTTTGCCTGGCTGAAGCTCTGGATGAGCTGGAGCTGGTAGGCTTTGTGGAGGTGGGGCAGATGGATCACCCAAGTGTTGCTGAGCAAGCTTGTTGATGATCTTTTGTTGATTGGAAGCAATCTTTAGTAACAATTCATTAACCTTCTTCTGATCCATAAGTATCTCCTAGTTTCTTCTTACTTGAGTTTTTGTTGTAGTAAATAGACTGACGTTTCGCGGGAACTTGCAATTGCAGGCATCATATCTTCTAATCCCTGAGAAGCGCGACCCTCTTCCTCAAAGCAATCGTAGGCGCTCCTAGAGAATTTAAGAAATTCTTTCTCGATTGCCAAGGACATTTCCGTGGGTGAACCCTCCAAGCCGCTATACTTCAAAAGAACTTTATGTAGCAGGTCAGCCTGAAGATCATAATTTAACACTTCACTACCAAATAGCCCCACAAATTTCTCAGCCGCAACGTCTAGGTCTTCTAATGCAGAATTATACAGTCTTTCAAATAACAAATGATCCCCATAAAATGGTTCGCCTTTGGTAGTCCAGTGACTATTCTGATGAATTAGAGCGATGGCTTTAAGAGTAGCTATATATAAAGCCGCGACTTTGCTGCACTTATCCATTGATTACCTGTTTATAACGGTGGAGGGAATTCCACAAAGATATGCTTTTATTAGTATCTTTATAAGGGAAAAGTGCGACCCAAACCACCAGGTCCCGCTTCTTGCGCATAAACTTCTACCTTTTCATGGTAAACATTTCCAATTTGGGCGGAAAAGTTGTAAAATTGGGGCGGACTAAAGGTCAATGGCATATTGGAAATTACGTAGCCATGTCCTCCACCGTACCATCGATGCCATGGAGCATCTTTGACCTTTGATACAAAACTCGTTTCTAGCCCATTCACAATGTCTTCTTTGGTCATTTCAGGAGTAATTCCACCCGAAGTAATTATGTATGTTGGTTGAGCGTGGTAATGGGCAATTACTACATTGTTGTGTTCTTTAAGCCATTTCTGTATTTTGGGATATTCTCCCGATTCTTCTAATTTACTTAATAGTTTTAAATCAAAATTACCCAAATTGTAAATAACTCCCCTGCTGCAAAGTACTGACATAATGTCAATTCTTTTTTGAACCTCATCTAAATTATCATTTGGATAACAAAGATTTCCATTAACGATGATATGTGAGTAATCAGATAATAAACTTTCCAATTTTACTAGCTTGCTTAACTGATCGTAAACAGGTCCGACTACTAGAATTTTATGAGTTAGGTTTTGCAGGATACGAGCTGTCATTTGTGATCTGAATATAACTACTTGGACGACACCGAAAATTAATAAAGTTTGCGAACTCGATCTCGACAAATGAATGGGGGATCTTATAGGGGGAGTAGTTATATATTACGGAACCATGAAGAAGCCTAAGACAGTTAAACCGTTTTTCTTTAAAGATCGATCTCATCAAGAGATGGTAGATCAACTCAATTCAGATAGTCCTATCAATCTTCAATACAATGAAGATTTAGTTAATCGTGTTTATGCTAGATATCCTTTAATTTCCAAAGCAGAAGTAGCTCAGGTAATTACGGCAGTTTTTCAAAGCATGAGGGATTTGTTGATTCTGGGAAAAGTTCTGAATTTCAATAACTTATTTTTTGATACGAAATTACATTTCTTTGACTATCGCAAGGGCGGTCATATATTACCGTCTTTAAAAGTGAAAGTTTCTACACCGCCCCCGATGAGGCACCATGAGTGATAAAGATTTATTTGAATTTCCAACTGAAGAAATTGAGGCGACTACTTTAGATTTAGAATTAGTCCGCAAGAACGTACCATCTTATTCTTCAGAAAAATTATGTGAAATGATTGTATGTGACAGATATTTTGGTTGTTACCGAGAAATTGCAGTCATGTGTATGGAAGAGTTAGCAAAACGACGCTTGGCTGGTGATGTTTTTAATTATGAAACATACATTGATAATTCATACAATGATCTGCCTAAGCTCAACTTCGGAGTATTTGACATCCGAGAAGCGTTACAACAAGCTATCGGTAGAAAGTTGAACAAATGAATCGTGTTCTATTGGAAGAAATAGTTAAACATATCTTTTCTAATTTTGCAGTATATCCTTCTCTTTACGTAGATTTTAATAAAAGCAAATCTTTAATGAGAAATGAGTATCTTTTGTCTGACAAATTAACATTTGAATCAGAAGGTGAAGATTCTCAAAATAGTATTTGGGGATGTCAATTATCGGCTGATACACAAGAACTTAAAGTATTGTTAGGAGATTGTTCCCTTACAAAAAATTTACCAGAGATGGCAATGGTGATTCAGTTGAAAAATTTACCATTCTATGGTTTATACTTGGTTGGACAAGAACAATTTGATCCTGCAACCCAAATTGAGCCACCAGAATTTATTGATCCAGAACCAATGATAGCGTGTTCACTTAATGGAAAAGACTGGATGGAATGCAATACTTTTTTGCAAGCAACCTTCCTAGCAGCCATGGAGCAAGTTAGGGATGTTGGATTGACTTGGAGCAAGTGTTCGAATTATAAAGATCAGCATAGTGCATTACTTTCTTTTATTAGATATCATGATTTAGTTTACAGGGACGACGATGCGCGGTAAGAAAAAAGACCCCGAATTTCTTAGTAAGTTTATTGCTGAGTGTGTTGGAAACAATAAATTCACTGCCGAAGAAATTGTATCCGAAGCTAAGAACAGAATATCTGTAATTGATAATAAAATTAAAGAAGTAGAAAATCTAAAACTAGTTAGATCTAAACTTCTTGATGTAATAAGTACTTTTGATGAATCAGCCAAAGTTATCTCTTCCAAAGAGATTAAGGCATTAGAATTTTTTAAGATACAATACCCTAATATCTGCAAAGAAATTTGCAACAATCTTAAAACGACAAATATGGATATAAGCTGGTTACATAGTAAGTTTTCTAATCAAGATATCGTATTTTGTATTAAACAACTACTCGAACTTAAAATTATTACTAAAATGGGTAGTTGTTTATTGCGTGGGGAAGCATTTGACGATTATTTGAATTTTGTATTTCAGGAGAAGTAATGATTCCTGACAGCATTAATCGTCGAGTATTTTGGCGTTACATTAATAAAAAGATAAATAGATTTGTTCATCATTATCACGTGGCTAGTATAATCGACATTTTGTTTGAAGAGATAGTTAAAGATTTAAAAAGTGGTAAGCCAATTAAGATATTTAATTTTGGAATTCTAGAACTTAAGAATACAAAACCTCGTTTATATCATGACGTGGTTCGTAAAGAGATGGTACTATCTAAAGGTTATAGAATTTTAAGATTCAAATTGACGCCGCCTCTTCGCAAAAAGCTGTGTGAATATCTAGACATTGACAAAACTTTGAGGAATGATTATGAGTAGAAAAGGCGCCCGCCCCACCGTGTTCGTTTGTGCAGGTCTCGGAAGCGTCGGAGAATTATTAACTAAAGTAATTCCTGCTGCGTCGCCCGAGGAAGCATCAAACATATTTACTGAAACTTTTCTAATGCAACCCAAAGAAGTGATGGGTCCGTTTTACAAAAAGAGGGCTCAAGTAATTGAGAACACGAGGAATCTTAAATTTTCTAACGAGACTAAAAAGGCTATCTATGATGATTGGACGGTTAACGCGTTCATATTGAAAGAGCCGGAAAACCAGGCATATTTAGTCTTTATCAAAAGGGTAGATGACAAAAAGATGCCCGCTCCCAAGGGAACTATTACAGTTCCCGTTTCCGACTTGAGGTTCATATAATGAAAAAAGCTTTCTTGAAGAAAACTAAAGAAAAATTGCTTGCTCAAAGAGACGAGCTAATTGGTCAGTCTACACAGGGTCACGATATAGACACAGATGGAGATGAAACTGACGAAATTCAAGCTCACATTTTAATTGATTTACACAATCAACTTAATACACGTAATAGTGCAAAGTTAACACAAATCGAAGACGCTTTAAAAAGAATCGAAGATTCTTCTTATGGTTTGTGCCAAGATTGCGGAGAACAGATTCCGGAAAAACGATTGCTGATTAATCCACATTTTTTAACCTGTGTTGGTTGCGCTGAAGAGCGTGAGGCAGAGGATAAACAAAGAAAGAGATTCTAAATTTTGAATACCATTCTACTTGAATCGACCGAGCACGGTGAAATGCCCGTGGACATTTATCAGAAGCTATCTAATGATCGAATATTATTCATCTGTAATAATATCGATGATAAATTGGCAACTGATATTGTGGCTACGTTGCTATTAAAAGATGCAGAGGATACTGATAAAAAAATCACATTATTTATTAACTCTGATGGCGGCGATATTCGCAATGTCTTAATGATTTATGATATGATGAAAATGATTGAATCTCCAATAGAGACTGTTTGCATTGGATCCGCTATGGATGAAGCCGCAATTATTTTGGCGGCGGGAACTCCTGGCATGAGACTAGCTACGAAAAATTCTGTCATTGCAGTAAGTCAGCTAGTAACTAATTGGGCATCATTTTCTGACATGACCGACGCGAAAAAAGCTTTAGAAAAAGTAACCGCTGACAACAAAAAAATGATGGATATTTTTGCTAAGAGCACTAAGAAAACCTATAAGCAAGTTTCGGAAGATTTTGATAGAAGAGTGTTTATGAATGCTTCTGAAGCTGTGAAATATGGGTTAATTGATCATGTTGTAGGATCGGCTAAGTAAGGTAAACTCATGAACAAGAAAAGCAATCACGATCATGAACATGCTATGCGTCCGATGATGGGATATGAGGAAACTTATATTAGACTAGCTAAGGATCGCGTTATTTTTATGTCGGAGATAGTTACTAAAGAATCTGCTGCCCAACTATCAGCCCTCCTATTGTATTATGATCACGAAGATCATGAATCCATGATTGAGTTGTATATTCATTCGGATGGTGGCGATGCTGCAGGTTTAGCAAACATCATCGATGTAATGCAAATGATTAGGGCGCCCGTTAAAACTATTTGCATTGGCAAATGTTACTCTGCTGGAGCTGTTATATTGGCTGCTGGCACCAAAGGACAGCGCTATGCTTTCCGAAACGCCAATATTATGATTCATGGAATTCAATGCGGCTTCCCATTACCTGGGCATGACGTTATAAATACCAAGAACTATTACGATTTTCTTAAAGAAAACAACGATAACATAATGAAAATCCTGGCACAACATACGGGACAGTCCTTGGAAAAAATCAAGGCAGATTGCCTCCATGATGTCTGGTTAGACGCCAAACAGGCGCTAGAATACGGAATCGTTGACCATATTGTACCTTAACTTGCAGTTTTGTTGTGGAGTCGATAATGCCCTGGTAAAACAGGGCATTATTGTTTCTACTTCCTAAAGAGAAGGAATATCAATAAAACTTCATCTATGATATGGAAAAGACTGCCAGAAAGCCGTCTGCTGACCCAGCTCAGGAGAAACTCAGACAAAACAAAGCGCTATGGAACAAGGATGTATCCGCCTTTGTTAATGATTTGATCCATTTAAAGAAGCTAATGAATGGTTGGCCATCTAAGTTTTTCAAAGAAAGATCTCGTATTGGTGAAGCAATGCCTGCAGATCCAGGAACTATTATTGGATCATTAGCAGCGGATTTTCAAGATATTGCTCAGCGTGGTAATTCATTAGTTGCTGAACAATTAGAGTATTCTAAAACTCGTCGCAAGAAGCAACCTAAAGCTCCTGCAGCTCTTGCTCCTGAAGCTGGTCCTGCAACCCCTGCTCCAACACCCCCAGCCCCTGGTACGCCTGATTTAACTAAACAATTAGCAGCCTGGGAAACTAAATATCAATTGGTGGCACAGGGCTCTAATCCCGTTTCCAGATTTTTCACTAAACTATTAACCCCTACTATGGGAACTAGTGAGGCAGCAAGAGTTCGTCGTGCAAGAATGGCTATGCTTAATGCCTGTGCTCGTACCTATAAAGATTTGGGGAAACTTCAAGTGGAAGTTGTAAAATCTTCTAAGTCTAGTATTCCAGCCGCTTTCAAAAAACTAAATGAGGCTTGGAATAGTTGGGTTCTAGTTGCAAGAGGATTTACTATCTACAAGAGCAGCATGCCAGCACAAGTTGCAGATCCTGGTGGAGAGATTGCATTACCTCCTGAATTAGAAGCTGAGTTGGATGATGAAAAGGCAAAAGAAAAAAGAGAAGAGCGTGAGCATTACTCTAATCCATTAGCTGAGCCTTCTGATGAGCTTAAGGATCCAGGCTCGCCAAGAGATGAAGAACCATCAGCGCCACCTGAGCCATCATCTACTATTCCTAATGTTTTATTAGAAAGCCTGGATGCCGACAGCGCAAAAAGAATAATATCTGATTATAAAGCCTATGCTCCATTATATTTTGGAATAGGTCCACCCGAGCTAATGGAGCTTGGAAATTTGATTGATTCATTTAAAACATCTCCAAAACAAAATAAGAGTAACATAGTCAATCAGATGAGTACAACGTATGGTCATTTGGTTTCCCAATTAAATTCGGAACTTGGTACCTCTGGTCTTTCTTTAAAAGAAATTGCTACTCAACAAAAAGCTAAAGCAAAAGTGAAAGCAGTTCCACCTAAGGTAGCACCAGTTCCATCCACTCCACCAGCAGTGGTGACACCACCTGTAGCAACACCAGAACCACCTAAGACAGCTTCAGCTGAATTAAACAAAGTAGCTCAAGACTTCTTGAAAAAGTGGTATGGTAAAACTATGCACCAACTTAGCTTGTTTGATTCAACTTCTTCTTACCGCCTAGACATTTATAAGATGGCTGGCGAGATAAGAAAGAGTTTAGATCAAATTATGGATTTGCTTGAGAAGGGCATGGATGTTGATCAGTTAGATCCACTAATTAAAAGCGTTAATAAAGAAATAACTTCCCTTAGAGGAATGACCCGCGCCTTGCAGCATTCTGGAGTTTAAATGGAAGAAGGATACATATATATTCATAACAATGTGTTTCCAACTCTTCTTGCGATTTCAGAGGATGAACAAACACAAGGATTAATGGAACAGGATTGGCCACCTCCAGTTATGTCATTTATTTATTCACATGCTCGCATTAATAAATTTTGGATGAAAAATACTCCGAGTCCATTGGATATTGTTTTCTGTTTGAAGGGTATTGTCAAGCAAATTTGCAAAGGTGAACCTTATTCTACTGCCGCAATTGGTGATAATAATTTCAGTGATTTGGTTATTGAGCTTCCTTATGGAACAGCCAATTCTTCTGGAATAAAATTAGGACATAGAGTCGGTTTGGTAAAGCCTACGGAAGAAGAATTAAAAAAGATTATTGCCGAAAAATACCACAGAATTGTAAAAATTTGAGCCCCTTGCCCCTCAAATTTTCGTGATTACAATAGAGTCATCAAGATGGAACTCATTCAAGAATTTAATAACATTCTCCAGTCTTTTAATATCAAAGCTTCTTGCGTCAATCATAGCAAAGTTGACAGCTATTTCTACTACGATTTGAAGTTGAATCCTCACGCCCGAGTGAAGGACATTCAAAAGTATAGCGACGAGATTTCGCTGGCATTGAAAACGCCATGCAAACCGAGTGTAAAAGTGCTGCATAATGAGGGCGTGGTTCGTTTGGAATTCGCGTCGCCACGCACAGAGGCACTCAAATTATTGGATGGTTTTACCAACAAGCATCTTCCCAAGGGAGAGATAAACTGTTTGTTAGGTCAAACTGTTGATGGACGTTGCATGTGGATGGATTTGGCACAGAATCCGCATATGTTGGTAGCTGGCACAACTGGCTCCGGTAAGAGCACACTACTCCACAATATAATTGCTAACTTGTTTAATTATAATGATGTTGATCTTCATTTAGTGGACCCAAAGAGAATCGAATTTGCAGAGTACGAAACTAAACTTGGTGTTCCAGTACTTTATACGTATGATGACGCTTTGCACCTACTTAACAATCTTCTAGAAGTAATGGAAGATCGATATGACAGGCTTCGTGCAGGTGCGCCAGCTACTAGCCTCAAGCCAATAGTCGTGATGATCGATGAATTTGCCGATCTCATCATGCAAGATAAAGAGGATGAGTTTTACATTGCGCTATGTCGTTTAGCACAGAAGTGTCGCGCCGCTCGCATTCATTTGGTGCTTGCAACTCAAAGACCATCCGTAAATATTATCAACGGCACTATTAAAGCCAATTTCCCGGCACGTATTGCGTGTCGTGTGGCAAGTCACGTCGATTCGAAAGTAATTTTAGACTCCAGCGGAGCAGAAAATTTGCTAGGAAAAGGCGATGCACTGATCCGAGATAATTCAAGATATCTAGAGCGATTCCAGGTGGCATATATTACTCCACAAGAAGTGTGTTCATACTTCGGAAAATAATGTCTTTAGAATCACGTCCCAACAATTTGTTAGAGGTGGATGCTCTTGTCGATGCTTTTTTACGGGAGCACGCTAGTGGCATTGCCACTGTACATCGTGTGTTCTTCCATAACAGCGATCCGCTATCTGTTCGTGCTTTGGTTGCAGAATTGATGGATGTGTTGAGAACTGGGAGCGTGACCTTCATCAATAAGAATGATGATTTAGAGGGTCTTAACTCATATCTTTTCTACATCGTCAACGACTACTGTAAAAAGAAGGCAGTCCCTCAGCTCAAGAAAAAGACAGAATATCTATGTCCCGGCTGTTTATTTTTGAAGAAGGAAAATTTGGTTACTATCATTAACAAAGTTTTCAAGTGCGAAGAGTGCGAGGATGAGTTAAGGCAAACAATAGATCCAAAAAAGATTGCTTTTTTCAGGACCTTTTTTAAACACAATAAGAACGGTTATCACTGTGAAGATTGCGATAGATTTATTCCGCATCCTTTGGATGACTCTCCAATAGTAGCATGTCCCTATTTCGATTGTTGTTTCGTTGGACAATGGTCTAGTCTTGGAAGAATGCATCATCCAAGCTCACAGAGCAACGTAGAACTTCTTACACTGGACGCGCCCATCAAGAATGGTTCGGGTTTGAAGGGTGACGTGCCAGATGCTGTTATGAACGCCCAAGATCAGTTAGAGATTCGTGAAGCGCTAGAAAATAAAGTTGCATTAGTACGAGAGGTCATAGACTATCAAAGCAACAATGTTCCCTACAGTAGCTCGGATTTTACTGTCAAGCACAAGTGTTTAGCCTACCAAGCTTTTGACAATTTGCTGACAAAATATCCAACTGAGATGGTAGATTATCTTTTGAATAAAAGTCGCTCTGGCGGATTTCAACATAAAATATTTCAAGAATATATTAGGTTGCTCGAAGAGTCTCTTCCCTTCACATTTAAGAAACATAACAAACTTCACAAAGTGGAATCTCTGTTAGATGAGAATCTTTCTTTATTTGGAGGAATTAGTGTATTTGATGGAGTAGTTAATGAAAGATTAACTATCAAAAATAATACTCAAGAATTTTATATTGGTGGCAGAAAAGCTAAGGTAACCAAACCATATTATATTGGTAAGCTTCTGAGTGTTGTTAGAAAAGACAATAAAGAACCAATTATTGATCTTGTATCAGAATATACTTTCTCTCTTATTAAGATAAAAGACATAACTCCTGGAACTAAAGTAATAGTTACTCATTTAAGAGTACCCCCTCATTACCAAATGGGAGGTATGGTTTACATTAATCGAGTTCGTAAGAAAATTGTAGATCGTGCAATTTTGTTGGAAAACAGTAAAGATGAGTAAAGCTAAAAAAATCTCTACGTACACCCCTGAAATTATCTACATTAATTTATCATCCTCTTTCATGGCTAGAGCCAGATGTAAATATTGTCAATCTGGTCCAACAGAATATTCTGTTGAAAAAGGTCCTAATCCCATTAGAGATCATTCCATAGTTCGTAAGCATTTTAATATTGTTAAGAAGGTCTATAAAAAGATATGCTATGATTTCTATTTAGATACTAATCCATCTGCATTTAATAGTTTAGCTATGTTTAAACACTCTCCAAGCTATAAAAGTTTAAGCTCTCATGCTTTTAGAAGTAGATTGTACGAAAAGAGCGAATGCAAGGAAACATTATGGTGTCCGTGTGGTTTGACTGCCTGGGCTTTCAATAATAAAGGTAGTAGGCGCCGTCCCGAGATTAGTCAAAGAAAGGCTCGATATAGATACCCTCACAAGTTTGATTACTGAGGTGTATTGCGCTTAATTTGCGTTTGACTTGTGACTCTAGAGTCAAAAAGTTATCAGATAACTCTTCAAATAGTTTCCATTGTTTATTGATTAATTTGTAGCAAGAATAATAGGACAACCTGGCTACTGTATCGTAATAATCTTTGCTAGCAAATTTAAGATGCTCAGGCGCGAGAGTATTGGAGAAAAATATCCAATCTCCTAAATTTTGATAGGTTAAAAAATCTTGATTGTATCGGGCTTGCGCAAATAGTAAAGTGACACTATCTTTAGATAGATCGAACTCCGCCGATTTATATTTTCCATAAATACTAACAATGTATGCTTTGGTGTCGCATTGGCAATCCAAATCCGTTAGAAGTTCTTCAAAAAAATTTGTGATGTTTCCGTGAAGAGTATCCATTTATAAATACAGAAATATTGAAAGACATTGGTGACTGAATGAAAACATTAGTGATAGTCGAATCCCCTGCTAAGGGTCAAAAGATTCAAGAGTATTTGGGTAAAGATTTTATCGTGATGGCAAGTAAAGGTCACATCACAGATTTGGCTAAGGGCGGTCCCTTTGGTTTGGGAGTAGATATCGACAATAATTTCAAACCACGATATGTTTTGATGGACGATAGACTTGACATAATGGATAGTTTGTTGGCAGCTGCTAAGAAGGTTGATCAAATCTTTGTAGCAAGCGACCCTGATAGAGAAGGCGAGGCTATTGCTTGGCACCTAGCAGAACGCCTAGCAGATACCGGCAAACCAATCAAAAGAATGGTGTTCAACGAAATCAAAAAGGCTAAACTACAAAAAGCCGCTAAAGAGGTTCGCGATATCGACATGAATCTCTTTCACTCGCAGGAAGCAAGAAGAATTTTGGATCGTCTCGTCGGATTTACTGCCTCCCCTTTCCTAATGAATTTTTTCGGACCCAAGCTATCAGCTGGGCGTGTTCAGTCAGTAGTTACTCGTATGGTCATTGATCGCGAAAGGGAAATTGAAGCATTTGTTCCGGAAGATTATTGGACTATTCACGTAGAACTATCTAATGGCGCCGACAGTTTTGAAGCTAAATATCCAGGGAAAGTTACAGACCAAAAAAGAGCCAATTATGTAACAACCTCTCTTAACCATAAAGATTATGTTGTTTCAGAGGTTTTGGCAGAGGAAGAGAAGAGGGCTCCGCAAGCCCCTCTAGTAACTTCTACTTTGCAACGCCTTATGTCTAAGCAACATGGATTTAGTGCTGATCGTACGATGAAGGCAGCTCAGGCTCTTTATGAATCTGGTTATTGTACTTATATTAGAACCGATTCTGTTCGAGTTGGTGATGAGGCATTATCAGAAGTCAGACAATGGCTTGTTGCAAATAATCATGCAGTTCCAAAGAAAGCAAATTCTTACAAGAACAAAGATGCGGCACAAGATGCACATGAGTGTATTCGTCCATCTGACCTAACATTGTTGCCCAATGCCAACTATGCCATCATCGACCCAGATGAGAAACTGGTTTATGAAACTATTTGGAAATGTTTTGTTGCCAGTCAAATGATGCCTGCAGTATATGATACATTAAAGGTAACTGCTCATGTTAAGGACGATAAATCAGCTGAAGTTAAAGCCTCTGGCAAAGCTCTTAGAAGCCTTGGATTCATGGAGATTTTAGGCAGCGTGGAAGAAAGTAAGATTGAAATTCCATCTCTCAATGTGGGTGATGCGCTTACTGTACTTGGAAAGCCGCCTGTTAGAGTGGAAAAGAAACAAACTCAACCACCTGCACGTTACTCCGAAGACAAACTCATCAAAGAGCTGGTTAATAAAAACATTGGTCGTCCAGCAACCTATGCTGAGTTATTGAGCAAAATTACTGCTCGCAATTATGTTGAGAAGAAGGGTAATGTTTTTCATGCCACCGATTTGGGCAAAAAGATTACTGATGTGCTGGCTCAATATTTTACATTCATGGACTATAATTACACAGCCAAAATGGAACAGCAATTAGATGAAATAGAGGCTGGAAAAGTTAATCATGTCGATATGCTAAAAAAGTTTTATCCAGAATTCAAACAGGAATTAAACAAGGCATATGTAGGTTATGGTGGAACGCTTTGTGATAAATGTGGAAGCCCGATGGCAGTCAGAGAAGCCAAGGAAAGCAAAGAGAAATTTTTAGCTTGTTCTGCATATCCCAAATGTCGTAATACTAAACCAGTGACAAAAGCCGCATAACTATTTTTAGAAAGAACGAGTATATCGTTTCATGGTAGATAAAAACAAAGACTATTTGACCCCGGTTGATATGGAGAGACAAGAGCATTTATCTTTATCGCGTTTAAAGGCGCTTACTCCATCATGTAGTCCTGCTAGTTTAATTACTGCAAGACCGCCAGCAAATTTCATAGACTTGATGAATTGGACAAAAGACAATTTTGCTAATGGCGTTCTGAAAGAACCGGTTTTGAAGTTAGTTCATAACAGAATTATCATAGATGGACAATTCCTAGAGTTCTGTGAAGAAAACTCTGTGAAGATAGAGTGTCTTTGGAAAGACTCTATTATTTCTTGGAAGTCTGAGAACAATTATGAAAAGTTTTTTGTTCAGGGAATTTTCCATATCACATCAAAAAATGTGAATTTTATTCATGCAGCCTTATTTCATAAGGGCAATCAGAATGAAGATGAGATTAGCTTTTTTGTTCTTGTGTCCGAAAAAGACTATGAGAACTATATCGTTTTTCGCAATAAGTTCGATGAGTGGGTTCAACAAAGAGACAGAAGCAATCTTAACATTCATGTAGTAGATGGAGATGATATTCCGTATACTAAAGATGTTACTTGGGATCAAATGTTCTTGCCCGACGATATCAAAAATGATTTGAAGAGTTTAGTTGAGAATTTCTTGGCATCCAAGGATTTTTATCTGGAAAAGAAGATTCCATGGAAGCGTGGCGTGCTATTGTATGGTAAGCCAGGTAATGGTAAGACCTCTATTATTCGCACCATTATCTCTGAGTATAATTTCAAGCCAGTTACAATTGAACCTGGTGCCGATGACAACTCGGTTCGTGAGGCGTTTTCATATGCCGAAGAACAAAGTCCGTCTTTATTGTACTTTGAAGACCTAGATTCTCTGTTTGAGAGGGGAGTGGATAAATCAACCTTCTTAAATTTGATGGACGGCATTTCGACAAAAAACGGTCTATTGGTGATTGCTACGGCAAATGAAGTTAAAAAGCTAACCGCCAATATTACCCAACGACCATCCCGATTTGATAGAAAATTTGAAATTCCCTTACCAAATCAAAAAATGGCTTATATATATCTAAAGAGATGGTTTGGCAATCTCATTGACAACAAGAAATGTAAAGAGCTTGCTAAGTATGCAGAGATGTATGAGTTTTCTTATGCCTATTTGAAAGAGCTGTATATCTCATCTATGTTCGAGGCTTTGGCTCATAATCGCAAGGCACCGACATTAAAAGATATAGATAATGCACTTAATCGCTTAGTAAAAGATAAAAATATATTAAATAGCGGTAACGCTATTAACACGGACAAATACTTTAACAAAGGTTAAAACGGGTTATTGAGAAATGAAAGATAATTATAAGAAATCGAGAAAGAACTTTAAAAAGGCACCGAGGGGAGGTGAATCGAGCCAAGTCGAAGTCAACGACAAATTTGCACATATCCAACCAGTGCAAGCACAACCACTAGAAGTCAAAGTTTACCACGGTAATTTTGACAAAGCCCTCCGCGCCTTTAGAGCCCTCGTTCAAAAAGAACGCATTCTCTCTACCTATAAAGAGAAGCAGTCTTACGAGAAGCCATCTGATAAACACAGGAGAAAACGTAACGAGATGAAGAGAAAGCGTTTGGAAATTGATTCAACCGGTCAAAATCAATTCTACGAAAGAAAGAATAAGCCTTCTTTCAAGCGCCACCCCAAGTCTAGCGTATCTCCAGAATAACTGGAAATAATATGTCTGGAAAAGTAAAACTTTACAAAAATCCTGAAAGAAATAGACCGACCAACTTAAAGCCCTACATCCCTCAGTATCAACTGAGGGGCGTAGAGCCTGAGGAATACAATAGTCCGCTATCCGCAAGCTATCGTATTGAGGCGGCTACTAAGCCACAACCTCTTCCTAAAACTAATCCCCGTGCCCCACGACCTATGATGCGTCAGCCTTATGCAGAAGCCGTGCCATCACCAGTGGGCAGAGGTAAAGGACCATTACCAAATGTTGGTAACAACATGGAACAAACTTGGTCCAGTGTAGATGGAGAGATTATTGATGATCTTTCCGAAGATATTGATATTGACCAAGAGATGCTCGATAACAATGATTTTGTTAGCGACGCAGCTTTAGGCATTTCTAGCGAGTCCGATTCTGAAGAGCCCTTGGAGGTTGAAGATGCTCCGGTGCAACCACCTGCCAAGACTTTCTTAACAGAAAATGAACTTCAAGATGCATTGCATGAAGAGTACTTATCTGCCGTTCTAAAGAACTTAAATGAAGGTGAGTTTGTACTTCTAGTAGATGGCAAAGCCATCTGTTCCGGTGATTTAGATGCAGTTCAGGAACAGACTAGGGCGCTCGTGTTTGGAGAGCATCCGTTGTGTGGTGGAGACCCGATGCCAATTGAGGACATTACTGTCCTACGAAGAGTTAAATTTAAAATTGGACTCTTTTTGGAATAATAGGAGTTTCTATGACCGACGAAAAAAGAAAAGCTTCTGATGTGTTGCTAGAACTAGAATCTGATATTAAGGTTCTAATTGGTATTGTTCGCTCTCAAGATTTAAGTCTTAAGATCGTTTCTAATAAGTTAAATGAAGTAATGCAGATTGTGGAAAAACTATCAGCTGGTCCACCAAAAATTACGGTAGAGGCTGTACAGGTTCCGCCGCAAACTTGGCGCTATCAAAACCAGAGCGTTCCACTTGATTCTGAAAAGCAAGGTTCTAACATACCATTTGATCCTGAAAGACGAGTTCCCATTTCTGCAGATAATAAACTGCCACTAGAGAATTCTCCAAAAGGATTTAGGAGAACTTCTAGGCCAGAAACTTTTGAGGGCGATAATGCTTATTTACCAAAATCCGAACCAGAAGAAACTCACAAATATCCAGTTCAACTTCCTAAGGCACCACCAGGAAGAGGTCCACAAGCGGAAGCTTTTGTTCCACCCGAAGCTACCAACAAAACAGCGCCAACTAAAACTAAATTAGCACATCCAGCTTTAGCGCAAAATGCTATTCCAGTTCAACAACGTGTAGTTAATAAAAGTGGTAACTCCGTGTTTTTGGCGGATGTAGAGATTGTTTCTCACTCAAGTGGAGAGACGGTTTCTAAAACTAGAACCAATGGAACTGGTAAATGGCAAGCTGCTTTACCTATTGGCGGATATAGAGTCACTGTTCGCAAACGAGAGTCTTTAACCAAAGAAAAGATTGAAGCAGTTCAAGATGTTGAAGTTGATGGCAGCGTATCTCCATTGGAGTTACAAGTCATGATTATTAAGTCATAATTTAGGTTTACATATGAGTAAGAAATTTGGGGTTATAGTTGCAGACCCGCCGTGGTCGTTTTCTGATTCTTTAAAGATGTCAGATGTTAAACGTGGTGCCAAGGCTAACTACAGCACCATGTCAATTTCTGATATTAAGCAGTTGCCAGTAAAAGACTTTATCTCGCCTTCTGGTAGCATCTTGGCTTTATGGGTTCCATCCTCGCTATTGCAAGAAGGTTTAGATACCATGAGTGCTTGGGGTTTCCATCATAAACAAACTTATATTTGGGTTAAGAATAAAAAAGAATCGTTTAAATCTTTTTTGCCAGGACTCCTAAAAGATATAATATCAACTGGTTATTTACTTGAAAAGCGACCAGGTGTTTCTAATAGTGATAAATATAAGTTAAAGGTTTGGCAAAATTATTTTATTAACTCTTTTAAAGAATTATCACTTGATAATGTATTAGCTTTTGGAATGGGTCGTTTATTTAGACAGACTCATGAAATTTGTTTAATAGGAACCAGCAATAACAAGATATACAAGCAACTAGCCAACAAATCTCAGCGCTCTGTATGTTTCGCTGAAAATTTGAAACATTCAGCTAAGCCCGAGACATTGCAGGATTCATTGGAGATTATGTTTCCAAAGAGTGATAAGCTTGAATTATTTGCTCGTCGTGTTCGTCCAGACTGGACTTGCTTAGGCAATGAGGTTTGTTACGGCGAGGATATCAGGGACTCACTCGCTAATTTATAATATTAGTATCCCTTGACCGTTCAATTTCCAAGGATTATTGTGTCGTCATGTCAAGGCAAATTATTTTTAATTTGACATATCAATAAAGCGATATACAATATATATCGGAGAAAAAATGTTGATTCCAAAATTATTGAGAATTGATAAGGCGACAATTCAAGAAATTGAAGAGTTAGCTCGCAAATTATCAGAAAAAGAACATACCTCATTTTCTGCTCTGGTTAGAACTCTAATTAGAAAAGGACTAGATAATATGCCTAAATCAATAATTAATTCAGAGCAAGTTAAGAAAGCGGTACATGATGTCGTAGATAAGGCATTGGAAGCATGTGCTTATCAACAAGAGGCAAATGGTATACCATATGAAGGTTTTGATTATGAAAATCTTAATGAAAATGGACTACCAACATCAATGGGTTTGGTAGAGCCTAGTGTAGAAATGAAAAAATTCTCAGATACAAAGCCAACACAAGCTAAAATAACAATTGAATTTTATTTTGGCGAAGAAAGCCACAGAGATAAGCATGGCAAATTGTTTTGTATGCCGGTAATTGATCTAACAAATATCAAATGAAGATTTGTTCTAAATGCGGGCTACCAAAAGATGAAAGTTGTTTTAGTAAGGGCGGTAAAGGCTATCTAAAATCGCAATGTAAAGATTGTGATAAACAATATCGTTATGACCATAAAGCAGAACAACAAGAATATGATAGACAGTATTATCAGGACAATAAAAAACCGATTTATGAAGCTAATAAGCCGCTCTTCAAAGAAAAGAATGCCAAGTATTACCAAGAAAACAAAGAAGAAATAAAGAGTCGAGTTCGTGAGTATGCTACTGAAAATGCGGATAAACTGAAGGAAAATAGAAAACAGTATTACGAAGAGAACAAAGAAGTCATTCTTGAAAATCAGAAAGAGTATTACGAAAATAATTTTGAGATGTGTAGGGCTACAAGAGAACAGTATCGACTCTCTCACAAAGAAGAAAGAAATAAAAATCAAAAGCTACGATATGATACCGATCCTTTCTTTAGATTAAGGATGAACTTATCTACCGCCATATTTGGTTTCTTGAAAAAGAAAAACAGTTTGAGCCGTGGATGACATGGGATAATCAAGGGAAGTATGATCGTAAAAATTGGGACGATAATGCTCCTACAACATGGACTTGGAATATAGATCATATAATTCCACATTCCTCATTGCCATATTCAAGTATGGAAGACGACAATTTCAAAAAGTGTTGGGCGTTGAATAATTTACGCCCGCTATCAGCAAAGCAAAATCTAATCGATGGCAATAGAAGATGAATAAGAAAACGTTATTACTTAATGCGTCTTATGAAGTGATCGCATTTATACCTGAGCGCAAGGTCTTCAAACTTTTGTTCAAAGACAAGGTTGAAGTCATTTCCAATTGGGATGACAAGATCGTTTGGGGTCAAGGAAAGATTAAGCACCCATCTGTTTTGAGATTGAAGAATCACGTTAAAAGAAATTACTTCAATTCTAATTTCAGCCGTAAAGCTTTGGTTAAAAGAGACAGAAGCACTTGCCAATACTGTGGTAAGAAGCTAACTGCGTCCCAAATTACCATCGACCATGTTCTGCCAAGAGCACAGGGAGGCATCACGTCCTTCACTAACTGTGTAGTTTGTTGCCAGATTTGTAACAACAAAAAGGCAGATAGAACGCCAGAACAAGCTAGCATGGTATTGCTAAAGAGACCTACCCATCCATCTTTTTCTGCACAGCATTATGTTGCTGACCCACAAGAGCATTGGCATCCAGATTGGGATGATTTCTTGGGTAATTCCTAATAAAATTCACCATTTCTAATGGAATAGTGATTAAAGCATCAAAAATGAAGGAGTTAATGTAACTTACATTAACTCCTTCAATCATGCAATATTACCGAATACTATATAGTCTCCCGATATATAGGATGGACCATGACCTCGGTAAGCTGTAACTGCATAATTTGTGCCAATGAATTTGACCCAGACGAGCTGGAAAGCGTCGCTTTGTCTAAAATCAACGTCACCTCTTTTAAGGTTTGCCAAGCATGCCTTGAGAGTTCTGATCCAGCCGAAGACTATCGTCAGGTTCGTGAGATCGTAAATGGCTATTTGAAAGCTTCTGGTACTCGTCAATTATTTGGTGAAGTACAAGATATTCTTGATTCTAGAAAGAAATAAGGTTAATGGTTGTTGATTTTGAATTGACACTGAATCGTTTCGGATTCAAGTGGATAGGTGTAAACAAAATCCAATTTGCATTCTTTAGAGTTGCATGGTGGAAAGTGCCCGGCAAGTATGCGGTTAGTTTTGAGATAAACTGGCGCACATCATAATATTTCTATGATAATGACGCGAGGCGTTTCCTCTTCGTCTTTCTTTTTCTCTACTGGTGGCGGCGGTCCCAGTTCGATGTATAGAGGTTCAGGTTCCCACTCTTTCTTTTGTTGGATCTTAGGATCATACAAAGGGTCAAAGATATCCATGCTAACCTCCATAGTTAATATGCCTGCATAGTAATAAGGATCACTATGTTATGCGAAAATTGTTCTAAGCTCGCTTCTGTCAATACTAAGAAGGCTTGTGTCCGCTGTCAACAGACTGTTTTTATATCAATAGCTGTGCTATGCGAAGTTTGTTCTGCAAACAACAAGCAATGCGCCGCCTGCCTCAAAAGAATAATAAGTGCTGCGGAGAGGAACCGACACAGAGGTTGTGGGTGTGGCGGTAGAAAATAGGCAACTGATATATAGGTAAGTGATGATTATTACGAATAATGAAGAGGCGCTCCGCGTCAAATGTGAGGATGTTTCACTTGATGAAGTGGGTTCCTTAATTGCTACTCTAGAAAATGAGCTTAATCAAGCCAACCGATTGGGTAAGGGTGGCATTGGGTTAGCGGCGCCACAAATAGGTATTGCTAAAAATATTGCAATTATCAGGCTGGGTAAAGGATTGGACCTAAATTTAGTGAATGCTAAAATCCAAAATGGATATGATCCCCTGATGTTTAGACAGGAGGGATGTTTATCTTTTCCTGGTCGCACAGAAGACACCACCCGTTTTCAAGAAGTACATGTTACTAACAATTTAGTAGAGCCGTACAGTTTCGTAGCAACTGGCTTATTGGCAGTGGTATGCCAGCACGAAATTGATCATCTTAGTTCCACTTTGTTTATGGATCGTGCCATTCCTAAAATCGCGCCCGTTATCAATAAAACCAAGGTGGGACCTAATCAGCCATGCATTTGTGGCTCTGGGAAGAAATATAAAAAGTGTTGCGGGAAGGTATTATAATGGAAAAAGAAAAAGAATTACCAAGTGAAATGTTGGTTGCTGAGGCTTTGATTAGACTTAAAGCGCTTGAAAATGTATTAATTGCTGCCGGTGTAGTTACACAAGACGCCCTTAATCAAGAAATAAAGAAATTGAATGATCAGCTTTCTAGAGTTATTTTAGAAAAGGCACAAGTTTCCGGTAATATTGATGAAATTATCAAAAATCTTAACAAGAAAAGCACCGATAACTGATGTTGTTTTTAACTCAAGAAGTCGATTTAACTTTTAATAAAAAAGTGCAATCCATCTATTTTTATGCATCCTGGATGCCTTTTCATAAGAAAATGCTTAATATAATTGAAAAGATAGAAGAAAAACATAAAGACATTGGATTCTTTGCCATAGATGTAGACCATTTTAAAGGATTATGTCGTCGCTTCAATATAGAATCAATTCCTAGTGTTTTGATTTTAGTAGATGGAGCAGAAGTTAAAAGGATTAATGGTTTGGTTATGACGAGCGCATTGAGGAGCGCATTTGCTGATATATAATAACTGAATGCCCATAAATTTGGAGAATATCATGAGTAAGAAGAAGACTGGAAAAGAACCAACCTTAGCGCAACAAGCACAAGCCGCACATCAAACTAAAGCGGAGCAAGTTGCAACATCTTTAGCTGGAACTGAAGCAGGTACTATTTGGAATGAGATTAAGGATAAGAGCATCGAAATGTTTGCCCTTCCAGATCAGAAAGTCCATATGCATGCTACTCCAGTAAACATTGAGCCTAGCAAGTTGTATTTAACTGCTACTTCTACTGCAGTTCTTCCCTCATTGGAAGTTGCTGTTGGTAAAGCTTATGTGGTGGAGCTAGCAGATAGATTTCTAATTGTCTCGCGCGCTGTTACTCCGCTCACTAAGAAATAATTGAGGTCACATGCCATTTGACGAAGAAGATACTGAGCAGCCTTCTGTACAATCGCAGAAGCTTGGTCTAAAAAATGTTAGCAGCCAGAAGTCTATCTTCGATTCTATGCCAAAGAAGCCTACTCAAGAGGATTTGGATCGTAAAGTTAAAAACAGTGAAGAGCGTAAATCTGGATACAGAGTCCGCGCCGCAGACTTGGCAACACAGTTTAACAAATGCTTAGCAGATAAAACTCTGCCAGAAAATAAGAATATTTTCCAAAATGAAATGGAAAAAGAAATCATGACCAAGATGGTCCAGCTTGCAATTGATATCAATAATGATCCAGCAGAGCAGGAAGGCATGGGATCATTGGGCTGGATTACTTTATTGATGAGAACTGTTTTTAAACAGCGAGACAAAATTAATAAGTTAGAATATGCAGTATTGCAATTGGAAAAAAGAACAAATCCAGCCACATTATCCGAAACGATTTCAAAAGAAATTTCTAAGGCACTTGACGCCAATAAAAAGAGTGAATAACTTGGCTATGATAACCAAAGAACTACTATTGTCATTAATTTCCGAAGAGAAAGATAATTTTAGTAAATATTCACAATTATGTGCCCATTACCAAATACAACCGGATCCTTTAGCTCGGGCGAGACACCAGGGGAAGCTGGAGATTTTGCAATGCCTTCTTCAGGAAAAGCCTTCTACCAAGATTTAATCCGTCGCGCTAACTCGGTTCCTATTACCCGTTTATTTAAGTATTATAGATTGCGTGTAGACGAAATCAATCGCAAAATTATTTGTCCCATTCCATCTCATTCAGGAGGACGTGAAAATTCTGCCTCTTTCCATTACTATCCTCAAACCAATACCTTCTGGTGTTTTGGTTGCAAGACAGGTGTAGGCTGTTGCGAGCTAGTAGCTGCCATGGAAGGTATTTCTAAAGCAAAAGCTGCCTTCAAAATAATAGATCTGTTTAATGGAGATGTCAGTGATGAAGGATTCATTAGCAGAGAGGATTTCTCTGAAAAATTGGAAGTTATGTTGGATTTTTCTGCCTGTGTCAGAGAATTTCGACTCGATCATATTGATGAAGAATCGCAGTCATTTATTGATCATATCTGCTCGGTATATGATGACTTGAATCTCAAACACAAGACTCTAAATAACGAGGCGCTCCGTCGCATCGTTGAAGAACTGAAAGAAGAGATTAATTCTTACAAACCATGTCGCACACTATAATTCTGGGTGATGTACATTTAGGTAAAGGACTAAATATCGGTAAAGCTGGTATTGGTTCCAATCTAAATAGTCGCATCGTAGACCAACTTAATTTATTGGACTGGACGCTTGATCAGGCGATAGAATGTCATGCCGATTACATTATTATTACCGGTGATGTTTTTGAAGATCCAAAGCCTCATCCCGCACTTATTACACTGTTCATTTCCTGGCTGAAAAAGTGCGAGGCGTATGGTGTCAATGTGGTTGTGATTATGGGAAACCACGATGTGGTTCGTGCCGGAAATGTAATGACCTCTCCGCTTGATATCATCAGTGAAGTAGAGTTGAGCAACGTAAGTGTTTACAAAGACATCGACAGTATCTTGATAGATTCTGTCGCTTTTACTTTGGTTCCATTCCGTGATAGAAAATCGTTTGGAACCAGCTCTGCTGCTGAAGCCATTTCACTTATCCGTGACAGCTTGGTGTATGAATTGGCTGGATTACCAGTGACGTATAAGAAGGTGTTAATCGGACACCTTGCCATCGAAGGATCAATCCCGGTAGGCGATGAAATCGATGACTTAGCAAACGAGTTGTTTTGTCCGTTGGATATGTTCCAAGGATACGATTATGTTTGGATGGGGCACGTTCATAAGCCGCAGATAATGAAGAAAAAGAATCCATACATTGCCCATATTGGCAGTATGGATATTTCCAATTTTTCTGAAACAGATCACAAAAAGTTCATTGTGATAATGAATTGTGTAACTGGAGAGTGGGTTACTAGTGAACTACCAACTAGACCTCTCAAAAAAGTTAGCATCACCGTTCCAAAGGATACCGAAGATCCTACTGAATATGTTCTAGAAGAACTAAAGAAGGTTGATTCTTGGGACAAGTCCATTGTCAAAGTTGAGGTATCGCTCGCTGCCCCTGAACTAAAATCAGTTAGCAAATCGTCGTTGGAGAAGTTTTTATCTTCTCAAGGCGCCTACAATGTTACTAGCATAACAGAATCTAAAAAAGTTGGATTGGTTAAGAAGGATGCCAACAATACAATTGATACAAAAATGGATGTAACTTCCGCTATTAAAACATACTCAGACACGTATGTGGATGTGAATTTGCGCTCGTCTTTTATTGAGGTAGCCATGGATATCTACGCGACTTATAAGGCGGAGGCTAAAGAATGAAGCCAGTTAGACTGTACATTGACAACTTCATGTGCTATGATAAGGCGTTTATCGATTTTACACAATTTAGCGCCGCCCTTCTTGTGGGCAAAGCTGAGAACAATGAACTAATCGCAAACGGTGTAGGTAAGACTACAATCTTTAAAGCTATTGAATATGTACTATTCAATCATGCAGACATCAACTTAGAAAAAATTATTAGAGACGATTCTGCCTCTTGTAAAATTGTGTTTGACTTCCTGATTGGAGATCAAGAGTATCGTATCGCGCGAACCAGAACCAAGAAGGGCAGTACCAATTTAGTATTATTGGAGAGAAATGGTACGCCAGGCACAGAGGAAGAAGTATATTACTCTGCAACCGAGGAACCTTGGATTGACAAGAAGGTAACAGAAAAATTCTGGAAGAACCTATCTGGCAGTCGCTCAGGTGATACCGAAAAAGATTTGGCTAAGTTAGTCAAGATTAATTATAAGTCATTTCGTAGCACATATCATTTCGTACAAAATGATCTGTCTGGTCTATCCACAGTTACTGCTGAGAAGCGAAAGGGCATTTTAAAAGAACCCCTCAACCTTATCATTTACACTAAGCTATGTCAAATGGCTAAAGATAAGGCTAATGTCATTTCTAAAGAAATCGAAAGACATAAAACTCTGCTTGAAACTTTGGGAGATCCAGACAAAGAGTTGCTCGAACTGGCAAAGCAGCTGGTATCAGTAGAGCAGAGCTTGAATGAAAAGGGTGCAGTCCTTGCAGACTGTCAATCTGAAATAGAAGGCTACACCCAGAAGGTGAATGAACTAACAACCGCCCATGCAAATATAGAGAGTAAATTTGCTTCTTTATTGGCAAACGAGCGCCAGTTGACTGCTGACCGCTCCAAACTAGAAACATCCGTCAAAGAGTATCAGTCAAAAAAGTCCAACGTTATCAAGTCGGCTAATGAGTTAGTTGGAGAAATCAAGTCTCTCAAAGACAATCAAGTTAAACTGGCTACGATAGACTATTCTCAAATCGATATTTTGAACGAAGAAGTTGAAAAGAAAAAAGAGATTGTCACCCAGCACAATGTCAATATTAGGACTAATTTGGCAGACACTGAAAAGCTCAAGGTACCTTTCCCCGATGAGAGTTATTGTGATCGTTGTCGTCAACCAATGACAGATAAACATCGCAAAGAAGAGAAAACGCGCATTGCTAATGAGATGAAAGTTTGTCAAGCAAATATTCAAGAAGCCAAGAAAAATATTGCAGCCCTCAATGCAGAAATTACTACTCATTTACAAACCATTAACAGTCTCAAGCTATCCAAAAAGCAATTGGAAGATGTTAACACGCAAATTACTGCTAAGACCAAAGAGTTGCAAGACAAGGGCGCGCTTCATGACGAGTACAAAGAGTTGCATGCTAAATTCACTGCTGAATTAACAGATAAGATTAAGGAACTGGAAGAGGTTTCTAATTTATTGAAGGACTCTTCTTTAGATGAGGCAAAGTTGCTCAAGGAACAGATTCAGGTTGAAAAGCAAAAAATTGCTGCCGTAATGACAACTGTCACTACTCTTAATAAGGAAATCAACCACTTTAATAATAACAAAGCGGTTATTCAAAATAATATCGATCAGAAAACTAAGAACAAGGCAAAGAAGAATGAGTTAACTAAATCTTTGGTAGATTTGGAAGAAAAGTTCGTAGTGTACCCGTCAGTTGTACAAGCCTTCTCTACAACTGGTATCCCTAATCTCATCATCCAAAATGTTCTGGATGACTTGCAGGTAGAAGCTAATAACCTATTATCTCAGTTAAAGCCAGGGCTTCAATTATCTTTCTCGGTGGAAAAGACCGTAGAAAAAACTGGCGACCAAGCAGATACTCTAGACATTAATTATACCGTCAATGGTAGAGAGAGGTACTATGAGCAATTGTCAGGAGCTATGAAACTTGCCGTTTCTTTCGCTCTCAAGCTTGGACTATCTTTCTTGCTACAGAAAATGCTAGATGTAAATGTTCAATTGCTTTTATTGGATGAAATAGATCAATCTTTAGATAAAGCTAGCATAGATGCTTTTGCTGATATCATTAAGTTTTTCCAAAAAGATTACAACATTCTAGTCATCACCCACAATGATCGTTTAAAAGATAAATTCTCGCACGCTATATTGGTTGAGCAAGACACTAACATGGTATCCAAGGCGAGAGTAGTCTCCTCTTGGTGAGGAGAGTAAATGTATAAGATAGCGATTTGTGGCAAGGCAAATACTGGGAAAAACACCGTTAGTAAATTAATAGTAGACGAGCCTAGATTGAAATTAGATAGTTACAAATTAATTGCTTTTGCCGACCCCATAAAAGAAATAGCTAAGCTCATGTTTCCTGAAATCAAAAGGAAATGGCTTTATGGCTCATCAAAATATCGAGCCCAAGCTATCCCTAATGCTTTCAAGGATGGCAATCCGTTGACCATCCGACAGCTACTGATTGATCTGGGAACTGGTGTGGGTCGAGCCTATCGAGAGACAACTTGGTTGGATGCTTTTGACTATACCTTCGAGAAATCTAAGAAAAACAACATAGACATAGTAATTGTAACTGATGTGCGCTTCCGTAATGAATTTGATCATTTAAAGAAAATGGGGTTCTTTCAAATTAGACTTTTGAGAGATGCCCACTTGAAAATCAATCATTCTAGTGAAACTAATCAAGACTCTATTCATGACCAAGAATTTGATTATGTATTGTCTAATAATGGTACGTTAGATGACTTGAAATTGGAAGTAACTAAAATTGTAACAAAGCTCGTGTCCTAAGTATATTATGGCATATGCTTATCATGAGCATGGAGAGTTTGAAGCAAGAGTATGTACCAAAATATTTGGCGGGCGGGGAACAAAAGTTCTATCGTTTTTTACTACTTTTAGCCTTAAATAAGATAGTTTTGATGGAAAAGGGAGTAGCCCGAGGGTCTCTTCCTGAGTTGGAATTTTTAGACTATCATGATTGTTTTTTGATCCTGTATAGACGAGAGGGCGAAGCAGACTATTTGCAAATGGCAAAGCTTTTCCGCCGAGCAGCTCATAAGATTTATCGAGTGATGCTCAGAAAGAATATGACTGTTTCCAACGCAAAGTTTCTAAATTTGGTATAATATGGTTGTAATTAGCGTTTCCGTTACAGAATCAATTGAACAGATTATGTCGGGCATTCCGAAGTCTGTTACAATTACCACAAATGTCCCTGCCACCATTTTCTATACGTTGGATGGCAGCGTCCCCAACTTGTTCTCTACCATGTACACGGGACCTGTATTTTTGCCCACCAACAAGCTCACCGTAATTTTAAACATTCTTGCCACCAATGGAACGGATTCCTCCCCCATTGTCTCTGAAACTTATCAGACGGACGTAGTAGATAGCAATGCACGCCTGCCACATGCACCTACGGATGTGCCACCAGGCACCAATTTACAAGAATTATATCCTTTTGGTGACAATGGCATCCAACCAGAGGGTATTTATGGAAACCCTGGTGATGCAGGTGTTACAGTAGATAACCCTGCCCAACCTCAAATTGCTAGCGGTTTTGATGGTGCTGGTAATGAAACAGGGTTCACCAATCAACCTTATGATTTAGTAAATTACAATATTAAATACTCCACTACCAATGCCGAGGGTGAAACTGGACCTGGTGTTGGCAATCTTCCTGCCAATGTTAAGATTCAGCCTGTGATTGCTCCGCCTGAAGAGTCTCAACAGTTTTCTAATATGTTTGATCCCAGAGCTTTCGTTATTTTCCAAGACACCACCCAAGAGAATCCAAACGATCCGCCAGCCATCAACAGAATGCATTTCACTCTAGAAGACAACGAAAAAGCTAGAGATGGAAATGCTTATTTTAATACTGGATTAGATGCTCCACCTGTTAGTGGAACTTTTTTGCGTTCACATTATAATCCAAGAACTAATATGATGACGTATTATTATTTTGACTCTTGGACTAATAAGTGGATCATTAGCACAACTCCATTTAATCCTAATGGACCATTCGATGGAAATATGTCCAGCATGGCTCAAGCAGGTGGTGGCTCAGGTGGAAGATTTGTATTTGAGTGGTTAGAATTTACTAGAAGAGTTCTGTTCTAATTAGAATTAACTATTTCTTCATAAAAATTAAATACGACAGCATTTCTGACGATATATAGATTTGCACATATTAATCGAAAGAAAAATTAATGTCAGAAGATTTGCGCCTGTCGGTCAGCAAAACCAAAACTTTTAAGGATTGCAAAGCTAAATTCAAATTCTGCTACGTGGAAAAGCTCCCACGCAAGGATTGGGATTTCCACACCTTTGGTAAGTTTTGCCACAAAGTATTAGAAGAGTTTCACAATGCGTATATTGCACGAGACTCTCAGCTTGCATTCAATGTAGAAATGGGTAATTCTTATAAGCTTGCTATTAAGGAGTTTGGCGATAAGATGACTCCTGAAATGAAAAAAGATTGCTGGGCAATTATAGATAAATATCTTCGCATTGTTACCCATGACAAGAAAAATAATTTATCAGCCAATGTGATTGCCTGTGAGAAAAATTTTGAATTACCAGTTGGTGAAAATATTATATTAAACGGGATGATTGACAGGATTCAAATCGATGACGATAATGTTGTGCATGTTTGTGACTATAAAACAGTCAAAAATAAAAAATATCTGAAGGATGATTTCTTTCAATTATTGACGTATGCTTACGTTATAATTTCAGAGAATCCAAGCATAACTAAAGTTAGAGCATCCTATATTTTATTGAGACATGATTTCGAGTATATTACTACTGAGTTCTCAGTCCCTGAGATTTTGACTATTAAAGATCAGTATGTTGAGTATGCTCGTCAAATGCTTACGGAAAAGGAATTTACTCCCAATCCAACTGTGTTATGTAATTTCTGTGATTTTCTACAAAACTGCCCAGAAGGCAAAACTAAAGCATTCAACCAAAATGTTTATGGTGAAGTGAGCTGGTAAGAGGAACAAATGCAAATTGAAGTAACTGAATTAGAACCATGTAAGCTGTCCGTTAAATATGAAGCGGGAGCTTTTGAAATCCTCAATAAAAGAGGAGAGATTTTAAATGCTTTCAAGAAAGCTCCGGTACCAGGCTTTAGAGAGGGCAAGGCAACTATCGATGTGATTAAGGTGCATTACCGCCAACAAATCGAGGAGTCCCTGAAGCGCGCTCTAGCAGAAGATGCTTATCACAATACTCTGTTCGAAAAGAAGATTCGTCCCCATGGTGCACCAAAGTTCAATACTTTGTTGTTAGCCGATGGCAAGTTCACTTGTGATTTTGAACTGTACACCAAACCAGATTTTGAGTTGGCTCCTTTCAAGGAAATGGAAGTGCCAAAGCCTCATGCATCGCACACGGCAGTAGAGGTTGGAGAGCAAATGCTCCAAGAGCTACGTGTACGTTTTGGTGATGTGGTTCCATATTCGGAAACTGATTTCGTTCAAATGGGCGACAACGTTATTGTGGACTACGAAGGTTCCGTGGATGGCACCGTTGAACCAAATCTATCAGCTACTGGAGAAATGATTACCATGGGTCGTAGTTCTGTGCCACAGTTTGATAGTAACTTGTTGGGCATGACTCTTGGAGAAGTTAGAGAGTTTGATATGGTAGTTCCAGAAAATGGATTACCATCTTTGTCTGGTAAGACAGTTCATATGAAGGCTACTCTGGTTATGGGATCCAAGACTACGCCTTGTGCCCTAGATGATGAGCTTGCTAAAAAGTTAGGTAAGAAAGACTATCCAGAACTGCGTGATTTTGTATTTTCAACGGCAGGAGCCAGACTTGAGAATGAAAGCAAAATGATGCTAACTGAAGCGGTTGCTGTCAAAATGGTAGATGACAATAAGTTCTCAGTTCCTAACTGGATGTCTTTGTCAGAAGCACAATATTTGGCACACCAATCCAAATTAGATTGGGCAACCTTACCAGATTCAGATAAAGAAAAGTATATGGAGCTGGCTGAAAAGAATGTTAAACTATCGCTTATCTTAGACAAGATCAGAGAAGTAGAGCCAGAAGCTCAGCTGTCTGATCAAGAAGTATTTGAAGTTATTAAACAGAACCTGGCTCATACCCAAGTTCAGAAACCAATTGATGATATTATCAAAGAGATGAATAGAACAGGATATCTACAAATTTTATTCTCTCGTATCAGAGATGAAAACACACTAGATTTTGTAGTTAAAAAAGCAAAAGTAATCGAGTAAGAGGATTAATATGAGTAAGACCAAAGATCAAGCACCGTCCGCATTTCCAGAGAAATGGCTCAAGATAATTAACAAGAGCCCAGAGTTCAAGGACACTGCAGATGCTGCAAGCGAAGAAGATTTGAAAAAGATCATCGTAGAATGTGAAGGTAACATTTATACTGTAGAAGCTGAAATGGCTGCCGACACTAAACTCAATAGCGCCAAGGAATTAGTTAAAGAGTATTCTGCTGCACATAAAGATGCCCTAAAATACCAGATGGCAAAGATTAAGTATGCCTTATTTTTGTTAGAAGGTAAAGGCGTTGAATTAGACAATAAAGATTAATTGTATTTCATCATCTACTGTTATAGTAAGATGATGAAAGTTGAACGATTTACCATTCAAGCCTGTTGTGGAAGAACTTCATTGATCTTCAAAACGGACCAACCTTTAACTACAGGGCACCTAGCATCGCTAGTTGCCCTTGGTTTTAAAGAGGCTCCCCACTTTACTAAAGCCGGAATTCTATATGTGGATAATCCGGACTTGATAGTAACGGGTCCAATTGGGTCCGACCGCCTACAAGTTAAGTGCAAAGTCGCTGATTGTCAGCAAAAGATCAATGATTTTGAGGTGTTACTACAGCAATTAGGGTGAGAACATGTCCAATAAGGGTGTCGGGTCGATTGACTATTTCCGTAAGAAAGTAACAAAAACTTACGAATTTATCTCGACCTCATACCATGAGGCTGGGCATACTGTGTATGGATTGCTTAATTATATGAATATTGAGTCTATTATTGTCTACGAAGACAAAAAACTCAAAAGAATTTGCGGCTTTACATACTATGATTCTCCCAAATTAGATAGTATTGAGTGCGATGAGCTACTTTCTAATCGAGTTCATGCAGAAATAGGTCTGTCCTATGCTGGGTTGGTTGCGGAAAAGCGCCAATTTGCATTAGCTTCGGGTTCTAATAAATTTCCACTATTCTTAAAAGATGGCTCCTCAGATGACACTATTGAGGCTTCTAACATAATGAGAAAGTATCAAGTTGCCCCTCCTGGAAGAAAAAGATATGAGTTCAAAAAGAAAATGATTAGGGAAGTGGGCACCCAATTACAAGAACATTGGGATGCTGTTACAATAATAGCACATGCTTTGTTCCGTAAGAAACAACTCAGCACCGCCGAAGTTAAAGATTTACTGATAAAAAAGAGCAAAAATAAGAAATTCTGGAAAAATCAATTCAAAATGATTGAGTCTATTTATTTAGAAGATGGCTCTTCAGTTTTTCCTCAATCGATTATCAATTAACCGTATTCCCTGGCAAGACATACTTGATCTACTTTATTAGATCAGAAACGCTCGTGAGTGAGTTAGATATGTTCATGTCATAATACAAACCCAAGGAAGTGTATCATGATGGATTTTGTTTCATTACATAATCAAACCGATTTTTCTATTCTCGATTCTTTAGTATCGCCTAAGGCTCTGTTTCAACGAGCCAAAGAACTTGGGCAGACAGCATTAGCCATAACAGACCACGGAACACTTGCTGGCGCATGGGATGCCATGAAAGCCGCAAAAGATACTGGTGTCAAATTGATTATGGGTTGTGAATGCTACTTCGTGGATGACGCTACCCACGTAGAAGAAAAGTTTAGACATGTAGTGTTGCTTGCTAAAAATGCTACAGGCTACCGTAATCTGCTCACGCTAAACAAAAAGGGATTTGACCAGGGTTCGTTTTTAGGTAAGCGAGTCTATCCAATCATAGACTGGAAATTATTAGAACAATACTCTGAAGGTCTCATTTGCTTAACTGCATGCGGCAATGGTATTGTTAGCCAATTGCTAATGAATAAAAAGTTCGATGAGGCAGAAAAAACTATACTGAAACTCAAATCATTGTTTGGAGATAATTTGGGGCTAGAGATTCAGCCAAACAATATGAAGCGTGGTTCCAATATTTTCAATGATGAAATTGATCAGCAGTTTTTGAACAGGCGTTTAATTGATCTTGGAAAGATTCATGGTGTCAAAGTAGTGCCAGCATGCAATGCTCACTATGCGAAGAAAGAAGATTCAGACGTTCATAACGTATTTTTGGCAATTGGTTCACATCAGCCAGTGTTCTCCAACTATCGTTTGCGTTATCCAGTTCCTGAATTTTATTTGAAGACGGGCGACGAGGTAAAAGCATTCTTTACTAGAAACTATGGCGAGGCTTATGCAGAAGAGCTGTGCGCTAACACTTTGTACTTTGCGGACATGTGTGAGAAACCAGATTGGATTGATCCAAAGTTCTCCAATCCAAGCGGCAAAGAGCTGCCAATTTTCCCGGTAAAGGACGAGCCAGACTATGCAGAATTTCTAAAGTGGGCGATTCATCAGGATGATGCTGTAAAGAAACTAGAGGAAGATAAACAGTTTCTAAGATTTCATTGTCAAAAGTTTTTTGAGTCTCGTATCAAAGACTTGAATGATGAGAAGCGTATTCAATATAATCTTCGATTAGAAGAAGAGTTGGACGTTATCGAATTTCATGGCTTCTCAAGCTACATGTTGATTGTGGCTGACTACATTGACTGGGCTCGCAAAAATGATATTGCTGTGGGCGATGGTCGAGGCTCTGTAGGAGGTTCGCTAATTGCATTCCTTCTAGGAATTCACCAAGCAGACCCTATTAAGTATGATTTGATTTTTGCTCGTTTTCACAACAAGGAAAAGTCCAGTTTCCCAGATATTGATACTGACTTTGCTCCGTCTGGACGCGTGCGCGTGCAGGAGTACTTACGTAAAAAATATGGTGAAGATCATGTAGCTCACGTATCTAACGTAAACACTATCACACCAAAAGTTTATGTCCGAGATATTTCTAGAGCCTGCGAACTTGGTGGGTCCCGTGAACGAGCCATTGAAATTGGCAATGAAGTAGCAGATTGTATTCCATCAGATATCCATTCCATCGATGACGCTTTTACTAAGGTTCCACTATTTTCAGAGTACTGCAAAAGATATCCAGAGTTCATAAAGTACAAGGATATTTGTGGCAAGTATCGAGCTTGGTCCACTCACGCTGGTGGTATTATCATTTCTGCCCGTCCCCTGACTGGTTTGGTTCCGTTACGAAAAGATAAGGACGGCGCCCTAGCTATCGAGTACGATAAAGAAAAAGCGGAAGAAAATGGTTTGGTCAAGATGGATACCTTAGGATTAGCTACTCTAGACATTATTGGTGAGACTTACAAAATCATCCGCGAACGCGGAAAGGTGCCACCTCCCTTCATCATCGATTATGATGTTTATGATAAGCCATCTTATGATCTAATTACGAGCGGTGATACTTTCTGTGTTTTCCAGCTAGGTACCAGTGGAGGTACCATTGATTTGTGCCGTCGCATCAAACCAGCCAACATCAATGACCTGGCAAACATCAACGCTTTGGCGAGACCATCCGCCCGCGACATGCGCAACGACTTCATCAAAACCAGGGATGGAGAGAAGAAGATGACTCTGCTACATCCAAAGCTAGGCAGAGCTTTCAATAGCACTTATGGCTTCGGTTTATATGAAGAGTGCTTGATGTATTTGGCTCAGGACGTCGCAGGATGGAGCCTTCACTCTGCAGATCGCTTGCGCAAACTGACTAAGGAAAAGGGCAAGAATCCAAAAAAAGCACAGCAATGGAGATCGGAATTCATTGCAGATGCCGTTAAGAATGGTGTACAAGAAGCTATCGCTCAGCGTATTTGGGATGAAGTAGTTGACAAGTTTCAAGGCTACGGATTCAACGTCTCTCATGCTGTGTTGTATTCTATGACTGGATACAAGACCGCTTTCTTGAAAGCCAACTTCCCAATAGAGTTTTTATTGGCAAACTTAATGGCAGAAGTCAGATCTAATGCTCCCGACTCCAAGAGCAACATTGAGAAGATCAAGAAGGAGCTTCGAGGTCATCGCGTCAAGTTATTGCCACCGGATATCAATACCTCACAATTAACTTATACTATTTCGGACGGCAATAAGCTGTTGACCGGTTTGGACGCCCTAAAGTTCGTAGGAGAAGACGCTATCAAAGACATTATCCAGAAGCGCCCCTTCAAGAGCTTCTTCGATTTCATGGCGCGTGTAGATTCTAAGAAAGTGCGTGCGAACAGCATTCAAGCATTGGCAGCTGCAGGAGCTATGGATTCTTTTAAGATTCCAAGAAAGCTTCTGTTCTTGTACTGCTCCGATTATAGGAAGAAATTACAAGTATGGTTGAAGAAGCATAATCCAAATCTTGAAGAGTTTGTTTATCCTTGGCCAAGTGAGCCAGATTGGAAAATCTCTGAACTATATGCACTTGAACAATTTTATCTTGCTGAATCATTTGTTTGTAAACCAGCTGATGCATATGGTAAATTTTTCAAAGATACACATAAGACAGTTTATGATATCAAGAAGTCTAAAGATAAGACTAAGTTAGCTCCAATCAAAGCAATTATTAGAAGTTATTTTGAATTCAAGGTAAAGAAAGAGACCAGTAAATATTATGGTCAATCTATGATCAAAGCGGTTATAGAAGACGCCAATGGTGACCAATGCGGATGTACTATCTTTCCAGATCGCTGGAAGACAGTCCAAGATCGTATCAAAGAAGTCAATAGTAAAGCCGAATTCGATGTTGGTGTAGCTTTGAGCTTCGCTGGAAACACCAATAATTATGAAGATGATATGGGCGTGATTTTAGACGATTTGTTTGATGTAGCTTGCATTCCAGCGCTTCCGGCTGACTTGAAAGCTAAAAAGATAAATTTGAAAGAAGCTAAAGCTAAAATCACGCAAGAAAAGAGCAAAAAGTCTAAGGATCCCAAAGACTTATTGGAACGCATTGAAGACTCTTTATATGATGAGGGACTGATTGATTTAGAGGAAGAAAACCCTGACGACTGATATTATAATTAACTTTTTGAAATAAAAGTAGATTTGATCTATCAATACTTTCATATTTTGATATGAAAGAAACAAAACGATGCATAACTTGCGGCTTTCTAAATGTCCCCAGCGCTTTTCGTGGTGACAGCGATATATGTAGGGAGTGTACAAGGGAAATAAGACGATTTAAAAGTAAAATTCATAATTTAATTCGTTTTTCTGTTAAATATGATACAATATCATATATTTGGAAGTATTTGCCTTTTGATGCTCGAACATTAAAAAATCATTTGGAAAGTCAATTTGAATTTTGGATGCATTGGAAAAATCAAGGAAAGTATAAAATAAGTGATTGGAATGACAATGATGCTTCTACTTGGTTTTGGCAAATAGATCATATAATTCCGCAAGGGGCTTTTTTATTTACTTCTGTTGAAGATGAGGCTTTTCGTCTTTGTTGGTCATTAGATAATTTGAGACCAATTTCTGCAAAAGCCAATGCCCTTAAAAATAGAAAGTTAGTACTATGAAATTGAAAGAATGGGCTGAAAAAACTGGTGTTAAATACTTAACCGCCTATCGATGGTTTAAGGCTGGCACTTTACCAGTCAAAGCTTACCAAACTGAGTCTGGTACCATCATTGTTGAAGGTGAGCGCGAAGCGGAGCGCGAGGAAAAACAAATGATGAATAATAGTGCAATTTCTCTTGTTGTCAAAAAAACTGTTGAATTGAGTGGAACTGATGCTTCTATTGAAGATTTTGCTTCTTGGATTTTATCAAATTTTTCCCTTAAACTTAACAGCGTTTCAGAAGAGCCAATTTACTCTAGAAATAAACCAAAAACTGAAGATGTTCAAAACCACTTCAAGCAATTCATAAAGCCAAATGGTGAAAAGCCAAAGCCAAATATGTTTGTTGCTCCAGAAGAAGCAATAGATGCTCTAGTAGCTAAGGCAGACGATCTTACCCAAAAAGAACTAGTGGAAGAAATACAAAAGATTGGAGCAGAGTCAATTGAAATTGGTGAAGTTCCCGAAGTACAAGATTTAATGAAAGACCTGTCAGTTGCATTGCAACCACAGACAAATACAGTGTTTCAATCTGGTCTAGAGAGCCATGTAAGACTTTATGACCAAGTTGCCGATGGCGTCGTTACAAGAAGTGTTGACTTAACTCCACAACTCAACTATACCGGCTCTACTAACGCCGCCCTCGGCAACAACTTATCTATAAACTCAGCAGATCCAAGTTTGTATGTACAACCTCAATCTGTTATGTTTAATTCTTCTGTCATGTTTAACTCTTCCGTACCTGTTGCTACTGGTGCCTTTAAGCCTACGCAAAAAGAATTGGAAGCTGTTAAAACTTTTGAAAAGCCAAGAAGAGGCAGAAAGTCTCATAAAAAATTAGGAACACAATGAATTCATTCGTCACATTTATCAAAAAGAATCCTGTCCTTTTGACCCGTTATGTGGGTTTGGGAGTTGCATTGGTTGACAAAGCAGTAAGTCCTTTGAACAGGTTAATGTCGCGCTTGCTGGAAGTTCAAGGAATTGACCCGTCTACTAAACCAGGTGATCGTGAAAGAAAAGCTTTAATTGATGCTATGGATAGAATTCCTGATCCGCACGATTTCGATACTGATTTTGATCTTTCTCGTTTTCGCGCTGGGAAACTTAAAAAAGTTAATGCCGAGTTGAAGGATCTCAATCTGACCATGGACAAGTTTCGCGATTTGACTGATTTAACCAATTTGTCAGATAAACCTGCTATACAAGCAGCCGTTGCCCCATCTAAGAGGGAAGATCCAGATCCACTTCAAGAGTTGGCAGATTTTGCAGACAGATACAATGTCAAGGGTTTTGAAGATGCGGTTCTAAAAATTAAAGAATATGCTGAAGATATAACCGCCTCTCCAATACAAGTTACTCGTAGCCGCCAACCAACAGCAGTCGCTGGTGGCAACAAAGCAATCAAAGGCAAGCCTAAGACTGTCAAGACTTTTAAGAAGGTTGTTTTTAGGAGAGTAGACGGCAAATAATTTTGCATATACTATGAGGTCTCATGTCAATTAGAGCGGTCAAACAATATTCTGATAGAGGTTCCATTAAGGATTTGGCTGCCAATGCTAAGGATCCATATGTTCCAGAAGAGGCGCCAAAAGCGTCCGAACTAAGAATGAAAAAATTGTTAGAATATGCTCAGCAGGATAAAAAAATGCAATCAGCGCTGGGTATTATTACGATCGATTACATTGCTGATAAAAATGCGCTCCCCTTGAGTGTATACCGTTTGAGAAAAATAGTTGATGATATAAAATCTAAGTCATCGGAACCAATCGATCAGTTTGGGCAAGAGCTATCCAAAATATTTGGAATTGAACATACTGCTGATTCTGATGCCTACTGGAACAATAGAAAAATGGTTAAAAGTGCGAGTGTTCGCAAACCTCCAGTTTTTAGAAGGGTTAAGTAAATGAAGTGTACATCTTGTGAAATAGAAATAAATCCACAATGGAAACATGCCGTTGAAATTAACGTTTGTCCATTCTGTGGCAAACACATTATGGAAGAGCATTTAAAGAATCTATTTGTTTCTTTACGTGAGACCATGGATTCCTTGGCATCATATCAAGATCAATTAAATGATTGGATGCTATCTAATCATAATTACATCAAAACTGATTCGCCAAATATCGGCATGTACATGCCAAAAGATTTGGTTAAGGAATTGAAAAAGGCTCAAGATGAGCAAGATTTCTTGGCTCGCAAGCAATCTATTGTAAAGGTTAAGACCGAAACTGGCGAAGAGGATGTCTTAGTTGAAAAGATTCAATCTGAGGAAAAAACTAACGAGTTCTTTAAAAGAGCCGAAGTTATCAAAAGCCCAGCTCCCGCCCAAGGCGCCCCAGTTGCAAATGCCAGCTTTCAATCCCCAGCGGAAAAGACTCAGCATTTTAAGAAAGTTGTTCAACAAATCAAGAAAGCAGGAACCACTGCTATAAATCAAGATGGCGCAGCCGACATGATTTCACCAGAGATGATGGAGAACGCAGATCCAGAGGCAGTAGCCGAATTTGAATCTTTGCTTTCTGGCAACGAGATTGCCTCCTCGCTTCCGACTACAGATGACGATGAGATTCCATCTGTAGTTCTAGCTATGGCTAACAAGGGCAAAGGCAATAGTGCTAGCAGCGCCGCCGATTTGCTCAAGTTACAGCAAATGCAAGAAAGAGTTAGAAGCTCCAAAGAGAATTTTGAATCAGGCGTAAATCGTGGTAAAGGCGGCTTCTCCAGAAGTGGTTGATATCAACAAAGGTAAGTTATGAAAGTAGTTGATAATAAAAAAGTGGATATGACTGAAGATGAGTGGTCTTTGTACCAGAAAATCGTCAAGTCTTATACTACTGCCACCAATAAGGGTGAAGATCTATTTAGAGATTTATTTGAAACGGATAATAATGGTATAATCATTTTCTTGAAACCACCATCAAAATTCCGAACGAGCTTTGAAGTATTCTTATTCTTGATGAGTCTAATGCAGCACCAACACCTTCGTTTAATGCATAAACAGTTAGATGAGCTAGCAGCCGAAGTTAAAGAAAAATTAAAGGACAAATGAGCCATTATAGCGAAGCTGAAAAGCAAAGCATAAAAAGGTTCATTATCGATAAAGTGTCTAAAACTTTAGATGATGCCATGGTCAATTTGGAAAAAGCTTATGATTATGACCCATTCCGTGGGAAAGTTTGGATAGATAACTTTCACGGCACTTTTGAGCTACATTTCACTCCAGCTAACGAAATGAATGACGGTAAAAATTATAACTTATTTTTCGATCATAAAAGGTCAGACAAATATTAATTTGTCGAGAAATAGTTCATTACATTATATATTACAGAAGGAAGACAACATGACCCAACAAGTAAGACTGGGTGATCTTTTAGGCACTGATTTAGAGGAAAATTTCTCTGATTTTGACCTAACTGAAATCGAAAAGGTATTAGAGCATCTTAGAGATGTAGACGCAATTGACTTAGCTCACGTAGAGCTTCTGCAACAGCAGGCATTACGAGGCGCGGACGTTATGTCTATCTATCTAGGTAAAATGGTAAAGACAATAGGATATCTAGAAGCTAAAGTAAATAGTATAAAGAATAAAGTAGCGTTGGAGTATCAAGCACCTGATGGCGCTCGTACCACCACCGATATGAAAAAATGGGCATCAGAACAATCGCCCGAAGTCGAAAAAGCACAAATAAAATTAGCAGCAGCCAAAGGCAGCAAACTTCTCCTTGATCGCAAATATGAAATTTTAGTGAAGGCTCACCATCATTTCAAAGATATTGCACAAGGGTTACGCAGGACAATCCTCGGATATAGTCCTGTCACTCCAAGTGAACCTGTCCCCGAAGGCTATGAATGATAGGGAGATAAAATGTCGAATAAATTTGAAGCGTTTTTTAAAAGTTATGCAGACTCGGAAGAGCAATTAGATTTCAAAATGGCTCATGAAACCGTGGGCGAAAAGGTTCCTTGTATTTCCACTGGTTCAGTGGCATTAGATGATGCACTCTCTTCGGGCGGTCTTCCTAAGGGAAGATTGATGCAGTATTATGGTCCTACCGGAAGCGGCAAGACTCTCATGGCTATGATAGCCATGCTAGAAGCCCAACGTCAAGATCCTACTGCACAACAGATGTTTATCGATGCAGAGCAAACTTTCGATCCCAACTGGGCAGAAGTTTTGGGAGTAGATACTTCCCGTGTCATTCACGTTTTCGGCGATGCAGCAGCTAATGGACGCAAGTGCTTTGAAATGTTGCTTGGAGTTCCAAAGGAAGACGCAAAGACTCACGTGCTTAAAGGCAAGTCCAAAGAAGGATTGCTTGATAAGATTGCAAATGGCGAATTCAATATCAATATGATTGTACTAGATTCATTGGGATCTATTGTGCCACCTGGAGAAGATACTTCAGTAGTTGGTAAGATGAACATGGCTCTATTAGCAAGATTCTTAACTACTACCTTCAAAAAGCTTACTCTAGAAGTTAGCAAGGCAAATATTCCGTTCATTATTATCAACCATAAGAAAGATAATATGGATCCATATGGTGCCGACCATACTTATTCCGGTGGAAATACTTATGCGCACACGCTTAGCGCTAACGTTTATTTTGAAGCCGTTCAACGCAAGGATGCTATGATTCTTGACGAGAAGGAAAATAAGGTTGGACACCCACTTAGAGCTACGATTGAAAAATCAAAGTTTGGACCTTGGCCAAGAAAATGCGAATTCAAAGTAAACTTCGGAATCGGTGTTATAGACAGACACGAAGAAATCGCGCAGCTCGCGTTGGATTACAATGTGGTAACTAAACCAACTACTGTTTCCCACGAGTACGGTGACCGTAAATGGGTTGGATTTCCTAAGTTCTGTGAAGCTATCAGAGATGATGCGGCTTTAGCATCTGAGTTGCTGCTAAAAGTCAATGAGGCTCGTGAGACCAAAATGGAACAAAAGAGGAAAGAGCAAGCTGATAAAAGAGCTGCTTTTGAAGCCCAATTGTCCGGTAAAACGGTTTCAGTCTCGGATGATGATTCTGAAAAGAAGAAGAGTAAGAAAGGCAGTAAGTAATGGCTGAAAAAGATTTTGCAATTAGCGTAACGTCAGCCCCTAACATGGGCACCATTTCTAGGAAACCCTCCTATTTGGTGACATTAGAGGACTCTAGCTCCGGAAAAGGTACTAAGCACAGGCGCTTCATTACTATAGACAAACCAGATATGCAAAACGGGTTTGTTTTAGTTAAGGGTACTTATTCCGATTTATCAGAAGATGAAATTGCGGGTTCCTTCATTGAAATTTTGTCTAGCACTCCAAAAGAAGAATTGCTGGATATGATGTTCCCGGCACAAAAAGTTTTCAGCATTAGAAGCTTAGTTTTTAATGCAAACAAACCATCTACCTTGGTAGGAAAGTGAGTAAGTAAATGGCATCTATAAGTAAGACAAATGGACGTAGAAGTTCTGTAACAAACAGCGTTAATGACATTGTTTGTCGCGGTATTTCTTCAATAATGGAAAGACACAATGTTAGCACTTGGACTGGAACGATGACTGAGTTGACAACTGCTCTCAACAGAGTTTTGAGCAAGAGACAGCGAACTCTTCTACCAGGTTCTCCCGGCGCTCTCAGAGTGGTAATTAATAGCGTGGTCAACAGACTTCGCAACAGAGGTATTGGCGTAAGATTCGGTCGTACATCTGATCATACTCGCACTCGTTTCGTTAGATTCGCACGCTAATGTGCTAAGATAAAAAACAGTCGATTCGTTAACAAGAAAAAGTACATTTCGTACAAAAAGAAGAAAAACATTAGGAGATCAACATGACTACATTCGGTGAAGTATCCTGGAACGATGACGTTTTCCCAGGCGGTGAAGGTAAGAAAAACACTAACAGCAAAGACCTATTCCTTAGATTGGAAGAGGGTTCTAATGAGATGAGACTCATTACTCAACCTTTCCAGTATTTGGTTCACAAGGTAAAGAAGGATGCAAGCAATCCAAAGGACTTCGGACAGAAAGTTTCTTGTTCCGCAATCCATGGTAGCTGCCCTTGCTGTGATGCTGGCGACAAAGCTAAGCCACGTTGGCTACTTGGCGTAATCAGCCGCAAGACTGGAACCTATAAGATTCTAGACATCTCTTTCGCAGTTTTCTCTCAGATTAGAAAGCTTGCAAGAAACACCCAACGTTGGGGAGATCCAACCAAGTATGACGTCGATATTGTTGTCGATAAGAACGGTGGAGCAACTGGTTACTACTCTGTACAACCAATCTCCAAGGAGCCACTATCTGCTGCCGATCAAGTCCTAAAGGACAAGGCTGATCTAGACGATCTAAAGCGCAGAGTTACTCCTCCAACCGCAGAAACTGTCCAAAAGAGATTGGACAGAATCAATGGCGTAGCTAGTGACGCTCCTGTTGCAGGTAAAACTGCTACAGCAGCAGCTCCTAAGGCTGCCCCAGCCGTCAGCATGACTGACGACGAAGAGTTGGCTGAGACTTTCCCATCTTATGATGGTCAGTCATAATTAGCCCATAATTCAAAAGGGATTCGGGTTAACTCTCGAATCCCTTTCTATTTTGTTCGATATATTACCTAATATGAAAAAGGTATTAGGTTTCGATGTATCGAGTACTACCATTGGTTGGTGCTTATTAGAATTTGATGAATCAAATAATAAGATAGAGTATGTTACCGCTGGTTATGTAAAGCCCCTTAAAAAGGGAAGTATTATTGAACGTATTGTAGATACTCGAAATAAAATTCAAGATATTATTGATCAAGTTAAACCAGATTATATTGGAATTGAAGATATCATTCAATTTATGAAAGGTCATAGTACTGCTAAAACCATCATTATGTTAACAACATTTAATAGAATGATTGGTTTATGTGCTTATGATTATTTGAAAAAGTCTCCAGAACTATTTAGTGTAATGTCTATTAGACACGGATTAAAAACTGATAAAGATTTACCTAAAAAAGAAGATATGCCAGAATTGGTAGCAAAGCATTTAGAGATTAGTTTCCCATATGAGTATAATAAAAAGGGTAAGGTCAGGGTTGAAAGCTTTGACATGGCTGATGGTATCGCTGTAGCTTTGTATTATGCTTTTGTGTTGACTGGCAGAGTGAAGCGCAAGGTTAAGAAAAAATGAATTTGAAGGACGCATACTCAATCTTAGAAATTCCGCAAACCTCTACACCAGAGGAAGCTAAGAAAAAGTATCGTGACCTCACCAAGAAGTTTCATCCCGACATTAACAAAGAGCCGGGAGCTGAGGATAAATTCAAGAAAATTAATGAAGCCTACCAAGTGGTCTCTACTGGTAAGAGTACAGACCGACAACAATTTCGTCAAACCAATACTTATAATCCATTTGGCAGACAGAATGTTATTTATGCTGATCACATTAATATTTCAACCACTATTTCTTTCAAAGAGTCAATAGAAGGCTGTAATAAAGAAATAACATTTAATAGAAATGTCAAATGCAAGCCTTGCGGTGGTCAAGGAGAATCAACTATAAATAATGGTTGTGCCAAGTGTGGCGGGCGAGGTCAAGTAGTAATGAGGCAGGGCAACATGGTTATGGTTCAGACATGTGATAAATGTTTTGGCAGAGCTGATGTTGAGTCTTGTTCTGCTTGCAATGGAGAAGGTTTTGTGCAAGCAGAAACATCTATTACAGTGAATATTCAAGGTGGAAGAAATAATGGAGATACTTTGAGATTAGCTGGAATGGGAAATTATGTTGGTAATTTTGGACCTATAGAACAGTACACTGATGCTCATCTAAATGTTCAAGTTATTCCAGAATCTGGTTTGTCACTGGATGGTACCAGTGTAGTGTGTCAATTACAGCTTTCTTTGCTAGAGGCTTTGAAAGGTTGCCAAAAGAGTGTTAAAACGATTGATGGAGAAACGACTATCGATATTAAGCCGTTATCTAGACATAAAGAAGAGGTTGTTCTTCCTAAGCTTGGAGTTAATCGACAGGGAGATCAAAGAGTTATTTTGGATATAAAATATCCAGATAATATAGATAATTTGATTAATGGACTTTCAAAGGAAATATAATGCCATTTTCTATGCCATGTGCAACTAAAGGTTGTGGTAAAATTATGGAGCCCTATCTAGATCCAAAGACTGATAAAGTATATTGTTCTTTGTGCGATGGAGAGCTGCCTAACATTACGCATTTCGTCAAAATACAGATGAAGAGCTTAAAACAATTTCGACAAAAATCTCCCAAGCCGTTTGCAATCAAATGTCAAAAGTGCGAAAAAGAAGATCAGCCAGTGATATCTGGTGACGATATAGTGTGTCCAGGGTGCAACAAGCCACACTCTCATTTGAGCGAGCCCTTCAAGATCATGTTGAGAGATAAATTAAGAACAGTAAATAAAGACGTGTAAGAGGCATATGCTAGATAAAATTGTGGAGTCGTGCAGATTCCTACTCAACAATTTTCCAGAAGCACAAGAGAGCCTATCCTATTTAGATTCTCGTATTAATAAAGAAAGTCAAGAACTGTTTCAGTTTGGTTACTTTCCTGGAATTCATAATTTGCAAGCCCTGACCTCCCTGGTTGGTGAGGAAGAGCTGCAAAAAAATGGTCTCTTATATCATAAGACCATTGAGGATTCCCTTTGTCCAAGAACAATAAGCTTTTGCTATTTTGAAGACCATCATTTAGTAATGCCCTTCCGTAACATCTATGGCAAGATTGTTGCTATGGTAGGCAGAAATTTACTGACGGATGAAGAAAGAAAAGTTGGTAAAATATCCAAATATAAGAATACAGCTGAATCTACTGAATTTAAGAAAGGTAATTTATTATTTGGTCTTTATGAAAATAAACAACATATTTTAGACCAAAACTGCGTCTATGTCGTAGAAGGTCAATTCGACGTCATTAAAGCTGTTGAAAAGGGATTTAGAAATGTGGTCGCATTAGGAACTTCTAATATGACTGCCTATCAATTTTCTGTCATCAGCAGATACACCAATAACATATTTTTATTATTGGATAACGATGTTTCTGGTGAAAAGGGGAGGAAAAAGATAATAGAAAACTTTGGCAAATTTGTCAATATTCGTAATTTTTACATACCTGAAAGCTATAATGACATTGATGAATACATTACCAAGGGTAAGATTGGTAGTTATGAAGATATGTCTTTCGTTGTAAAGGACTAAGAATTTACTTTAATTCCAAACCCTTATCATTGATATATTCTGATTCAGTCTCTACTTTATAGGGGTTCAATATGACCAAAAGACAAAATCGTTCAGATCGTTACCAGTGGGTGTTGTTAGAAACAGTTTGCTCAAATGACATGATGGAAGCGTTTTGTAACGAAGATAGTATCTACAATAGGTTAAATCCGTTTGAGTATAACGAAAACCTCATTGAACTGGAAGAACAACTAAAGAAAGAGTTTTGGAGAGTGGTAGATACACTACTTACCCCAAGACAAAGAGAAGTAATCCGTCTTTATGCGGATGGCTATACCCAAATGGAAATAGCTAAGATGTTAAATGTTAATCAAAGTTCCATTACCAAGTCTTTGAATGGTAACGTGGACTATAAAAACGGTAAGAAGATTTACGGCGGAGCCCGTAAGAAAATTCGCAAGATCATCGAAAATGATGAGAAAATCAAGGAAATTCTCGCCAAAATGGCTGAGACTAGAGAAGAGAAATGGTAAAATTACCAGCATAGAATGTGTAAAGTGCCCAGTTTATTCGTAAGCTGGGCATTTTCTTTTGTCCATAATACTACCAATAATTCTCTATGTATGGTAAGGCATATTCTGTTCAACGGGAGACGTGATGTCAAAAAATTCGATAGATTACTCTGGTTTAGCACACAAAATCTACAAGAAAGCCTTTAAACTCAGCGAGGTTAAGGACCAGCTTGAGTCTGTGGCTTGGGATGTAGTTAGATTTAAGGACGGGGATAAGGGTGCTGATTTATGGCAAGTCCAAAGCGCAGAAGATGGTGAATACATCGTTGCCCTATACCAACCTGAAGAAGAAGAAAAGACTGCTTGGGAAGTAACCGTTAGTAAGACTGCAAGCGACTTGCAAGTCTCTTACAAAGGCGATCCAATTGTCAGATTGGCTGCTGAAAAACTAGGAATCCCACGCGCAGAGTTGCATGCGGTTCCAGGATACTTACCTTCTAAATTAGCTGCTAACAAGAAATTGGTCAAGGCTTTATTAAATGAGCTTTCCGAATCAGCTAAAAAAGAGGTATTAAATAAATACCCTGAGTTGGTTTAACATTATAGAATAGGTGTGTAAATGAGCCTCGACAAAATTCAACAACTAGTAGGTTCTCTAGCAAAGTCCGTAGAAGATAACGAGAGAATAGCTACCCCAATTCTTGCCGCTAAGTTAGCCAAGGCAGTAGATGCTTACCCAAGTGACCACACTATCGGCGCAATGTCCAGAGTGGTTCACAAAATGGCATCCAATAACACCATGTTCATCCGCAAAGCGGAATTGAGAACGCTTTACAACAAACTGTATACTCGTAATACTAAGTTTGCTGAGTTGTTCCAAAATGAAATGGGTCAAGTAGAAGAGCTAAAAGGAGCTACTACTTATCAGAGAGACGAAGCAGTTCAAGTGAATCCATACGAAGTTGGTGACACTGTACTAGCCAACGCACTGCAAAGTGTATTCGACAAGCACCTACCAGTCAAGATGTACTCTCAACCACTAGCTGATAAGGCTATGGCATCTGTTGCTTCCACTTTGGATGCTTGGAATTTGAAGCCAAGTGCCATTGCAGTAAGTGATGGTAACGACAAGTTCATTGTAATTAAGGCTGATTACGAAACTCCAAAGGGAGTCACTAGCTTTTATGTTCCAGTAGAAGTCCAAAATAACAAGGTAGTTGAAGCCGAAGTTTTCATGGGAAATACTGGTCCACAAGAGTTGAACTATACCGCACTAAAGGCTTATCTAACTACTTTTGCTGGTAACAAGTTGTCAATCAGTGGCACCAGCATTTTGAGCGTACTAACCACCGCAGCTTCTGAGAATCGCGAAGTTAGTGATGCAGAAATTGCTTTGACTAAGCTAAATGCTACCAGACAAGGTAAAGCTGAATTCTTCCAGAATCAGATTGTTGGACAGAAAATTGCCGAGGCATCTAAGAAGGATGTTGAACTTCCAAAATACGATGAATTCGTTTCTTTTGAAAAGCAATTTACTTCCGCATATGGACAAGCAGCGTTCCAATTTGGTGCTGACAAGGTTAAAGTTGCCAGAGACCACATTGTTAGAGAGCTAACTGGTTATGGTCACAAGAACCCTCAAGTTAATGTTGCTAAGAGTGATGACCATACTATTTTCTACAACGTCGCCTTAGACGCTGGCAGAGTTGGTTTCGTTGTTCCAGTCAAGCTAGCTGATGGTAAGATTACTAAGCCTAGCGTTATGTTGTGCAACGGCACCGTATCCTCATTCAACCAAGAAGGTATTAACGAGTTGTATGTCAGCAATGCCAGCGATTTCAAAGCTGCAGCAGCTGCATCTCCACAATTCGAATTGAAGCCAAGTGATTTGTTAGCAAACATCAGAAAAGCACTTGCCGAAGGCAACCATGCTAGTGCAGAAGATGCTTTGAATGTGCTATCAAGCGCTGGAGATGAGAAGGCTTATGCCACTGGATTCCAGCTATTCATGCAATGTCTAGCTAATAAGAAGGAAGCAACTGCTCCATCTCAATGTTCTAAGATGGTTAGAAACGCAAGCAGCGAGCACCCAATTTGCAGCCATACCGGCTTGCCAGTTCACAAAGTATATCAAGACAAAGATGGTAACTGCCGTCCTCTTTACAGAAGAGGAATGGAAGAAACCTATGAGGGCGCGGTTTTCAATAACTCTAAGATCTTCGGGTGATCTATGAGATTGGCAAGGCTCGCTAAACTCTACGCTTGGAAATACAAGATCGCTGCCTCCCCAGCTGATTTAGAGAACGACTTGCGCCGTAAAATCATTGTGTTGTGGACTTATCCAAACAAGAATTTCGGAATTCTTAAGGCATGCGCTGAATCTGGTGCGGCAAAACCACAAACACCAAATGAACGTAAAGCAGTAGCTGGATATCAATTCTGTAAACAATTATTGTCAATTATTGATTATTTGAAAGTTAATTATCTAAATATTAGTTTGCCAGAAATTAGAGAAGTATTAACCGACTTAATTCAATTAATCAATTCTAATAAAGATATGAAATTTAGTTCTGATGGTGCGCCGTCTGAAGATGGAGAACCATCTGCAGTTCAATTTCCACATGTTTCTGAATTAATTTTTCAAATGGTACCTATTTCTAAGAAGCATGATATGAAGCTTAGAAATGAACAGTTTGGCAAAGCTAAAACTGGTTTGGCTAGAATTATGAGTGTGGCTATTGGGATGATGGATGATATCCATGAACTAGAAAGAGTTGCTCCAGAAAAATTCCAAGGTTATCAACCACAAACAGAGGTTGATATTGACCAGCCAATGCCTGGAAGATTTGCTCCTCAAAGGGCACCACTGTCTGAATATGATATCATTGACTTTATTAGGCAGCATGGCAGTGAATATGGCATCTCCTCTCAAGAGGATTGGGGCACTGTTTTCCGTGATGACCCTCAATTAAAACAAGATATGACAACGGTTATTAATGCATTGAATAGAGGACATTATCCAAAGGATTCTGCAGATGTCAAGATGCAAATCGCTGAGATCATTAAGAATCACGAACAAAGAAAGTCTTCCAATGCCCCTCTTTTTGAGGACGTAGAATAAACAGAGGCACTTATGAGAATCGCAGAAATGTTACAAGCTATCGCATCTTGGCTGGAAAGTCCAGACAATGAGGCTTTGCTATTAGCCGAATATCACGACGACAGCATGAAAGTTGTTGCCGAGAATTGTGTTCTTGCTGCCGCTCTTTTAAAGAGTGCCGCTGAACAAGTATCCGAAATGGAACCACCTCCAGAATCCAATTTAACTCCTGAAAACATCCAGGAAATTGCTAATCTTGCCAATGCTTTCGACGCTTCCGGTGATCCAGGTCTAAAGAAGCAAGCTTCTGTACTTGACGAACTACTACTATCTATTGCAGCTCCGCCAAATGCTTATGCTGAGAGAAAAGATCTACAAGAGCAAAGATTAGTCGAACTAAAGAAAAAGTACGAGCAACCTCGTGAAGATTTGGCTGAAGCTAACTTGATTAACAAGTCAGAAAAGGCAATTGATAAAAGTGAGATGACCAAGAGATACAATATTTTGGAAGCTCCACTTAGCTCCAGATATTGTCCAGATCATCCAGGCGTTCAAATTGCTCGTGTGGGTGAACACATGTGGCAATGCGAGATGGATAAGAAAACCTATAACTTTGAGACCGGTTTCGAATTGAACAATGGTGCCAAGGTTCCAGGTGGTGACGTTGCTCAACAAACTCAGAACTCTCTTAACGTTCCATATCACGCTATCTTCGATACCCGTGAAGGCAGACTTGGTTACAACAAGCCATGAAGGATTTTAATGAACAAACCAGCTTACAAAAAAATTCTGGAGCATCCAGATAAGGATGAAATTATTGCTAAGTTGGTGACTGGTCAATCGCCTGCCGAGATACATGAATGGTTAAAAGCTAAATATACCAATGTAAGTGAATCGAAGTTTGTCTTAACTGAGAAACTTCTAAAGTCATTTCAAAATACATATTTAGATTTCTATAATGATATTCAAGAAGATTTAGCTAAAACTAAAACGGCTCTGGCAACCAACACCTCTGATCAGCTAGATTTAGCAGTCAAGGGCAATCCAGCATATAAAGATGCTATGCTCAAGCTTGCCAATGGAGAGCTAGATGTTGATAGAATTTTAGCTAATTTAGCTATTAATATAGAGACTCGTTTGTCTCAAATTTTTGATTATATTCAGGAAAATCCTAGGGATGTTAATACTAGAATAGACCGCTTGATCACAGAATATGCTGATACCTTGGGTAATTTATTAGATAAATACCATAAGTGGAAGGAAGTTCGCCCTGATCAAATCATCCAGCACAACGTGACTTTGCAGGTCGTAGACCAGCATATTTCGGTATTTCATGATGTAATCAAAGAGGTTTTATCTCAAATGGATTTGGAAACTTCCCTATATTTCATGGAAGTATTCAATGAGAAAATGGCTAAGCTAAAGATGCCAACTCCAGAAGCTCCGCCATCAACTGAGATGAAACTTGCTGAAGCTAAATTGCTTAACGAGACCATCAATAAGAAGATTAACGAGTCATGACCAACAAACACCACTCACCAATTATCGATATGCCATCCAAGGAACAATTGGAAATGGCTACTCGTCCATCTGATGAAGAATTGGTGTTGAATCCAGAAATGAAGACTAAGCTTGAAAAGTTGATGAAGTATTTTGATGAGGTGGGCATCGACTACTCTAAATTTGATCCAGAGTCCATACCTCACCTAGATTTTAGCAAAAAGGACGCATATCCAAATTTCGACCAATACATGCACATCCCTGGGCAGCACAATACCCAAAAGTGGTTGGCAGCAGTTCGTTCTATTTATCAAACGGAGAAAAGTGGCAGTGGTCGTGTAGATGCTATTCGTAAAGCTACTTCAGGTTGGAATATCATGGAGACTTATGACTTCTTGAACTGGCTAAAATATCATGAATCAGGAGATCACTTGAAATACAAATTTGCACAACTATGGTATGAAAACGGTGCTCCCGGTTATTTTTTACATGTGAAACCAGATCCAGTCAAAGAGCCAGAACCACAAGTTACTGGACGTGACATTGATTTCGCCAGAGACTCTGTTACCGAAAAGACTGAGCGTAAACAAATTATCGAGAAGCAAAGAAATAAAATCATTGGACGCTTGGACTCAGCAGAAAAATTGCTAAGATCGCCTGATGGTCAAATCTTCTCTGGAAAAGAATTCGAATCACTACTGGAATCCATCTACGAATTAAAGAAGAGGATTCAGATGGTTAACAAGATTAGCTCTTCAACTAGATTGTATGAAGATATGATTGTGCGTCAAGCTAACGTACTTCAAAGGCAAGGTTTTACTAAGGCAGCATCTGTACTACATTCTTTGGCTCAAAGCCCAGCACAATCTGGAGAAGAGGTAAAAGAGCAAGGTGAAGCAGGCGCTGGAAATGTAATTCCTCCAGCTACGCCACCAGACGATCCAACAGGTGCTGGTCATCCAGGCGCTCCAGGAGGATTGCCATCTATGGGTCCAGGTATGCCTCAAAACGCGCCTTCTGATAGCGTTCCAGAAACTGGTCCTAACGAAAATTTTCCAGGCAATCCACAAGGTGGCGGAGGACAAGCTGCAACCACAACTCAAGCCCCAAACTCTTTGCCAGTAGAGCCACAAAAATCGAAAGGCATTAGTGAGTTTTTGGAAGGCATGGAAACATCCAAGTTCACTACTGATGAGGGTGTAGCAGAAGATGATGGATTAGAAGTTGACGACAACATCAATGTAGCTGACGATGATATGCTATTGGTTACAGAGGCACAAGCAGCTCCACCAGGACCAATTGATGAGCCAATGACTACAGCTCCAGCACCAGCACCATTGGATCCCGCTCCGATCCCAACTCCAAAAGCACCTGTTGCACCAGATGCTCCCGCAACCGAAGAGCCCTTGGAAGTAACTGAAGATGATATTGCTGCTCCACCAGGAGAAGCTGCAGTGCCCGCTGCTAGCGACTTTGATAACAAAGTTGATGCAGTATTTGCAAACATCACTGTTGCTGACGTAGTTGCCAAACTAGAAGACTTAGCCAAAATTTACAAGACCAGAGAAGTTCCAAGACAACTTGGAATTGTAGATATGATGTTAGGCAGTCTTGGACTTGCCTCCTATTTCCCTTCTCTATCCGAAGCAACCAACAAAGCTCTTGAATCAAATAACTATATCTCTACTCGTTTGGAAGACATTTTATCCAAGCTACGTGGTGGTATGGCTGGTAATGAAATTGATTTGAAGGGCGGAGAGACTACTGAAAAACCAGAGGTGGCTGCACTTAAGGGAAAATTGCAACAAGATGAAGATAAAGAAAAGGCTCGTAAGAAGATGAGAAAAGAACAAGAAGCCGCCGAATTAGCTGGTCCTGCCAAGGAAACTCCAGAAGTAGAAATCGCAGAAGATTTAGGCGCCCCTCCAGCAGCTGCACCTCGTCCGCCTGTCGCCCCAACCGTATAATTGAAACAAATGAATGAAACTCCGAGAACTACTCCACACGATGCAGGAAGTACAAAAGAAAATAGGGTCAGCTAAACCCTATATTTGTGGTGGTACGCCCCGCGATAAGTATATGGGGCACTTAGAGAATATTTCAGATTTGGATATTACTACAGGCGATAAGACTGTAGACTATTTGTCTCAAGAATTTGCTATTGAACTAAAAAAGAAGTACAACATCACCAGAAAAACTATGGAAGATGGTCATAGCACTATCTTTGTGGGTACTCTGAAAATGGACTTCTCATCTAATTTTAATGTCCCAGGCATCGAACAAATTTTAGCTGCTCGTGGCATTCCCAATGCTACCGATATGCAAAAAGAGATGTTTAGTCGTGACTTCACATGTAACGCTTTACTACTATCAATGGACCTAAAAAATATTGTAGATCCAACCAATAGAGGGTTTAAAGACATCAAAGAAAGAAAAATCAGAACTTGTTTAGATCCAAAAACCACACTCACTTCCAATAGAAATAGAGTGATTCGAGCCATTTATTTAGCTGCTAAGTTGGATTTTGATTTAGATGATGCTATTGTTGAATTTGTACAAAAGAATCCAGAATCGGTTAAAATTTCCACTGAGAAGTCCATGGTAGAAAAGCTAAATGAAGCCTTCAAGCGTGATGCCGATAAATCTAGCTATTTAATTACTAAATTAGGTCTATGGAATCATATTCCTATTACCGAAGCCGTATATCCTTACTATATGAAAGCAGTTAAAGGGAAAACCAATGTGCCCAAATAAAAAAGCATATTTTCAAGGCGACGGCGGACCTAATGAACCAACACCTGGAAAAAAGAAATACAAATCAGATCCTGCAATCGTGGTGCAACCTCGTTTCGAGGAACCATTTTATCGCAACTACGATTTGTATACAATTCCGGGAATGGAGCACGTCGGTCCAGGAACTGGCTGGCATGGTCTGCAAAATTACAAAAGTGTTAAAGAGTTTTTGGATGCCCGTCGTGAACGTCTAAAACCACGTTATGTTGCCGATGATTCTTGGCAAATGGATAATGGTAATCGTGTAAAGAAAAATCCTGAACGTCAAGCTAGGGCTTCCATTTTTGAAAAAATTATTAAACAAGCCCGTATGCCAGGCATGAGTCTGGTTCATAAGTTAAATGACAAGTTTAAGGGCGATGACAATGATGGTCCAAACTTTGATTATGGTGATGGTGCCTATACTGCGATGAGTGAAGGTAAGAAGATAAAGACTATTACAGATGCTCCACATAAGAGCCCAGGCGCTTTCTTTGCTGACGATAATGAAGATCATATGCTGCCTCCCAAAGAGCATGGAACTTCAATCTATGACTGGAAGAATAGCCCATATCAAGGAGTGCCTAAGGCTCCTAAGAAGAAACATGATGTGCATTCTATAGATTATCCAATTGATGAAAATATTGGGTCAGGTCCTATCTTGGGAGATTCCGAGTCCTACAACAGCCCTATTCAGTTAGGTCCTACTGGCGAACCAGATACCTCAATTTCTCCTGAATCAGTTAATTTAGGAGATTCCGAGAGCTATCCTTACTCTGCCCAGATAGGCGGCTTGCTAGACAAGTACCTGCCTCAAAATGACTCCGAGGATAAAACCCCGGCTGAGCTAGATTTCGGGCGCGATTATACTGGCGATGAGCCTAAGATGGATTCTGAAAAAGTTAAGAATTTAATAGATAAGTATTTGAATCCAGCCCCTACCTCTGGCTTGTTTGGATTGCCAGATGGAGTAGACTTGCCAGATGAAGATTTAGGAAATCCAACGAATATTAACCCAGATTACGGCACAACAGATGTCGGAATCACTATGTATGAAGATAAATGGAATATTTAACCTACGGCTATTATTACATATAAAGGCATACAGATATATGAAAACCCGTTCTAGAGGTATCTAAATGTCACTACAGTCAGAAGCACAATTACTAGTTGTTGACCCATCAGGTGGAATGCCAATGGGCGGAAGTCCTATGGAACTGGTACCATTGGAAGTTTCCGAGGTACATCCAGATCATCCAGCTGAGGCTACCATGTCTCCACTTGAAGTAGGCGAACCGGGCGAAATTTCTATTGTAATTGAAGATCTTCCCGGCGCTCCTCCAGGCACCCATGACCCTGAGCCAGAGCCACACATTGAAGTTCACGAAGACGATAAAGACAATATCGATGACAATGATGCTAAGAAATCCAAAAAGGATCCTAAGTGGGATTGGGAATCTAGAGGCGCCAAAGGTTTTATTGCTTGGGTTAAAGAACGTTGTGATGATGTTCCAAAGCATTCCGGTTATGATACCGCAGGACTTGAGAGAGCAGTCGCTTATCTAGACAGACTAGATAACGAAATTTCCAAGGCAATGAGATTGGATTTGGATGGCGAATTAGATGCAGACCAAATTGAAAAAGTCAGAGCCACCATTGATAATGGTATTGAGAGACTACACGATCGTCTTGACAAAGTAAAGAAACACAAGAAGACCAGCCGCAAGAAGAAGTCCGAGTTCGAGCCTGATGGCATTGTTAAAGAAGCACAAAAGGTAACCGGAGTTCAGGGCATCTACATCGTGGCACCACTATTGACTTCAAGAATTGCCCGAGTCTGTATTAACGGAATGGTTTCTGCAGGTCATGACATTGAGGATTTGTTTGACAGACAAGTCAAGTACTATAATCTAAACAAGCGCGAACAAGCTGAAGTAATGCAACTTTTGATGGACATGGGTTATGCCGTTCGTCAAGACAGAGGCTTCATGCCAGATCAAGATTTGCATGTTGAGGATAGCGACAATATGGATTGGGCAGCTAATTACAACAACGGCGCAAACATTTGGGGCGAGAAGAAATAATGTCCAAGTATACCAGACACCAACCAGTAGTTTCGAGAGAGGCTGATTCCAGCATTGATGAGGATCACTGGCTTCGCCAATTTCAAAGAAAGTTGGAGAAGGGTGCTGTACAACCTCGCACTATTGAGAACTCTTTGTTTGATCAAATTAATTCCATCATGAATGGAAAATCAAAGTATCCTTCTGTAGAGGCAGCAGTAGAAGATATGAAGGAAAGAAGTGGATTGTCTGCTTATCTAGACAAAATCAAGCAATCTGCTGATGAGAATGTATCTGTCAAAACTAAAGTAGCATCGGATCAAAATGATGCTATGGAAAAGAAAGTTGACATGATTCCAATCGTTCTCAAGAAGATGCCACAGATTCACAAAACTTTAGAGAACTATATTAGAGACAGCAAGGGCAATTTACCAGTTCCAGCAATCATTGAGAAAATCAGATCCATTCACAAATCTGACGTCTCTGATGCCAAGGATTGGGACGACGATAATTTAATTAGATTGGTTAGTAAGATGAATTTAGAGGCTAAGAAGAACAACCCAGCAAGTTATGAAAGCTACAGTAACTTAGGCTCTCGTGATACTGGATCTGATACAGAGATTGACCCATCTAATACTGATGCGTTTCACGCTCTGACCCCAGTGAAGGATTAATCTTCTTCCTAGTTACTCTAATAATAACTTCTGGCTTCTTATGTGGACAATATCCAAAGAAACCTTTTGCACAATTGCAATTAAAACAAAGCAATTGGTATTTATCTTTAGGAAAATTATTTTGAATTAGCCAACGATAAAGTTTGCCGCCCGTTTTCTTTCCATTCTTTTTTCTATCTTCCGCCCCATCATTATGAGTGTGATCAATTGTTAAAAATTCTAAAATAGTTTCGCCACAACAAGTGCACATGCTACCATAAGCTTCTATGACCTTTCTTTTATTTTCAAGATCGTATTCTCTTTGCTGCTCTCTAATTAACTCTTTTCTTTCAAAATATCTGCGTTTACCTTTAGCTTTAGTGCAGCTAATACATAAATAATTAGCCTGTTGTATATCACTTGGTCTGGTGTTATCTTTTGTTAAAGGTCTAAGACAATGTATACAGTCTTTTCCTTCATAGGTGTAAGGTCCACGTTTTTTCTTGTCCATGGCAATATTCTGAAATATTGCCATGGACGATAAAGAGCTTTTTGAAAAACTTAAGAAACAACTTCTCAGTCTTGACCCAGTAACATTTTGCCAGCTCAATTTAACATTAGATGGTAAACCATTTAGATTAGAGGGCAATGGCTATCGACCTTTTGCCGACATTTATCGTTACATTGGAATTAAAGCTTTAGAGCCTAACGCCAAGCCAGTTATCATGGTTAAAGGTCGTCAGGTCGGAGCTACTACTATGGCAAGCGCCCTTGAAATGTATTTCATGGGCTCAGGAATTTTTGGTATTGGCGAGAAACCTCCAATTAGAGTTATCCATGCCTTTCCTCAATTAGAATTGGCTGCCGCTTACTCTAAAACTAAACTTAATCAAATCATCGTTACTGCTGTTCCTGCTGTTGGTCAAGAGAAGAAGACTGGTAAAGCCAAGTCTTGTATGCAGGTTCTACTAGATCAATCTACGGCTACTAGCGACTCTTTGCACTTCAAGCAATTTGTTGGCGGCAACCATTTGTGGGTAGAATCGGTTGGACTTGACGGCGACCGCATCATGGGTCGTACTGCTGACGTTATTTTCTTTGACGAAGTTCAGAAGACTACTGGAATGGCAATCGGTAACTCCCTCAAAGTTCTTACCACTGCTAAGTATGGTAAGCCATCTAAGGGTGTGCAGGTGTATTTTGGAACGCCACGTCGTAAGGGTTCCGATTTCTACAAGATGTGGCAAACATCTTCCCAACAGTATTATTACTTAGGCTGTGAGCAATGTAAAGAGCATTTCCCACTTTATACTCCTGGCTCTGATGATTGGCAGAAAATTTGGTTGCATGGCTTCGTCGTCAAATGCACTCACTGTGGACATGAACAAGATAAGCGCGAAGCTGCCGAGCGCGGTAAGTGGGTTGCTCTTAAGAATTCTGACGATGAAGATTGTTTAATGATTGGGTTTCATATAAACCAGCTTTACATGCCTATGTTCAGTAAAGAAGATATCTTGAATGAAATGCCTGGCGTTCATCCAATCAATACTGAACGCGTATTTCAAAACGAAGTGTTGGGTGAGTTCTTTCAGGGAGATTCTAGCCCTATTACTCCAGAAGAAATTAGAGATAAATGTGCTGATGTTGGTAGAAAATTTTCCGCCCGCATTGAGAAGTCTCAAGATAATATCATCGTCGTTGGAATAGACTATGGCGCACGTTCCGACTTGGAACAACTAGCTAATCCAGATAAAGTTAAAGCTGTAGGACAATCTTACAGTACTGCCGTAGTTTTGCAGGTATCTGGTCCTGGACTACTATCTATTGAGTTTGCAACTAAGTTTAGGCGTAATGATTTGGAAAGTAAAAAGGGAATCATCGATCAGATTATGAGGCAGTACAGCATTCAGTTGGCAGTAGGAGATATTGGTTACTCTAATGACTTTTCTGCAATTTTACATAATACCTATGGCGACCGCTATCTAGTTTCTCGCGCTCATAATAGAGTTAATGGTCACGTTAAGTATACTGAAGAGGCATTTCCAAAAGAAATAGTTTTTGAAAGAGATTATTATATTGGTGAATTATATGAACAAATGAAAAAGGGAATGATTAGATTTCCATTTGGAGATTATGAAAAAGTAGCTTGGTTAATTGAGCATTGTACTAGTATGGAGATTAAACCAGCAATTTCAAGGGGCGGAGATCCAAGTGTTCATTATGTTAAAGGAAGTACTCCAAACGATGGTTTTATGGCATTATTGAATGCATACATTGCTTATAAATTCCTAATAACAAACGGATTTAGCAATAATAATCCAATTCTTCAGCAACAAAACTATCAACAAATCAAAAAACCACTTGTAGCTAGCGGGTATATGCCTCGTAAGTTTTAAATAACTCGATATATTATTAGTTGAGTATAGTATAGGGTATAGTGGAAAATGAGGTTCCATGTCTGGTTTAAAAAAGTCCAAGTCAGAACAGTATTTAGAAAACAGATCGACTGTTCCGCAAGTAAGTGCCCTTATGGCTCAAGGCGTATCACAATTTAGAAGAGACGGATTATCTGAAGAAGTAGAGCAAGGTCTATTTAGAGATGGTTCTGGACCTAATGTTAAAGAATTTGGTCAGACTGCTAATTCAGTAGTTGCTGCTTCTGTTGGTATGAAAAAGTACGGTCAAGCTGTCAGCAGTGTCGGCGGCATGTTCCGTGGCATTCATGGCGATTCTATCAAACAAACACCAGAAGTATATTCTCCACTATGGCTTAACAGCAACCTCAATCTTCCTCGTGATAGAGCTACTATCAACGCCTGGTGCCGTAGCTTTTATGCTTTGAATCCATTCGTTCATAACGCTATCAATCTTCACAGCACATACCCAATCAGCAAGCTTAACATAAAGTGCCCTAACAAAGAAATTGAGAAATTCTTCAATGACATGATTGAAGAGATTGACTTGATGAACATTTGCGTTCAAATTGCGCAGGAATATTGGTTGTTAGGTGAAGCATTTGTTTATGCTGAGCTAGATGAAAGCCGTGGCAAGTGGAGCCGTGTTCTTATTCAAAACCCAGACTATATGATTGTAAAACGCACAGTGGTAGCCAATGAGCCAATCATCATGTTGCGTCCCGACGAAAATTTGAAGAAGATCATTTTCTCCAATCGCACAACTGATATTGAACAACGCAAACAACTTAACAATCATATCATTGATTCGGTTAAGCGTGGCGAAAACATTCCACTAGATAATTTCCATGTCAGTCATTTGGCACGTAGAATTAGCCCATATGAAATCAGAGGAACTGGTCTTCCAGTCTGTATTTTCCGCCAATTGATGTTATTCGACAAGCTTAGAGAATCCAAGTATGCTCAAGCTGACAACATGATTAATCCATTGACTTTGGTTAAGATTGGATCAGAAAACTATAAGCCAACCTTTGCTGACATTGAAGCTTGGAGAAATGTTTTCGAAGAAGCTCAATATGACAAGGACTTCAAAATTTTCACCCATGAGGGTGTAGCTGTAGAAAGAGTTGGTTACGGTCAAGGTATTTACGATATTTCTGGTGATATCACTCAAATCATCAAGGAAATCTATGTTGGTTTACAAGTTCCACCAGTATTGATGGATGGTGGAGCTGATACTACCTATGCAAACGGCGGTGTTGCTCTAGACGTTTTGAGACAACGTTACATGCAATTCCGTAACATGATGTCTCAATGGCTAAAGAGAAAAGTCTTTGCGCCAATCTCTAAGATTCAAGGATTCTACGACTACTCTGGTGGCGAAAAGCAATTAATCGTTCCAGATATTGACTGGAATCATATGTCCTTGTTCGATGCAGGAGACTACATCAACACTTTGGTTACTCTAACTCAAGGAGATGAAAAGTCCAAGAGAGCATCTTTGCATACCTTGTATCGCTCTATGGGTCTAGAATTCGAAGATGAAGTAAGGAAGATGCGCAAGGAAGCTATTCAACAAGCTATCACTAACAAGGAAAAAGTGGCTTTGGATGCTATGGATTTGACCTCTCTAAGAGCTTTGGATGAGGAAGATGAAATTCCAGAACCAGAAGGCGGCATTCCAGGACAAGCTCCACCAGGTGAAGGTGGCGTACCAGGAGAAGTTCCAGGTGGCGGCGGAGCCCCACCACCTCCTCCAACAGGCTTACCAGGATTAGATTTAGGCGGACCTCCAGGCGGTGGTGGCGGAGCACCTCCTCCCCCAGCACCTCCTCCAGGCGGCGGAGAGGCAGCACCTCCTCCAGGCGGACCTCCACCAGCAGTCCCACCTCCAGCCTAATTTGAGGCTGCCACTTATGTATAATCCTGTATTTATTTACTGATTCCACATAGTGAAGGGTATACCATGCAGAAAACTGCTCAAAAAAGAAGCATTCTCAATAAATTAAGGGAAATGACCAACGTCAGCGGTATTGCTGCCGAAAAGTTTTTCAACCCTGAATTTAAGCAGGTGATGGAAAGTTTGCGCGAAAAAGACAATTCTATCAGGGCTTTAGTCTCCGGTAAAGAAATTGAAGGCGCAGATCCTGGTCCCGATCCAGTTAGTCTAAAAGACTTATTGAAGTCTGCAAGATCCAATCTTAATAGACGTGAATATATGACTGCCGTAGCTGAGCTTGGCAGATTTCATAAAAAATTATTTGATGTAGCCCAGGCTTTGAAGGCTTTGGAATTCGATGTAGACAAAGTACATCATGAATTTTTATTCAAAGATTTGAGCGAAGAACACAAACAGCAATTAGCTGATTTGAAGACCAGATTTGCAACTGCTAATCGTCAAACTATAGTTAAAGAAGCAAGTATTATGGACTTCTTTTACAATATCGGTACCAAGAGAGGCAGAGCCCTTGCCGCTTGGGAGAAGAGATATCCTAAGCAAGTCAATAAACTAAAGAAAGATACTGCAAGCTTACTAACAAGATCAGAGGCTATCTTAGGTCAATTATTGGGAGCGTTAAAAGAAATGGCAAGCGCCCGTGCTACTCGTAATGTAGATAACTACATGAAGGCTGCTGACAAAGTTACTAAGAGCTATCAAGTTTATGATAAGAGTTTTAAGGACTACTACATCTCTAATATCGAAGGATTTTTGAAGAGACCAGAAGTATTAGGTCCTATTGAGAATGTACCCGATGCAAAGCAGATGGGTAAGGAAGAAATTCCAGTGGCTACTAAGAGTGAATTGCCACCAGTTAGCGTTACTACGCCATCTCCGCCACCTGATATGACTGTCCCTCCTGCAACGCCAGTTCCATCTTTGCCTGCAGGAACTCCAGCAGCGGGTCCATCTGAGACTGTTGCTCCACATTCTCCAACCGCTTTGGCACCAGAAAAAATGCCATCTATCCCTGGCGCTCCAGCTGCCCCAACTGGAATTCCAGCAACAGCACCTAACACAATTCCAGCTGGACCACCATCTATGGCTCCAGAATCAGAATTCCCAAGTGACATGTTAGCCAAACAAATGTGGGGCAAACATAGTCACAAACAATTCCTAGCTTCTTTAGAGGCTTTGGCTGGCGAAGACCCTCGTATATTGGCATCTTACATTAATAAGTATGCTGCCAAAATTCAGGGCGTTGATCCAGAACTTTCTATTAGTCTGTTCAAAATCTCAAAATCTATTAGAGGTTAATCGTGTCTAAAAAAGTAGAACGAACTAAAACCTCAGTATCGATTCCGGAGCTTGTTCATTCATTTGCACGAGCATGGCAGTCTTTACTTGGAAAAGCTCCTACCAAGGAGCAATTGGCTATGTTCGTTGCTCAAAATTCTATTGAAACTGGCAACCGTAAAGCTATGTTTAATTACAACATAGGAAACATCATTCACATCCCAAATGTTGATAATTTCGATTATTTTGAGAATATGGATAGTTCTGGAGGCAAGCCATTCCTATCCAAATTTAGAGCATATAATTCATTGGATGAGGGAACTTTGGATTATCTAAAATTGTTGTACAAAGGATACCCCCAATCATTTCAAGCAGCCAGTGGAGGAAATCCTAAGGAATATGCGCACTCTTTGATCGCAAATCCAAAACATCAGTACTATGATCCTACTGTCGAAAAAAATTATGCATCTGGAATGTCTAATCTGTATACGCAATATATGAAATCTAATGAGTTCAATGAGGCTTATAATAGTGCAGTTGGAGGCGCATCTGCGCCATCGGAACATGATGAGCTTTTAAGAAAATATATTGCTCGCATAAAAGAGAAAGGCGATGATGTGTACAGTCAACTTGGTGGCGAAAAACCTACTGTTACACCAGCCAAAACTACTCAACCATCTGCGGGTTTAGATAGCATTTTAAACAAATACTTGCAACAAGTCTCGGCTTCTGAAAGACATAGCAAGAAATTATACAACAAGCTATTACCAACCAATCATATGGTGATTCGTTTGTCCTCAGATGACTATACTAATACGGTAGAGTTTGCTCGTATTTTATGCGCAGCACTTGATGAAGAGTTGTTAGCCACTGCATTTACTCATACAGACGGTAATGAAGTAGAGGTCGAATGTTCTATTGCAGGTCCAGCAGAGGAATGCACGGCAACAGTTAAACAATTAACTGCTGCTATTTCAGAAACATTTCAGCTAGCCACTGCTAAAGCTGGCGGCATCGTGGTAAAAGCCGACTGTATTACCAATAAAAAGTCATCTTATCAGCAAATGGACCTAAAATCCGCTAGCACACAATACAGGAAGTTCCTGCTCAAATTTATTTAAGGAAAAGCAATGGTAACAGAACAAGACGTTGAATATGTAGTGCGCGAGAGTAATAAAGACAGAAAGAATACGTTTGCTGAATTTATTGCCGAGCTTTTTAAAGGTAAATACATTGAAATTTATCTCGGTGATTCTTATGAAGAAGTGAGCACTGAACAAATTTCGACAGCTTACCCTGCTGTTTTTTGTGGAAAGGTAGTTACTGCTTACCGCGAATGTTTAGTTTTAAACTCAGTTTACATTAATTCCGTTACCAAAAAAATGGAAACTGGAAATCTGGTTTTCATTAGTGAAAGAGCTATTAGAGGACTAAACGAAATCGATGGCAATGGAGTCATCGAAGATATGTTCTTGAGAAGCAAAGAGTCTTTCGATATCTTAGAAAATTTTGTTCGCAGAAATAGATAAATGTACCATGCACGATACCCAACACATCTTACAACTAGCTGACAGTTATCAAAAAACCTGTCTACAAGGCTTGGTCAAGCTTGCCCGTATTAGGAAGCTTCCAGGCGGTAAGTATCGTGTATTGTCTGAAAAGGGCAAAAATCTTGGCACTTCCGATACAAAGGGCGAAGCTGTCAAAAGATTGCGTCAAGTTGAGTGGTTCAAGCATCATGACAAAAATAAAGCGGAAGACAAGGTAATTGATTTGACCGGTGCTCCTGAGTTAGCTTATTCCGCTATCATGCGTGAAATGAGACAAAAAGCTGAGCCACAACAGATTAGAGCTTTCTTAAAAATATACAAACAACATTTTGATAATGCAGTTAAAGATGAGCTGCAAAAGCCAGAAAAGGTAGCTCTTCAAAATGCTTTAGTTCAATTTAATAAAAGATTCAAGATCAAGGTAGATAAGAAGTTGATTAAGAATGCAGCTATTAGTGAATTAGGTGATCCAGCTATAGTTGGTAAATATCTTTCTGATATTGTTAAATTTACTTTGAACAGAATAGAACCAGAAAAAAGAGTTGCTACAATTGATAAATTGAGACAAAAGTTTTACTCTTTTAATGCTGATGAAATTGCAGCAAAGACCATGCCACCTACTTCGGCTATTGGACAGTCTATTACCTTCGTAAAACACGTTTTATTCAATCACGAGCCAACTTATGTTAGAGAGGTTCTCAAGAGCTTGGTAAGGAATTTGTAATGATTCAAAGGCTCAGAGAAATTACTAAGGGTTTGTACCGTGGCAGTGCCCCATCCCCACAAGATGTTGTGCAGTTAAAAGAACAACTAGGTATCAATAAAATTGTTAGCTTAGATAAAGCTGCCGGTGATAGAATTGATCGTACCTGCAAATTATTAGGTATCGAGCATATTAAATTGTATCTTGATGAAAAACCATCTTCACTTCGCAGGCTATTCGAATATAATTTAAAAAAGCTTCTAATAGATGGTGGTCCAACTTATTTACATTGTCATTTTGGTAAAGATAGAACGGGTCTAGTTACGGCTCTTTTCAAATGTAAATATATGGGAGAAAGTCCACAAAGAGCTATCGAAGAAGCCAAGGCTTTAGGTTTTGGTGTTGGAGTAGATCCTCATATAGTCAGATTGTATGAAGAAATAATCAAGGCTTGCAAATCATCCAAAGATGAAAATGCAGCTGATATAGTTTCTAATGAGCGAGAGTATATTGGAGATAATCGAGATACTTATCTAGATGAGAGTCGTCAAGATTCTTTTGCGCCGTATTTAGATCATACTAAGCAAAATCCGGCAGATGCGTTGTATACATATATTAATGATCAGTCTCCGACTCGTCAGAATTACGATCCTGATAGACCAATAACGCCGTATGATCAAGAGAAAACAGATGTTGTCCCAATGGTGGGAGAATTTGATAATGATGCGGGTCAAAGAGGTTTTGGTCCAACAGAAAACTATGGTGGATTCTTTTCAGAAATAGGTCACTAATGATTAAAAGGGCATATAGCGTTCAAATGACTTATGACGTCTCTGATGCTGAAAAAGCAGAGGCAGATAAGGCTTTGATCTATTTTAATCATGCACTTAAACTATTGACAATGGCATCAGAACATTTGAATATTATGAAGACTCCTTTCAAAAATAATCCAGATGTTCCATCTGAAGAAATTATGAAAGCAAGAGCTGCTATCAGAAGATTTAGAGACAAATCTATTGATAATTTCAATGATTTCAAAAAGGTAGCATTTAAGTGTGTTAACATTATGCAAAATTTTGCTTCTGATACGCAGACTGTTAAATTAATGAAATCATTTATTACATCTATTGATGATTTAGAGATTAAAGTAAATGAATTTGCTGATTTATTTGCTGATTTAGAATCAAAAGACTTTGCAAGTAAAGTAGTCACTAATATTGAGGGTATTCAAGCAGAATGTGAAGATATTGAAGAGATTATTGATGAAAGAATTAAGAAACATATTCAAAACAATATCTTGGCTACAAGTTGGGTAGACTCAGTAAGTAACGAATTGCAGATGAAAATTGAACAAAAGACACCATTGATACTAGATTTGTTCAATAAAAGACAAGATCAACTAAATGACACGGTAAAAGAGAGGACCACGTTAGGTAACTAATTTTGGCTATTATAATGGAATAATAGCGTATATGAATGAAGTTACTGCCAGAATTCACAAAATTGTGGCAATATTACATTATAATTTGTAGATCTAATTGTGATTCTCCCACTTGGAGACTAAATGTTTATAAAACATGGTGACGGAAAAATAATGTCAGTTCTTGATGAAGAAGAATTGACCGACGCGCAGAAAAAAGCTGCTAAGGATTTGTCTAAACAAGTCGTTAAGCAATCTGCGGAGAATAATGCTGATACTTCTACAACGAAGCAATCAGGGAGATAATGCATGTTTATCAAACAAGGTGAACTCATAGAGATTAACAGGATTGAAAATACAGCATCCTGTATTCCTGCCGTTAATCCAGAAATTCTAGAGAACTTTAGAAAAGTAGCTGCGAATCTAAAAAAGATTGCCCCTAAAGCTGAAGATTTCCTTTATTTTTCTGCTGTTATGATGCATGCTGCTGAAGCTGCCGCGCTTAATGACGATGGCACTCCTAAGCTAAACGCCAAGGGCGAACACGTTGAAGTGGGCTGGAATAAGCAGGATGGCTCATGGCGCTGGATGAGTAATGATCCAAGCATTAAGCCTTATAAGAATTCTAATGGCGACATATTCCCCGAGGAAGAACTCGTAAAAGCATATAAGAAGTGGGTAGGCAAGCCTCTTTGCATCGATCATAAATCCAGCTCGGTAGATCATGTAAGAGGCTTTATTGTTGATACCTACTACGATCGCGGGCTCAAGAGGGTTATCGCGCTATGTGCATTAGATAAACATAATTACCCAGATTTGGCTCGTAAGGTTGCCACTGGATATTCTAACTGTGTTTCTATGGGTACTGCTGTCGGACGCGCTATTTGCTCTGATTGTGGACGTGTTGCCCGTGCCGAACAAGACTTCTGCACCCATATGAAGACCAAGAGCTGCTACGGCGAAATTAACGTAGACTTAAATCCAATTGAACTATCCATTGTTGTTAATGGTGCCGATCCAAAAGCTAGCATCAAACACATCATTGCAGCCGCTAACACTCTTAATAGCTATGTTGAAACAAAGCAAAAAGAGCTAGAAAAATTGGCTGAAGATACTTATGTAGCCAATCTCTCTTTTGAAAATAAGGGTGGCGACGGGTTTTCTAAAGATCCAGGAAAAGTAACCAATGTAAGCGTTACTGCTAAAGATCTTGAAAGCTTTAAAAAGGATGTTGATAAGGCAATCGAGGACTTCCAAAAACTTCAATCTTCTATTTCAAATGAAGAAAATATGGAAGAACCTGGTAATCAACTGGCATCTGATCAAATGACCGGTCCTGGTTTAACTGGACCTGCAGCCGATTCAGGATTGGCTCCTCCAACTGCAAGATATGCCTCTGCCAATGTTGGAGCAGATACTATCGCCGAGCTTCGCGAGGTCACCAAGACCATTGAAGCTAAATTGAGCCAAATGAAACAAACCTTGGATAAGTTAGCAAACACTTCTACAAAACAAACACAAGAGGAAACTATGTCTGGAACACAAGATCTAAATAAAAAGGGTTACTACCAGGGTGCTGGCGGCGTTAACGAGCCTACTCCAGGTCAACCAAAATATACTAAGGACCCACTAAATGAAGAGCTTCGCGAAAAAGAAGACAAGCAAATGGTTGGTCAATCTCCGTTCCCAGGCGTAGGTCCTGTTGATGGAATGCATCCAAGCCCAGAGTCTGCTGACCCTGCAAACGAGTTAGAGCGTAAAAAGATGCTTGCTCGCGCAGAAGCAGAAGAGAGAGCAATTCGCCGTCAAGCAATTGTTAACTTAGCTAAGGGTGCTTTAGAAAACAAGCAAGCTTATTTCCAGAATGGTTTGGAAAAGGGTAATGTTAACACCCCAACTCCTGGTCAAGTTAAGTATCCAAAAGACAAGCTTAACGAACAACTTCGTGATTACGAAGACAAGCAAATGGTCGGACAAAAGCCATTCCCAGGCGTCGGACCAGTTGATGGAATGCATCCATCTCCAGCTTCCGCAGAAACTCCTGACGAAAAGAAGCGTAAGGAAATGCTACAAAGAGCATCCTTGAGAGCAAGATTCGTCAAGGCAGCAAACGAAGACGGAACTCAGAACCTAGCTAAGAGCGCATGGGAAGTATTCCTAGGCGACAAGCTTCTTCTTACCGCATCTGTTGACGAGCTTTCTGGTGGACGTACTGAACTAATGTACGACCACATTGCAACCAAGGAATTTGGTAGCACTTTGATTGCTAAGGTCAAGAAGGAAGGCGCTGAGAAAGTTGCCAAACTATACAAGACCGCACAAGCTGAGCCTGCTGCTCCAGCACCAGAGGCTGGTCCATCTGGTGAGCCTATGCCCCAAGCAGAAGACACTGGCAAGTCTGGTGATCCAAAGGAAAACGTACTAAGTCTAGCTGAAAAAGTTAGAGACCTATCTTCTGACCTAGTTGAAGGCGTTAGAGCCTTGACTGGTGAGCAAGCAGAAATGGGCGCAATGGAAGGTGGAGAAATTCCAGAAATGGGCGCAACCACAGCTTCTGATAGCTTTAGCACTGCCACTCTAAACACTCTAAGAAAGCAATTGAACGGAGCCCTTACAGACGCTATGAAGGAAGCCGTTGCAGAGCTTAACGATCATCAATCTGAACTTGAAATGATCGCAGGTCTTTACGATAAAGGCGCTGTCAGCCCGTCCAATACGGAATTAGTTGGCACCCTCGTACAAGATGCAATGAACGAAGCCAAGACCGCTGTTGCTGACGGATTCCAGCTTATGACTGCTTTCGTCAAGTATGCTCGTGGTACCCAGGCTATCGTCAAGCGCGCCGAAATGGAAGCAGAACTTGAAGCACTAGCTGAGGGAGAAACTATGACAACCGAACACGATAGTCATTCGGATGATGACTTGATGAATCTAGTCCAAGAGACCAATGCTGACTTGGATGCAGTTAAGGATTTGATGAGCGACGAGCACTCTGTTGATGCAGACCCTGCTCTTGATTTGGATGCTGCATTGCCAACCGACGATGCTAACGAAGTAAACGTTGACATTAAGGATCCAAAGGCTCTAGACATGCTACCAAAGGGAACTGCAGTTGTTACTGCCTCCTACGATAGCAAAGAAGGTCGTGCCGCTCTTCGTGCTAAGCTAGCAGCTGATGCTCTTGGCAAAGAAGACGATGGCGAAATTCAAGATATGTCCAAGGCTAAGTTCAGCGATATGTTGCAAGAAGCAGATCGCCTTGCTGATGGTCAGACCCAGCTTGACACCAAGCCATCTGACAGCCTAGGAAAAGTTGAAACTCTTCCAGAAATCAACAAGCAAATGATGGACGTCGCTAAAGCTCCACCTAAGGTACGTAAGGAAGCAGAAGCCATTTACAAGCTTGTCTCTGAAGGCAAGCTAGATCCTAAGGACCTAGATGCTCTAGTAGCAGAAGGTTTGGATAAGGATGCAGTTGCTTACTACAAGAAGTACTTCGGTGAAGTTGATGGTGGTGGCGAATTCGCAACCGAATTGGTCAAGGAACACGTCAAGGCTCAATTGGAAGCAGAGCTTGGCAAGTACAGAGTCAAGTTGGCACGTTCTTACGAGCTAGCATATGACATGGTTGAACGTGGTTTGTGCCACAGTGATAGAGCCGCAGTCTCTTCTCAGGTCGATGAAATCATGAAGTTTAATGATGATAGCTTCGAGTCCTTGAAGAGAGTAGTTGCAAAGCATGCTCCAGTGCTACGCAAGGAAGCTGGTCGCCTACCACTAGTTGGTATGCTAGGTTCTGGTGAAGTTAATGGCGCTGCTCCAACTGAGTCTGATGATTGGAATCAATTGTCCGCAGCATTTGCTAAGACCTCTAAGAGACTGTTCTAAGCAACTAAAAATAAGGATACTATAATGACTAACAAAAGTGTATCAGATTTCGTAGCTGCAACAATGGATGCAGTTCTTAAGAGTGAAGCTCACAAGTCTTTGTTTGGCGAACAATACAAGACTGCTTCTGCTAAGTGCTCAAAGTGCAGCAAAGAAAGCTGTTCCTGCGACTCTTCAATGGCAGATGACGACAACGATGCTCGTGGTGGCAAGAAGTGCGACGAGTGCGGCAAACCAAAGAACTTCTGCAAATGTGACAGTGGTTCAGCAGATGCTAACGATGCACGTAAGAAGAAGGAAGAATCCTCTTCTGGTGACAGCAGTTCAGCTTCTGACATGAACGATGCTCGCAAGAAGAAGGAAGAGTCCTCTTCTGACAGCAGTTCTGCTGACGACGATAACGATGCCCGTAAGGCAAAGTCCTCCTCTGACAGCGACTCTAGCAGCGCAGACGACAACGATGCCCGCAAGGCAAAGAAAGATTCCTCTTCCGACAGCTCTGACAGCAGCTCCGCAGACGATGAAGTAGTAGTTGATGCAGCATTTGATCTTGCTATCGACAGCCTACTTACCGCCTCCGCCGCTCTTGACAAAGTTGGAATGGAAAAGTCCTCTAGCTTCAGCCTAAAACTTGCCTCTCTAGTTGTAGAAGCCAAGAAGAAGGAAAAAGAAACTAAGAAGAGCAAGAAAGACTCTAAGAGCGATTCTCAATCTGCTAAGGACAAGGCTTCCAAGGAAAAAGAAAAGGCAGCTAAGGAAAAAGCTAAGGAAAAGGCAGCCAAGGAAAAAGAGAAAGAAAAAGCTGCTAAGGAAAAAGCCAAAGCTAAGTCTTCTTCAAAGAAATAATTCAAAGTAGGATACAATGTTCAAAACCGCTAGCTTTGAAGACGAGATCTATCGTTCTATGGAAAATAAACTTGTAGAAGCACAAGTTGAAAACAAGCATGGATTCAATAAGCTAGCACAAGCAGTTAATTGTTTAAATGCTGCTGCTGAGATCTTTGAACAAGCTGGTATGCCAGCAGAAGCCGCAGAAATTACCGAAGTCTTGCAAGGATTGGCTAAAGACCTATCCGGCAAGACTTCTTCTGTTTCAGGATCCAAATGATTAAGAAAAGTGTATTTGAAGATGAATTAATTGCTGGAATGCAGCGTGAACTAAAAACTCATGCAGAGAAACAAGGTATGGAAAATCTTGTTAAGGCAGCAGATTATCTTCATTCCGCTATGGATATCCTAGATGAAGCAGGATTAACTGCCCATTCTGATCGTATTCTTAAACTTTTAGCTAAAATTGCTCGTGATGGTATTGAGCCAGGTGACGTAATTGAATTTAAAAGTTTGTTAGAAGAGCCAAAGGAGTCCAAGGAGCTTCCTAAGGAGGAAATCTCGTTTAAGAGCCTATTGGACGGCGACGAGGACGATGCTAGGGGAAAGCCTCCACATCCAAAGAACCCTACCAAGATTCATGATCCTCATACCCATGGATTAACGCCTGAAAAACAGGTTAAAAATCTTTTGGAACATGGAACTCCATTCAATATGGCAGATGATGGCAAAGCTGATGATTTGCTGGATGTTGATATTGATGATGAAGCAATTGAGATTGTTGAACATCCATTAGGTCAATCTGATTTTGAGGATGAAAAAGATTAATAATTAGTTGTGCGTGCTTTAGCTATAGTTTTCGCAATCTTCTCCATAAATAGATATATAATATCAGTGAGACGGTAATAGTGGCTAAGGATATTCATGAAAACAGATTCTAACAAGCAAGGGTGGCAATAATGTTGCGCTTAGTACAAGTGGGCAATACGCTCCCCGCCAGTTTTATTTGTGACCCGTCTACCGAATTTCAACCAGGAATGATTGCCGAACTAACTGTTATTGGTAATCAAGTAATGGCAACTGTTAGCAATGGTACCGCTCCCCTTGGTATCATTGATGATATCAAAACCAGGGCTTTTACTAACGTTTCTTGGAACGAAGTTGTTATTGTTCCTGCTATTGGTGTTCCTGGACCTGGTGGTCAGTTAGTGACCCCTATTGACATTAAAGCAGAATTAAGAAAGCCTAATATAGTATCTAGTAGTTTTAATTCTACTATTGATGTAGTGCTTAACCCTAACAATGGTGTTATCACCTTCTTAGCGGGTACGCTATTGAATTTTGATTTAACTGGTACTGGTCAGCCAAATGCTATCAGAACCATAGTTAACTATACCTATCAAGTGGCTAATATTCCGGGTGATGATAGCACCCAGGGTTCTGGCAGAATGACAGTTTGGTTTAATAGAATGTTTTTCCAAACTGATCAATATGAAACTAATCAGCAATATCCAGTTCGTGCTAATTTGTATGTTAGCGAAAATGGATTTTTGACTACTAGACGCCCAAGTTCTATTCATCCAGCTGTTGCTATGGTGACGGCACCACCAACTCCAATGAACCCAATGTTGGAAGTTTTGTGGTTCTGAACCCGATGATTGAAGTGCTCTGGTTGGTCAAAAGGAAACGAGCTGATATGTAGTGTTTTGGAGTCAAGTATGCTGACAAACGAACAAAACACTACAATTCACTATCTTTATCGTATTACTAATAAAATTAATGGAAAAATTTATATCGGGCAAACGGTGGAGCCAGATAAACGATGGTATCGACATAAATATATGGCTACACAAGATCAGCCTTCTATGGTAATTTCGCGTGCCATTAAAAAATATGGTAGTGATACTTTTGATTTTGAAATTATAGCAGCATGTACATCATGGGAAGATGTTAATGATACAGAAACTGTATTAGTTTCTCAATATGATTGTTTAGTTCCTAAGGGCTATAATGTTGCTCTTGGAGGATTTAATGCACCTAAATCGGAAGCCTGGTTGAAAGCTATGCGAGATTGGCACGCCTCACTTTCTGTAGAGAAAAGGGCTGAAATTAGTAAAAAACAATCAGAAGCCACTCAACAACAAATCTTTGAAAAGGGTCATCCTGCCCAGGGTCGCATCGTAACAGAAGAAGAAAAAGAATTGCATCGTAAAGCACGTCTTGAGAACCCTATCGAATATACTGAAGAGTTAAGACAAAAAATGTCCGAATCTCATATCGGCATCAAAGACACAGAAGATACCAAACAAAAGAAATCAGAAAGCGCCAAGGAAGCATGGGATAAACGAATTGATTATTCTCGCAAGTGCTCCGTTGATGGTTGCGACGTATCTGGTAAGGCAAAGTATAAGATTATCGATGGCATCAGATATTGCAACAAGCATGGTTTGCGTATGTTGAGGTATGGGCGATTGAATGCGCTAACTGAGTAAAACAGCTGCATATTCTTTTATTTAGTTGAGGGTTGATTAATAAATCAACCGGAAGCTTTCTATATTCTGGCATAATGTAGAATAATGCGATCATTGAGGCAACCATGAGTTTTAAACATACCAATTTTGAAGATTCTGTCACTATGCGTTCTTTAGAGAAGCTCGCTAGAGACAAGGGATTGGTCAAGGACCAGCCTATGACTAAAGTAGCAGCTGCCTCTGAATTGGATCTATCTCCTTCTGAGAGCTTAACTGAAAATGTACTCAAGCTATGTTCTGGTTTGAGACACGCCGGTTTTGATAAGTATGCTACTGAGCTAGAAGGAAAACTACTTGCATACAAACAGGTACAAACTCTTTATGAAGTAAATAAAGAAACTGGTGATGACTTGGTGCATGCCGCACATCCCAAGGGAAGCCACAAACTAGAAGACGTTGATAGTAGCGAAGCCGTCTTTGAAGATATCTTAGATCAGCACTTGAAGCATGTCACAATGGTAGAGAAGGATCCAACTGGTAAACTATCTTCTGCTTCCGAAGTGCTTTCGGCTGTCAAGAATGTTTTTGCACAATCAGCATCACTTGCCGAAGTCAATCGCTTAGCTAATGGTATTGTGAATCAAGTAAATGCAATTGCTAAGGCATCTAATCCTGAGCTTACTTTTTCTATTAACAATTGGGTCAACAGCATCTCAAGCCTTGCAGGAGATCCTACCGTTTACAATATCAATGAAATTAAAAAGCAACTAAAGATATTATATGAGAGATTGGATCCATCTATTTTAAGTGGTGGAACTTATGGATTGGGAGGACTTTCTGATTATACTTGGAGTAGAGTTCAGGGCGCTTTCCGTCAAGCAAACACTTTGGCAGATCAAGCCATTGCTAAACGCAGAGATGTTGATGCTGGTACTCCGGTGGAAAATGACACTGGTACTGAGCAGGATAAACCTTCTGTCACTCAGCAAATGAAAGAGTATACTCCAGAAGCTTCTCCTCTATCAAGTCTTTATAAGAGAATTGGAACTCTAAGACAAAAATTACAGTCAGCAGGATTGATAGGATCGGTTGCTCGTAATTCGTCCGCAATGGCTTGGATTAAAGAAGAGTCAGCTAGTTTAACTGATCTTGCCAATAGAATGGGTAAGGTTCCAGAAACTCAAGAAGCTCAGATGGCAACTATCTTGGAAAAAGAGTTGGCTACTTATGAACAAGAGGTTGAGCAGTTTTACAATCAATGGGTTCAGACAAAGGCATAAATATGACTTCGCCTAAAAAAGACTTTAAAAAAATAGTGCAGGAGATTCAGAAGATTGCTGCTCCTCCACCTCCACCACCAACTGGTTACAGCGCAACTTCCTATCATCCAGGAACTACTGCACCTGCTGGTCATGCTGGTGGTGGTGTCGTTGGTGATCCTACTGTTAAAGCCATGCAACAGGAACTCATTAATTTGGGTCAAGCGGTTACTCAGCAAATTCATTTAGAAGGTCTTACTGGTGATAAAAGACAACAACAGGAAGCTGTTGGCAGAGATTCGTTCGGAGATTTCATTACCAAGAACTATCTTAGAAACTCTGATGTACCAGGAGTTGAGTTCAATCCAGATCCTACTAAGCAAAATTTGAATCAAAAGAAGCCATCCGATCCAACTCGTCTAAGTGTAGTTATGGACACTATGAAGAGAATTGGTAACCCTAAGGGCGGCGAACTTACCGCTGATGGATCGTGGGGTCCTCGTACGAACGCAGCTCTTCACAATGCTTATGCATTTGCATTTGCTATGTTGAATCTAGCAAGAGATTTTAACTTGCCAGTGAAGTCATATACAGAGTCCAATCTTGAAGGTCTTAAGAATGAAGTTCCAGAAGATGCTAACGACATTAATGCTGCAGAAAAAGCTGAACTAGCTCCCCGCATCGCTAAGCACTTAAGAGCAATTCAGAGAATGTACAAAGAAATCAAAGATGGCATTTTGGAAAAGCCTGCCTACAGAGCTTTTATTGAATCTGATAAGCCATTTGTTACTTACAAAAAGCAAGCCCCTAAGTTGACTGAAGCTCAGCTTGCTGGATTGTCACAAGCCTTTGCCAACGGTTTTCAGGTAAGATCCAAAGATAAGGCAGCTGTTATCAACGTCAAAGATCTTGTTAGTATGGATGCTTTGAAAAAATGGCAGCAACAAAATTTGCCAGAGCTACCTCTTCAAATGATTATCGCCCAGCTTAGACAACAAGTTCATCCCGCAGCAAACCAATAAGGAATACGATGTCTATCATTTATGATGACCAAAAATTAATCGACCAACTAGTCAAACATGCTGAGGACTTTGAGAACAAATTCTCAAAGAAGGGTCAAGCTGCGCCTGACAACCAATCTCTTGTTACTTTGAGATCGCTACTAGATAGTTTGGCAGATCAAATTCCTGGTACCAAAGATCCAAATGCTCCAGCCGAAATTTCTCATGAAAAGGGATTCAATGAAGGCGATCCACAGTTGACTGTAGTCAATCTAGAGGGACTTGGTGCGCTAACAGATTTCTTGATGCAAAACAAGATAACCGTAGATGGTCAGAGAGTTGCTTATGACTTGGCTGAAGATCCAAATAGCGAAGACTATCAACTTTATCAACTAGAGCCAAACGCTGGCTTGTTGGAAGTAGAGGATAGAAGTCGTGTTACCAGAGGATTTTACGTAAACAAAGACCTACTTAATAAGTACATTCAGTCTTTGCAGGCTCAGTTGGCAGCTAGACCAAATCCAGTTATGGATGTGCAGTTGCGCAAAATTATTCAGCAAGCCAACACTCAATTAGAATCTGGTTTAAGTGAGAAGTACACTCCACCAGAAAAAACGTTGCCAGCTAATGAAGTTTTGACTAATTTTCCACAAGTTCTAGATTACAAGTATTACAACAAAGATGGAGATAAGGTTCTAACTTTTGGAGACGTCTCTACTGCTGCTGGAATCAAAGCTTGGGTGAATAATAATGGTATTTCCGTTGAGATTCCTGGACGTGAGGGCGGACCATTGGGAATCAATCATCCGCAATTCGACTTCTGTGTAGTTGCAAGAACATTATATGCTAAGGCACAATGGTTGCTAAGAACCAAGGCTACCACCCCAGAGTTGGAGAAAAAATACACTGCTTTCGTTAAGAAAATTACTGAAGTGGCTCCAACATTGCAGGGACCTGATGGAAAAGCTTGTTCACTAGCAGCAGGAACAACCACAACAGCTCCAGCCGGGAAAGACAAGCAAACACAACAGGCAGGCGCCGGTGCCCAAAAGGTGTCCCCACAAATTCTGAACAACATCATTAGTACTTTGCCGTTTTCCATTAGAGATATCAATTTCGACAGAATTGATAGCTTCTTTGGATTAGTACAGCAAATTATGAGCAACAATGGCACCGCAATGCAACAAATAGGATCAACTGATGGTTCTATGAGAAGATTTAGTTCGACCTATATGCGTCAGGGCGAAAAAATAATTCCTCTTGGTATGTATCCTCGTCAATTTTTCAGCATGCTTAAAGATCCTGGTAAGCAATTCATGCCAGCATTGGATGAACTAAATGATATTCTTGATACCACGCGTAGCGTTGTAGAGGCATTTTATGCAACCTATGTTGGTCAGTTAGATGATAACCAAAAGGCTTATGTATTAGGTCAAATTGGAAGAACACCAAATGATCGTTCTATATACACAAGAAACTCTGGCGACTTGCAAAATCTTAGACAGGCAGTTAACGTAAAATGAGTCATGCACAAGACCGCATCAGTTTGTATGTAGACATAATGATAGTGGAGGCACTAGCATATGGTGATGGTCTATCTAAAAGTGCCCAAACTGGCGGCGTTATGTCAGATCTTGTTGGTAAGGTAAAGCAATACGCTGATAACTCAATCGATCCAAATGATAAGACCAATAGTTTGTTAAAACTATTGGCACCTGGTCTAATATTCACAACACTTAGAATGATTGGGTTGCCATGGTGGTTTACTGCGCTGTTAAGCTTAGCAGCAGCCGTTTTCCATATCGATGTTTTCGGAATTTTAAAATCCATTTATGAAAAAGTTAAGAGCGCTATCGGATTGGGGAAACCACTATCCTCTTCACAAGTAGATGAAATGGTTTCCAGCTCGGTACAAGAACATGCAAAGCCAGCTACTGAGGAAGAGGCAGCCGAAGCTCAAAAGGAATTAGAATCAAAGTCATATGTTCTTATTAGAGAAGCGAAGCATTTAAAATTAGCTTTGAATGAGTACGATCAGTTGTTGAAAAGTGGTCAACAACGTCGAGGCATGAATCTGGGATCTATATTCTCCAGGTACTCAGTTAAAAAGAGCGCGACGAGCAGTATTTTGTCTAGAGTTCTAGGGCTAATTTTCAAAGTATTGTTAGCATCTGCTGGGTTCATGGTAGCTGGTGACATGATTAATCATTTATTGGGCAGACCAAACGCATTAGACAATACTATGCAAAAAGGAAAACCAGTTGCACAAACTTCTGCTCCAACTACAACCGCACCAACCATAACTGCCAAGCAAACTAAGTTCCCACTCAACCCATCTTATCATGAAGAGAATTTTAATGGTACTGATAATAATTGGATAGAAAATATTCCAAATAATAAAGAAAGCGTTGAGAATATGCTGGTTAACTTTGCAAAAGAAGTTTACGGTGGATTAGATGGTCAAGAGTCTAATATCAGAAGTACGGCAGGATTTCAAGCTATTACGGATGCTATTGATTGGTATAACCATACATCTGCTGGTGGACCTATAGTTTTCATTCCTAGAATGTTTACTTCTAAGAAAAAAATAGTAGACCATTTTATCGATGATGTGGCGGCAAAGGCTCCATAAACCTATACATTATAAGGTATGAATAATATGAAAAGCGACGTCTTCGACAGTTTTGTCAAAATAGCCCAAGAAAAGGGAATGATCTCGAACGATTCTGAGGATTCTAAGAAGAAATTAGAGAAAACTCATCGAGCCGATTCATTAGACATTTCTGCTATCGAAGCTCTGTATGGCGTAAAACCAAACACTCCTAAAGACATGGAATATGAGCACAATATTATGGAAGACGCTCATCCAAACTCTGTGGTTATTTTACCTTCCTACGACAAACTTAATGGTTTAGTAGAGAACGAAAACGAGCGCCAGAACATCAATATTCATATCGTAATGAAAACTCCAGATGGTTTATCTACGCAGCGCAAATACGCTCAGGAATTGGTGCTGTCTTTGGTTAGAGTCGCTAACGATTTAGATAACAAGAATCAAGATAAGTTAATGGCATTAGCTGACTTGTGCTTACTACAAGCTAGCCAGCCACTTACTAAGACAGCTGTTGCTCCTTTAGTTATTGCTGGTGTTGCAGCAGCTGCCGCCCTTATTGGCGGAATTTATCTCAAGAATCATATGGCATTTTTTAGTGATGGTTTCGAGCAAGACTATCAAAAATTAGTTGCCGAAATTGACGATTTGATTGAATCAAACGATTCAATTCAGACTAGTGTTGGTGCGGGCTACAATTATAGACCAGAGTTTATTCAAGAGATGCAAAATTTCAAGAACAAACTAGCCGGTTACTATAATTTGTATAAGTCAATTGAGCCATATATTGATCAGCTAGAAAAACCAAAAGATGCTGGTGAATTGCTAGAAGCTATCAAGAAGCCAGAAACAAACGCAATTGTTAATGCATATAAATCTTTCCGTAGCGCTACCGACAAAATTCTTCCATATTTCCAGAAGATTGAACAAGATTTTGATAACCCAAGCTACAAGCAAAGACAGATTGTAGAAAAGGGTTGGGCAATGAAGGTTGTCGATCCATTTCTTCATGGTGGCAAGGGATTGGTAGCAGACGATTTTGACGATGTTGCTCATGCCCTTAAGACCTTTATGGGTGATATGCAAAATATCAATAAAGCACTCAAAGAGGCGAAATCACATGAAGATTCTCTTACCAAGGATCTTACTGAGGCATCTTATAAGAGCCAGGAAATGTTTGGTTCAGAGGAAGAGGGCGGCACAGCCTCAACTACTGGAAAACCACCTACATCCAAAGAGCAGATTGATCAAGGAGCCGAAGACCTAGAAAAACAACTAGGAGAAATCGGACTAATATAAACAAATATGGGCATAGGCTTGTATTTTGTTCATAAGACCATAATTTTCTATCAATAAGAAAATATGTTCTCTAGATTTTGTAAGTTAAGGTGTAAGTAACTATGCCGCTAAACGGCATTTAAGATTCACAGGATAATAAAATGTCTTTAAAACTTCTACAACCAGGTACACAACCACTTGGACAATTTGATGGTTATGATAGCGATTACTTGACCCTAAAGGGTGGCGAAATCGTTACTTTGATTTCTGTCCCTGTTCCAGGTGACAAGTCAGCTGCTGACTCTCTTGACGGTTATGTTAACCCATCAGGCGTTCAAAAGCGTCCAGTAGTAACTCACTCTAACCTTTTGAGCACTTCCCGCCCATTGTTCCTTGCAGATGAAGGTATCACTGGATATGGAACCCTATTCGGCTCTGTCGTAGGTGGTGTTGTTGGACAAACCTCATACGGACCAGCATCTTCCATTCCTTCCACTGCTCTTCTAGGACCTCACACCGCAACCGGCTCTGGCAAGGTAACTTGCTGGGACAAGCCAGGCTTGTACGCAGTATCTCTTGATGCATGCGATACCGCAACTTCTACCGGCTTGCAACCAACCAACACCACTTTGGACGTTGGAACTCAGCTAACCTACACCTCTACTGGTCTTCTAACCCCAGTTGGTTCTCCAGCAGCAGTAGGTGGCGCTCCAGCAGTAGCACGTTTCGTTGACTTCGAGTCCAACGGTTCTCTAGTAACCACCCCTAACAGACTAGTTGCAGCTCTAAACAGCCCATCTGGTAACGTTAGCTCAGTTGGCCCTCGTCAGTTTGCATTCGCAACCTTCTGGTTCAGCCCTCCATCACTATAATCTAGTGAATTAAACTAAGCCTAGCCGGGTGGCTGGGTGAGACGTGATGTCTCGAATCCCCTTAAAAGGAACCGCTCACCTTTTACGTAAGTAACTTTCAGCTGGTAAAACTGGCAAATAATTCTATTAGGAGAACGTTTATGAATATGTTCAACAACCAAGGCGCAATGAATGCCTCATCCCTTAAGGATGCACTACAGACTCTAGTTAAGTACGCAGCAGTTCTTGAAGAGAACACTCCAGCTAACATGGGTCTTGCTGGTCAACCATCCTTGAGCGACGAAAAGCGTGATGAGCTAATCTCCCGCGCTATTATGACCCAAGACGGAAAGATTGCTCTTGCTCAGGCAATGGCAAACCCAATCCGTAGAAACCTTGATTACCACGGTATCGCACGTCGTGCCTTGGTTGTCGATCCTCTTCCACAAGGTGCTATGCCAACTTACGATAGAGATATCGATGTTGCCGCAGTTGTCATCTCCTCCAACGGTGCTGGTCCAGAATCCAGAGTATTCGGTGACCGTGTAGTCGTTCCTGAATTCGAAATTTACGCAAACCCAACCGTCCGTATCGCTGAAGTCAAGCGTCGTAGATTCAACGTTATCGACCGTTCCGTTCAGAAGGCTCGTCAAGAAATCATGGCTCAAGAAGATGCAAACATCTTCGCAGCTCTTGATGCAGCAGCTTCTGTCGAAAACGTCCTAACCGATATCGCAGACGCAGGTCTTCTAAAGAGAGATCTTGTCGAAATCAAGCAACAGATTGATCGTTGGGACTTGGTAACCACCAAGTACTTCATGAACATCAACGAGTTCACTGATATCCTTAAGTGGGGTTCAGGCGGTGGACAAGGCGTAGGCGGCGGAGATTTCGATCCTGTCACCATGCGTGAAGTTCTACAAACTGGTCTTTACGCCCACATCTGGGGTACTGACATCATGGTATCTAAGATCGTTCCACCTGGAACCATCTATGGTGCTGCAGATCCTGAGTTCGTTGGTGTTATGCCAATCCGCCAGGACATCGAAGTTCTTCCAGCAGACGAACCAAAGCAACTAAAGTTGGGCTGGGTAGTAAGCGAAATAATTGGTATAGCAATTGTGAACCCTCGTGGTTGTGCAGCGGGCAGAAAATCGGTCGTAATTGGTGCATGATCTTAAGTGATCCTCACTAGTTAGCGATGACTAACTGAAATTTGAAAAAGCTACCGAAAGGTAGCTTTTTCGTTGTTATATAGCAGGTGTATATGCATAATCTGGACTATAATTATGAGCCTAACATCCATCAAACAACGAAACACCAAGAATAATGTTCTCATTGACGCCAAAATTGACGAGATTAATCGTCTCTATCAGGAAGGCGTGTCTATGACAAAAATTGGACAGCAACTCGATATTCACCGTAAAGCACTAACCAGGTTATTTAAGAATAACCACGTTGAGTCTAGGAGGGGATTTTCTTATACTCGCAAATACAATCTCAACGAGCATTACTTCGATATCATCGATACTGAAGAGAAGGCGTATATCCTAGGTTTTATTTATGCGGATGGTAACAATTTATTTCGCACCAATAGGATATCTATTCATTTAGCGAAGAGGGATGAAGAAATACTGAAAAAAATGTCGCACATCTTCTATGGTGAAGAGATACTCAAGTATAATGTGCGTAAGAATGATAAGGGCGAGACATTCCACTATGTGTGGCTTAACCTTTATAGCAAACATATGAGCCAACATCTCGCAACACTTGGCGTTGTTGAGAATAAGTTGTACAAAATAGTTTTCCCAGAATGGCTAGACAAATCCATGTATCGCCACTTCATTCGAGGGTTAATTGATGGAGATGGTTGGATTTATCTACCTAATAACAATCGAGATAGTCCTAATATAGGATTAATTTGCACCCGTCAAGTTAATGATTTTCTAAAAAACTATTTTGAGGAAGAGTTGGGGCTCAAATCCTATTTGGTTAAAGCACATAAACAAGATATTGATATTATGTGCGAAATTAGAGTTAAAAACTATCACCAATGCAAAATTTTTTTGGATTGGCTTTATAAAGATGCCACTATCCATTTACAAAGGAAACATAATTTGTATCTTAATTTCCTCAATCGATACGAAAACCTTCGAGAGCAAAACAAATAATTTTCTAGCATACTAATATGGATCCTAAGAAACTTCGCAAAGAATATATGAAGCTCCAGCCCAAGCTAAGAAAAGTTATGGAGCACGTTACTACTCAACTGGCCGATTTGCCGCCAGATGATTTTATATTGGAAACCAATGTAAAGCCATACACTAGTATCAAACGTAAAATGGAAACGGATGATATTAGGAACCCAGAAGAATTATCTGACCTAATCAGAGGTCGCATTTTCTATTCTCCAGGATTTAATGCCAATGATATTGTTGGTATCTTGAAAAAGCTATTTGGTAAGTCAATCAAAGATATTGACAACAATAAACGTCGTTCACCAGAACATGGATTAGACTATCATGGAATAGTTCATGTAGATTTAAATTTTGATGGCACTAATTTCGAATTGCAATTGATACCACTTGAATTCAAGCCATACAAAGAATTTCTACATCAGATTTATGAGAAGTTTCGCAATGAAAAAGATCGTGACAAAATGTCAGATCACCAAAAAAAGTTCTTGCGCAAAATTCATAACAAGATGTACAAAAAACTAGATGATGAAGCTCAAAAGAACAGAGAAGATAATTAAAGCTTCTTAGTCACTTCTAGCAAATAAGACTTGGTATTGTGTTCGGGATGACGCAAAATTTCATTGTAGCATTCATCTAAAGCTATTTTCAACTTAGGACCGGCAGGAATACCCGCTTCCATCAAATCATTTCCATTTATCTGCATTTCCTTCTTTGAATACACGATTTCTGTCTTGTACTTGGCGAGGAGCGCCCTAGATGGGGTGCCAAGGACTTCAGACAACTCTATAAATTGCTCTAGTACCTGTTGCCAGGGCTCAGGAGCATGATTTTTGATGACTGCCATAAAGCTCTTATAGGCTAACGGCGTGTCTTTAGCTTGAAAAGTAGCAAACCGCTCCAAAATTTCCAATAAAAAGACCACCTTTTTGATTTCCTTATTAGAAAGTTTTAGATTAAACAGCTCTGCATTGACTTCATGTGCCGGAATCTTGTTGTACAGGAAGGCAAGGCGAGTTTCTAGCTCACCTTTAACACGATCCTGATGAGCTAACAGAGGTAATTGTCGTCCTGCCAGCAAAGGACAAGCAATATCTAAAGCACCCGACTTCAAAAGCAGTTGTAAACCATAAGATGGTTGAGCTGTCATCAAAGTCTTACACAATTCATCGCTAATTCTCTCTTTAGAGACCTTTTCGAGAGTTTCTAAGCTCTCTTCCATACCTTTAAACGTTTCTCCATCTACGCTGTAACCAAAACGTGCAGCAAATCTAGCTACACGCATGATTCTAAGTCCATCTTCTTGAAATCTGGATTTAGGATTACCAACAGCTTTGATTATTTTTCGTTTTAAATCTTCAACGCCTTGATAAGGATCAACAATTTCATGTGACAATGGATCATAAGCAATGGCATTGATGGTTAAGTCTCGTCTTGCTAAATCTTGCTCGACATTCATCACGAAAAACACTTCTTCTGGACGTCTTCCGTCTTTGTATTCTCCTTCAATTCGAAATGTGGTCACTTCGAAATGATTTTGAACACCTTCACCCATGGCAACTGTGATAGTACCATGCTGTAATCCAGTAGGATATGTTTTAGGAAATAGGCTCAGTACTTTTTGAGGGCTTGCATCTGTTGTAATATCCCAGTCTTTTGGTTGAACACCTAAGAACAAATCGCGCACACAACCACCTACTAGGTAGGCTTGATGCCCCGCCTCGTTAAGTATGCGACATACTTCAATAGCCTGAGGATGAATCAGATTTTGAAAAAGTTTAGAATTTAACATGGCGCCATCATAAATCCTAAAAAATTGTAGTCAAGGGGCGTAATTACAGGGTATGAGTGTATAATGGCGCATAAATAATGACACCTAGCTGCGAAAGTGTACTAATATGAAACTAGACACAATTTTAGAACTATACGATTTGATTTCTAGAGGAACGCAAAATGTTCAGTCTAGAAAACAAACGTTTGAGTTGAGAAAATTGATCCTAACAGCCATAACTTCTGAAGATGGTTTCAAAAAATTAGCTTTTGATACTAGACGTATTGATCAAGAAGTTGAATACATTCCTAGACGTGGACTTCAAAATTATCACAGAAGTGAAAAGTTTGTTTCCGATGCAATGGCAAATAAAGTTTCAGCTTTTTCGAAACTAGCAAAAATGTTAAATCAGTTAAAGCTAGAATATGGTAAAGAGCCAGAATGGCAAGACAGCTATACTCGTGTTTTAGCATCTGCAGTAAGCAGAGGTTTGAGAACAGAAGAGTTAGATGGAGACTTCAGTGATTCTCAACCATCTATGGCAAGCATGGGTTATTTAGAAGAACTTATGTATGTTAGATACAGACTAACTCCAGATAATTTAATGTCTATGTCTGAACAAGAAATGCGTACTGTGATTTTGAGCAAAGATGAAGTGCTAGTCAGAAAAGGAATGGTATCACCTTCCGCAATCATTACTCCACAAGATGTTTCTAAGTATAGTTATGATGGTATGGTTGATAAAATGTTAGCTACAATGGCACAAGTAATGACAACTTACAAACCACCTCAGCCAGATGATAATTTAACTACTAAACTATTTGATGTGAAAGCAACTCCAGATAGTCCAGAAATCGAGAGGACGGTCACTATTACTATCAAAGATAAAATTGTGGATTCTTCCGAGTCTCAAAGTATAAAGACATCAACTGAAAAAAGTGCTGTTCCAGAAATAATTAAGGAGTAAGGATATGGGAATGGATGAATTTGCGCCCTATCTAAAACTAAACGGCACATTTATAGTTTTAAATCAATCTCCTCAAGTTAAGACCATTAAAATTTTCAACTATCCAATCCCTTATGGTCAAACCAGAGATTTATTACAAATTCCTGGAGTTGCTGAACAGGATATTAGAGCGTCCTTGTTGAAGGGAGAGCTACAACATAAAATTCTTGCCCAAGATATTGTAATTGTAAGCAGCGATATTGACTTGTTGCAGTTTAATGATGATCAGAAACAATTTTTGCGTAATGCCGGTATTGTTGATGGCTTGCAAGTCACTTCCACAAACTTTGCAGTTCTAAGAAAAGAAGATATCCAATTAATGGGAAATGTAGATGGAATCAATACTGT